CAATGTTGATATGCTGGCGTGGTACGTTATCACGATCAAATTTCGGTAGAGCACTGGTTATTTGCGTCACATCAATCAACGGTGGATTGTCATAATCTTCAAGCGAATACTCATATGGACATTGCTCGTTAAGCCCAATACCCCAGTCACGTACTATCTCCTTGGTGCCACCATCCAACGAGTGAATTACGGGTAAACCGCAGGCAATTGCCTCAACTACCACGTTTGGACAGTGATCTAACCAAGCAAGGTGCAACATGTAATCAGCTTGACGATACATCTGTAAGCAAGCTTGATGATTCACATTTCCAGTGAAAAATACGTGTGGTTCACAATCTCTGATGTGACATTTCGTCGGAGAAGAACCCATAACGATCAAACAACTACGTGGATAGAAACTTCTACGTAAGTGAGCAAACATTTCGTAGTTTGATCGAAGACGTTTTTGATTGTGCCAATTTGACGATGCAACAAAAATCTTGTCGTATGATTGACGTATCGGTGTCAAGTCTACAGTTGTCTGATTACGAGGCACCTTGAATACATTGTCAACTTCAAGAAGGTCAATACCATTTGAAATTACGACAAATGACTTTGATTGTCCCCACCACTTGGTGACCTGTGTAGCATTGAATTGTGATTGGAAGATGACTACATTGGCACGATGGTAGGCTGCTTTGATACCCACGTTCTTGTGCAAGAATTCGCGAGGGCTAAACCATACACCATCTAAACGTTGCGCAAATGGTTTTCGTGGGTCTGCTCGAGAAGTCGGCTCAATGAACGTAAGTGAAACGTCATAATCAACAAGATCTGCGATGACATGACCACGATTAGCTAAAGCTTTTGCTATCCTTCCACCAAACGTATTTGGACCAGAGCGAGACGTAAAGTCAATTCCATCAAACAGAACTTTCACAACCTAGTTCCTCTTTTTAATTGCTGCAACGATCTCTGCGGCGACAGGCGTTCCACGTAAAAATAGAGCACAATGAGCAAGTTCCTTTGTGCTCATGTCACTAGTTTTGGGACGCTTGTCGAAGATATTTGGGTCAAGTGCTTCTTCTCGACCGTTGATGGTGACCATGTCATAATACGCTTGAGATACGTAATTTACGCCAACGTCTGTCATGTGAGCCTTCAACGCAGGCACAAGAATGACAATTTCCTGCACGGTGAGAAAGATTTTCTGATAGATCTCAATGCACGCTGCCTTGTCAAGTGAACGATCCTTGTCGACAAATTCCTCGCTCAGCCTATCTTTTAACATCGCAGCTACAAGCTTATGAATCTCTAATGATCTATCAGTCATTGCATACCTCTTTGATGTACTCACAATACAAGCGAATACTTTCCTTCCAATCAATCAACACAGAATTGTTTTGTATAGGCAAAGATCTCAAACAATTGGCTCTTTTGGCGCTTAGATCAATGTCTAGCAATTTCACAAGATGATCAAAATCATCATAAGTGTATGATGAATCATTCACAAATTCAACAGCACCACCACCATCCTTGTGTACGTAAACGGGCAACTGACACGCTAAAGCTTCAAGAATGTGATTAGGACCAGGATCGAAACGTGATGCTGACACATACGTGTCGTACTTCCCAAGTTCATCTCCCAAGCGTCGACCAGACAATGGCCCAATCACCTTAGTATTTTTGAAAGTGTTTCGATGACGACCAATGTACGTAAACGTAAAATCATCTTGTCTTGACGCAACGAGACGATCAAGGGCATCGTAGATATCAAATCCCTTTAGCTCATTGTTTGACCAATGATGGGCTACGATATTAAGACGCTGTGTTTCTTGCGTCAAGCTTGCATCATTGATCTTCTCATTCAACTTGAAGATATCACGATCAACTCCATTGATGATTACAGAGTTTTGCTGACATTGCCACCTAGAACCATAATACGATCGCAGCCACCTACTGACCCACACAGTTGCGTCAACGTACTGAGACGCTTTGATCCAAACGTCATCCACCCCTCTAGTAGCTTTACGTGCATCATTCTCGTTGACTCGTAGAATCAACTTGAATTTTTCGCCTTGACTTTCCTGCAACATCTTGTAACCAATCAAACGACCAACGCCGAGACCGGTAGTTTGCTGATCATCGTCCAGCGCAATTACGAGCGCAGCATCAGGAGGCGTCATATGATCATCAGGTGGAACAATATGCACATCAAATTCCTCGGCATATCGATACAGGGCCTGCACAAACATATTGCCACCGCCCCAAGGACCACGAACTGGAGCGCGATTCACGTATAGATTGATCACTTGTCTTTTCCGTTGTTGATTAGCGTACCCACAGCGGATGCGCTATAGTCGATGTTTGATATAGAAACACGTAGATGCTCATGTACAGCTTGCAACGCAGAAGCAATTCGCATCGCTGCGTCTCGTTGTTCATCAAGTTTCTTGCGCAAAGAAGCAACCTCACCTTCAAGAACATTGATACGTTGTCGAAGGTTATCAGCTTCTGCCCATGCTATTGCAAGGTGCTCATTGTTATCCGACATAACCTCTACCTCTCAAGAACTCTGCCTCTGAGCGCTGGAATTTTGCGTCTGACGTTTGATACGTCTCAGGCACGTCATCAATCGTATAATGATACATCACACGCGGTATGAACACACGTCGCTTAGCGCGATGTAGACATGGTAAGTAAATTGCTTGGTCACCTGCACGGCGTATGTAGGCGCCGTCTTCACCTCTGAAGTTCTCATCATGAACTCCAGAAATTAGACTCTTACGAAATGTCTTTAAATGACTTGACACCCACGGATGTTTGTATGGGTCAGCGCCTTCTTGCATTGGTGCGCTGATGTTCTTGTCAGAGAATCCCCATCGATGAGCTGTCCACGCTATATCACAGCCAGTCTGATTGTAATACTCATTGATGATGTAGAGCGCATCAAGGTCTGTCAGCCAATCATCAGCGTCTATGCGGCAGACGATATCATCTTCTTCACACTCTTTGATTCCAGAAAGTACGTTTGCAACTTCCCACAATTTTTCCGTATTGAAACGAAGACTAATACGCTTGCAGCCACTTTCTTTGAGGGACTTGAATCGTGTGACAATCCGAGAACATTCAATACGTTGGTCGTAGTCGGACATATCGTCAATCAATATCAACTTCCAATACGGATACGATTGCCCGACTAACGAATGCAACAATGTTGGCAACGTGGATGACGCGTTGTAACACGGCGCAATGAAAACAAATTGGTTATTTGTTGTCACCACTCTCCCTCAACGCCGGGGGCCGTGAGAAGCACCTGCCCGTAATCAATTTCATCATCTGATTTGCCTCGTTCATCAAGAAACATTCGCCTGTCCATGATGATGAGTTCCTTACTAGCAAACTCTATCTCATCGATCAAGCGTTTGCACTCAATATCTGGAGACGGGGGGTTGGTGTGATAGTCGTCAAATAAGACGAACTTCCAATTTCGATCCTTTACCAATTCCCAGTCGAGCTTTGTAGCTGCGTACGAATGATCACCATCAACGTACGCAAAATCTACGTTCAGATCCTTCAGCTCTCCAGCTAATACGTCGCCAGATTTACCGCGATAGAAGTTGATGTTCTTAAACCACTCGTGTGGAAAAATACCAGTCAACCCCTTGACGTATTCTTCACTAAGATTTGGATCGATTGTGTAGACTTTACCATCATCTCCATTGTCAACCATTGCCTTGGCGGCACACATTGTGCCGTACCCACGACCAAAGCCGATCTCAAGGAAGCTCTTTAGCTTGAACTTTCTGATGAGATAATAGATGAGAATTCCTCTTTCATAGTTGCTGCGATAGAACGCACCATACTTTGCGTAGTTGGGTTCATCTGGGCGGCGATTACGCTTTGCTGTAAATTCTGCTATTGAGTCAAAGTCGCCCAACACAATAGAATCAAGCGCAACGTCAATTTGAACAAGCTTGTCTTTGATATTGATTCTCTTCATTACTTCCTCACGATCTTGGGCTCTGACATTGCGATCTTGATGCTTGGCGTGTGTTGGCCTGTCCACTTGCTGTGGAACACATGACCACCGGTGAGCGCTGACAGAGAAATAGCCAACATCTTAATCATTTCATCCGTGACATCTGCCCATGGCACACCGAAAAACATGTTATTCTCAGCGGTATCTGCTGATGACTTATTGTAGAGGTCGTTCCAATGATTCTGCCAATAGTCTCGATATAAACGTATCTTCCGTTCCATGTCATACCAGCTGTAGTGGAAGACACTCGGTACATCACGAACAATCTGGTTCATCACTTCCTGGTACTTCTGCAATGCACCGTCCTGATTATTGAGCGCAGCTTGTCGCAGCCCCTCAAGTTCAGCGTTCCAAAATGTGATGTGTGGAATTGGATCACCAGTTTCGGTGTGAATTAGATCACATCCGTCAGTTCCTGGGCGAGCGTAAAGTTCTCCCTTGTCATCTTGCGCACGTAACTGACGTGGAATACCGTGAGTGATATACGGCTTGTTACGTGTCAAACGCCACTTCCACGGAGTGACGTCGATTCGTACCTTGTCTGCGCTTCCCCAATACTCAACAACAGGGAGACATACGACATCAATTCCTGACGTTATTGATCGGCAAACTTCCTTCACCTTTTCTACGTGATCTTCATGGACAATTTCATCGCTGTCCATTTGCCAACAAAATTCCTTTGTGCACATTTTGCGAGCTTCGGCTTTTTGCATCCCGTCAAAGATTGCATGTCGAGGCGCAGCCCAATCACGAGGAATTTGTTTCACTTTCAAACGTTCGATTACAGACCCGTCGATTTCGTTAAATCGTTGGTACCCAAGCGCCATTTGTTGTAGAACGCTCCACGTTCCGTCTGTTGATCCACCGTCTACGACGCAAACCTCATCGCAAAACTGCAACATAGATTCAATACATTCACGAAATGGATATCCTTGTTGCTTGCAATTGTAAGTCGTTGTGTATCCAGAAATGCTGGGCACGTAATCGATGATCTTCTTGATGCTGTTCCAAAAAAGACCTGGAGCTGCATAGAGATATTGTTCGATCTCCTCTAAGTTGTCTGTTGCAAACCACTCTTCATCCTTGTGCTGAACGTAGTTGTTAAGCTGCAGCTGACAACCTAAAAGTTTTGCTTCGATGACAAGACGTGGACATGTGTCAGCGCCCATAGGTAAATACACGAGTCCTGTACACGCTGCCAGCGTTGCAAGTAATTCATTGTAAGGCTTGTTCCAAACGACTGTGGTAGGCTTGTCATTGTCCTTTGCCCACTGCATTGCTTGGGAATACCCCTTAATTGGAGAATTTGAGCCAAGTACTACCCACTCCGGCGAGCGTTCCTTCCCGGCTGAAAGTTCACGTAACACTTTAATCTTTGCAAGCGTCTCAGCAGAGAGCACTGAGCTCAAGACGATATTGTCTCGTTCTGCGAGAAACGGAAACATTGTATGATAGCGAGCCTGCTGAGCTTCTGACATCCAATAAAGAGCTTGGGCGCCTAAGAAGAACGCAGATACCATCTTTCCATGCATTTGGTTGTGGCAATCGCATGGAACTTGTTCTGCGGCGAAATGAATCTCAGGTGACCTGTACTTGCAATATTTGTAGTCATATTCAAGCACTGCGTACTTGATGTTTCCAACGATAGTTGGAATCAACTGCATATTCATCTGCGTCCAATTGCCGAAGATCCAAAACTTTTGGTGTGCTTCCTGCAAAAGCTTGATTGTTAGGTCCTTTGAATGAAGCTTAAACACCTTGAAAGGTGAAGAATCGATCAAAGCCTGAGTTGTTAGTTCGGCACCACCCACGTAGTCTTCAACAAACATGTCTGATACAACGACAATGTCTGTGTCTTCTGGGATGCTGATAGAATCGAATAGTTGCTGGGATATGTTGAACACGTTGCTATCGTACACCGTGATGATGTTTGTGTTCAACCCGCGTCGACGCGGTTTCATCTAGATTTAAATTTTGACCATTTGCCTTGTCCAGAGTAGAATCTGATCTAGAGTCTCTTAAAGAGATTTTAAGCTTCTGCTGAGACACAAATGTCAAATACTACTAATCTAGTTAATGTACTTGCGGACGTGTACGCGGGCGAGGAACTTTCATGCGCAAAACGCAAAGAATTACTTTCGTTATATGATCTCATTCAAGACAAATTGATGCTATCGCATGGCGAAGTGTCAATCGCTCAGGGATCTTCATTTGATGTGAAGACTAATGATGCAATACACGCCAGACTGCGTGAAATGATCTTGTCATTTGCCACGAATGCTGAGGTGATTGGCCCAGGATCATTTACACATGTGATAAAGAATGCTATTGAACAACGTGGAGATGTGTCTACGTGGAGAAATGCTATTGATGGTGGTGCCACACGGCCAACGTTACTTGACGTTGAATGGCTCATAAATGAGCTTAATCTTGGTAACCTTCGCCACGCATTTGAAGAAGCTGTCAACTTTGCAGGGTTTGCCGGCCGAATCAAAGTTGAACAAACATCACATCATTTACCGATTGTTGAAAAATCACGTGGGTATACGTTTGATGTCAACGTCAATTCTACGTTCATTGGAAAATTTCGTGATGTTCGAGTTGTTGCGATTGACGGATTTCTAGAACATGAGTCTGAGGTTCACGGTCTATTAGAGTCATCTCACAATGCAAAAGAACCATTTCTGTTATTCATTCGTGGAATGTCGCAAGATGTGGAACACACAATTTCCGTGAATTGGCAACGTGGAACATTACGTGCTATTCCAATCATTGTTCCATTCGATGTTGATGGGATCAACATGATAAATGACATTGCCGTGGTATGCGGTACTGATGTTATTTCTTCTCACAAAGGACAACTAATATCAGCTGTGAAATATTCTGACCTTTCGTACGTACCTGAAGTTGATGTTTGGGCAAATAGAATCACGATAATAAATGCTGCAACTCGTGTAGCAGTGAACCTACAAATACAAGAACTTAGACGTAAGCGTTCTGACGTCAAAGATGAATTGACTTCACTTTATGATAAGCGTATAAAGTCACTGTCGCCTGGACTCGTGACGATCAAAATACCAGATGGTGTTATGTTTCGCTGTAATCGACAACGAGTGGATTTTGCATTACGAGCGTACAGAAGCCTGGTGAATCACGGCACTGTGATCGTGAATGACGAAAAAATGTTGCTTGACACAGCGGTGGCAGTGACAACATATGCTCCAAAGTTAGTCGCAGCGCTAGATGATCTTGGTGCAGTGATTAACGTTTGTGCTTCTCAGGCTTCACAGTAGCAACTTGCTGCATGTTACCACCTGCGTATGCCTTGATCACTTCCCCAGCTTCTTCTGGTGGTTTACCCTTTAGATCTTCTACGGCTTTTCTTGATAGCTTCTTTTGCTTGTCAGGAGATACTGAAGCGCGTTGTTGCGCTTCTTGATGTTTTCTCTCTGATTTTGCCTGCGCTACTTGCTTGTCTATTTTGCCTGACAATACCTGTGAATCTTTGTCAAGTTGATCGAATGTCTTTTGCAACTTGATTACAGACATCGGAGAAATACGTAGAATTTCGTCTGGTGACGCGTCAACTTCGACATCAAGTTGTTTCAGCTGTGTTGAAATATCATCAACGATACTCTCAATTGTCGTATTTTTTTCATCATCTGACATCTTTGTGTTTGTTTGCAAAGAAACGTCAATGATATCTTGCAAAGATGAGTTGGTATTTAGTTGTTGCTGTATGCCGATCTTATATGAATCTGTAAGAAACATAGATTTCAATCCGGTCAAAATTGTATTGATCTTTTGCATTACTGCGACTAATGACGGGAATGCCGCAGAAACATCTTTGCTTTTGCCAGATTGATCTATTTTCTTGTTCAGAATCGGAATTTTGTCGTCATTAAATGTCTGAGAGTCAGCCTCTCTCAACGCGGCAAACAATACTTTGTGAATTGCGTCAGATAACGCATCATTCGTATCGTTCTTAAGTGAATTGTCAATGTCTAACAATTGCTTGTAGAACTTCTTGAATAACAACGTTGTTTGTGCATCAAAGAATTGTCGAGGCTGTCTAGTTTCACCAGCTTCTTTCAAAACAATCAGATTACGCATCAATCGTCTAGATCTTAGTGTCTGATGGTCCATGACGTTTACGTAGATAGGTAGGTGGTTAGATTGTATCTCAGGAAGACTTCCATGTCAAACACTGAAGCTATTTTGAAAAACTTTCGTGACGTTTCTTTGAATGCAAAGGATTCTACAAAGCAAATGTTTGTAGCAGCTGTACGATCAAAGAAGCTTACGCTGAGCGACGCTCAACTTGCACTTGTGTTTCAAATCATTGACGCAGGTATCGATAATGCTTGGGGAAATTCCGAGAAGATGATGAAGAATGTTATCGCAAAGGCGATTACTGAACCAGCTGCGACAACGCCGGCAACAAAGGCACCAGCAAACCCAAAAAAGAAATGAACCGATTTGCACTTTGGCACTTATGGATTTTTGAGTTATCATGGCGAACGGCATTAAGCATTTGATTAGATGCAGGTGTGTCCTGCCTCAGTTCAAGAACTCAAATTCTCCCCCGCAGCATCGGTTCATTGTGTTTTCTGTAGTAAATGATGATGATTCTGTTGTGCCAAAGTTTGCGCAATGCAACAACTGCGGAATCATTCACAAGGTCATAGACGTTTGTCGCTCAGAGTTTACGACAAAAGAAGATATGACATCATTAAAAACGATCGAAGATGTTAAAGCTTCGATTCCTGAGAAGGCTGCGTTAGCCCTTGAACGTCACAGAGCTGATTTAGCTACGTGGGAAGCCGTGCAATTCATTATAGAAAATAAAAAGTGGGGTGAAGTGGTTGTATTGTCAACTGACGAGGCAGAAGGCTTGCGACAGGGGAAATACATTCACATTCTTGGCGAAAGCTTGTTTAAGATAGAATCTTTCGCATCGGAGTACGCAATATGAACATTGGTGAGTTTTCTTCCGAGCGTGATGCAAAGGAAAATCTAACGGCTCGGCAAATTGTGCAAGAGGTTTTGAACTTTGGTGTGAATGACAGGATGATTTTGCTGATCATACACCAACTAGCGCTTAATCTCGAGAACGTCGAGCACATGAAAGCAGTCGCTCGAGCTGTGGCAGGACTACAAAGCAACGTGTTTCTGATGGATCGAACAGATGACGGAGAACTAAAAGATGGGTAGAATTGTCGTAAAATCACAGGCAGGTGTTACACGTCCGAGAATGGCGACAACTATCAAGTTGCCATTGATGGCTGGGAATTCTGAATCTAGGCTGGTGTATTTGACTGGAGATGTGACAGAAGAATCTATAGCTGAAGTACAGCGTACCATCTTAGATCTTTCGACTCACAGCAAGCAGCCAATTCATCTTGTCGTATCCACATACGGTGGCGCCGTGCATGAAATGTTCTCATTGTATGATGTGATGAAGTTTGTGCCATGTCCCATTCACACAGTTGCACTTGGTAAGGTGATGTCTGCTGGTAGCCTAATTTTTGCTGCTGGTGAAAAGGGCAATAGGTTGATTGGTGCGTCAACAAGGGTGATGATTCACGCATTGTCGGCTGGATTCTATGGCAATTACTTTGAACTTCTAAACAGCGTTGATGAAGTGAAGGAATTGCAGAGGATGTATGTTGAGCGTTTGGCAAGGGAGACAAAGATGTCTCCAAAGAAGATTGAAGACTTGCTGAACTCAAAACTCGACATGACGATAACGCCAAAGCAAGCAGTTGAACTTGGTATCGCAGATCGCATCATTGAGTAATTGTTTGTGTAGAAAATGATCGTGCTAGGTAATGTTGTTCAACATGCCTAAGCACGATCTTCTGAAATATTTCCCGTTCTCAACAATCAGGCCACAACAACAAGAAGCAATTGCGTTTGCATTGAATGCATTTGAATCTGGCAAACGATTTGTCGTGTTGGAACTTGGCACAGGCGTTGGCAAGTCAGCCACAGGAGTCTGTATTTCTAGATACATGCGTTCTCACAGCGTGGCTGACACAACGTATGGCGTTGGATCGTGGTTTCTAACAACGCAAAAGATCCTGCAGCAGCAATACATGCGTGATTTTGGTGGTCCACGTCCTACTGACATGAAGACCATCAAGTCTTCTACGAGTTTCTGTTGCCAGATGCATGATGATTCTGAGGAGTGTGACAAGCTGACATGCGGTGAAATTCACCGTCTGATGAACGCAAATCAGATTTTCAAAATGCTGTACAAGACCTGCGTGACAAAGTGCAGGTATAAGCAAGAAAAGTCTGTTTGGATGGAGGCATTGGAAAGCTGCACAAATTATGCATACTTCTTTGCAGAATCACAGTATGCAAAGCAAATTCAGCCTCGAGAGTTGCTTGTGCTTGATGAGGCGCACACCATAGAAGAACAGCTCAGTAGTTTCGTTGAAATCTCCGTTAGCGAGAGATTCGCTCAGCAACATCTTGATGTGAAAATGCCACGTTCATTCGCTAACATGGCGGCTGCGGTGTCATGGATTCGATCAAAATATCTCAAGGCATTGCGCAAAAAGGTGGAAGAAATGGGCAAAATGCTTGAGGATATGACGGATGCTGCCAAAAAGATAAAGTCATTTCAAGACTTTGCGCAACGCCACGACCTTCTAGATAAACACATGTGTAAGGTGAACAGGTTCCTCAAGTCGTACAGAGAAGAAAATTGGGTGATGAACGAGGTGGCACCGCAAGGTAAGGCAATGCGGAAGTTGGAGTTTAAACCTGTTGATGTGAGTGAATTTGCTCATGATCATCTTTTCAACTTCGGAAAGCACGTTTTGCTGATGTCGGCGACAATTCTTGACAAAGACGTGTTCTGCCGTTCTCTTGGCATAGACGTTACGCAGACAGAATTTTTGAGAATTGGTTCTCCATTTGATGTTTCAAACAGACCGATTCACATTATGCCCGTTGCGTCTATGTCAAAGGCTCGTATTGACGAGTCTCTTCCAACGATGGTAGAAGCTGTGAAATTCATTGTTGATCAACACAAGAATGACAAGGGAATTATTCACTGCGTAAATTTCAAAATAGCACAGTATTTGATTGAGCATTGTGGAAATCCGCGTCTTGTGACACATGACTCTACAAATCGAGATCTGATCTTGAAGATGCACGAAGAGTCACCGCAACCATCAGTACTTGTCAGTCCTTCTATGATGGAAGGCGTTGATCTAGCTGATGACAAGAGCAGATTCCAGATTCTGTGCAAAGTTCCATTCCCGTACTTGGGTGACAAAGTTATTCAGAAACGTATGCAACGTGATTCACGTTGGTATGACTACAAGACAGTAATGATGACAATCCAGGCGTTCGGTCGTTCTGTAAGAAATGAGGATGATCATGCAATTTCGTATGTGATAGATTCTGATTGGGAACGTTTCTTCCGTAAGACGAAAAGTATGTTTCCTGACGAGTTCATTCAGGCGATACGTTGATCGTTTACGTCTAGATGCTGTTTGATACATTTCAAACCGAACCGGAGATACTATGACTACAAAAGACAGCACTACAGACAACGAACTTCTTGGAATGTGGAATGAGATTCGTCAGCTTGTCGATGATATTGACGTTGATGCGCTGAAGAATGCAAATGGCGTTGCGTCAGCAGGCGTTCGACTTCGCAAGGGCCTACGATTGCTCAAGGCAAAGGCTAGTAAGCTTGTGAAGCTGTCTGTTGAAAAGGGCAAGGCCGAACACGCAAAGAAGTAACGCGTGAGTTTCATAAAGCCGAGCCTGCCAATGCTGGTGGGCTCGATGCCATTTTGTGACCAAGTTGCCTAGATATAGCTGAGGAAAATATGCCCGCACCCAGAGCAGTTCTATATGATGTTCATCATAAAGGTTTGAAGATTCATGTTCCGCACACAAAAATATCTGCAAGTGGAATGTTGAAGTCGGGCGCACCAGTAGACGAACTTGATGAAGTGATCGTAACGCAAATTGTCGTTCCTCCTCCCACGCCTGTTTATGTTCCCGTAGAGGTTCCAGTCGTTGAACCAATCGTGACGCAGGCCATTGAAGAGCCAGTTGTCGCAGAACAGATTGTTCAGGAGCCAGCACCAGTTATTGATGACCCAGCTCCAGAACAGACGCCAGAAGTTACTAATGATGATGCTGATAAGAAGGTCGTAAAGAAGAAGTTTGGTCGTAAGTGATCACAGTTCTAACGACTCTCTTATCTTAGTCTTGATCCCTTTCTCAATTTGACAAATTCTCATACGAGATACATTGAACATTTGTCCAATCTTTTCAAGGGTATAGGGTCCGTCTTCTGCGGCTATGACGCTGCAATTTTGTTTCTCTTCCATAGAGACCCAATGACTACACGTTTTACGTTCGCAAGAAATGCAACGATCTCTGTGCTCTTTGAAACAAGTCGTGCCGACTACGGGAAGTTTTTTGATAGTTGTTGGCATAAGGAAGACAATTCCTCTTTTCTATGTTAGAATGTAATCACAAGCCGATTGCATGTACAAAACGATCGCGCAGGGAACAAATGCAGAAAACGTACGTCATCGATACAAATGTGTTGCTAAGTGATCCCAATGCTCTTCAATCATTTGAAGACAACTCTCTCATAGTTCCTCTCGCAGTATTAGAGGAACTTGATAGGCATAAGAATAGACAAGATGATGTTGGCGCTTGCGCACGTCAAGTGAACAGAAATCTTGACAAGTTGCGAGAAAAAGGAAACTTGCTAGAAGGCGTTAAGACTGCCGGTGGTGGTACATTACGCATAGCAAGCATCGATCCAAACGCAACGTTACAGTTACTACCTCCAGAACTTGAGGGCGCAAAGGTCGACAATTTGATCATTGCGTTTATGTTACAACAACGTGCATCAGGTAATCAGTCAATTTTGGTGTCAAAAGACATCAACGTTAGAATAAAGTGCGATGCGCTTGGAATCAAATGCGAAGATTACAAGAAGATGCGTGTTGCCGATGATCCTAAAAAGTTCTATCGTGGCGTTGTTGTACACGAAGTATCAAAAGAGTTCATCAATCAATTCTACGCTGATGGTGGCATCACGCCAGATCCTTCTTGGGAATTGTTTCCAAATCAGATCGTTGTGTTGAAGAATGTCAGTGGAAATCAGACGCAATCTTCTGCGATTGCACGATTTGTTTCTGTTGAGGAAAATGATCGTTGGCTACGGCCCACCCTAAAAATCGAATCTAGTTTTGGGTTGAGGCCTAGAAACAAGGAACAGAATTTTTCTCTCGACCTCCTGTATGACCCAAGCATCAAGTTGGTGACGCTTGTTGGCCCGTCTGGTACTGGTAAGACATTATTGGCAATTGCTGCCGGCCTTGAACAGAATGTTCATATCGGTGATAAGAAGCTAGCAAGGTACGGTAGACTTGTTGTCACCCGTCCAGTTCAGCCAGTGGGTAGAGATATCGGTTTCTTGCCGGGTTCTTTGTATGAAAAAATGGAGCCTTGGCTCGCTCCTGTGCGTGACAACTTGGCGTTTCTGATGTCAAGTGGAGGCAAAAAGAAGCCTCAGATGAAAGCGACTGATGCCTCTGGACAACGCATTGATCCGTACATGTCATTGATGATCGAAAAGGGTGTCATTGAGATCGAGGCGATCTCGTACATCAGAGGCAGATCAATCCCAGATTCTTATATCGTGATTGATGAAGCACAAAATTTGACGATTCATGAATTGAAGACAATCATCACACGTGTGGGAGAGAACACCAAGATCATTCTTACGGGTGATATTGAGCAGATCGACAACGTAAACGTCGATGTTTTTAGCAATGGGTTGTCTTATGCTATCGAGAAGTTCAAGAACACACCCATCGCTGCACACGTTACGCTTCTAAAGGGCGAGCGCAGCGAGTTAGCTACAATAGCAGCACAACTTCTATAATTCAAGCGTTGATTCGGTACCTACATCGCCGCCTGCTGTATATTTGTCTCAGACGGCATGAGCGGTATTCTCGACAGCAAGACAAGAGTTTTAGACGTAGTTCTAACAGATGAGGGTCGTCGACAACTTGCATCTGGTAAGCTACGTCTAAAATATGCGTCATTCACGGATGACGGTGCGTTCTATCGTGCAGATGACGACGGTGTGACTGCTGATGACGCCACGCAAAGATTGTACCTTGAGAATTGTGAGCTCCCTCAGGACCAGGTGACGTTTCAATCAAACGTTGCAGGTAAAGTGACTCCGTTTAAAAACATCAGCGGTATTACGATAGCTGACGGCAAGATCATTTCAAATATCTCAAGCTCATTGCTGACGGGATCTAATGATGGATTGATTCTGTCTGGCAGTGATCTTGTTGTGTCTGTTGACGAGTTGCTCAACGCATCTATTGACAGCTTCACAAAGCTACGAACTATTGGCACGGTGAATCATCTTCTAGATGATTTCAACTTCGCCGTTTCAGAGAATTCAATACGTTTTGTTATCACCAATGACAAGCCATTAGCAAAAACGCAACGAAAGATAGCTAACATCACTCAACTCGAGGGGTTGATAGCAGATCCACGCTTTAGTAATCAAGCAAATTTCCAGTTTTTGCCACCCATACAACGTATGTCTTCTGTCATTGACAAAAAGGACGTTGCTACAATCATTAAAACTTATGGCGTAGGTGACTATGTTCCTTGGGGGCTTACTTCTCCATTGACGATTTCAAACATAAATGATGAATTGTCGTCGTACGCCAATTTAGGTTTCAGCAAACGTATCAAGTTTGATCCAACTTCATATGATAATACGTTGTTTGGACAATTCTTTGAACAAACGGAGAATGAATTACGTAAGCTTGACGTGATTGATTACGGAACACATGCGTACGTTGGCGAGAGCGGACGTGATGTTTGGCAACACGTATTTTTTGCCGGTCGTATGTTGGTGGATGATAACGGAGATGATACGTTCATTCACTACTTTACGTTAGTGTTTTCTTGAGGTGAACGGTGTCAATCATATACAGCGCAGACGCTCTCAGTCATGGCATCATATCGATAGATGAGCAACGATTTGCAAAACTCTATAATGTCATGGATTCACAGGCTGGCAAGGTGCTATGCTTTAGGATGTGGTGTTCTGTTGACATTAATCGTGTATTTCAACAAAAAGCATTCATCATCAGGACTACAGTATCTTCTCAACTAGTGCCATCGCCGTCTGTTACAGTGAATTTAGAAGGTCAAATAGATAATCAACAGGTTGTACAAAATATGTTGTTGCGTATGGCAAGACTACGTAACAGCCGTTCACAGATAAAATCATATCAATTGGCTAAGGTTGAAAGCGACATCTCAGCGTTCGTAAATAACGAGTCAGTTCAAGCATTAAACGCTGGAGTATCTGTTGAAAATGTTCCATCGCAATGGAATAAACAACTTGTTAATCGACAAGTTGCTAATCTACATGAAGCGGGCGATGAGACCGCCGTGCTTGATAAGTTGGCGTGGTCTACTGGTACGGTACGGAATGCAACTACAACAGCTGCAACAAGAAAATTGATGCTCGACATGATCATGCGTAGCGGGATTGATCCAAGTTATGTAGCTGTTATGCATGATCGATCGTTAACGTCAAAACAACAAGTTGATGGTACGGTTCGACAAGCACCGCTTGCGAAAACAAATGATGAAGATCATACATCGCAAACAAGACTATTGAACTTTCATGTTGCATCAAACGTAGAAACAACACCAAATACATCTGGTGATATAAGAAATACGTCAAAGATAGTGCAAGTATTGGAAAGCACATTACAAAAATCATACGTTATCCCTATTGATGTGCAATTTTCAATTGCAGATCTTCCGTATGATGTTGTTGAGGTTAAATTTGAACTTTTGAATGCAAAACGTCAAGCAATCGATACTGTTGTGGTTAGATTACCAGTTCACAATCATTATTCAAGCTATCGTTATCCCATAAAGGCGCCAAAAGTAAGCCTGTCTCGTGGTAAAGATGATAGTGATGTCACGTTAGAGATAACAAATCTTGACGATAAGACAAGCGGCATCAAGTTGCTACGCAAGACGATACAACGTACCATATCTTCTATTGATGATTACGCTGAAGTTGGTGATTTTGATCTATCGCCGGGATCAAAAAGAATAAGCATTCCTGTTGTTGGAACATGGAATTCATATGTGATTTTACGTGTTATCCCATACGGAGTTCAAGGTGAATTATCTAATGAATTCACTAACGTAGTCATTCGACCAAAAAAGGTGTATCAACTAACTTCAATTTCGTTAGTTACGAAGATTGTTGATACGGGTATTCAACTTGAGCTTAGGCGCATTCCTTACAACGTTACGTCAGTGCAATTCCTAGTTCGTAATAAGACATTGCATGAAACTCGATGGTCATTTCTTGGATCTCCACAAGTGATATCTGAAGAGACACGTGCAATTGACACGATATCAGTTGTTGATACGCATGTCAAGAATCAACGCATTTACGAGTATTCAGCAAAGCTTTTCTATGATAACGGCGAAGAAGAGCAATGTGGTAGCGCGTTGTTAGAGTTCATCAAACCACAAGCAAACATAGTTGATACGAAGGTTACTAACGTTACGACACATACGCGTGATGATGATGGCGAAACGAATGTATCATTTTTGATTAATACACAGCTTCTAGATAACAACTTCGATATGTTACATGGGTTGTTGAAGGTGCGTGAGATTGACGCCTTTTTTAGCAATGAAGTTGAAAAGGAACGTGCACTTTTCAAAAAGCTTGTTGCTCATAACGTACAACGAGTGAATATTGTTACGGGTGAACGAGAAGATTTTGGTGTGATTACGAGCGAATCATTTGATGATGCAAAGATGCGTGTCAATAGCTCAGTAAAACCGCTGGATGAAGATTACGCGTATCGATACGAGATTTATCCTCTGCTAAGATCGCCTGAAACATTGTTCAAGACGTTCAATAAGCAGGTAGTTGATCAACGATCAAAGAGACCGTACGTGTTCAATCCAGCAAAATTCTTGCATCCACTGGCACATGATACTGGTACGTTGTATACACCTCTTGGAACACAAATGCTAAGTTCAAAGAGTGATTTTTCACACGGTGTTTTAGGAAATGTTGTAGCAGTAGACGCTACGTTTGGTACGAATACATTCAATATAGAAAATGTTGATTATTCCTGGAACGATCACGATACGATTAAGCTGTCTTGGCAAACTGAGGGTGATATGACAGCTATCGATCATTTTCTAGTGTCGAAAGATGTTATGGGCATTCGTACGATCATAGGAAAGACACATTCATCTTATTTGCACAATAACGTTGTGTTTTTGCATCATCTTAACAAGAATGATATTGGTGCGTTTCGATATGTTGTGACGGCTATCACAAATGATTATCAAGTCGTTGGTAACGTTGGAGTTAGTGACGTCGTGGAGGTTACAAATGTCAACGGCTAATACGAAAGCAAACGTTTCACTTAACGTTAACATTGCGACAATAGTGCCCTGGAACGTCGCCAATAGCACGCCAAATACGACATCAGTGACTACGTCTGTTTCAAAGACTAAGTCTGAGACGTACTTGTTAGCCACAAATCGTCATTTTTCTGGTGGTACATTAGGATCACAATTCTCAACAATATCACAAATCATTACGAATATTGCTGATTTTAAGATTAGCACATCAAGTCCGGGCACGGACTCTAAGAGGGCGTACTTGAGTTACACGCATCGTGGTAACAATGTCATTCCAAATAAACCTCTAACTGTGCGTCAATTTGATAACGTTGAAAAACTACTTGGTGTTGTACGAACGAGACCGGAAGTTATCATGGTCTCAGAATTCGTACCGCTGTATAACAAGTTAGATAACACAAATGGTACACGTACACAAACAGATGCAGGCGCATACGTAGACGCTAAGTTTGATTGGCACTCCATACAAAGACAAAAGCTTAGCAACATCTTGAATGGTGTTTTTTCAACTGCAAATGAGCAAGATACTAATGAGATAACAACGCAATTTGCAGACTATTCAAAGAAGATTGATCAAATCATAACAGTTGCTCAAGATCTACAGGCGATCATTAACAAGGCGAATACAACAAAAAAGCAATTTGACTTCAGGAATCTACCATATCCAAGCATTGAGAATACTTTGCAAGGCAACTGGAGCACGTACGACACATACGTCGACCCAAATAACAAAAGTGTAACGCTAACAAAGAAATCAGCGCTATTGAGTTTTGCGCAAGCTTCATGGGGCGACAGCGTATCACTTGCGCAGTTTCTAGGATTGATGGGATATCAGAATGACAACATTGAACAACAATACACTTCCACCAAGGTATGGTTGCAAGCGTTGTATGAAGCAAAGTCAATGTTTGAAACGCATTCTTTGTCGTTAGCTGATCTGTCAAAAGTACAACAAGCAAGAGACACAAATTCATCAAAGTTATTGAAACCACCAGGGCGTTTCATGTTTAATGATACGTCAAATAGCTTCGATAAGGAATCAATACCAACCATCACTGAGATCATCAGTATGACGACAACGTCAAATCTGAGCAGAAGATCTTACTTTTCAAATGTAATAGCTGGCGCATATGTCAGTTTGTTTCGTGAAATCCCGGGTGGTGATGTCATTAACGCGTCAACGTATTTGACATTGCTTAGCAAGGAATTTCGTTACAGCTATGGGTTAGCGACCAACAACGGACTAGGATCATTTTTTCGTAACATAGGATTTATCTCTCAAACAGCTGCGGCTCCTGGCGCAAATTTGAGCGTTTTTGCAAACATATTTGGTACGCTATTTGATTTTCCAACTACTGATCGTATCTTGATTGAAAACAATTTCAATAATCAGTCGCTAGCGTCAATGTGTTGGACGTTTGACAAAACGCGTAATAACGGGCTCGTATTGAACACGCAGGCAATTGCAACAAATGGTGTGCAATCTGGCGCAGAATACTACGTTGACAGCGTGTTTGACATTGCAAATATTGTAGACGCTAATAAAGCATTTGATTTGACACGTGTCAAAGATTACGTTACTGTAATCGATCAGAAGCTTACCAATTTACGTGGCGCTGCCCGAGCAATGAATTGGTTGTCAGAAAAGTATGATGAGAAAAAGGTCAACGCGGGCGGCATAGAAGACCCGGCATTATACTATGATTATGTTTGGAAATTCTTTGTAGACAAAGATTCACAAATGATTCGTACGAATGACGGTATAGTTTCAGCGTTGATGCGTTTAGCGAGGGATGATTATGAAATACGATCATGCTTGTTTGTGCTTATTCTAAACTTAATTTCAAGAGCAAATTTTGGTGGCACGTTTCCACCATGTACCAACACGGCAGAACGCGATAACACAATCACACAGTTGTCACAAAAAATCATTTATCTGCTTGGACGAAAAGCGAATGTGTCATCAAAGAAGATAACTGTGAGAAATACGTCAATTGATTATGAAGCTAGGGCGTATGCTAAAAATAATAGTGGATGTTCAGAGGATGACATTCATGAAATTTTGACGCTACGAACGAAGGATTCAACGCTCGATTCGCTCATAATCTTTATGAAGTCCGTTTACTCAGCATTCAAAAGAAGCGGTGTGATATCTGGCGAAAATCGTACCATGTATTCTGGCGCAAAGGACACGGTTGTGTTAATGACCGTATTTCATGTTATTTGCATGATCTTTAAGCGTCATTCAAATTTCAAATTTGATATATCGAATCGTGTCAATCTAACGGTGATTTCAGAAAAAAATCAACCACGCACATATGATGTTATTGTTGACAACTATGTTGTAGGACCAAATCTCATTAGCGTCAAGAGCGGACAAAAAATCGTCAAAAAGACGTACGATGCGTGGGTGTTCTCAGCATCAAAGGTGAAGCAAATCTTTACGTTAACAAATGATCAAGCAGTTTCTCAACAAGCAACGACGAATCTTTACAACGCTCGTGTTCTAAATCAACAAATGATCACAAGCAAGTTGAATGCAGAGAAAGCTTTGCACATAGCTGGGTACGTTGCGTTGTTTGGTACGATAAAGCAATTTAGAGACAATCTACAATCGTTCATCTCTTTCGTAGAGATGCGTGAGACTACAAATGGATTCCAGAATATCTTGACACTCATATCAGGGTTGAGGCCAGAATATCGTAACATTCTGTTCTCAGAACAACAATTAATGTTGTTGATTTCTTCAGCATATGATGCATTTGGGGCAAATCAATTGCAACAACGCGCGCACCGTCACTGGACAGAGCCCGCAATCAACCAGCCTAGATTTGAGCTTAATTCTCTTGAAGAGAACGTTGTTGATACAAACTTACGTAATATGTTCAACGCAACGTTCAATGACGGCATGTTCGCGTCAAAAACAGCAGCGAATAAACACATTATCACTGTTGGTTTACCAACGGGATTCATTGAAAAGCTCAAACACGACACAGCTGTTAGCACAAATCCAAATGCAAAACCGGTTGTTCGACAAAATGATTTGATTCGATTGAGCGTGTACAAGGTAGACTTGCGCTTCCCGGACATAGCATTTGTGCCACAACATTTTGTGTTTGAAACTACTAGATTTGCTATCAAAGATCCAACAAAGCGTTTTTACATCAGCGATTACGCAACAATAGACGATGTGATAGATGCATTCCCAACACGCGATTTGCTGCAAAATAGCTTTACTAACAGTCCAAATTCAGTGTTTTACGGCGGCAAAATATTCCAAAGCGTTGAAGTTGCAATGGATACACCTGATTACAGCTTTTTGACAACTGCACAAAAGCGCCGCATTCAGTTGAATCATGTTGTAAGCTACATGCTTGAGATCTACCTTAAGGCGCTTACAGATCTCAACGTTTCTGAACGAGCGTTTTGTTTCAATCCTGATGACAATAAAAAACAAGTGAATGCAAAGTTGCTAGACATTCTTGTACGTTGTAGATTGCAATCAATCATTTCAACAGGAACACCAGCGTCAATAGTGAATAACACCCAACGTGCTGACACGTCTGGTTACTTGTTTGCCAATAGCTGCAATGTTGCGTTAGACTACACACAGAATCTTCTTTCACTGCGAGATAATTCAAGGGCAACAGTATCAGGAGACATACAAACTATCCTGAACGGTTTAAATGACACTAATCTCGATACAGTGATGCATGAATTAAGAATGATCAATGAGCTGGCAAACACGTACAGCGGCCTTACAAACGCAGACGCAATTACGAGATCATACTTTTCGCCACGAATGTACGACAGAATTTTCAATATTATCGTAGATCCTGATGATTTTGAAGTTGACGTTGATAAGACAAATCAATCAAAATACGGTAGCAAACTGTTAGGTAGACTTGTTAATCCCGGCGACTCCACACAGGCGGAATTTGAAGACGTACGAAATGTGCCATATCGTAATTCAACGGCACGAATTGTTGGTGGTGAATCATTTGTGAATAGATCACATTCATATATGTCATATGAACCAATCTATAAACAGCGCTTTCGTGATAAGAGTTCTGGTGATGTTACATTTGAGAAATATTTCATTGTTGCGTCAACTTATGATCAGGTGATTTCATGAGTGTATCTCAACCCTCTAAGTCAGTACACATTGTTGAATTGCCACGTCCCGACAATTTCGCAGTACAGTTTCGATACAACTATTTCGTTTCAGACGAAAGCGTCGTAGAGAACGACACAACATCAAAATATGCAACGAAAAAGGTGTCAGATACGCCTGATTCTGTATTTGAACAAATCGTTACGTCAAAGGTGCCACGTTGCAACATTTTACGTTGGTCGATGGTGAACTTGAGAATGTTTGGTGCATCAAATACGTCAACAGAAGACAACACGGGTCTGATTACAAAGAACTTTCAAAAGATTGTCAATGAAGACACGTGTTCAGCGTATGATTTTGTTGCCATCCTATTTCAGGACCCTGGCATAGCGCAAAAGATATATGACGCCGTTTCTGGGTCATATTTGCAACAAGGCATTGATACGCCACGCAGTATGATTGATAATGTGTATCGTTCTTCGTTGAAGGTTGAACTATCGGCGCCAGCTGACATCAATCCGACATTTGTGAACAACGCTATGGTGCAACCGCTGCGTGGTCATGGCGTAATAACAGAATCACAGAATCCATTTGGACGTGACGCAAAGGTTGCGTCGTATCTTAAATCGTTGGAAAAGGTGAATGTCAACGCATCGATAAATGCGCGATTGTTGCCTCAAATGCTGCAAAACGCAGTGAATGACCCAACCGTTGATGATCCTGCTGATTTTAACGCATTGTTAGAATCTGCGCAATCTATTGCGGCAAATACACAAGGAAATACTGGAGACGTTGCTGACCAAGATTTTGATACATTCGTAACGCACTTTGATGTGCACATCACAGAAGATCCTACATCACAGGATACGCCACAACAATTCATTCGAAATGTTGGGTATGTTATTGAAAAGTTTGAATTGCGTTCTGACGGGTCATTTGATAACAAGGATCCTATCATCATTGAAAATCCACGTATAAGTGAATTCATAGATTTGCAGGCTCGCTACGGCGCAACGTACGCTTACAAGATTCGAACGATATATGAGATTCGGCTCACGGCAATTGACGCAATAACCAACCAATTCGTGTTGCTAAGGTCTTTGATAAGCTCAAAATCTACAAAGTTGAATTACGTTGGATGCGTTGAAAACATACCTCCGCCCCCGCCAGGCGACGTGAATTTTGTGTACGATCGAACTCGTATCAACCCAAATGTTGGTAAACCTGGTTCATTGATGATTCATTGGTCATTTCCCGTGAATTCGCAAAGAGACATCAAGCAATTCCAGGTTTTGCGTCGACGCTCGATTGATGTGCCATTCGAGGTACTGAAGATATATGACTTCGATGATTCTGTAGTCAAGGCGACATCACAGGAATCTTATGATGTCAACATCATAGAAAAATTCACGTCACCTCGCACCTTTTGGTATGATGATGACTTCTTACGTGGCTCTCACTACATCTATGCAATATGTTGCGTCGATGCTCACGGCTATATTTCAAAATACAGCGCTCAATTTGAAGTGTGGTTCGATTCATACAAGAATGAATTACAGAAACGTATTATAAGTCACCAGGGCGCCCCTCGTCCGTATCCAAATCTGTATCTCGAGAATGAGCTATTTGTTGACACTATCCGTGTCAAAGGGCAGAGATCAAAGAATCTTGAGATCTTCTTCAATCCTGAGTACTACGAAATCACCAATAACTCAGGACGATCAATTGCATCGTTGGCTACCTCGGCAAACGGTAGATACATTTTGCAGTTTATCAACGTCGATAATCAAAAACAGCAAACGATTGAAATCAACATTGACGATAACGATCGACAGGTTGGAATGTATCGTCAGATCCCAACAAACGTAAGATAAACTGCATGTTGCGATTGAGTACGATATGTTTGATTGGCTGGTATCTCGAGCGTAAGGGATACATATTGGTGCGGTTGAAGCAGCAAAGGACTAGATAACAACATGGGGTTTCTTGATAATAGCACAAATAACCTGATTCTTGACGCTGTGTTAACTGACACAGGGCGTCAGTTTCTTGCGCGTAATGATGGAAGCTTTTCAATTCACAAGTTTGCGCTTGGTGATGATGAGGTGAATTACGGTATCATCACCAAGTACGGACGCACCGTGGGTAAAGAGAAGATCGAAAAAAATACACCGATCTTTGAAGCGTTGACTAGCCCAACGCATGCCCTGAAGTACAAGATGGTTTCTGTCAGTAATCCCAATCTAATTCGATTGCCTAATTTTTCGTTGACAGGTGATCAGAACGTTGATGGATTGAACCAGACAATCACGCTTGGCCGCAATACGTCTAAAACCGCAACGCTGACGATTCAGCAGGTGATCAAGAATGAATCTCAGATTGACGTAGAACTAAGAGATTCTACGTTTATTGTTGAGATCCCGAACCTATTCGTTGAAATATCTCGTGATACGCCAGAGAACATCGATGGCCAGCAGCGTGCTACGTACATTATCCCACGTTCTCCGACTGAAAACTCATTCGGTGGATCTGCGGTTCAATTCACGCTTGCCGTCAAGTCGTTGACGGACGCAACGTTTACGGTGTATGGTTCAACCGCAAATAAAAACAAGATCAATGCATTCATGAAGGTAACAGGTGTTCAATCGGGCGCCGTAATGGATGTTTCACTCATCATCGATAAGCTGCTGTAAGGAGTTAGAAAGTGCCCATCTTCAAAGAAATTTTGCCATCTGACGTCAAGACGACTCGCACGTTTTTGAATCAGCTTATCGACGTATTACAGGAAGACGTCAGCGCATCAGTATCTCGTAGAAAATACCAAGTGTTCGTCACTGGCGGTGTGGGTCCAGGAGTGACAAGCTCACTTTTCCAAACCGTGTATGATCAAGATTTTACGCTTCAAACGGCAAATCCAATCTTTGATATCACATTTGGTATTCGTCCTGGTGGCACAATTGTGGGCACCGCACAGACTGGAACTGACGCCGCTGGTAAGGAGCTGTTCAGAAGCTCTTCTTTGATGATGAGGGAAAAGCTCGATAACTATAGACAGTTTGCAAAGGCTTTGTTAGGAACCACTGACGGCATTTTCACTGCGCCATTTGATTCCAGTACTACAACTGATCAAATGGATGCTGCGCTATTCATACCATTCAAGCGTCTTTTTGCGAGAGACTCCATTAAGCGTGAAACTTTCGCGATGAAGTTCTACGTGTCAGCATCAGCTGTTGGCCCAAGTGGTCAGACTGATTCATATTCGTTCAATCCTGGCACAAATTGGGGTACTAATTTATATGTGCCTTCAACTAGCGGTTCAACGATCTATACAGATGTAGGGTCGTCAGCTAACAAACTGTTTACGTTCGGTGGTCAGGTAGGAAATATCGTAAACTCTGCCGATACATCGCAAAATGTTGGGTTGATGTTCTACGATCGTGGCGTTGCTGTATTTGATCTTGAAAAGATTACAAGCGCAAGTCAGTTCATGTCTGGTACCATTGATGCAATGTCTCCATTGGGACTCACGGTGTTGGGTGGAGCTAGCACGGAGACTTGGAAGAGATCAAAGTTCTCTCCAGATTTTCTTGTGTCTGCTAGTATTGATAACGTAATTGATCATCTTTGCTACTCCAGATTCGGTAGTGGTAATGCTACGGCAATCACGTTCCAAAATATCACAAATATCAATTCAACCTTGATCTTTTGTAGGGCGGCCGCTGATGAATTCAATTATTCATCAAACCCAACGTACATTGATTCTGACAATCGTATTGTTGTAATTGACAATGGACAGGAAGACACACAACAATCATTTACGTTCATTACGTCTGTTGGACTATATGATGCAAATGATAACTTGTTGGCCGTAGCAAAGTTGAGTCGTCCAGTTGAGAAATCGCCCGAGAGAGATCTCACGTTACGTATCAGACTAGACTTCTAACGTTGCCATGTGCGTTGTGAACGATGACAATCGTATCTATAAAGGATGATGACGTCACAGCATTTTCTGTTGTAACCACGCCTACGCGCTATTACGCGTCTAGTTCAACTGGTGGTGTCACTGGCTCAGTACATCTCTATACACATCGATCAACAATCGAAAAGGAACTTCATCCGTTAGATGCATTCATCGATCTTACACACGATGATGCAAATATCGAGGCGATGATTGAAGACATACAATCTGCTGTAAAAGTTGATCCAACGATCAACTTTTCTTCTAGAATGCAGGAGTATCTCACAAAAGTTCATCAACAATCATCGTCGGCTCGATTGGCACAAACGCATGATGTGATTCGATTTACTCCCTCTGTGTCATTTACGTCCAACACAGCACGTAAGCTTATCGTAAAGAACATTTTGAATGCGTATTACAGGGTGGTGTATCCATCTGCCCAGTGGGCGTATACAAACTACAATAGCCTAAACTTTTTCACATCATCAACTGTTCCTGAATCAACTGCTTTGTTGTACCCGATGCAACCTAGTCCTGTTGAGCACATTGATCACGTAACTGGCACATACATTCCAAGCGGGGCGTTTAGTTTTGACTTCTACATCAATGCTCACCACGCAACAAATCGTGCAGGCACAATCTTACATGTTTCATCAACATACGCGTTATCGTTAGTGCCTGGATCGTATCTGGACGCTAATGGCCAAGCCGAAGCGTTCCGATTGATGTTACAACTAAGCCACTCGGCTGACGTACCACCTTCACGTGCAATGTCTTTGGCTGGGTCTGGGTACCCTAATGACTTGATATTTTTGTCGAATAACAATTCTATTAAGAAAGACAATTGGCATCATGTGATTGTTCGTTGGGGAACGAAATTTATCAATGATGGAACAGGATCATTCGTAATTGATGGCGTAGAGTCTGGACAATTCTCATTACCGTCTGGAACAATTGCGCCGCTTGAATATGCTTCGCCTCAAGGTGATCCTGACATTCTTGTTGTCGGTAACTACTATGAAGGTAAGAACACCGGGAATGATGCGCAAGCACTATTCTTTGCTACAAGTCCAGCAAAGCGTGATGGGTTAGCAGAACTTGTTGGCGCGATTGAATCAATTGATGAACCTGCAGATTATTGGTTGCGCCACCCACTCAACGCTGAATTACATGACGTTGCAATACGTCGTCGGTATTTGACAGATACTGAAATCACGATATCTGGTAATAAGGCACCTGAATCGTTAGACAATTCATTTGCGTTCTACCTTCCACCATTTTTCGTGCAAAGTTCTTCTTTCCGCCAATATGTCTTCGGTCACGGTGGTATCATGCAAACGCCGTTCTTTGAAGTTGACGGAACAACGGACGACCCATTCAATATTGCGCTATCATTTGGTGTAAATGGACATTACATCAACCTTGAAAACTTTGTCAAGGATTTTGCGTCACATACATTCCCGCGCATCTTGGATTTGACTGGGTCCACTATAGATCATACCACAGAAGCGCGACCAGCTAATGAATTTTTGTATGATCAGATGTCAGTACGTAAGCGTAATCTGACGTTGTTACCATGTGATGATGGCAACTTCATACCTGGATGGGAGTTGCTACAAAATGAGACTCGTGCCACGAAGTTAGTTGATGATCTTGGTAATCAAGATCTTTCATTGATTCACATTGACAACATGGTAAACGAAAAGTCATTGTTGTTTGGTACAGAATTCACTGACATTTTCAACACGAGTTATGATAACGCCGTAGCTCAGGCAGCGTGGGCAACTGGTACAACGTCTCTTGATGAAAAATCAACGCAGTTCATTAATGAGTTGATTGGATTCACGCCAGAACAACCTGGCATGCTACCTGGTTCTGCGTTTACTCATTACGCTAAATCTGTTGATGCGTTAGTCGCGTCCGGTACATATGAACCAGGCGTTGCAGCTGATTCACCACTGACAATTTTCAATCGAACGAGAGACCCAAGCAGCAATCAGGTGACGTTCTTTGATATTAGCAATCTATTTTATGGTGATCGTATCTCGCCAAAGTCATTGTCAATAACAGACAACAACATGACAGGTTCGGGCGGCGCCATTTCTATTACGTTGAAAGACAATGGAAATGGTGGGTTGTATCGTTGCGATTGTTTGACGCCAGCTGCTACGTGGAACAATGTTGGTAATGTTTACTACGATGAAGGCATTGTTTTGATCAAGAGCCCTCACCTCTATTTCTTCGGCAAAGACCAGTATCAACTACAGTTTAAGGGTGAGAGAAAAGTACATGTGATGAATACTAGCGTGATCGCTGACCGAAATCATATCAATTCATCTTCGAATCCAAATTGGATGGCGTTATCAGCGTCATCTGCGCCGGCAGATCCAGATCCACAGTTTGTTTATATCACTGGATTGAACTTTCATGATGAGAACTTGAATGTTGTCATGAAAACACAACTTGCACAACCCATCATGAAGCGTCACAGGGATCGCCTGGTATTTCGAGTAAAGTACGATTTTTAGTGATGTCATGCCAAAACGCAAACGTCGTAGACGTAGCAGATATCATAGAGGTCTACATCAATCGACAAAATTGACGAATGGACCGGCGAAGTACCGCAGTGGCTGGGAGCTTGCGTATATGCAATGGCTCGATACAGAACCCTCTGTATTGAATTACGCATATGAAGTCATGAAGATTCCTTACTTGAGCAACGTGCGTACAGGTAAGATGCGCAACTATTTCCCTGATCTATTGGTGAGTTACGTAGACGGTCACCAAGAATTGATTGAGATTAAACCGTCTCGTAAGGTGAAACAGGCCACTAACGTGAAGAAGGCTAAGGCTGCTCAAGTATGGTGCAGTGCCCACGGTGTCACACTGAAAATATTGACAGAGCACGAATTGAAGAGCCTAGGCGTGTTATAACGGTTTATCTACGAAGTACTGGTGTTACAGTGGCATCATGTTAGTTTTAGGCATTGATGCTTCTACAACAATCACTGCGTTTTCTGTGATTGACGCAAACAACAATTATGATCCCAAGAAGCATTTTGTTGACTACTGGGTTGAAGACTTTAAGGGGTGTTCTACGTTTTGGGAGAAGTGTGACAAGATTGTTGCCAAGTTAGTTGACATAGACAATGATATCAAGAACTGCGCGCCAGCATTTGATAAACCAAAAATTGAGGCGTTCTACATAGAAGAACCCATGAAGCGATTCTCACCTGGAATGTCATCTGCCGAAACCATAAGCACGTTGCAACGTTTCAATGGCATCGTATGTTACCTAACGCGTGAAAGATTTGGTATTGACGTGAAGTATGTCAACGTGTCAGCTGCACGTAAGGCGTCTGGTGTTCGTGTTGTGCAGACTAAAAAGGATCCATTGGGTCGTAATGCAAAACATCAGACTTTTGATCACATGCTTGTCAACGATTTGTCTCACATTCAATGGCCAACAAAGAAATCAGGTAAGCCTAAGGACTGGGCATATGATGTCACAGATTCATATGTGGTAGCTCGCGGTGGCAGTATACTGAACAAGTAAACAGACGCAGTTTACAATTGTTACGTGCATACTCTCACCGAAAAGGTGAACTTCATTCGGCGTGTTTTTGGGCAATATGAACTTGCTCGAAATGAAAAGAACATTGCCGTTAAGTGCCCATTTTGTAGCAAGATTACGTCAGACAAGAAAAAGCTTGTCATACGATTGTCTGACGATGCGTGTCATTGTTGGGTTTGTGGGTATAAATCACGTTCTCTTGTGAAGGTTCTTAAAAAGAAATCTCCCAATGACGTACGTGAATACGTTGACAAGTTCTATCCAGAACTTCGAACGAAGTACCAAAAACAAGATGTTGCTCCACAACAAGAAGTTGTGCAGTTACCAAAAGATTTTGTGTTGTTGCAGCTTGCTTCAATGTCAAACCCAGATTACCGAGCCGTGAAGAAGTACGTCGAAGATCGCAACATTTCAGATAGAGACATGTGGTTCTATAAGCTTGGTGTTTCTAACGAACCACGTTGGCAACGTCGAGTGATAATTCCTTCTTTTGACGACATTGGGCTGTTAAATGATTACGTAGGTAGAGCAATCAACCCGAACGTCTATAACAAATATGATTCTCCAACTGACGATAAGCTCTCGCACATTTTCAATGAGATGTACATTGATTGGAAAAAGCAGCTAGTTCTTTGCGAGGGACCATTTGACATGATGAAATGTGGTGAGAACACTGTTCCACTATTGGGTTCTGAGCTGAATGAGGAATCATTGTTATTTGAACGTATCATAGTCAACAATACGCCGATTGCTTTGGCACTCGATTCTGATATGCTTGAAACAAAGGTTCCTAAGATGTCACGAGTCCTTCAAGAATATGATATAGATGTGAAGGTTGTTCGTGTGCCAGATGATCCTGGTGCTCTTACGAAAGAAGAATTTCAAGAGTGTTTGATGAACGCAACGCCGCTTACGTGGGAGTCAAATCTCAAGAGCAGGCTCAAAAAGATGGCGTCATTACGTTTGACACTTTGAATTGTAAATGGTTGAATTTACTTGGTAGTATGGAGTCCGATGGTACGTGTAGCTCACCTTGCTGATGTTCATTTTAGGGGTTTGTCACGGCACTCAGAATACAGAGAAGTATTTGATGCCTTCGCAGAAGATGCTAAGCAGGCGAAGGTAGATGCTATATTAGTAGCAGGCGATATTTTTCACACGAAAACAACGGGTATAAGCCCTGAGTACATTCAAGAGATTTCTCGTTGGATGACACTGTTATCTACAATTGCACCAACGCATATTACGCTTGGTAATCACGACGGCAACTTGGTCAATATGTCACGTCAAGATGCCGTGACGCCCATCTATGACATCGTTCAAGCAAACGTACCTGCGGGTCGTCTGTTTTTGCACAAGTTTAGTGGCGTGTATGATTTCTTGCCTGGCATAAAACTGTGCGTATTGAGTATCTTTGATGAAGACAACTGGAAGGTAGTGAATCCGGTTGACGGACACATCAACATTGCAACTTATCATGGTCCTGTCAAAGGTGCTCAGACTGAATCAGATTGGACCATTGACGATGGGTTGTTGGTGGATTCGTTCTCTAGATACGATTTCGCAATGCTGGGTGATATTCACAAGACACAATTCCTTGGATATCGAAAAACTAAGAACGGTGAAAAGCCATGGATAGCGTACCCCGGGTCAACGCTTCAGCAGACATACAAGGAATCGCTAGACCACGGTTATTTGCTATGGAACATTGAATCACGTGATGATTTTAATGTTGAGTTTCGCATTCTTCCCAATCCACGTCCATTTGTAACGCTGAATTGGCATGATGACGTTGAAGCAACTGCCAATGATGCGTTTAAGTACGAAAAGGGATCTAGATTTCGTATCAAAAGCGATGTGCATCTTACGCAAAAAGACATTCAGGGATTGTCATCAATCCTCAAGAATGATCGTAACGCATCTGAGGTTACTTTCAAAATTGACGTGGCTGAGAAGATAAGTGCGCAGGCTCAATATGGTTCTCTTGACTTAGCACACGAAGATATTAGAAATCCTGAGGCTATTGTGAAACTTATTATGAAGTTTCACGAAAACACAAAGCTTGATGACGATGAGTCAAAGCAAATCAAAGACTTAGTACGAACATACCTCCAGCAAGCTACCTTAGGAGATGAAGTATCTCGAGGTTCAAAGTGGTCTCTGCGTCAGCTTAAGTTTGATAACACGTTCACATATGGGCCAAATAACGTAATCAATTTTGACAAGTTGTCTGGTGTGACTGGAATTTTTGGGCCAAATCGTGTTGGTAAATCTTCAATACCTGGAACTCTTGCATATGTGCTGTACAATGATACAGACCGTGGTTCGATAAAGAATCAATACGTGTGTAACATTCGCAAGCCCTTTTGTTATGGAAGGGCGTTGATTGCGGTAAATGGCGTTGATTATGTGATTGAACGACAAACAACAAAGTTTGAGTCAAAGAGCGGCGTTGAACATGCTATCACTTCATTGAATGCTTGGCGAGTTCTACCAAATGGTGAGCTTGAAGATCTTGCTGGTGAAGCCCGCAATGATACTGAAAAGGTGATTCGTAGGTTACTTGGTACGTCTGATGATTTTTTGATTACCGCGTTGTCGTCACAGGGTGATGCTGATTCATACGTCAAGTATGGGTCAACAAGACGCTGGCAAGTACTTGCAAGATTTCTTGACATTGATGTCTTTGCCAAGATGGCAGATCTTGTGAAAGAAGACATCAAGGTTGCAAAGGCACAACTACGTAACTACCCAGAAAAGAATTGGTCTGAGCTTGCCGTTGCGCTAAAGGCCGATTTTAAAAGCTGTGATCACGATCTAGCACAAAAGGTAGCAGATTTGCTCGTTGTGCAGAATCAACTTGCGTTGTTGCGAGCGCAACTGGCAAAATACGATGACATCACGCCAGTTACTGAAGATGAACTTTCTTCTGCTAAGACAAAGAAAGTAACTCTCACAAGTAGATTAGGAAAGCTACAACGGCAAATTGACACGTGCAACGCATCAATTAAAACTATCAATGATGATAGTGATAAACTACGAGATGAATTGCAAACATATGATGTTGAAACTCTCAACACAAGATTGGTATTATTGAAGTCGCTACGTGAACAACTTGCAACGTTGCGTCACAATAGTGAAAAGCAACAAACGGCATCATCTACTGCAAAGAAATCTGTGAAGTTGCTTGATACTGTTCCTTGTGGAGACACGTTTCCAACGTGCAGATTCATCAAAGATGCTCACGAAAATCGTAAAAATTTAGCTACGCTTGAAGCTACGACAAAGGCTGCGCTCGATGCAGTCTCAGAAGCTGAAGACACATTACAGACTCTAATAGCTGAAAGGGTTGAAGACGCGTTGTCTAACATTCAACGAATTCAGGAACAAATTAAGACATTCGATATTGATCTCTTGAAAAAAGAGAATGAAATCGTTCGCCTGCAAGCTGAGTTTGATGCAACCACGATCGCCCTACGTGATGCTACGGCTGCTCTTGGCAAGCTTGAAGAGTCTGTACACAATGATCAGAACACGGCAATCATCGACCTACAACAACAAATAGATGCTCTCGATGCTGAGGCTCATGCAATTGATAAAGAAAAACTTGCGCTTGCTTCTCGAAAGGGACGCATCGAATCAGACGTATTGAAGTTAGCAGATGAAAGACGTCAACGCGAAAAGATTCTAAAGAGCATGAAGGTACATGAGTTGTTGTTCTTGGCGTTTTCAAAGAAGGGCATTCCAAGAATGATCATCAGCACGCAGTTGCCTGCGATCAATGCAGAGATTTCAAAAATCTTGTCTGGCATCGTGAATTACACTGTTGAATTTGAAAATGATGAAGATTCTGACAAGCTTGATCTATACCTCAACTACGGAGATTCTCGTCGTATCATTGAGCTTGGTTCTGGCATGGAGAAGATGATGGCGTCAATAGCCATTCGTGTCGCAATGACAAATGTATCTTCTTTACCGCGACCAGATATTTTCATCATTGATGAAGGATTTGGTAATCTTGATGAGAGTAATCTTGAATCATGCACTCGCTTGTTGCGGTCACTCACCCAATACTTCAGGAATGTGCTTGTCATTAGCCATGTTGATGCTATCAAGGATGCAATTGATAACATGATCGAGATTACAAGGGACGAACGTGAGTCTCGAGTGGTGTATGATTGATTAGTGAAAATAAGCAATGACAGAATCGTTGTAGAACACGATAGTCACCTAACGATCTATCCAGATGAGATGGGTGAATTGATTCCCGCCGCGTGTCCTGTGTGTGATCATTTGCTACGTACGTCTGATGATGAAATGATGTACGTAAAATTTGGTTGCTGTGATGCGTGTGCAGCGGAATGGGCCTGGCGTGACACGAAATCGTGGAATGATGGAATTCGTCCTACAAAAGACGATATTGAAAAGCGATGCGCCTGTAGACCAAAGTTGTTTTTAAGCGTGGCGTGATATCGGTGTATAGTTATTGCAGGAGTCACAGCACATGCCGACAAGCAAAGAGATCGATATCAATGCACTGGGTCAGGCCATTGATACAACGTGGGGTCGTTCGTCTACGCCCCTCACTGCTACAACGTCTGTCAAAATGCAATTGATGGGTGCTGGCCTGTTAAAGGTAGTATTCAATAACGTAGTCACATTCAGGTCACAAGAAAGTTTTTCTCGTGTCAAGGCGTCGTGTGCCGATGAGGCAACTCGCATCATCAATGAAACGATGAAGAATGTCAAGGCTTCGTACAAAGATCTCGCGCACCCTGATTGCAAGGCAACAATAACCTTGAAAGAAACGTCTTCAAACGACAGCGTTGAGATGCTTTCAATGAATGTGTATAACCCAAAGCGCACTGCGAAGTATTGTCGGACGGCTGTGTTTGAATTTGCATGAGCACACCGATAAGTCAAAAACAACAAGTCGCAGAAATCGTAAAATGTGGTAAAGATCCGGCATATTTCATTCGAAAGTATGTCAAGATCCAGCATCCTCTAAAGGGATTGATCCCATTTGAGATGTACCCATACCAGGATACGTGCCTCGAAGATTTTGAGAAGCATCGTTTCAATATTGTTCTTAAGTCAAGGCAGCTTGGCTTGTCAACGTTAGGCGCAGCGTATGCTTTGTGGCTAGCGATATTCTATCGTGAAAAGAACATTCTTGTTATTGCAACGAAGCTTTCTACCGCAATCAACTTCATCAAGAAGGTGAAAGTTGCTCTGGCGGCACTGCCTGCTTGGCTGAAGATTCCCAAGGAGATTGGCATTGCAAAGTCGGAAGTATCATTTGATAATGGCTCGCAGATCAAGGCAGTGCCCACTGCGGAAGACGCTGGACGTTCAGAGGCTTTGTCGTTATTGATTGTCGATGAGGCTGCATTCATTAGAGATTTCGGGGAGATCTGGACAGGTCTTTTCCCAACTCTCAGTACTGGCGGACGTGCGTTGATCATTTCAACGCCAAATGGCGTAGCAGGTGTCGGGGCACAATACTACCGGATGTGGACTGAGGGTGAGGCGGGACAAAACGATTTCAATACAGTGCGTCTTGAGTGGACAATTCATCCAGAGCACGACAAGAAATGGTACGACGATCAGTGTCGTCAGTTAGGTGATCCAAAGCGCATTGCGCAGGAGTTGCTATGTGACTTCTTATCGTCAGGAGACACGTACCTTCAACCAGAAGATTTGTCATGGGTACGAAGCCAAATCAAGGATCCCATTTCAAGGGAGGGCCCGTCTCATAATGTGTGGATCTGGCACCGCCCAAACCCAGCACACAAGTACATCATATCAGCAGACGTAGCTCGTGGCGATGGAGCTGACTATTCAACGTTTCACATCTATGATTTTGAAGGATGTGAGATGGTCGCAGAATTTATGGGTAAGTTGCCGCCAGATCGTTTCGCAGAATTGCTTGAAACGTGGGGACACACGTATAATGATGCATTGATAGCGCCAGAGGTAAACACATATGGGTACATGACATGTGTTAAGCTTCGTGATGATGGATATCCCAAGTTATTCTACAAAAAGAACAAGGGTGATCCGTTCAACTATCTTCCAAAACAGGACGAGCTTCCAGGTTTCGATAATCAACAAAAGTCACGTACTCAAGTACTATCAAAGCTTGAGGAGATGATTCGTAACAAACAACTGTGGATTCATTCTCGACGCCTGTATGAGCAGCTCAATACGTTTGTTTGGAATAACGGCAAGGCAATGGCGTCATCAGATAGCCACGATGATCTTGTTATCTCCGCTGCTATTGGCGCGTGGTTGTGTGGTGACGGCGGCAAAGTAAGCGAAACAGAACTACAAATGATGTACGCAATGTTGAATGCGTCGAAGGTTGAATCCTCAGGCAGAGGATCAAAGTTGGAGGACATTGATCGCATCAAACCGCTTACGAGCGCAAACATGTCTGCGTACAACTCTGCAAACATTGGAAAGCCACGAGATCCAACGGCTGTGCAGAGAAATTCATCTCGTAAGATGGGAAATGAACTTTCTGACTTCACGTGGCTTCTTAGGTGATACTATACTTATAACGTTAGCGAGGCCCAACAAATGAAGACTCAGATCAGCCGAAAGCGGATAAATCAGATCGTCAGCGAAGAACTTGCAAAATTTCTTGTTGAGGAAGATGAAAAGAAGGGCAAAGAAACACCACCTCACGCCATCTCCAAGGCTGCTAGTGAATTCAAGGCCGCCGTTAGCAAGTCTCTCAAGCAGGCTGTGAAAGAATCTCTTGAGGGCTTCAAGGCTTCCGTGAAGAAGTTTGATGAGTCTGGCATTCCAAAAATGCCCGATGAACTCACTGAAAAGCTCGCTGGTATTTCTGACGGTATGAATCAAATGAGCGAATTGCTCGATCAGCTTGATCCCGTCATCTCAGAAATTGAAGAGATACTCGATCACATGATCAATAACCCAGGCGAATATATCGTAAAGCCTGAAGAGAAGTCGTTTGCTCAAGAATACCCAGCTGCAGTTGACGTCAAGTCGCCTGCTGATGGTCCTATGATCTCTGGCTGAAATATACGTTCGATTGATCCTTGGTAGGATCTAGACAGCTGACCTTACCAATGGGCCAGCGAGGTAAAGATGACAAAAAAGAAAGAAGACGCATCGCTGTTTCAACGTTTGACTCGCCTGTTTCGTTCAGGTGGCAAACTACGTCGTAAGGTAAAGACGTCTGATACGTTGCAAGCGGTGCCAGATAAGACAAAGTCGTCTGGCGTTCTTCTTTTTCAAAAGTCGATGTCTCCGACGTATGCGACTGTAACAAGCAACGCATACAATCTTTCTGAACGCCTGATGCGATATCAGGATTTTCAAGAGATGGAATACACCGCTGAATTAGCATCAGCGCTTGACATATACGCTGATGAGTCTGTTCCACAAGATGACAAGGGACGCGTTCTTCACATCCATTCAGAGAACGAGAAAATCAAAGAGATTCTTGAGGACTTGTTCTACAATGTGTTGAACATCAGTTTTAACGGGCGTCCATGGGTAAGAAATCTTTGTAAGTACGGATGCTTCTTTTTGTATCTTGACGTATCGCCAGAATATGGCGTGATGAATGCTTTCCCAATCCCGGTGAACGAGATTGAGCGTGAGGAAAATTACGATAGAGAAGATCCGTTCGCTGTAAGATTTCGTTGGGTGACGCTTGGCAACAAGACGTTAGAGAATTGGGAAGTTGCTCACTTTAGGCTTTTGGGCAATGACATGTTCTTGCCTTACGGCTCTTCTGTTTTGGAACCAGCTCGACGCATTTGGCGACAGCTAATTCTTGCTGAGGACGCGATGCTTGTGTATCGTGTCGTAAGAGCTCCAGAACGTCGAGTATTCTACATTGACGTTGGTAATATCCCGGCAGACGAAGTTGATGCTTACATGGAGAAGCAGAAAACACAGCTTCGTTCCAGCAGCGTTGTTGAGAACACCACCGGAAAACAAGATCTGCGGTACAACCCCATGCCGGTGCATAAAGATACACCCGTACCATTATTGGATGGTCGTACGGTGACGATAGAAAACTTAGCGCAAGAAATATCAGAGAACCCAAATAATGATGTGTGGGTTTATTCTGTGAATGACAGTGATCATAGAATTGTTCCCGGTAGAGTTATATGGTGTGGTAAGAACTACTCCGCAGAAAAACTCATAAAAGTATGGTTAGATAACGACAGTTATGTCACGACTGCGCCTGAGCATCCATTTGTAATGCGTGACGGGTCAAATAAGAGAGCAGACGAACTTGTCGTGAATGACAGTTTAATGCCATTCTATCGTATAGAAACTAATAACGGGTATGAAGAAATTTATGACCCTCGTAGCAATGCATACGTCAAAACTCATAAAGTTGTTGCTAGTAATGTTTTAGTTGAGGAGTGGAATAACACAGAACATAAGGTTGTTCATCACAAACATCCTGAGATCATTGGGAATAAGAGAAATAATCATCCAGATAATTTGCAAGTGATGTCATTTTGGGATCATCGAAGGTGGCATATTGATAGATTACCATTGACATTACACAGACCTGATGTTTTACAAAAGACGCGTGAACGTTTGACGGCATGGAATAAGAGCTCGATAAAGAAACAACGTGTTTCTGAACTGAATAAGGAACGTAATTCTGTTGTAGCTATGGCAGGCTATAATGGAAGTGAGCTTCATAAATCACATAATGAAAATCGTCGTCAAGGCCAGAAGCGATCATGGGCAACAAATAAACAACAACGTTCACAAACTATGAAATGGATCATACCCGATGAATTTTTTGTCATCGGCGCACAGAAATTGCGTGAAGATCCTACGCTTAATAGACAAAGATTTCATGCTACAATGATGGCTGATTCTAATGTGATACGTTTGCTTAGAAGGGCGCAAATTACTAAGCGTGACGTCAATAAGATGTCAGAGGCAGCGTGGATTCGTCAATTACAAGAAAACACCGGCGCAACGTTTGGCACATTTAAGAGAACGACATTGGGCGATGCGTATGTTGCTCGCAAAAATCATAAAGTTTCACGAGTTGAGCATCTTGATGTGCAAGGTGAAGACGTCTATTGCATGACAGTTGTTGGACCAAACGGAGAAAATGACAGACACAACTTTGCAGTTTGTGGTTTGACGCCTTCAACTGATGGATCAACAAATGTAACGCAAGTAGATGGAATTATTCTTAAAAACTCAATTGAAGAGGACTACTTCATAGCTGTTCGTGGCGGTGATACTGGCACAAAGATTGATACTCTCGCCGGCGGGCAAAATGCTGCCGCCGTTGAAGACGTCGAGTACATTCAGAAGAAGATGATTGCTGCTATCAAGATTCCACGTGCGTATCTTGGATATGATGACATGCTTTCGTCAAAGGCAACGCTGGCGCAAGAGGACATTCGTTTTGCGCGTACCATCAATTCAATTCAAAAGACCGTTGTTGCTGAGTTCAATAAGATCGCAATCATTCACCTATTTTCACATGGATATGATGGCGAAGATTTGATGAACTTTACGCTAAGGCTGACCAACCCTTCGTCAATCGCAGAACAACAGAAGCTTGAGCTTTGGCGCGCAAGATTCGATATTGCTGGCACGGCGCCAGATGGTATGCTATCAAAGCGCTGGATTGGAAAGACAATTCTCAACCTCACGGATTCTGAAATTCGTGAGATTCGCGAGGACATAGTCGCTGAAGGAGGAGAAGCTGAAGCCGGTGGCGGCGGAGGTGGAGGAGGCGGCGGTGGAGGGGGTCTGTTTGGTGGTGGAGGTGACCTTGGTGGTGGCGAAGGCGAAGCCGGTGGTGAAGAAGCCGCAGGCGGTGAAGAAGCAGCGCCAGAAGAAACAGAAGAGACTGAGGGCGATGTTCTCAAATCATCTGAAGATCACTCAGGTACGCCTATAAAGGTGACTGCTCGCGTAAAGTTACCGTCCGATAACGGATACGCAGGTACTGGAACGTATCAAAATTCTTCTGATATTTCCTCATCGAGATCTCAGCCCACAGACGCAAAGAGCAAGCGTCATTCCAATTACGTCAATCGTGAAAAGAAAGGCCCAGAAGGTGGGTATCGAGATTTTGAAGGTGTTATATCTGCCCAACAAAAGGTGGGAGATCATACAGATATGAACTCTTTCAAAACATTGTTTGGCACGAAGGTATCTCGTCGTTATGGCGAATCAGTTGAACAGCCAGAGCGTACTATGTTGGCGATGGCACCTGATATGATTTCCTTATTTGAAAAGATGTCTCATGTCGGATTCGGTCGCAAGAAGGCGACGTTACGTCAAGGTGTCAATAGTGACATCATCAGAGACAGCGTTGATATCCAAGATGAGATTGACGCAGGCGCAGGAGTCTTGTTAGAGGACCTAGATATTGTTGAGAACGAGGACTAAGAAATGAGCACACGACATCGTAAGAAGCGCAATGCTGGACTCATGTATGAGTTTTTGGTTCGCACAATTTCTCGTGCGTTGTTGGACGACGACAAGCGTCGTCAGGCCATTTCTCTTCGCATACTAAAACGTCATTTCAAGCCAGGATCTGAGCTATTCAGGGAGTTTCGTATTGCGAACGCCTTGTATAAGTCTACTGTATCATCACCTGCCGTAGCTGCATCAATTATGCAAGAGGCAAAGGTTGCCGTGAAGGCTCTTGATGGTGCTCGCCTGGAACGAGAAAAATCAATTCTCATACGTGAGGTAAACCACAACCTGCAAGATCCTACATTCTACGATCAATCGATCAAGGACTATAAGGTGCTTGCTACGATTCAAACTCTGTTTGATGAATGGCGTGAACCTACTGACATCGCCCTCCTTGCCGAGTACGAAGATAAGGTGAATCAGTGGCTTGTTACAAATAAGCAGATTGCCGAGTCGATTGATACAGACGCTGATCCTGGTACGGTGCGTCTTGTTTCACGAATAATGACACAGCGACTCAACGAAAAGTATTCTGATGCGTTGAATGAAGATCAGAAGGCTCTTGTGAGGGCGTACGCATTGAGTGAAGCTGTTGGTAGTTCTGATACGATTAGACAACACCTTGAATCTGTCAGAACAAGATTACTACAGCAGATTAGAGAGCACGAAAGTGCCGCAGGGGGCGACAGGGAAAAGATAAATGAAGTGAAGCAAATGTTGCTGGATGAAAACATCACAACAATTGATGATGATACCGTAACACGTTTTATGCTTTACTCGAAGTTGTGTGCTGATCTTGCGCTCTCAGAGGTGCAGAATGCAAAAGTCTAATAGACAACGGCTTCTAAGATCCTGGCCAACAAACTTCAACTTTTCTGTTGACAAGTTGAATGAATCATCTGGATTTGGCGTTGTTTCCGCTGATCAAGAACGCACCATTCTACGTGGTATCATACAAAAAGCAGATACTCTCAACCAAAATGGAAGAATCTATCCACGTGCAATCTTGATGCGTGAGGTACAAAACTATCAGAAGTACATTGCTGAACGTAGGTCAACTGGTGAATTAGATCATCCAGATTCATCTGTTGTCAGCCTGAAAAATGCATCGCACCTTATCACTAAGGCGTGGATGGAAGGTGACGTTGTCTATGGAGAGTTGATGGTACTGTCAACCCCGTCAGGACAGATTCTGATGAATCTTCTAGCAGATGGCGTGAAGCTTGGTATTTCATCACGCGGTGTGGGTACAACGAAACGTGATGGTGATTATCACGTTGTGCAGGATGATTTTCAAATCATCTGCTGGGATATGGTGAGCGAACCCTCAACGCCAGATGCGTTCATGTTGCCCACTAATTCTGCATATATGCCAGAAGGAAGAGAACTTGTTGGCATGCCGTCGATCTCCGAAAATATCGATTCGCATCAACCACGAATTTCTTTGCATTCTACTTTGGATGATATCCTATCATTTCGAAAGTGATGACGGTCATGTCTTATGAGCGGTCACTTTGATGATGGAATTCTGGATGCAGTTTGTGCGCTTATCACAGACGTAGCGTCGGCAAAAGTAACCGCTGCTCACATGATTGACGTGATGCGGCACACAAATTGTATTGGGCTGTCTGCGCCACAAATAGGCGTAACATCACGTATGATATTGTTGAACGGTCATGTTCTTGACATGACACGTCAAGAGATCATTATGCTCAATCCAAACATCATAGTCAAAGCTGATGAATGGCGATCAATGTCTGAGACGTGTACATCATTCCCAGGATTCAGCGCAACAATTCCTCGAGCAAAGAGTGTCTTTGTTGAGTACATTGATTTGAGTGGAACAGTGCGCCGTGAAGAATTTCAAGACATTGCCGCTCGCGTTGTTCAACATGAAATTGATCACCTTGACGGAATCACGATACTGGATCGAGCACCGAGACCCATCAGGAAGAAATATATTTCATCTAAGAGGAGTCGCCAATGAAGGTAACTAAAGAATGGTTGAAGGGTCTTATCAAGGAATGCCTCGTAGAGATCTTACGAGATGGGCTTAATGAATCAGCTGCGCCATTAGCTGAAGCTGCACGTCGTCCTGTGCAGCAGCAACGACAACTTCCAAAACAAAATGTTCAGCAACGACCACCACAACAACGAATGAATCAAACATTGGCGATGGCAGTAAAACAATCAGCGGGTGGAAATCCAGTGATGGAGTCAATCCTTGCCGATACGGCTGCAACAACCTTACAGCAACAAATTCAAGCAGACGGTATGTCACGACCTAATGTTCCACCAGCGGCTTATGCAGGCGATGAACCTGATATCGCCGCGTTGCAAGAAGCGGCAAATAAAGACGGTGATAGTCCATGGGCAGCGTTGGCATTTGATACACCAAAGCCTGACGCAACATCATTGTTGGCTATGGGATTTAAACCGTAACGCTGTTGTCAAACGCAATTCTAAGCATTCTTTGTGAGTGTGCCTATTTACTTCTAGCACTTTTGCTGAGAGGTATCCATGCAATTGAACGACAACATGTTACGTAAGCTAATCCTTCAAGAGGCCGCGAAGTTTGGCAAGATGAAGCCAGCTGATTCCGTGAAGGCCAAGGAAACTGGTCCTGATGAGCTTGCTGATTCTCTTGAGAAGCACGAAGATTTCACCGTAAAGGAGCACCTCCAACAGGCACGTGACCTGCGACTCGAGGAAGCTCGCTTGACTCGTCGACTGGAGTCTGTCCGTCGTCGCCGCAAGAGCATCATTGAGTCGTTGCTGAAGCGCGTATAAGGAGCTGAACAATGGCACTCGGAGACGGAATTCACACGACATATTACGATGGCGTTTCTTGGTCAGTTGCTGACAGAGAAAAAGTCAACAAGGATATGTTTGAAAAATTGTTCAAGACAAGTCCTTTTGTTAACAAAGGATACGATAAAAGTGTTGTCTTGGATACTGCTCGTAAGTACATGTTTGGACATAAATCAGGTTACGTCCAGGGTGTGCCGGCTTCTGGCGGCGTAAATGCCATGTTTCCGAATGGTGTCAACATGGCGTTCCAGGGCGTTGGAGACATTGCAAAGGATGTTGTGCACAAAGTTGCAGGTGATCCTGCTAATGCATACGTACCTGATGTAAGATCACCCGGCGCTAATGAAGACGGAAGCGTTAACATAACACCTCAGGATAGTGATCCGAAGATTGAGTTCAAGGATATCAAGCCAAATTACCAGGTTGGTACAGATGGTACTCGCGATCCAGCAAATACTGGTAAGTCAATTCATGACGCAATTATTGGCGCTACGCAGGAGCAACAAGTGACTTTGAAGTTGGGCGCCGCATTTGCAGGTGAGTGGAAATCATAATCAGGAGTGAAATAGATGTCAAAGGAACTCTACAAAGAAGCACTCGCAGACGCAAAGCGTCTTCGTGATATTGCAACCAAGGATGCAGAGAATGCTTTGCTCGAGGCGCTCGCTCCAAGAATCAAGTCATTGATCGATGAACAGATTCTTAACGAGGCTGAGCAGCTTCCTCCTGTCATTAGCAAGCGCCAGACTGTACCGCCAGGTGCGTCTGTTGTTGCTGATGAAACATGTGATGATGAATGCGTAGCGGCAGAAGAAGAAATTGCTGCCACTGAGGAATGTGAACCAGTGGCACAAGAAATTGATGTCATGGTCGCTGCACCTGAGGTTGCTGCCTTGGGGAATCCTAAATTGGGCGCTGCACTACAAACATGCTCAAAGAATATTGAACAGCTAACGTCCTTGGCGAAGGCTGGTTTCAAGACCACACGCATATTCGAAAGTAAAATCGCAAAAACGATTGCATGTGTGGAGAATACATATGACTACGTGCAAGAGGTTGTTTCTGATCTTGCACTCAAGTCAAAGCTTGAAGAAGCGCTGGAAGGCCAGTACGAAAATCTGAAACAACTTCGAGAGGACGCAATGAAGAACCGCAAACAACTGACTGAAGCTGATGACCTTGACCTCGGCGGTGATGCCGGTGGTGATGACCTCGATCTCGGTGGAGAAGAGGATGTTTCCGGCGGCGACGAGGGCGGTGAGGGCAAGAAGGTTGAACTCACGGTTAGTTTCGACGCTCCTGGTGATTTTGATACCGATATGCTGAAGGACCTTCAGGTCACTGTCGGCGACGGCGAAGAGGAAGATGAGGGCGCTGAGGGTGAGCCCGATGGTGATGAAGGTGGCGACCTTGATCTTGGTGGAGACACTGAGGCTGAGGCTCCTACACTTGAGTCGCTTAGTCATCTGTCTGATGACACGATCATTGAGCTCGATGAGAACATGCTTCGCCGCGAATTGCGCCGTATGCGTGCCATCAACGAGGAAGGCTTCCCGGTTCCGTCTGTTGACGGCAACGGCGTAGACGATGCAGCGATGGACGATTTCGGTGGTGGCGATGACGAGGGCGAGCCCCTTGACGTCGACGTTGAAACTGCTGAAAATCAGAAGGAAGGACGCACTCGTTCTCGTACGGCATCTCGTAGGGCAACCAACGAGTCACGCATCTTCGAAGAAGCAGATGCTGATATGGAGACAGAGGAAGATCCCGAGAAGAAGACTGAGGAAGTCGCCGAGGGTCTGAAGCGTCGTCTTGCATATGAGCAGCGCATTCAGGCAGCAGCACAGTCTAAGGGTGCTCAGCTGAAGCGTGAAGGAATCAAGGCTCGCAAGGCAAATGATTCTAAGCGTTATGAGACACTGCGTAAGGCATACGTTGCCGAGTCTCGCCGATTCTCTGAGTCGGTTCGTAGAACAGAACAGATTAAGGCACGCCTCACTGAGGCTGCTCGTAGCAATCGCTCAAATAGCGGTAGCGCAAAGGCGGATGTCCTCCGCAGAAAGTTGGAAGAGTCAAATCTCGACAACGTGAAGCTGCAGCTTGCAAACAAGCTGTTGCAGATGTCAAACATTCCGAATGACAAGAAGCTCAAGATCGTTGAGCAGCTCGATACTGTTAGGTCAGCTCGCGAAGCCAATCTGGTTTTCGAGAGTGCAACCAAGCTCATTGACGCAGCTCCCGCTCCTCGCCGAGTCGGCGCAGGATCATCTTCTCGCCCCACCACTTCGGGTGGAGCGTCAACGCTGATGACTGAGGGCTTCGAGGTCAACCGCTGGTCACGATTGGCGGGTCTCAAGTAATCGCTCTTTCCAACACTCACACAAACGGAGAAACAATGTCTAGATACTTTACACTCAATCAGCTCGCTGAGGGCATCAAGCAGAAGCACGTCGGTGCAGAGCGTGCTCGTCTCATCGAGAAATGGGCCCGTACGGGTCTTCTGCGTGGCCTTGATGGCCGCAAGCGCGAAAACATGGCGCAGCTCCTGGAAAACCAGGCTGGTCAGGTGCTCCTCGAGAGCAACGCCCTGTCGACAGGCGGCGGTGGTCTGACTTCCTCGGGACAGATCCAGGGTTTCAGCAACATCGCATTCCCGATCGTTCGTCGTGTATTCGGTGGCCTTGTTGCCAACGAGCTCGTGTCGATCCAGCCGATGTCCTTGCCTTCTGGTCTGATCTTCTATATCGACTACACCTACGGCAGCAATGTCGGTGGTACAGCCGGTATCGGTCTGTCCAATACGGCGACGGCAGACACATATGCCCGTGGCCAGTCACTCTACAACAACCCCGCAGGTAAGGGAATCCAGTCTGGATCTCTTGCAACGGGTGGTCAGTATGACCTTGTTGGCACTGGATACACCAAGCTTCACACTGGATCAACTTTGATCTCCGTGAATGCAAACGCAATCGGTGCATGGTCCGGAGCATCCGACACCTTCGTGTCTGGTACGACCGTGGCGGCTCTCACTGACTTCTCTGGCTCGAATGCTCGCTTCGCTAACTACGATCCGCAACTTCAGACTGACCTGTCTCTGAACACGCTCGATTACTGCTTCGCCCACTTCGCAGTTGCTGACATCGTGTCTGCTCTGCCGACAGCGAACGTTGCTGATGTTGATCAGTTCGCAGTGACCGGTTTCACAACGGCTGGAAGCTCCCAGGCATGGGGACAGGCATATCAGGCAGGAACTGGTGTGTTGAACCTCCGTCGCCTCAACAAGCGCGGCGATTTCTCTGGCGGCGTGTTCACTCCGAATCCGCTGAACGGAACTCACATCCAGACGGTTGTTCGTCTGTCTGCTGCTGGCGGTAAGCCAGGTCCAGCAACCACTGGTACCGAGACAACTACCTGCTCCATCACGGTGGCGGATGTTGTGAAGGCTGGTGACTCTGTTGGAGCAACCCTGACGATTCCGTCGTTTGAGTCTGACTTCGGTTCGACTCCTTCGCCGGCAATCCCGGACATCGACATCAAGATCGAGACCATCTCGATCACCGCAACCACACGCAAGCTGCGTGCTCGTTGGACTCCCGAGCTTGCTCAGGACCTCAACGCGTACCACAGCACTGACGCTGAGGTTGAGCTCACCAGCATTCTCTCCGAGCAGATCGCTCTTGAAATCGACCGCGAGATCTTGAACGAGCTTCTCCTTGAGGCAAACGGTGCGAACTACTACTGGAGCCGTGCTCCTGGCCGCTTCGTGGACAAGACCACTGGCGCTCCGATCCAGCTCGCCAACGCGCTGTCAATCGGTCCGGCCTTCACCGGTACTGTTCAGGATTGGTACCAGACACTTGTCGAGACCGTCATCGACGTTGCGAACACCATTCATAGGAAGACCCTCCGTGGAGCGGCAAACTTCTGCGTGACTGGCCCCGACGTTGCCACGATCTTCGAGGCATCGATCCTCTACAAGCCGAAGTACACCATCGATGGTGAGGGGCAGATCGCTTCCCCGTTCACTGTCGGAGCCGAGGCTGTTGGAACGCTGTCGAATCGTTTCACTGTCTACAAGGATCCTTACTTCCCTCGCAACCGCATCCTAGTCGGTTTCAAGGGTGGAAGCTACCTGGAGACAGGATTCGTGTACGCTCCTTACGTCCCGCTGATTGTCACCCCGACGATCTACGCGCCAGAGGACTTTACGCCTCGCAAGGGTGTGATGACTCGCTATGGCAAGAAGATGGTCAGAAGCGATTTTTACGGCACCGTGACCATATTGGACATGAACATCGTCTAATAGAAACAACCACTTAGGTGGTCAAAGGGCTCGGGCAACCGAGCCCTTGTCGTTTAATGTACTAGACACAACGTACCATGTATAATTGAGACATGATCAAGTGTAAAGAGTGTGGATATGAATGCTCGGCACAAAATGCGTTAGGCTATCACTTACGTTCTCATGGAATGTCTTACGATGATTACGTTGTGAAACATGATCACAATGGTGTTTGGCCAATATGCTCATGTGGCAAACGATTGCAACGTAAAAAGGGAGGGTTTAGCAAACATTGCGGCAAATCATGTGCGTCAAAAGGCGCTAACAACGGAATGTTTGGTAAGAAGGGCGACGATTCTCCGAACTTTGGGTTGATTCGTTCAGAGCAACAACGTAAGAATTATTCGAAAGGCGCAAAGAAACGTTGGGAATTACACGGCGATAACCTTCGATCTATGATGAAGACACCAGAATATCGACAATCCCAAAGAGATGCAAACATAATATCGTATGCAACAACAGATCGTGCTGAGAAAACATCTCAATCTGTTAGAAAATTTTGGCAATCTGATTCTGAGATCACTAAACAACGTCGTAAAGAAGCGTCTAACAGAGCGATTCAATTGCTAGAGATTGGAAAGATTGGTCCACAAGCTCCGTTCAAGGCAGAGTGGATATTAAATCCTTTCACAAATCAACAAGAATACATGCATTCGTCTTGGGAAACTTTGTTCTTAAATGAATGCATAAAATCAAACTTTCCAGTTACAAAGGCGCATTTAATTCGTATTGCATATCTTTTGCCAGATGGTAGCGAACATATTTACGTACCTGATTTTGTTTCAATCGATGGTTCGAATTTGTTGATTGAAATCAAGGGTCGACGTACAGAAGTTGATGATATCAAATTCAAAGCTTGCAAAGCATGGTGTGTTCAAAATGGATATGAAGTTGTAATGATTGGTGATGCACGATAATTCGTGTGTTAGATATTGGGTAACCATGGACGAGCTAACACAGTTTATCAGAGAGACGGTGGATGACCACCTGCGGTCTCGTGGTATGGACTCTGCCAAAACGTATGTTGTGGTGGACGAAGCATCAAATGTTGCGACGTTTCTGCTGTTCAATTTGACGGGTCAACTCGTTGGGTATCAACAGTATCGTCCTGACGCAGATAAAAAGGTTGGCAATGATCCATCACTTGCTCGATACTTCACATACGTCGGGTCAGAAGGCAAGGGCAAGAAGCTTGCTGTGTGGGGGTTAGAAACAGTTGAATGGACTGATGATTACCTGTTTGTTGTTGAAGGCATTTTTGATGCCGTAAAGGTGCATAACGCAGGTCACCCTTGCATTGCTGTATTGTGTAATGACCCTCGACCGATGAAAGCATGGTTCAAGGCAATGGGCAAACACGTGATCGCCGTGTTAGATCGTGACGCAGCTGGTAATAAGCTGCGAAATATTGCAAACGCTAATGTTGTCGTACCTGAACCATACAAGGATTTGGGTGATATGCCACAGGAAGAGGCAACTCGTTTCATTGACCATGCATTGACGAATACTTAGAAAGCATGGGTTTGTTGTCTGAAGGGCTTATGGAGCCAGAGGCGATTATCGAAGCGTATATCAAGCAACATGCTTCTGAACTTGCGACATTGCAAGGATGGTTGAGCATTGGAACATTTCTACGAAGAGTAGCATCCGAATATTTTACGCCCAAGAAACCAGCTGAGCCACGAGTGAATAGACCATTAAACGCACGTCAGCAACAGGCGTCAAGAAGCATTTATGAAGTATCAGCCGAGGAACAAAGAATCGCTGAAAGAATTGTCAAGAACAGCGCAAAGATCGCCACTCACTTGTGGGGCATTGTACAAATAGCCTCAAAGAAACAAGCAACCGAGATAGACGGCGCAATATCAAATGCGTTAAATACGATGTGGCCAATAATCATAGGGCGACAAAATTCATCATTAGATAAGGTAAAATCTTACTTGCAATTGTTATTGTCTGAGGCAGACAATGGTGACAAGGGCGATGATAAGAAGACAACTTCTGGTCCATCAAAAGATCGTGACACTGGCGAAATTCTATATCACCTTGACATGGCAACTCGTCACCTTGATGTGTTGGTGGATTATACGCTTGTGATGGGTCATGAAGAAGAGATCGTAAGCATTTCTTCGTCTGTCCAAGAACTTGCCCAGAGATTACGTTCTGAGCTTGAGGCTGCTCGTGTTCCTCTTGATGAACGTGAGCCAGAAGGCGGAGAACCGCCCGCTGGTCCTGGGTGATACATCTTTCATACAGTAGTGTATAGTCTCTTCAATTAGGAGAGACATGAGTTTGAAGCTTAAACTGACGCCGGCTGAGACGCTTGCGCTTTATGACATTGTAACGTTGTTAGATCATGCCAAGGATCTTCCTGAGGATCACCCGCTTGTAGCAGAAACTATCTTGGGAGGCGTGAGACGTAAGCTTCGATTTCTGATTGAGAAGACTCTTAATACTAGTAAGAGCGACGAGGCAGAACCATTTTACGTTGACGCTGGGAACTTGAAAAAGGAGAAACTTGAGGAGTGGTTGTCAATTCAACACGAAAAGCTTGCGTCATTGCAAGATAAGCGTGTGGGTCTACCACAACAAGCCGCAGACCAATCTGTAGATGTTGTTCTGGACGACCTACAGAATCGACCAGATTATCCAAAGAACTTTGTTCGTCGCGACAAGAAACGTCGTGGACGATAGAATGGGACCGACAGGATTCGACGGAGGTAATAACTAAACAATTGCACGCAGGCGGTGCTCGCGTCCGCCTCAAACAATGTGAGCAAACGTTCAGTTGCAAACGACAACGCAACAGTTCTTCGGGCTGCGGCTTGAGAACCGATCCTAAGATGAGATAGTTCTTGTAATCTGTGGATCGTCAACCCACCAGAGCTTGGCCAAGCGGTAATTGTGTGATAGGCCGATGGCGAGAAAAATACACACAGGCCTCCTTTGGCAGCACAAAGGAACTCACCCGTCAGGGATATGATGGGCAAGCGTGTGAATGAAATTGAATAGAGAAGACTTGCGGACGGTGGTTCAAATCCACCCGGTTCCACTATGATCAATTTTCATTAGTTCCACCATTTTTACGTTTCATAAGAGAAGCGTACAGTTATTAGCGAGGACACTATGTCAGCACAAACAGATATTTTGGCAGAGAAGATCAGAGAAATTGAAACGCAGCTAACGGAGGCTAAGACTTCCGGGAATGCGGATCGCATCACAGAGTTGCAGACACGCAAGGATGATCTCGCAAAGCAGCTTGCTACTGCAAATTCATCGTTGAATGAGGGACGTCAACTTTTGAAGGGGTAATATGCCACAGAATCCTCCCGTAGATCTATATCAGCCGCTTGTTGCAAATCGTGTTGGGCCACCGCCTGTTGTGATTCGTGCGATTGTAACACCTCATCAGGCAGGCCTCGTAGAAGGTGTGCCAGCGTCAACTACGCGTGGTGAACATTACGTGTTGCTGTCAATTCTACCAACGGAACTGCGTCGTCGTGTTGAGCTTGCAGTACAGACAGTTACGCAGGGTCAGTGATACAGTGATATGATACTTGATACGATGCCAGGATGGCGTATCATGGGTATTTGCAACTGGTAAAGGAATTTTTATATTCCAAGGAAACACCTACGTTTCTTGAAATAGGTGTTGATAACGGCGCCTCATTGGTGCCGTTGGTCGTTTTCCTTACACGCACAAAGCAACGTTTCTTCGTATCGGGAATTGATGTTCGATTTCATGAGCATCTAAAGATCATTCTTGGTAACATCGACTTGTCAGAGGGACAAGTCATTCAGATGTTCGAAGAGAGTAGCCTCAAGGTTCTTCCAGCGCTTGTAGAAGCAAAGGCAAAGTTTGATCTTCTACTCATAGACGGCGATCACAACTATTACACAGTTGCGCAGGAATTGCAATATGTGCCAGACCTCACCCACGATCATAGCATGATTATCATTGATGATTATGCAGGTCGATGGTCAGATAAGGACCTTTGGTATTCGCAGCGAGACGGATATCAGAATGTGACATCTGCAACAACACCCGTTGATACTGAAAAACACGGTGTGAAAGCAGCTGTTGATGAATTTGTTGCTGCACATCCAGAGTGGAAGATTCATACACCAATTCCTGGAGAGCCTGTTCTACTCGTTAAACAGTGATCTCTCAAGGCATACAATAGACGTATGCATAAGGTAATTGAATACGTTGATGACTCTGATAATGAGCGCCAGACTGAAAGTTGGCAATCAAAGCGCATCGAACAGTACGTGTCTATTGACACTGCGTCCGGACCAATTTTGGTGCGTTCTTCTGCGATAGATGAAGCAGTCAGTCGACCTGCTACTGGAAATTCTCCCGACATTCACAATGAGCAAAAGCTATTTCAGCGTCAACAGGCAGACAAGGAATTTCAGACTTTTCGCGAGGCGGTGAATGAAAGCGTAAAGACTGTTCCCGCTATTGTGTCCGAACAGACTATTACTGATCTACGGGCGCCAATCTATTCAAATATTACAAGCGATGATGTTCCTACAGCGCTACACGTTAAGTGTGTAAAGAGGAATGATATGTCTGAAGACACGCTGTTTGATTGGCAGAATCAGACGTATGTGCACCTTGAATCTATGCCACCCGAGCTTCGTGATGTGGTTGTTGCGTACACAAGATTGTTGGTGATGAATGACATCGCAGTAAGGATTGGGTCAAAGAACGTTTACTTCGAAAAGCTAACTGTTGCCGTTGATAACTTTCGTCAAGCAATTCAGTCTCTAAATCGTGCGCATGATCTGCACGAGTATGCCACGCTGGATGAGATCTATGAGCAGTGTGGCGTACGGTAATGCGTTAGATGAGCTTCGTAAGTTACCTGACGCAAGCATAGATCTCATATACACTGACCCTCCGTTCAACACAGGACAGCACCAAAAATCTGCAAGATCAGGGTTAAGTTACCTTGATAAGCACGATGATTATATGTCTTGGGTGAAGCAGTGGGTCAGTGAATGTCATCGTGTGTTGGCAGATCATGGTACAATCTATTTGCATTTGGACGAAAGAGAAGCTTACAAGGTACGTTTGCTTGTCTTAGATGCCATTTTTGGTGAGCAAAATTATCTATCAACAGTGATATGGGCATATGATTTTGGAGGTCGCGGCAAAGATAGGTGGCCAGCAAAACACGATGTCATCCTAGTGTATGCAAAGTTAAAGGGAAAGCACACATTCAATTGGGACGCCATTGAACGTATCCCGTACATGGCGCCTGGCCTGCAAAAGGATCAAACCCGCGCTACAGCTGGCAAAGTTCCAACAGACGTGTGGTGGATGTCAATTGTTGGTACGAATTCAAAAGAACGTATTGGATATCCCAATCAGAAACCACGTAAGTTGATTGAACGAGCAATACAGGCGTCATCCAACCCAGGTGCAATTGTATTAGACCCATTCGCTGGATCTGGTACAACTGGAGATGCCGCTGCGTCTCTTGGACGCAAGTTTATGCTATTTGACAATAATCCTGATGCAATCAAGGTGATGAATGAGCGTCTTGCAGGGTACCTAACTTGTTCGAGTTGAACGCTGGAGGACTAGTTAAATGACCATGAGAACCATCGGCAAAGGAACATCAGGAGATGATGTTTCACAATGGCAAACATTTTTACGTGGTCTTGAATACAACGTTGTTATCAACGGAGAATTTGATGATGCAACAGAAACTGCAACGATAGCGTTTCAAGGTAATGTTGGGTTATATGCTGATGGACTTGTCGGAGACGATACATACAAGGCTGCAATAGATGCAGGATTTCATGTCGTTCTCGATGATTTTGATAACGAATTTGGCACGAAGTGGCCGCCGCAATCAATCAATTACATCACGCCAGCAGAGAGAGAACAACTATTTGGAAAGTTTAGCTATAAGTCAACACCCGTAGCAGGAATGCCTGAGGCTATCACAATCACGGATGGGTGGGCTTCTCGCAACATTGCTGTGTATGAAATCCCTCAGTTAGCAGGTATCTTGGGTGCTCCGAAAAATTGTAAGGTAGAAATCAACAAGAAAGCTGCACCTCAAATCATCAAAACATTTCAAGATTGGGAAGACGCTGGACTAAAAGATCGTGTGATAGCATGGGCAGGATGTTGGGCTCCACGATTCATAAGGGGTTCAACTACTACGCTGTCAAATCACTCTTGGGCAACTGCATTTGATATCAACGCTGGCCAAAATGGATTGGGTTGTACGCCTGCGCTAAAGGGAAAGTTGGGTTGCGTAAGAGAATTAGTACAGATAGCTGCAAGCAATGGGTTATTCTGGGGCGGGTGGTGGGGATATTCAAATTCCGGCTCTGGAAGATCTGACGGTATGCATTTTGAGGTTGCTTATCTAATTGAAAGCTAATAGATGACTGCTATTCGGGTCACAGAGGGCGTTGTTGACGCCCAATACGTAATACTGCAACCCGACCCAGATTTACCCAACGCTCGGCAGCTCATCACAGGGTCTGGAATCATACTAACGGACAACCCAGCGTCTGGAACTTTAACAATCTCAATAGATTCTGCGTACATTCAAACTTTAGTTTCTGCGTCCACTCGAACGGTATCAAGAGCAAGTGTTACGCAAAGAGTCCCTGCGGGTACAAATGTGACATTTGGATCCAACCTTGACGCGTCATTAGCAAATTACACAGGGAAAAATTTCTCAACAAACGTAGACGTATTTTTGAATGGTAGATTTCTTTGGCCTGGCATATTGTCGTCTTCGTGCGACGTTTATCCTGGAGATTCTCCTGCGTCTGGAGATCTAAAGTTCACTGATGATTTAATGTCGGGATCTGTTGTTAGTCTTATCGTGTATTGACACAGAATAATCGAGTTATTCTTGTGTTGGCTTCTTCATTTACGCACAATGAAAAAACTAACCATTTCCTGAAGACACGAATGCTCAATTGCAAGTGTTGTGTCTGATAGTTACTCGTTGAATGACATTCAAAACACCAGATCAATTTCCTGGCGTGTCTATCGAAGAAGGACAAATCTTTGAAGACGTAGGCGTTGTTCCAACACAACAGGGCGAAGTACGTTATTTGTCTGGGTCATTCATTATGAGTGATTCATTGGGCGCATTCAATCCGCGTCATACTGGATCAACGTTTGATGAACAACAACATGAAGGATTATATACACTTACGCATTTTCAAACTATGAATACGTTTGACGAAGTGATCTACACAGGGTTGCCACGACGAATTTCAAATGTAATTTCTTGGGATAGTCCATCAAAAATTCGTAAGGTGCGTGAGCAACGTTACATATACACGCAACACAGGGTAACGCAGTTGATAGATGCACAATATGATGCTATTGGTACACTAAAATACGTACTCACAGAAAGTGTTTCATATGTTGATTCACTTAGCTTTTATGTTTCAAATATCAACAGGACAAGAAACTGATGCCGTCAACAGTAGCAATCATTCAAATTGATGATTCGTCTGACAAGACGATTCATGGCATTTGGCAATTCGACAAGAGTCTTGGTGGTACAATCGTCTTGCCATTTGTTACGGGCGCTTTACCTGCGTCTGGTATGACACACGAAGTCATCATATCTGGTACATATATGTACACCTGGGATGGCGTTGCGTGGGTACCACTGCAGACAGTGTGTCCCGCCGGCGCCGATCCAAACGCTCAATATCTTGTATTATCATCGTCGACATTTAATCCGAATGAACGTGTATTAGTTTTGGGAACGGGGCTGTCAGGATCAGATGGCGGCCCGACATCTGTATTTTCAGCAAGTGTTGATTTCCGTCAAACATCATTTGTGAATGATACAGGACCATTTGAATTATTGGCGCAAGCAGAATCAGCGTACAAGGTGACGCAAAATACAGTATTTCCGCTGACTGTTTCGTGGTACGCAGACGCTGGACACACTACACTATTACAACGCAAAACTATGGTACGTAATGCGCAACAAAATCCAACAACAATAAATTGGTTCTTATATGAAGCTGATGGCGTGTCATTGCGGCGGCAATATCAGGAAACCATTACTTATACAGGCGTAAATGAGACGAACCGAATCCGTACAAGGATACTATGAGCATTGATTCACCTGCATCAATACTGTTTGACACGAATGGCACAGAACTAGCCGTTACTGGCTCGACACCTATTCCATCTGGAACTCGTGGATTGTTAGTGCTTGGAGTCGATTCTTCTGGTAATGCTCAATTTTTAGCAATAGATTCTTCTGGTAATCAAGTCATTGTAGGGGATGGACTTAGCGGGTCAATTCGTGTTCAGGGCGTAGTGGGTGGCGCGCCACTCATCGCTACGTTGTCGGGATCAAATACGATTACTGGCTCAGTTGGAATTACAAATTGGCCGATTACGCAGAATGTTACAGGTTCTGTTCTGATTTTGAATCAAGTGAGCATAACTACGACAGGCTCATTACCCGTTGCGATAATAAGTCAACCAAATATCACCGGATCGGTGAATATCACAAATCAACTGTTGAACGTAACGGGTTCAGTTGGAATCAATGGCATAACGTTCCCATCATCACAGACGGTGACTGGCTCGGTTGCAATTCTGAATCAAGTATCAATCACAACATCTGGAACATTGCCAACGACTATTGTCGGCGTTTCTACGATCACAGGCTCAGTGAGTGTAACAGGGTCTGTTGGAATTACCAATTTCCCTGTTGTGCAACGAATAACGGGATCGGTGGGCGTTGACGGAATCACATTTCCAGAATCGATTGTTGTTACGTCCACTGGTTCTCTAGCCGTCGCAGTACAAAGCCTACCAAATATCACAGGTTCAGTAAATGTTACAAATTCATTATTGAATGTAGCCGGTAATGTAATTGTTACGTCTACTGGTTCATTGCCTGTGGTGATTCAAGGAACACCAACGATAACGGGATCAGTCGCTGTAGTTACGCCGATAAGCATAGCAGGTGTTGTATCTGTCACAACTACTGGATCCTTGTCTGTAGCTGTTCAATCATTGCCTAACATTACCGGTTCTGTCAATATCACAAATCAGGTGCTCAATGTCACAGGTTCAGTTGGCGTCGATGGAATCACATTCCCAGAATCGATCGCAGTTACATCAACAGGATCACTTGCTGTAGCCGTACAGACGTTACCAAATATAACAGGGTCTGTCAATGTAACAAATTCTGTATTAACGATCACAGGATCGGTGGGAGTGAATGGCATTACATTCCCGTCTTCACAGACAGTGACTGGTTCTGTTAGTATCACAAACCAAGTCACTGTTACATCGACGGGTTCACTGGCTGTTTCGCTTTCAGGGGTAGACGTAATCTCTGGCGCATTGTCGACTGGATTTATCAATTCAGTTGATCTAAGTAACTCGACTTCCACGCCGATGACTGGTAGCGGAATCTTTCAAGGGTCCACTATTGATCTATTGGGATACGCATCATTAGCTTATTCTGTCTTCTCTGATAAGGATAGCGCAACAAATGGCGTAATTGTACAGTTTAGTCCGAATGGGAACGACTGGGATGATCGCGTCAAGAACACGTATACAGCCGACGGCACGGTATCTGATCTCGTCGTTCGCCCTCACGACAGGTACGCGAGAATCAAGTATATCAATGGTAATCAGGCACAGTCTACGTTTCGTTTCCAGACGATCCTGAGCAGGATACCAACAATGGGAGATTCGATTGGCATCGATCATCCGCCAACATCAGGCGATGATGCGATGCTTGTCAAGGCGATCATATCAGGTAAATCGAGTGCAGGTGGAGGCGCATACGTTGACGTGAAGGTCAACCCAGCAGGATCTTTGTTGCTGGGCGGGGGTGTTACACCAACTGATACGTACGCGAATCCAACAGACGCTTTACCTTCCGTCGCGTTCAACATGGGATGGAATGGCACAAGTTGGGATCGTATCACAAGTGATGGTATTAACACTGATGCAACGGTGCAATATACGTCCGGTACTTTACATGTTCGTTCATTCCCGCAACTATTCAACGGAACAACATGGGATCGTCAACGTGGCACGATTGCGAACGGTCTGCTGGTAGATGTATCACGCATCATCAGCGGCGTGTCTGTATATACGACGGGAACATTGCAGACTACTGGTTCAGTAGGAATCACCAATCAAGTTGTTATCACCACAACGGGATCTTTGCCTGTGTCTGTGGGTAACTTTCCGACATCATATTCAATCACAAGCACGGGATCGCTTGCAGTCGCAATACAGTCACAGCCAAATATCACAGGTAGTGTAAACGTCACAAATAGTTTATTCAATGTCACTGGGTCTGTTGGCGTCAATGGCATCGTGTTTCCAACAACACAGACAGTGACGGGTTCTGTTGCCATATTAAACCAAGTTGTTATAACATCAACAGGATCATTACCAGTTACGTTTTCTGGTGTTTCAAATATTACTGGTTCCGTAGACGTAACAGGAAGTGTTGGTGTTACTAACTGGCCAGCTACATTGACTGTAACTGGTTCTGTGTTATCATTGCCTGCCGGCATTCAACCCATCACCGGGTCGGTTGCGATCTTGAATCAAGTATCAATTACGACATCTGGAACATTGCCTGTAACATTTTCTGGTACGTCTACAATTACTGGTTCAGTTGGAATATCACAGGAAGTCGCAGTAACTGTTCAAGACAAAATAACATCATATACCTTTAACGCAATAAATTCATCTGTAACGTTAGCGGTGAATGGTCGTCAGGGTATCGCGATTCGTGTACCCGCAGGAAATACACATGATGGCTCAATAAACATTCAATATTCAATGGATGATGGTGCAACATGGTTAGGTCTTGCTGCGTATTACGCAGGTGATCTACAATATACTCTTGATTCTACAAAATCAAGTGCCATCTATCCGGCGGCGTGGGTGGCGCAAGGACAAACGTACGTGTGTGATGTGCCGTCAGGTATTACACATGTCAGATTGAATACAAATACTTGGACATCAGGCGCGGTGACAGTGTCTATTTCATTGACAGCTGCGCATACCGTGTTTCCATATCACAGATTTGAGGCTCAAAATCATGCTGCGGCTCCGACGACATGCGCAGTGATTGGTGGCGTTGTTGCAAATGATTCAAGCACAGTGCGTTTTGCAACTGTAAAAGAACCGAATACGACAGCATTAATGTCAGATCCTGCGCTTGTCGTAGCAATCAACCCGACTACGACAGCGTCCGTAAATGTGTTAAACAGTGTATCTGTCACTGGTTCTGTGGGTATCACGAACTGGCCAGTCGTGCAACAGGTGACGGGTTCTGTTGAACTCGTCGGTTCAATCACAGCAACAAACCCATCGGTACTATTGACAGGTAGCACAGAACCGAGCTATGCTACGCTCGTTGCCGGTCTCGACGAAGACACAGGTCAGGTGATTCCTATCAATGTGGGTCCCATGGGCCACCTTGGCATCGCAGGCAACACAATGGTTGGGTACGCGGGTGAAGTGACTGTTTGGTCGGCAACAGGTAATACAGCGCCGGCAGTTGACGCATATGGAGGTCTTTACACACGTGGTCAGGTGATGACTGACGAAGGTAGCTTCAATGAAGATTTTCGTCTGACGCTGAGTAGTTCGCTTGCGGGTACTGTGATTTTCACAAGTGGGTCTAGCACAGTTACAGGTACTGGCACGTCTTTCTTGACGCAAGTAAACTACTATTCGTTCATCAAAGCCGAATCAGATACAGACGCCTTTTGGATTCCTGTCGATAACGTGACATCTGATTCAGAACTTACGTTGACAGCACCTTACGCTTCCGCGACCGTCACAGGTTCTGCCGTTGTATCGAACTGGCAGCCTCACGTTGGTGCGGGTGGTCTCATTGCGATGTCAGGTTCGTCGGTGAACGTCGGTGCCGGTCCGACGAGCGGGTCTGTGACTGGGTTTCACACGATCGCTGACTATATCCCAGTCTTGGGAACAATGAAGTTCTCTCTGTCACAGCGAATCGCCAACCAACAACTGTTCTTTGGGTTCTTCAATGACATCGACAACCCGCAGATGACAGCAGGGTTCCTCTTTGATGGCACCACAAATACAACAGTCAAGACAGTGTCTTCAACGACGTCATACGATCTAGACACGCAGACGACACCCGTCACGCTTCCCAACGGCGTGACATCAGCGGTCCAGAACACGTATCAGGTCATCGCCCGTCAGGGTAACCTAGCGTTTCTTGTCAACGGGTATCAGGTCTCGACTCATAACCAACACGTGCTGTCGCCCTACGCTGACCTGAAGTTCGGTTTCTACGCTCGCAACCTTGCCAACGTTTCAAATGCTACGACGGCGTCAATCGATTCGGCGATCTTTGAGTCGATCGACAGGCTAGACGCTCAGGTCTGGAACACCAACCCAGACTGGTTGCAGACAACAGTAAACGGTAAGACGACCACAGGTGTCACTGTACCGATCCAGGTTAGCACTGCCGGTATCGTCACAGTCGCAGGCGCCGTCACTGTCACAAATGCGACAGCCGCAAACCTCAACGCTCGTGTTGTTGGGCCCAATACACCATCTGACGCATTTGCTAACCCAACAACAGCAGTGCCAGATCAAGCATTTCTACAAATTTGGAATGCATCTGGTAACTCTTGGACTCGTGCCCGTGGCATGAATACCAACGTTGACTCAGTTGCTGTAACAACAGGATCTACGGCGTTAGCTGTTGGGGCTCATTTGTTCGGATATAACGATACGTCAACAGCATGGGATCGCATTCGTACTGTTAATGGTGCGCTTACAGTAGATTTGACATGTTCAGTGGCAACGGGTTCAACTGCGCCGCAACAAGCAATTGCTCTCGGTGCAGTTGATTCTGGTAACATTATTCGTGGTCTTCAGGTCACAAATTCATCAGCATCATTCTGGTTGAAGACACAAAATCCAAGTGAGTATTTGACAGGCTCTGGCGCACCACAATACGCAACATTAATTGGTGGCTCTGATAATGGAACAATGAGAGCGTTCCATGTTGAGTCGGATGGTACGTTACGTATTGACCCAACTGGGACGACTACACAACCAATATCCGGTGCTGTGAACGTAACAAACACAGTTCTTACCGTCACAGGCTCAGTGCTTTCGCTCCCAGCTGGTACGCAATCAATCACCGGTTCAGTTGCAATTCTGAATCAAGTATCAATTACTACGTCAGGCTCGTTGCCAGTTACTCTTGTAGGCGTATCAACGATAACTGGTTCAGTAGCTACACTACCAATACGTGCGAATAATCAGACAACAACGTCAGTGTCTGCGTCAACAGGCGCAGTGACTTTGTTAGCGGCAAATGGAAGTCGTTTGGCGGCATCAATCTATAACAACACCAACCAAGATTTGTACGTAAAGTATGGTTCTGGTGCATCACTAACGCCAGCGTTGTGGAAGGTACGTATTACCAAGAGTGGTGGGTACTTTGAATTTCCACAGCCGGTATTCACGGGTCTAGTATCAGGCGTATGGGCGGCGTCCGGATCAGGTTCTGCATTGATATCAGAAGAGACGCCGTAATTTAGAATAGGAAAGAATATGCCTCTTTTTCCATCTGTTGACGCACAAACCGTATTCAATAACGCCCAAGAGCCTTCCGGGTGGCGACCTACCGGCGGCATGGGTACGACGGAGACATATGCAAGTTCATCGTCAGCAATCAGCGTAAATGATGGTACACGTACTTTTTCTATCACGCCTATTGGAAATTCATTCACATTCTACGTGTATGGCGTGCCATTCACAAAATTCTCAGCAGATTCCATAACATTCACAAATACTGAGGGCACTTGGTTTTTCTACTATGATATAAACGGCGTATTACAATCTACGCAGAATAACGCTAATTGGACTAATACGTTACTCGGTAATGGCGCGTTAGTTGCATCAATCTATTGGGACGCTCAAAACGCTCAAACAATTTTGTTTTCTGAGGAGCGACATGGGTTCATGCAAGGTGATATCCATCTTGAAATGCATAATACGTTTGGTACGGAATGGGTATCTGGTGGCGTAATCACTAATAGCGTCTCTGGCTCAGGCAACGTAGCGGCCGACGCACAATTAGATGTTTCAACCGTAACAATCTATGATGAAGACATTAGAATGACATGGGCAAATGGGTTGCCACAAAAGTTAGCAACGCCAGCTAGAATTCCGATTTATTATCGTTATGGTAATCTAGGTGTTTGGCGTAAAAAAGCGGCTGATGATTACCCAATGATTTATCCAGGCGCCGCACCATTTGCTACGGGATCAAGAGTGCCATATAATCAGAACACTGGTACAAATTGGCAACTTACGGATATTGGTAATGCGAATTACGTATTGATACACTATTACGCAACGAACGATATTCGTGAGCCAATTATCGGTATTCAAGGACAATCTGTATATACTACGTTAGCGTCTGCACAATCCGGTGTTCAGACTGAACTTTTGAGAATTTCGTCAATAAACAAGACGTTAAGCGCTGAGATTGCACCGTTAGGTAGTGTTATAGTGCAATCAGCAAATGCATATGCAAATACACCAAAGGCGAGATTTGTTGCTGTAGATGCTTCAAATAACACATATGTCGATTTTCGTGGTAACACGTATCGAGGGGGAGCGTCTGCTGGCATCACAGTGCACGGGCAATTGTCTGGGCTGTCAGCAGATGATCACCAACAATACATCTTGGTTGACGGTAGTCGTCCGTTCACTGGTCCTCAATCAATGGGCAACAATAACTTGTCTAATATCAAGGTTGCTTATTACAATACGTGGCAAGTGATTACAGCATCAACAGCAACGACAACTGTAGATTTTTCTTCATATCAACAGGCTACAGTGTTGTTGGCAACAAGCTCAACAACAATTACGCTTGCACAACCACCTGGGCCTGGCACGTTTCGCTTGACACTGATTCAAGATACAACTGGTTCACGTAGCGTATCATGGGCGGTATCTGGTACTGGCGTGCAGCTGTGGGGTGTTTCAGGATCACTACAAATTGCAACGTCAGCGTCAGCTCGTACCGCTGTAGGGCTTTGGTATGACAACTTTCTTTGGACGGGTGTTGCTTCGTCACCAATGCAGAGGATTGTCTAATGGCAATTACAATAGGCACCGCGGCGTCAATAGGCGCGTATCCATTAAATCCAGTGAGCGTAAGTCATACGTTAGGATCGAGCACTAACAGAGCTGTCATCGCGTTTTTTTGTCTTCACGGTGCAACATCATACACAATAACGCAAGCAAAATACAATAATGTCAATATGGTGTTAGCTGGTTCAGGAATTTGTCCTGCTCTTTACAGCCGAGCAATTGCTATTTACGCGTACTATTTGCTTGAGGCAAATTTACCGGCGGCAGGCACATATACATGCACATTTCAGTCAAGTGCGGGATATGCTGGTGGTCTCTTGGTACTTGATTTGGCCGGCGTCGTTCAATCAGCCCCTAGCTACACAGCAACAGGAAATAGTAGAAATCCTGATTTGACTGGCGCATACAATTATACGATAAATGCAGCAGCATCAACTACGTTGATTCTTGATGCAACATCAACTGAGATTAACAACACAAATACGCCCGATGCAGGACAAACAGACGTATTTGGTACCGTCAATGAAACTGGTAGCACATATTGTTGGGGGTCACGAAAGTTCGCCTCAGGTGCTGGATCTCAAACAATGGGATGGACTCCTGGTGGTCAATATTCTCACTACGAACAATTGTTACTTGCAATAGACGCATATGCTACGCCAGCACCCCCAGGAAACCCTGCGCTTGATAATGCTTGTTTCATGAGTGGCTTTTGATGTAGTATACTTGCCTACATATCGTTATGACGATTCAACAACTTCGTAACTGTAATATGGGTCGTCGGTTAGCGAATGCAACCGGGTCGAATGGTGTTGGGTACACGTTGATCAATTACGATGGAAGCACATATCAACCACGTACTGTATCGGGCGTATACCAACTCGCTATTGATAGTGGAATTTATTCAGCATACATCACTTTTCCTGATCAATGGCGAGGTCAGATTTTGTGGGATACGGGGACGTTTTTTTCTGGATCTGTTCCATATTTTGCGACAGAACAATACAACTACGAAGAAAATAACCCACGAGTCGATAGCATCTACAATATCGAATATGGTCGCTGGCGAATTGTTGCAAATCAGATGATTTTTTATAAAGATGATAACGTCACAGAAGTTGCACGCTTTAACTTGTTTGATGAGAACGGTGCGCCGACGATGGACGCTGTGTTCGAGCGTCAGAAAGCTTGATGTGTGGGTATTGTTAATAAAATCATCACTAGAGGATTTGGATTTGCTCGTGATGGCATAGGAAATCGAGCGGGTCCTGTCACTCGTGGGTATGGCGGCAAGTTCATTGAACAAATAGTTGAACTTGTTCGTCACCGAGTTTTAGGCGGAAAAGCAAAGCGTCGCTATGAAGACATTGATGAAATTATCGTGCATGCAAAACTGATTGACGTGAATGACGCTCCACCATCGCATAAAATTGAGGGATGGGTGCGAGTCAAGGTGTCAGGTGAGTACGTTCGATCGTTGGTGAAGTTGGTGACTAGCAGAGTAAAATCGTACCTAGTTAAGGCAACTCGCATCAAGCGATAGGAACGACATAGTTATTGGGAGCTATGCAACCACTTAAAGAATCAATAGATCTTGATGTCGATAGCGTCAATGAGTTACTGTTCAAGGTTCAGGTTGAAGGAACTGATGTCGCGCCTGCTCGCGTAAGGTTGGCAGTTGAAGGCGATGATGTGTCATATATGTTCAAAGGACATAGCACAGAACAACCAGGAATAGTGCAATTTGACATTCCAAACATGGCAGGTCGTTTGAAGGAGGGGCTTTATTCGTCTAGGGTTGAAGTATTCATCGACAATCGATACTTTGCGCCAGTTGAATTTGACATAAACTTCAAGCAACCTCTTAAGGTATCCGCAGAAAGCATAGTCGTCAATCGACCGCGAAAACAGGATGTATCGGTAAAGGTTACGCCTGTCATTATCGAACAGCCTGTTCAACAACGACCACAAGTTACCAGACATGTTGGCCCACAACCCGTCAAAATCGAAGAAGATACGCCAGTCAAACCACGCGTAAGCCAACAACAAAGAACTCCAGTAGTTGAAACAAAGGCTAGCGAGACAAAACCTGGGTCGTTGGCAGCACGTAAGAAAACGTCAGTGAATGATGATCTACGTGGCGTAATTGAAGGAATCACGCGCAAAACCCTTAGGGACAAGTAATGGCATCTTCTACGAGATTTGTTGATGTCATTCGGCCAACGCCGTTTGGATATTTTGACGGTGACACGGAATTTCAAACCGCTGCTGATGGTATGGTAGTGTTTGTGAAGCGTCGTCTTGGCGACGACGTGTTATCAGTTGAACTTACAAATCGACAGATTTGGGCAAACTTGGAAGAGGCTACGTTAGAATATGCTCGCTTAATTCAGCAGCTTAAAATTCGTTCAGAGCTTGCGCAGGTTCTGGGACAACCGACGGGTTCTAACAACAGTTATACCAACAAGTACCCCCAGCAAACGCTAGAGTACCTGATGCGTATGGCTGACCCGTATGCCACAGCGGCAGGTTCTGGCGGAAGTTACAACTCAGCGTTGGGATACATAACACTCACAACGGGTAAACAAGATTATGACATCTATTCTGAATTGATGTCAACGGAACAGCCAAGCTCTGCGTTATTTGATACGCTGCCGTCTGGTTCACGTGGCAAGATGCGTATTGGTGAAGTATTTCACTTTGAACCCACCGCCGCGCAACAAACATTGTTGAATGCAAGCAATATCACAAACTTTCTTGCAACTAATTTCAACTATGAATCATACGTAAACAGCACCGTATTTTACGTACTACCAGTGTTTGAAGACGTTCTTCGTAGAGGAATGCTTGAAGAGGCGTTTCGAGTACGTAGGTCGCATTACAGCTGGAGCATCAACGGAACAAAACTTCGTATATTTCCGATTCCAACGACGTACATGAATCTTGGTAAGCTGTACATCAAGGTGATGCCAAGATTGAACCCATTGCAACCGTCGTTTGACCCGAATGATCCGTATGGTGGTGATTCATCAATTACTGGCGTTTCTGGTCCAAGCAATATGCCTCTTACGGTGATTCCATACAATTCAATCACTGAACCAGGTCGTCAATGGATTCGACAATACGCGCTTGCGTTGAGCATGGAACAACTTGGCTACATTCGTAGTAAGATTGATACGATTCCAATTCCAAATGCTGACCTTAAGTTGAATGGCGAATCGCTTGTAACTAATGGTCGCGATGATAAGGAAAAGCTTCAAGAGCAGATGAAGGAATTCCTTGAAAATCTGACACAAGAAAAGTTGGCAGAGCAACAGGCGAACATAGCTGAACAAATCAACAAACAATTGAAGTTCGTTCCGATGCCAAAGGCCATCACCATCAGATAACGTCCTAGTTATCGTGTAGGATGGCACGTCTTTTTCTTACTCAGCGAGAACTTGATTTCATTTCTGACATCACGAAAGAAGTGATCAAGGATGTCGTGGGCCAGACAATCAAATACTACCCAGTATCTGAGTTGAAGACAACTGCACACCCAGTGTATGATGAAGCTCTTCGCAAGATATACGATAATCCAATCATCATAGAGGCGTTGGTCGACAACGTTGTGCAAACAGCAACTACGATCAACCAATTTGGTATCGATAAGAACTATCGTCTTGAAGTGTTCATTCATTATCGTGATCTTGTAGAACGTGGTATCAAGCTCAGTGTTGGAGATTATTTCACGTACAGTGATGTTATTTTTGAAGTCACTGAGGTTGTTTCTATGCGTTCTATTTACGGCATGGTAGAACAACCCGATGGTATGAAGATCGTTGGTATGCCTGCTCGTGATGGCGCGATTGATATCGCAATCAAGGGCCCGACTGACATGTCTCTGGCAGAGCCAGATGCAGTACAACGAGTATTCGAACAACAACGAGGATTTGAATCAAATTCTCAAGGACCAACAGCTGATCACCGCGCGTTAGTAGACAAGGGTGTTTTGGACGCGCCTCTCACTGGACCAAAACAGGTCACCCCCGCTGCGGACGACAAGGGCCGCAACGCATTTTATGGCGAGGATGATTGATGACTACGAGATTTGATGCTCGATCAACCGGGTTGAAGTCTGGTTACGACAGACACGATTATTCTACGGAATTCTCGATTCCATCGTGTGGTATTGAGGACGTAGATGTGGCGGTTTTCAACTTGTTTAACAAGGAAATTCCGCTGCAGGTGAACAGCAAAGATGGATTAGAAAAAGTACACGTAATCTTTGCCGCTGGTGAAAAGTGGGCAGTAATCAAGAAGAAGAAGGAAATTAGAAATCGACAAGGTCGACTGATTCTTCCTCTTATTACCGTTGGCCGCACTGCAATTTTGCAGGATCCAACGAAAGATATTGCTGGTCGTGGAGTCAACCAACAAACCGGTGAAATTGTCATACAACGTCGTCTTGACTTCACAGATCGCTCACAACAAAATCTAACGAATCGCTTGTTCATCCGTAATCAAATGAATGCTGCTGTGACATTACCACATCCTGAACAGTTATCAACGCTCAGGACCATTGGAGGTATGTCAAACGATGCAGAGATAAATGCTGGTGCTTTGTTGAAGCCTCCGGATCTTCGAAGCAATATTTGGGAAACCATTATCGTTCCCACACCACAGTTCTTCTCAGCGAAATATGAAGTGACATTCTGGACGCAATACACGACGCACATGAATCAATTGATGGAAATGATGCTATCTGCGCAGCTGCCACAAGGAAATGCGTTCAAAATTGCCAACCCAAATAACAATGGGTACTGGTTTATTGCGACGATTGATAATAACGAATACACGCCAGAAAATAACTTTGATGACATGGTTGAAAAGGATCGCATCATCAAATACAAGTTCAATATGACAGTACCGGGATACGTGTTAGCGTCAGAAGCGCCAGGCGTTCCTGTTCCAATTAGAAAGTACGTTAGCTCAACTGCAATAGATTTCAAGACAATTGATGTTGATGTGGCGGGCGTGAATGTCTCAGCGGGAACAGAGGGAGTAAAAAATCCCTGGTTAGGCGCAGATGATCCTACATTGCCATTTGAACATGATATGAAAGAAACCTTTCGCAGCCCAGATTTGCGTCGTGATGGGTACAGATTGTTAGACAACAGATCGGAGATCAGCCAGTCAGATCCAGCATTGCAATCATATCGTAGAGGCGTGCAACCAGATCGATATCTTAAAATTCCAGTCAAGGATGCCCTTGGAAATGTGACATATCGATACGTGAAAGCAACAACGTACAATTCACGGCAGGGCGAGGCATCATTCAAACCGTCACTTGGCGAGTTATCGATTGTGGTCACCGATGACTGACCCGGACTTTTGAACCTGCTACGAATACTTATCGTTTGATTCCACACCGTAGGAGAGCGGAATGCCCGAGCAAACATTTAGGTCCCCAAATTTTTTCGAGCGTGAGATTGACCTTTCGGCGCCCGCGGCCACTGGACCAGTCGGTACACCAGCTGCCGTGATCGGCACGTCAAATAAGGGGCCAGCGTTCGTCCCTGTCACTGTAGCAAACTTTGGTGAATTCATTAACGTTTTTGGTAATCTTGATCCAAAGCAATTCGGTCCGTACGCGGCGAATGAATTCTTGAAGCATAGGTCTGCATTGACGTATCTTCGAATTCTTGGTGCTGGTACCAATTCATCTTTGACGGATATCACATCGTATCAAACATCTGGTCGTGTGAAGAACGCTGGATTCAAGATGGAAGGTGTCGCAGCGGTTGATGATGCACAGGGACGTCACACAGGAGTTGTCCAATTCCTATGTGCTCGTCACCAACTTCAGAACAATGAGATGTGGGGATCTCCTGATTTCACGGATAACTCAAGTTTCAACGGAAGCGTTGCAAGCCTTGTTCGCGGCGTGATAATGACACCAGCTGGCGCAAGAGTGATGATTCTCGATGGTGACCAGAGTGCAGTTGGTGCGTTCAGCACGACGGGTCCTGATGATTACGGTTCTATCGTAGGCAACAAGTTCAAGCTGGTAATCAGTTCTACGCTTGGTAATTCGTTCTACAATACAGACGGTAACAAGGGCATCAGAATCTTCACCGCGTCTTTAGATCCAAGCTCAGATGACTACTTTGCAAAGATCCTAAATAAGGACCCTGACAAATTCATTGCTGAACAGCACCTGTTGTACGCGGATCTTCCCGTCGATGCAGAACTCGCCGCAGCGAGCGAGGTTGGTATCCTTTCTGGAACGATCAATACATCAACGACTTCAGGCGAAGCGGCGACAACATTTAGAGCAGCGTACGGTGCGTTCAATACACGATACACTACACCAAAGACGACGTGGTTCATATCGCAGCCTTACGGCACGAACGAGTATGACTTGTTCCACTTTGAAACGCTCGATGATGGTGAGTATGCCAACAGTCTTTACAAGGTGTCGATCTCTAACCTACAACGTTCTTCTGATGATGCAAATCCATGGGGTACATTTACAGTTGAGATTCGTGACTGGAACGACACTGACTCAAATCCGAACGTAATCGAACGTTTCCCGAACTGTACACTCGACCCACAGTCATCGAATTACGTTGCAAGATTGATTGGAGATCGCAAGGTTTTCTACAACTTTGATGCAACAACTGAGGGCGATCGCAAGGTCATTACGTCAGGGAAGTATCCGAACGTTTCTGCATACGTTCGTGTGAAGATGTCAGACGCGGTTGAAAATAGCCTCATTCCAACCGATGCGCTTCCATTTGGATTCCGCGGTGCACAGGCAATCAAGACAACTGACTCTTTGAAGTCATACGGAACGTCTGCTGATGCACACACTCGTATCAACGGATTGTTGGGCGCGGCAACTACCACAGCGCAGCAACTGACAGGATCGATTGTTCCTCCTCTACCGATGCAGTTCAAGGTCACTCGTGGCGAACGCCTTGTAGGTGGAACATATACAGGTGAACCGGGTATTTCTGAGCTTGCAACTCCTTTGTATTACTGGGGCGTTCGTTTCGAGCGTGCAAATACGCCACTCGATCCTAACACTGTTGGTGAGAAGAATGCGTTGCTTGAGAGCTACACGAAGTTCATGGGTATCCAAAAGCTGGACACTCTTGCAACAGGCTCTGGTGCTGACGCCTTGAACGATAACAAGTTCACGTTGGCAAAGGTAGCGCTTGGTACAACCGACATTGCGTACCTCACGGCGTCGATCAACGATCACATGAAGACAGCAGCGTACATCAGAAATGGTAAGTTGGATCCAACTACTTACACCATCTATGACGCGGGTCTAGGTAATCGTATCACGTTTGGTACGCTGCTCAGCAAAGCAACGCCAGCGCAGTTCAACAGATTCGCTCCTTATTTGAAGTTCACTAGCTTCTTCCAAGGCGGATTCAATGGTGTGAACTTCCTTGATCGCGATGCTCGTCGTATGAACGACAAGGCGTCTTCTTTCGAGGCAGGTGGTGGTGCAAACGCGACTTACGTAAGCCCAGGCTTTAGCACCAACCAGGCTGGTGCCGGTCAAGACAACAACACTGTTTCTTCTTACAAGACGGCAGTGAAGATCATGACAAACCCGATGGCTGTCACTCACAACGTGGTGACGCTGCCAGGCATCAGAGAACCGTTCATCACTGACCTGACGTTGAACGCGGTGAAATCATACGGATTGGCGTACTATATCCTTGATATTCCTGCGTATGATGACAACCTTGTTCGTCTGTATGACGATTCTGCCGCAAGGCCGTCTGTCGGTCGTACGATCAGCCAGTTCACTGGCCGTGTAATCGACAACAACTTTGGTGGAACATATTGGCCAGATGTTGATATCGATGATAACACAAATGCTCGTAGAGTGGCAGTACCGGCGTCGATCGCAGCACTTGGTGCATTGGCATTCAACGATAAGGTTGGGTATCCTTGGTTTGCGCCAGCAGGATTCAACAGAGCATCTCTTGACTTTGTGAAGAACGTAAAGGTTCGACTCAATGTGACAGATCGTGATGCGTTGTATGATGCACGCATCAACCCAATAGCAGCGTTCCCACGTCTTGGATACACAATCTGGGGTCAAAAGACCCTGCAGCTCAATAAGTCAGCGTTGGATCGTGTGAACGTTCGCCGTATGCTTCTTGAGGTAAAGCGAATCGTCATCAACATCGCTCGTAGAGTGCCTTTCGAGCAGAATACACCGACGGTGCGAAACAATTTCGTTGCCTTGACAACGGTACAGTTGGCAATGATTCAGGCGCAGGCAGGTATTGAGCAGTTCAAGGTCATCATGAATGAGACTAACAATACTCAACAGGACATTGATCTAAATCGTGTGAACGGAAAGATCATTGTGGTACCGACTCGTACGATTGAATTCATCGCAATTGATTTCATCGTGACAAACAGCGGAGTAGCCTTCGTCTAGTTTGCAAAGGCGTATAGTTAAACATCAAGGCACCAAGGAGTTTATAGAATGGGACAGCTGAGATTTGGCAGCGCAGGCGTTACGGCACGAGAGATTGACCTTTCAACACCAACAACCGCAGCACCCACGGGAGTTCCCGCGGGTATCATCGGTACGGCCAACAGAGGTCCAGCATTCGTGCCGATCACTGTTGGTACTGTCGATAACTTCTATCTTGAGTTTGGAAAGACTGATGGTAAGAAGTTCGGACCGTTAGCAGTCACCGAGTGGCTGCGAAATGCCGGTGCCGTGACCTACATGAGAGTGATGGGTGTTGGTGATGGAAATATGCGTGTTGCCGACGGCACATACGCTGGTTCTGTCAACAAGGCGGGTTTCGTTGTTGGTGAAGATCTACCGAATAGCACGAGCGGATTCTTGAGCAGAAATCCATACGCAAACTATGGTGGTCCTTCTGGCCGAACGTTCTTCCTTGGATGCCTCATGTCTGAGTCTGCTGGATCTACTGTGTTCAGTTCAGCCGGACTACAGCAGAATGGCGTGGCTGCTCCCATCATCCGTGGCGTCATCATGGCGGCTTCTGGCGTTATCTTGCGTCTATCGTCTTCAACGGCGGCGTCTTCGAATGCCCCCGCTGCGACGCTGGTTGCATCTGACGCAAATGCGCAAGGCTCATTGACGGGTTCAGTTTCACTGTTCGCCGGAGCGACTGCGAAGCAAGAATTTGTTCTGTTACTGAATGGTCACGTCGGAAACGATTCGTTGTATCCTAATGTCATCTCTGCATCGTTCGATATGACATCGAACAACTATTTTGCAAAGATGCTCAACAAGGACCCGCTGAATATCCAAAAAGCAGGTCACTGTTTGTATGCTTACTGGGATGTCTACCCGGCAACGGCAGCTGTCACAGGATCTGGCGTCATCGCAACTAGTGTTGGCGCGGGAGCGGGGGCAGCGCTTGGTTTCGAGCTCGCAGCATTCATCACAACTGGTTCTGTGGCACGCAATACCGGCACTGCGACCGTCCCGAATTTTGAGAACTTCCAGGATAGGTTTTCCTATGCCAAGACTCCCTGGATTATCTCGCAGCGTTTTGGTGGCACGAGATACAACCTCTTTCGCCTTCATGCCCTTGACGCCGGCGCAGGAGTTTCAAACAGCGTGAAGTTCTCGATTGAGAACATCGCCGTATCAACGGACCCTGCAAACAAGTACGGTACCTTCGACATAGTCGTAAGGTCTTGGACTGATCGCGATGATTCACCCGTAGTGTTGGAGCGTTGGAGCGCAGTGGATCTCAATCCAAGCTCTGACCGTTACATTGCTAAGGTGATCGGTGATTCTTATGCGTACTTTGACTTTGATCGTTCAGAGTCTGAGCAGAAACTTGTGGTAGAGGGACAGTACGAAAATGTCTCGCAGTACATAAGAGTAGAGGTTGATTCCAACGTCGAAAATATGAGCGTAGATCCAGTGGCATTACCAGTTGGTATCCGCGGAACACATCACCTTGTGACATCAGGATCGGTGCCTCTTACAGCGCTAGACACTGCAACTTGGATGCACAATGCAGTGACACCACCTGTGCCATTCCGCAATGACATCACTCAAGGGTCTGGTGCGACCAAGGCAGTACACCCAACGTATTACTGGGGTTACCAATTTGAACATGTAACTTCATTAGCAACAGCAAATGCGTCAGCGTTGGCAAATGATTCAATGAAGGCACATGTCAAGTACTTCCCTGATTTCATGACCACCACTGTAAACGTGATCGTAGGTGACAATGAGGGTGATGTTGATACAACTGAACTTGGCGTCATCGACGCCGACAGATTCAACAACAACATCTTCACTCTTGAGAACTTACAGGTTGTCACAGGTTCAGACGGCCTTGCAGATCAACAGCAGTGGGTGAACGCAACGTACGTCAGAAATGGCAATATCGTTGCAAACGATGCGAACAAGACTCGTCGACTACAGACAACAGACTTCAATCAAGGCAACAAGGCATATCTAAAGTTCAGCTTCTTTATGCAGGGTGGCTTTGATGGAACGAATATGTTTGATGTCGACGAAGCAGCATTGAACAACAATGCTATCGTAGCTGACATTGCTGACGCAAATCGTGGTCAGGCTCTCGGCCCGAACGTAAGAGCGTATACCAAGGCAATCGATATTATGGGCAACACGGTGTCAACTGACATCCAGTTGCTTGCAACGCCAGGTATTCGTGTGCCGCTTATCACTGATTACGCTTTGAACGCCACGGCAGAACGCTTCGATGCGATGTATGTCATGGATATCGAAGAGATCGATGTGATGGGCAACTTGGTGATGTCAGGTACTCAAACTACAAGTGTCCAACTCACTGCTAATAACTTCGCTGCTCGTGGATTGAACAGCAGTTTTGGAGCTGCATACTTTCCAGACGTGCTGATGACCGATCCAAACACGAAGACAAACCTCTTTGTGCCTCCATCGGTACAGGTGATGGGGGCAATGGCGCTCAATGATGCAGTTGGTCACCCATGGTTTGCTCCGGCTGGCTTCACTCGTGGTGCCCTGCCGACAGCCCTTGAGACAAAGATCCCAATGGACCAGAGTAACCTTGACGCTCTTTACAACGTGAATATTAACCCACTCACAGCATTCCCGGGTAACGCATCTTCTGGTACGAACCCAACAGGTGGAGTGTTGGTATGGGGACAGCGCACAACGTTGCAGACAGCATCTGCTCTTGATAGAGTGAATGTACGTCGTCTGCTGATCGACATTCGTCGTCAGGTGCGTGAGATTGCAAACCTCATTATCTTTGAGCCCAATCGCGAATCTACGCTTGCCAAGTTCTCTGCCGCTGTGACACCACGTCTCCAGAGAATCCAGGCACTCGCAGGCCTCGAGCGTTTCAGAGTGATGATCGATTCTTCTACCACCACTCAAGCAGACGTTGAAAACAACACCATCCGCGGTAAGATCTACATTCAACCAACGCGAACGATCGAATTCGTCTCGCTCGATTTCGTTGTGTCGAACAACCTCAATCAGGTCGCGTGACCTAGAAAGACAACGTGATGAAACGTACACAGGTAATCAAGCCAACATCTAAGCAGCTTCGTTCTTTCATTGTTGAAACTGCAACAGTTGCGCAGGAAAAGCTTGAAGAACAACGCCTTGCAAAGCTCGCAAAAGGTGTCCGTTTGAACGAAGCGGCGGTGCGGCGGATCATCAAGGAAGAAGTAAGGCGAGCAAATCTTATTAATCGTCTTAGGGCTGTGTTGAAGGAGTCTAAGCTTTTGGGCGAAGGCGATGCGTTCGCATCAGCATTTGACAAGGTGATGGCTGGAAAAGCATTTCAAGATTTGTCAAATGATGAGATCGAAGCGGCAGTTGGTCAGTTGGCTGATAGATTCAATGCATCTGACGATGATATTGATGCAGCGCTTGATAAGCTCGGAATTACTGCGGCGTCCTCAGCAGGTGAAGATAATTTAGGAACCAGTGGAGCAACAAGCACTTCAAAGGGGAAGGGCAATCTTGAAGATTCTCCAGACGCTGCGGCGCTAGAGGCGGGATCAACGCTTCAAGACCAGGGATTTCGTAAAGAGCCCACAAGATGGGGCGGTCCTAACAAGGCGGCAAATCCTGGACAAGTTAAAAAAACACGTGCAGCAGGTTGAGCGTGTCAAATCTCAGCACAGTCACAAAACACCTAAAGCGTCAGGTTGCTCTTGAATGTGTCATTGCAGTGTGCGTTGGCATCCTGCGTGAAGAGGGCAACCTGATCAAAGAGGCGTTGTCTCGCGCCGAGTCCAATGTTGTCGATGCAGTCATGCACTATGCGCAAAAGTATGTGTATGATAATGCAACACAACCGCATCGATCTCACCTACCAGACGTACCTGTGCCAGTCCCAGGTCGGCGAGCAGAAGAACTAGACCCTGCAACTGCTCACTTCTTTCAAGGCAAGATTATAGATTACCTTGAAAGATTCAAGAACTGGGTCGATCACCCAGAGTACATTCAGCAGATTGAAGAAGAGGATCCACAGTTCATCAAGAACTTTGCTACAAAGATGTTGATGTATATCTCGGCAATCAATGATGAAGAAGATTATGATACGTTGATGAGCACATTACCACGTGATCAACGCGAAGTGCTACAGGCGATTTACATGTCTGTGTATGGGTCAACCCCTACTGACGTTGAAGAACCGCTGCCGTCATTTGACATTGATGATGAGCCTGATACAGAACCAGACGTCTCATTTGAACGTGAAAAAACCGCGCCGCGTACCCAAAGGTCTCTGCCTTATGGGCATGCAAAAAATCAGTGAGCCCTCGAGGGTCACAGGGCCAGCTCGTACAGTTGGTTGCCACACCCCCATATCTTGACCACGCCGGCTTCGTCGGCTACCTGCTGCTCGGTCATCCCACGGGAACTGTCTGCTTTGAACTTGAAGCGGTTGAATCTTTGTTGTCCGTTCGTCCACCAGAAGCGTGGCATCGTGGAACTAATAAGAGAAAACCCTGCTTGTTGGTACGCAGTACCATCACCACCGAGCCTTTCGTCTACGTACGATAATAGACGCTTCTTACCAGACGATTTAGCATACTCAATGGCACATGTCATAAGACGACTCGTACCGCCAGGAACAATTGTATTGAGCTTGTTTGCTGAACGAGCAATTTCAATTGCGTCCTTGTGCAATTTGTGAAATGGCGTTCTTACAGATAACGCAGCTACGATTTCACCTTCATAAATCAACCCCCACGCGGCAGATGCTAAGGTGTCTCCATCAAGGTGATTTGTTGCAAAAAATGCAATACGTTCCTTGTAATCAAGTTGCTTGATTGAACACTTTCGAGCCATTACCTTGTTCGTAATTGCGTTCAAACGAGCGCAGATCATTGATTTGACAATGTCTTGTTTATGATCCCACTCATCATCAAAAATGTGCATTAGCTTGATTCCCACAGCGCGGCAAGCATTTGTTTTTCCTTGATGATATTTGTTATCTCTACGTGATTCGTTGTGCCAATAGATTCCGTTGAGTTCTATGGCGAGCTGATGTGACGGTATGTAAATGTCAAGCTCTCTTTTGTGAATCACGCCACGAACATTGCGACCTACGTCAACGCCGATTATCGATTCAATCCAATCAGCAATTTGAAGTTGTGCCTTGCTGCCCACTGGATCACATGATTTGCACCTGTCATTTCTTGCAAATGCAAGGCTAACGACAGATTGCTCATTGCACTTGACACAACGCACGGTTATAGATTCGCTAAGACAATTTTTGTAGTTGCCTATTGATTCAAGACGTAACACGTTGTTTTGTTGAAGTACTTCAACAATCTTATCATCTGTGAATCTGTTGTATCTTACCAACGTACCGGCTTCTATTGAACGCTTCAAACCGGCAGACGTGTGTTCACCACGTATTTTAATACGTTCATCAGTTTCCTTTGTAAGTCCCTTTGCCCATGATTCACGCCCAGTCAAACTTTCGCGACGTTTTTGTGCAATTGATTGAGCAACCTCGGTGGCGTATGACGTGTAGATGTTGCCGTTGTGTCCAATTCTAAACGTCGAATAACCGCTCCACCAATTCACCCATTTGGTTTGCTCACCACACCCACATTGGCATAACGTTGGTGATTGATTGTGTTTCTTCAACCACAACTCTTCAAGAGACATACCATGTAATGCGGCGTGTTTATCTCCTTCGGTTGAGTCGTTGAACTGCAATCGAATAACTTCATTGCAAATTGGGCAAGAGTCAGTCATTGCGTGTTTCTTGCCGATCGCAGATCTACTACAGGTTACGCACACCTTTTGTAGGCGCTCGGCATACATGCACTTGGCACGATTTTTATGATCAACATTGTTATTGCATTGTGGACAGATGCGTCTCCAGACGATTTGCCCTCCATCGTTTACTTCTATCATATTTGCTATTCTAAAATATAGCATGCACATCGACACAAAGTAAACGATTTTGAGATCAATACCGTAATTAACTTGTTACCCACTCAATAGGAGATGACACATGGCAGCAGAAACACTTGATGTAACGTCTATGTTACCAAATCGATTTGAACCCAAGCGAAAGAATCGTTGGATTCTTATGGTAGAGGGAATTGACGCCTACATCGTAAAGACCACCGCACGTCCCACATACGCAACTGACGAAGTTGAAGTTCCATTCGTCAACAGCCGCCGCTACCTGGCGGGTCTCACCAAGTTTGAGACGATGGCTGTTACTCTACACGACCCGATCGCGCCGTCGGGCGCGCAGCAGATCATGGAGTGGATTCGTCTCCATTTCGAGTCTGTGTCAGGTCGTGCAGGATACGCAGACTTCTACAAGCGTGACGTTCAGTTGAAACTCCTTGACCCGATCGGTACTGTTATCGAACTTTGGGATATAAAAGGTGCATTCATCACAAATGCCACTTTCGGTGAACTTACGTATGAAGACGGAGGGCTTACTGAGATTTCTCTAACTCTCAGATATGATAACGCGGTTTTGCAATTTTAAATCAACTGCGATTACGCAAGTAATTGTTTTGAAAGGCCTTTTACGAGGCCTTTCGGCATTTAAGACGTTGGCAGTACACATTGCTTTATCATATGATAGAGTGAGTTTATGTGTAAATGTCCAATGTGTGATTATGAAAATGAAAATCTAACGTCATTATCTGTTCATTATCGAAAAAAACATAAGGGAACAGCTAAACAACTTTGTATTGAATTGTTTCATGATGGTATACAACCAACATGTAAATGTGGATGTGGTAAAGCTACTAAATTCTGGACATTGCAATTGGGATTTGCTAAATATCTTCGAGGACATGTAGCTCGAGTGCATAACAATTGGGGTCATAACGAAGATGCCCAGAAGAAAAGTCAGGACGTACGTCGTGACATGCATAAAAGAGGGGAGATTTTCATTTGGAATAAGGGTCTTTCTATTGAAACTGATGATCGTGTAGCGGCATATGGTAGATCTGGATCTCATACTCTCAAAACTGACGCCGCGTGTCAAAAACAACGATCTGAACACATGTCTACGCAATGGAAATTGGGTTGTATCGTTCCCCTTCGCGGTGCTGATCATTCTCAATGGCGAGGTGGCACTTCGGCGCTGCAGCCAGTCGTCAGATCTCGGCTTCATTATGCATGGGCATATCCCAAGCTCGCAGCATCAGGATTTAAGTGTTCGTCTTGTGGCAGATCAGATACGCTTGAGGTACACCACGACGGTGAACGTTTTGCTGATATCCTGCACAAAGCGATTATTGAGTTAGGAGAATCAGGGGATGATTTTGAAAAGAAGTCTATTATAGCTGATTGGGTCGTCAAATATCATGTTGAAAATGATATTTCTGGCGTTGTATTGTGTCAGCATTGTCATGATAGTGCACATAACTCGTAGTATAGCATAAAGATAATATGCATGTCTTATGATCGTATCAAGTGCCCGATATGTAACGTAGATTTTGGGCAAGAAAAGCGATTTGTTGCTCATTGCAATGATGTCCATGGTATCGTTGCAGATGAAGCATATTATGTGCAAATTGTGTGTAATGGTACAGCTCCAACGTGTGCATGTGGTTGTGGAAAGACAACCATGTGGAATGGTTGGAAGAAGGGATACACATCACAATACTTGCGCGGTCATAATGCTGCTGTTGATAACGTATTCTCAGACCCAGAGCGTATGAAACGCATGGTTGAGAAGCGCGTTGACGGGTACAGATCTGGAAGAATTTCTGTGTGGAACGCCGGTCTTACAAAAGAAACCGACGAAAGAGTCGCTCGGCAGTCGGTTGCTGTTTCTAATACGTTGTCGCAAGCTTATCGATCTGGTGATCTTGTTGATTGGCGCAAGACAGATCCAGAAAAAGCAATCGAACAAGCGAAAAAGTCATCCAATACAAAGAAGCGTAAATTTGCGTCTGGAGAATCAAAGATTTGGAACGAAGGACTTACGAAGGAAACTTCGTCATCTATCGCGTCAGCTGCAGAAAAGATTTCTGCAGCTTTTCGTAATCGCCCGGATATGGGCGCTCGAATAAAACTATCGAAAGTGAAACAACGTATCGATAAGTTCTCAGACAAATTTACGTTGGTATCTAACATTAATGAATACAAACATCATGATATTACGAGATTTGTGTTTCGTTGTAATACATGTGGTGAAGAGACATTGAAATCATTAAATATGTTAGAATCAACTCCTATTTGTTTTCATTGTCATCCTAAGGAATCTAAGGGACAACTTGAGGTACTTGATTACATTCGTTCTCTTGGGATTAATGACGTTGTATCAAATGATCGTGCTGCTATTTCTCCAAAAGAACTAGACATTTACGTGCCATCTAAGAAGTTTGCAGTTGAATACAACGGGTTATACTGGCACAGCGAACAATTTCTTGGTAAGCATTATCATGACGAAAAGCTCTCAGCGGCAGAAAATGCTGGATTGTCATTGTTGATGATCTATGAGGACGAATGGCGTGATCGTAGACATGTGATTGAAGGTATGATCAAACATCGTCTTAACCTTGATATTGTTCGCGTTCATGCGAGAAAATGTGTCGTGAAAGAAGTACCCGTAGAACAGCGCATTGCTTTTTTTGATTCTGCGCACCTTGAGGGTGACGTTAGAAGCGTTGTTGCATTTGGATTGTATTTTGAAGATCGACTTGTTGCGTGTATGTCGTTGCGCAGGCCTTTTCATAAAAAGTATGAAGATTATCTTGAGGTTGGAAGAAGTGCTTGTTTACCAACATACGCCATTTCTGGGTGGATTGGAAAGCTCACGAAGGCATGTAAAGAATTCGTGCGTTCTAAGGGTAAGATTGGTTTGGTGACATATGTTGATTCTCGAGTGGGCAAGGGAGAGTCGTATGCAGCTGCCGGATTCAAGCTTGTTAGCAATAACACGGGTTCACGTTTGTTTTGGACAGACTACGTGAAACGGTATAATCGATTCGCGGTACGTGCAAATAAGGCAGAAGGTATCACACAAAAGCAAGCTAGTGAAGACGCAGGCGTGGTTCCCATTTGGGGGCCCGGAAATCGTCTTTTCAAATTAGACATTTGACAGTGCAAACAATTTCTTTCCATGGTATACATCTGTCAACCTGCGGCTGATAGTTAACCACAGGTCAACAAGATCGCACAGAGCGTTCAAGTTTGACTAGGACACGGAGAGTGACATGAAAAAGAAAATTGGCGTATTCATTGGTCGTTTGCAGCCTGTACACAATGCTCACCTCGCCGCCATCAATATGGCGCTTTCGGAGGTTGATCACCTGATCATAGTGCTTGGTTCTGACTGCACGGCAAAGACAATCAAGAATCCTTGGACGTCTACGGAACGTAGGAAGATGTTGTTTGCGTCTTTGAATAAAAAGTTCGTTAGCAAGATTACGTTTGTTTCGGCGAAGGATTACCTCTACAACGACAACATGTGGCTCACAGCGCTGCAGTGTTCGATGAACGTTGTATATGTTGGCGATAAACCTTACAACATAGAAGATTGCGATGTAACGTTGTATGGTCATGACAAAGATCGCAGCACGTTCTACTTGCACCTCTTCCCAAAGTGGAGCTTCAAGGAGACGGGCGACCTCGGCAACGTCAGCGCAACTATGGTGAGGGAGTGCTATTTCCGCAAGGACCTGCTCACCCTGAAGCGACTCGTTCCTGAGCCGGTGTGGAACATCATGAAGGAAGACATGAAGACAGACGAATACAATCGTCTTCATGACGAGTGGAATCACGTCATCAGCTACAAGGAACTCTGGAAGGATGCACCGTTTCCTCCCACGTTCGTCACTGTCGATGCTGTGGTAATCAAGAGCGGTCACGTGTTGGTTGTCCGGCGCGGTGCCCAACCGGGTAAGGGGCTTGTCGCTCTTCCTGGTGGATTTCTCAATACTGGCGAGAAGATCGTTGATGGTTGTGTGAGGGAACTCAAGGAAGAGACTCGAATCTCTGTCAACAAGGATGAGCTATACAAGCGAATCGTAGACCAACGCGTCTTCGATCACCCAGACAGGTCTCTTCGTGGTCGCACAATCACCCATGCATTTTGCATCGACCTTGGGTCTGGTCCGCTGCCGAAGGTGCAGGGAGATGACGACGCCGACAAGGCGTGGTGGATGCCGCTTCGAGATGTCCTTCGACAGGAGGAACAGTTCTTCGAGGATCACTGGCACATCGTTCAGTTTTTTGTGAGCAAGTTCTAAGCGTAAAGAGAGGAGAATAGACAATGACTACTAACAACATCATTCTTGATACCGATTCGTACAAGGCAAGCCATTGGAAGCAGTACCCGCCAAACACCACGTCGATGTTCAGCTACATCGAGTCGCGTGGCGGAAAGTTTGACACCACAGTATTTTTCGGGCTGCAGTATTACATCAACAAGTACCTCACCACCCGCGTCACTGTCGACATGGTTGAGGAAGCCAAGGAATTCTACGCTGCTCACGGTGAGCCCTTCAACTACGAAGGGTGGATGCGAATTGCCACTGAGCTTGGTGGTAAGCTGCCTGTGCGAATCAGGGCAGTTCGAGAGGGCACTGTCGTTGAGACGTCGAATGTGCTTGTGAGCATTGAGAGCACCGATCCCCAGACGTTTTGGGTCGCTTCGTGGTTGGAGACCATGCTTGTTAGGTTGTGGTACCCGATCAACGTTGCAACGCTCAGTTACCACACTCGTAAGGTATTTGAACGATTCTTTGATGCGACAAGCGATGACGTCGCTCCTGGTCGTGCCATGTTCAAGCTGCATGATTTCGGTAGCCGCGGCGTATCGAGCCAGGAATCGGCTGCGATTGGTGGGGCGGCCCACTTGATCAACTTCCTTGGAAGCGACACTGTCGTGGGAATCTATACAGCAAACAAGTTCTATGACATTCCCATGGCTGCATTCTCGATTCCCGCGGCAGAGCACAGCACGATGACATCGTGGGGCAAGGCTCGAGAATCGGCAGCGTATGAAAACATGATCAATCAGTACGGTGGACCCGGCAAGCTCTTTGCTGTTGTGTCGGACAGCTACGACATCTACAACGCAGTGAAGAACATCTGGGGTGATGAACTGAAGCAGAAGGTGATCAACATGGGTGGTACGCTAGTCGTGCGACCTGATAGCGGTCACCCACCCACAGTCGTTGTGAATATCTTGAACATCCTCGGCGACAAGTTTGGTTTCACCACCAACAGCAAGGGATACAAGGTGCTGCCGCCGTGCATCAGGGTAATTCAGGGTGACGGAGTCAATTATGATTCGATCTATGAGATTCTCGAGGTAATGCAGCAAGCCGGATGGAGCATTGACAATGTTGCGTTCGGAATGGGTGGAGCTCTGTTGCAGGGACACAACAGGGACACTCAGAAGTTTGCAATGAAGTGCTCGAGCGTCACTGTCGACGGTGAAGAAGTGGATGTCTACAAGGATCCTGTCACTGATGACGTGAAGCGCAGCAAGCGTGGTCGCCTAGACCTTATCAAGGTGACAATTCAAGGTAGCCACGGCAAGATTGATGTGCTTCGAACGGTGAAGTTGGCTCCTGGTGAGTTGGCACATCCCGACACTGTTATGCAGACTGTGTACGAAAACGGCGAGGTACTGGTGCGTCAAAAGTTTGATGACATCAGAAAGAATGCGTGGGGATGATCTCACGTCTGTGAGATAGAGATGGGCAGGTAAATCCTGCCCATCGCGCTTTAATGGTTGTCATGTGTCACCGCTGCGTATTTACGCTCTGTCCACGGAGTTTACTGTATACCACAAGGACATAGGAGACAGATGACATCAAGAACAGAGAACAAGGTTTTTTCGGGAGACGCACCCGCAGTCCCAGAGGCACTTCGCCAACACATGGAGGCTGTAGGTATGGAAACTACGTCTTCTGGTCGTCCAGCGGCAGCGGCAAATCTACAACCGGGTATGTCTGAGTCGATCAATGACATGCTTGCTCGTGATTTTGGCGTAGACATCCCAGTAGAACTTGTACCGCTCCCGTCAAGGGGAATTCTGTACCCGCAAGAGCACCCATATCACGGTCGAGATCTTGTTGAGATCAGAGCAATGACCGCTCGTGAGGAGGACATCCTTACGTCGCAGGCTCTCATCAAGAAGGGTACTGTCATTTCTGAACTCATTCGTTCGTGCGTCATTGATCGTTCTGTGAATACACAGGACCTGTTGATTGGTGATCGAAATGCGTTGATGGTTGCCATTCGAATCACAGGATACGGCCCGCAGTACGATGGCGAAGTAACGTGTTCTGAGTGTGGCGCCAAGGGAGCTCGCCAGTTTGATCTTTCGCAGCTTACAATTCGACAGTTGACATTGAATCCTGTCTCTCCCGGCGCGAATGAGTTTGAGTTTACGCTGCCACGTTTGAAGTTGCCTGTACGCTTCAGGTTCCTCACCGGCCGCGATGAGGATGAGATTTCAAAGACTGCAGAACGACAGAAGAAATTGGGTCTCTCAAGTGATTCTCTTGTCACGACCAATCTGTTGTTCAGCATTATCTCTGCGAATGGGATAACTGATAAGTCAAAACTTGCGCATCTTATCAAGATGATGCCAGCGCAGGATTCAAACGCTCTGCGAGTCTACATGCGTCAGAATGAGCCGGGCCTTGATATGAAGCAGGAGTGCGCATGCCCAGCATGTGGTCACACCGAGGAGGTGTCGATTCCGATCGGCATCAAGTTTCTTTGGCCTAACGCCGAGTGATCGAGAAGCAGTCCTACTTGAACCTGCTTTCAATATGATCTATTACGGTGGGTGGACGTGGTCTGAGTACTATCGTCTTCCCACCGCGTATAAGACGTGGTTTATTGAAAGAATTCACAAGGAAATATCTCGGTCATCTTCTGGAGACGGTGGAACACAGTCACGCGGTGTGCAACACAACACCCCTGATTTACGACAATTACAAAACAGAGCACATCCGAACGCTCCTGCGCGTTTGAGGAGGTTCTCATAGGGACCTGGCGTATAGCAGTTGATAGTTACAACAGGTCCCTATGAAAGAACAGTCTAGTAGGCTCAATGTTCGTTCCCGTTTATTACACGCAGCAGTGGGCGCTTGGTTGTTTTCCGGTGCCCATGCGCCAAAACTTAAGGGAACGTCGACACAAGTTGCAGCAGCGGCTGCCGTAGCAAGTGCGACAAAAGCTTTCAAAGAATCACTTGAAAGAGAAGATGTTTCTTTGGTGGAAGTATCAGAACTTCTGCAGAAGAAACATCTTGCTGCTGAGAAATTCAAGCAAGAATTTGGCATTGATTGGTTGCTGTGATTGGGTTGTAGCAGATGGCTGATAACATCGAAGAGCTTAAAAAGCTTACTAAAGCTGCCAATGAAGCAGCTGGGGCTATCAATGAAGCATCAACTGCATTTGAAGGTCAGGCAAAGGTCATAGAACAATTGACTGTCGCCTTCAAGGCATATTCCACGGGCAACTTCGTCAAAGATATTCAGACAGTGTCTCAAGAGCTTCAGGTAGCTCAACAGGCAGTAAAAGCATTCTCTGATCAAGGAAAGCAACTTGAAGATCAGCTTACTAGCATTGGTAAGCAAATGACTTCCAATGATCAGAACTATCAGTCACTTGTCGAGAAACTAACCAAGATCTCAGAGACGTTTGAAAAGATGAAGAAGACGGGCGAAAAGAACCCGTTGCATGATGAAAAAGAAGGCAAAAAGGTCAACGATAACATCAAGACAATGAATCAACAGATCAAGGACCAAGTGAAAACTATTGGTCTGTTGGGCGGCGCTTTCATAGGACTCAAGGACGGGTGGAAGTCAACGCTAGCAATGGGCGGCGGCGTCATAGGCTTGTTTACTAATTTAGCTGGATGGGCAATGAAGCTTTCAATGGCTATCATTTCTATACCAGTGAATTTCTTGGGAACATTAGTACGTTGGGCTGCACAAATGCAGGGCTCAACAGAATACATGCAAAAGATCGAAGAGGTACGTGAAAAATTCGGTAACTTCCAAGAGGGCCAATCAAAAGCCATTATGGAAATGCAAAAGTCATTTGCGCGTGTGACTGAGACTGGTCTAAACGCATGGCGCATCTACGGCGATTTAGCAGAACGTCTTGGTATGATTACCAAGATGATCGAGGGCCTTGGCGCAGCGTGGAACGTCTTTGCAGATGAATTTGCGCAAGACGGTTATCTGCAGGCAAAACGAATAAATGAATTTCAGTTAGGTCTTGGATTATCTGAGGAACAACTAAAGACTACATTGACATTGACAAAGGCAATGGGCCAATCTGCAGGCAAAACATTGACTGACCTCACAAAGCATGTCAAGGGTTACGCAGCAGCGTATCACATCAGCCACAAGGTGATTTCACGTGATGTCGCTGAAGCAATCAAGGACGCTGGCAGATTTGGTGGTGCAACTGTAGACTCAATAACAAGAGCTTCTGTGTACGCTCAAAAATTGGGACACAACCTTAAAGATATTGCTGGAGTGATGACTGCGTTTGAGACGTTCGACACTGCGGCTGAAGGCGCAGCGAAACTATCTCAGACATTCGGCGCGACGGTTGATGCATTCAAACTTGTCAAGGCGCAAAATCCTGACGAGATGATTCAGCACTTGCGAGATGCAATGTTTGCAGCTGGTAAGTCTGCTGAAAAGATGAGCAGACAAGAATTGAAGTTGCTTTCTCAACAGTCTGGATTGACTGAAGAGGTGGCGCGTTCGGTGTTTTCAATGAACAACGCTGGCGTGTCTGTTGATGAATTGCGCAAGAAACAAGAGGCTCAGGAAGATTCTGCTGTCACTCAAGCAAAGGCGTTGAAGTCGCTATCTGAAGACATCAAACGTATGGTGAAGCAGCAACAGCAGCAGGCTGAAACATACGTGAAGCAATTTCTTGCTGGCATGATGATGGGCATCAGGATGTCTGAAGACTTCCGTAAGTTGATGATGAACATCAAGAAGGGATTGCACCTTGTTTGGTTGGAAGGACGACAGTTCGGTATTCAATTAATGACTCAGGTGCCGCTTGTCAAGCAAATGATGAAAGCCCTGCAGGACTTCTTTGCGCCTGGCAAATATCAGAAACTTGCGCAGCAAGTACGTCACATCTTGATGAGCTTGATAACTGGCAACGAAGGCGTGCCAAATATCATGCACAAGATGTCAGCTGCGTTTATGCAGTTCTTTGATTCCAACAACCCAGCCATCAGACAAATGCTCGCTAGTGCCAAGGGAATAATGGTACGAGTGTCCAAAATAATTGGAGAGAGCATTCTGTGGGTCACAGATCAGATAGGTGATGGTATTAAAGCACTTGTAGATATCATCTCTGGAAAGAAGCGTACTGGCGCTATTTCATTTGGGTCAGCTGCGACGCAATTTGTTTGGGATATCATCAAACCAATTTTTGATGCGTTGTACGTTGCAGTACCCAAATTAGGGATGGCGCTTTTTGAATTATTGCAACAAGGAATTTCGGCGTTATATACGCGTGCAACTACTGACCCTCAGATATCGTCCGTGTTGAAGAAGGTTGCTCTTGCGATTGCTGGTATTTTTGTTGTCAATATTGCGTCAAGAGCAATAATGGGCGCTATCACAGCTGGTATCACTAATGCTGTTATTGGAGGAATTGGTGGGTTAGCGTCTGGCGGCGGTATGGCAAAAATTGCCGCTGCTGGTAAAGAAGTTGCTGCTCAATCGGCAAAAACTAGTGCAGCAATGGGTAAGGAAGGTGCCACTGCTTCTGGCGCAACAACTCGTGTTGCAAATGGATGGGCGCAAGCCGCGCTTGCGCTAAAGAGAGTTTCAATTACAGATATCGGTAAAATGTTCTTGATTTTAACTGCGATCGCCGCAGGTCTCGCCGTAGGCGGGATCGCCTTTGCGGGCGCTGTAAAATTGATGGCCGAAGAATTGAAAGATACAAAGAGTGAGGATGTCGCGAAGGCAGTACTTTCGATGACTGGACTGGTGCTCAACATCGCAATATTAGCTGGTACTGTAAAATTGCTTGGAAACATCGATTTTAAGTCGCTTGGTATGGGTGCCCTTGTTATTCTTGCAATGGGTGGTGTTCTTGGTGGATTGATGTGGTTAATGGGCGCCCTTACAAAGAGTATGAAAGAGGCACACATCACAGGTTCTGAACTTGCCGCGACTGCAGGCGTATTGAAAACGCTCGCTTTAACAATGCTCATTATGGTTCCCGTGATAACGGCAGCTGCGATATTTGGTTCAGCGATTATTGCAACGTCTGGTGCGTTAGCATTAGCCGCAGCAGCCGGTCTCACTGCGATCACAGCGGCTATGGGAGGTCTTGTTGGCGTAACGATTGGTATTATGGAGCAATTGCGTAAGATGCCAAAGGATGATTCGCTGCCTGAGAAAACAAAGTCATTCACAAATATCTTTGACGCAATCACAAAGATGATTTCAGTTTTAGGTAAGACGTTGGCTGATACTGCGCCGTCGATAGCTGACTTTTTGACTGGTACAAGTGTTGTGAAACGTATGCAACAATCCGTTGCGTTGATCGATGAGATCAGGGGCACAGTGACGCAGATGATCGATAAGATCATGGTGATCGTCAATCTTTACAAGGACAATCCAACACTCGTCAAGGGCGCGGCAGCAGTTGGCGGGTTAATATCATCAGTTACAGGTTTGATGTTAGCGTTAAAGGTTCCAAAGGAACTTGCAAGTGGCAGTTTTGATCTTGGGTGGAGTGGAATCAGTTTGAAAAAGCCGTCAGAAGACGCTGCCATGGTAATGTTCCAGATGCAACAAAGCGCGTCATCATTGATTGGTGGTGTCATTGGATTGATGAAGTCTGTTGGTGGATTGAATCTGAACGATCAAGCTCTAAAAAGCATACCAGTCATTAGCGAATTGCTTAAGGTGATGGGTACAATTCTTGGGGAACTCACGCCATCAGCTGACATGCTTGCGCAATTCCAGAAGATCAAGACGACGTCTGGTTCTGCAAAGGGCGGTTTATCGCTAACAGAGATTTCTCAAACAGTAACAACATCGCTTAAAGAACAAGAGCTCGATAGTGATGCGCTGATGAAGATGATGCAGTTTGCTCGTGAAAATCTCACTAAGATTTTCGAGCTATTGTCAAGTGATACTTTCAAAAAAGTTGTTGACATGACAAAGGATTGGTCTCCGAAACAACTTGATGGTATCAAGGCAATTGCGTCAATTATGTCTGCGATTGGATCAATCATGAGCGCAATGAATCAATCATTTGCAAAGGTACCAAAAGTTGAGGTCCAAGCCGCACAAGGTGCAAATGTTACTAACATCCTCAAAATTCCATTTGTTGATATCAATGAAACGTTATCAAAACTTACTGGCGATAAGGGTGGTATTAAACAATTGTTCAACACGATAATTGGACTTGCAACTGATCTTGGTAAAACAGCTGGTGGAGGGGCTGTTGTTACGTCTAGCTTGAAATCTGTAATGGGCGTGTTTGAAGGTATTAAGGGAATCATAGCATTCTTGTCTAATACGGCTGGAATGGCAACAAAGGCTTATCGTGGTGGAGTTGGTGTAGATGCCACAACTACTGCCCTTGCTTTGACGATGCCCCTTGAGGCAATGATCATGTTGCTGCGAGGACTTAATCAACCTGCAAAAGATTCTAAATCTGGTGGTTCATTGATGAATGAAATTGTGAACCAACTCGCTGCGGTATCAGCAGCAGGCACGATGTCAGCTGCGGAAGTGAAGAACGTTGGATCTTTAGTCCAAACGTTCAAAGAACTACAAAAGATTCAGGCAGCATTAGGCGAAGTTGGCGCGTCATTTTCTGGAAGTAACGTTGGTGCACTTTACTCAACTTTCCCATTATTGACTGGATTCGTTGCTGGATTAGCTGCGAATATCTCGCCATTCTCTACGCAGCTGTCTGCGCTCACTCAAGAGCTCACAAAGATGGGCGTTGCTTTCAAACCAGAGATTGTCAATAAGAGCGTATTGCCGATGCTTGAAGCATTCTCGAAGGTGGTGAGTGCCGTAAGAGAAGTTCACAACAGTTTGAATGATATCAATCTTGGCAAAAAACCAATTGCCGCTACGCTGAATTCAATCGCGGGCCAGTTAGGCATTGGTGGTAAGGTACAATTCACGCCAATTGAGAACAAAGCTGTTCAAATTCACCTTACAGTTGAAGTATCAATGAGAGCAGCAGACGTCGAGAAGGCGATGGTCTGCAGATCAACCAGCATCATTAGAGATCAGATCAACTGGATCAGAAAGTCTGGATCTAGCGCTGGTAAGAATGAAGAAGCATTCAAGATGGGCAATCATGATATCCCAGGTGATTTGAAGTCTGAGTACATGCCAGTTGATGCGCCAGCAGCTACATAAGGATTTTATGTTCGACCATGATGAAGTGATCAAAATGATACGATCGAATCCTCTGTATCGCCAAGCCCTTGGCAAGCTTGATGATGAAGAGAGACAAAAGGTTGACGCTAACGCTGAACGCATGATATCTCAGTTGTTTGGCGCTCTTGCGCCTGTAATCAGCAAGGCGCAACAGGAACAGGCTGATATCGACATTGCTAAGGTAGTTAAGGAGAGCACCGGTAAAGTAGAAGGAACGCAGGTTGCAGATGTCAACGAATAACAGCAATGTTAACGCGCCAATTGAACACCTTGCTGATCAAGGTGGTTTCTCTTTGCCACCTACGCCTGGTGAGCCTAACAATGAACGCATAACTTTCATTAATGAACCAGACTCTCCTTATGATATTCAAGCGCCGACGCTTGTAAAGATCGGCAGCTACCTCAGTAATTTATCGCAGCAAAACAAATACGCAGTTGATGCAAATGAAAAACTTGTATTGACAAAGTTTGACGATTCTCGACCGTCACCTGTTTCAACTACAAATACAAAGGCATACGCACCAGACAAGTCAAAGTGGCCAACATCAGTCGGCTTTCCTGTTGGAAATGGTAAGACTGCTCAAGACATGAGCAATAACGCGACGCTCGTAAAGTCAATTGCAGTAGCACCAGCGTCTAGCAAATACGGTGATTCGCAACCACTCGAGAATACAGAGGGTACGCCTGCAAACGCCTATGCCAATGCAGTGTTGTCGTACAATCGTTTTACGTCCAGCAATAAGCTGAACCCAACGATCGCAGCAGGAAATTATTACGCTCAACCTGATTCTAATTTCAATCCAACAGTGCGTCTACAAACTGGTGGTGGCGAAAGCTTAGGTAAGTACGCAGAACCAAATACGTACAAGGACGAGAATTTCAATCACATGGCGCTGATTGGTTACATGATGTCGCTTCGTGGAACGGGCGAGGTCGGGTCTGGTAATCAAGGGTATGATCCATTAGATGGTGGTAGAGAAGCAGAGGCGCTTCTACCCTCTGGTGATCAGTTAATGATTGAGCGTCCTAACGTAAACAACTTCAACGCTCGCCGAGTGCTGTCAGAAATGACGCCTGTTCGAGGCGCAACCAAAAGCCTTGTTAGCATATACGCGAAGGGCTCTAGCGATGAGGGGGATAATTCTTGGGGTGTGATGAATAACATCTACGACCAATTCTCAGGAATTACCGCGATTGGTATGGTCGCCCTCTCGATAGCACTTGTGTTGGCGACGACGGCGCTAACGGGTATTCTTGGGTCTGTATTCGGTCTCATCTCAAGCAATCCCAACGCAACGACAAAACACAAAGATGGAACGTTCGTTTTTGGTAAGTCTCGAGCAAATCTCGAGTCCGCAGCGGGCTTTGACATATTTCAAGCTGTTGGTACTGGAATAGCTGATTTAATTGGAATTCACGCAACAACAAGCAATTTTCAAGCCGCGTTGATGAGGGGAATTGGTGTATTCTTTGGTCTTGACGTCGGCGTAAGCGATCTTCTGAATCCCACTGGTGCATTAGGCGCAGTTGCAACGGCAATTGAATCCCCTGGGTTCAAAGCAGTAACATGTCGATCAATTATGCGTTCTACCATGATATTCATCAATAAATTGAAGGGTTTAGCTGACAGCCCGTCTATCATGGCAGGCGTGAAGAATTTCCTATCACTATTTGAAATACTGAAGGAAAGCAAGTTGATGTCTGCGATCAACTTATTTGCAACGCTTGGTGACATGGCGATATTGAAAATGAATGAGGACACGCTTGTTGAAAAGCAAGGTGGAGTTGTCTATCATTCAACAATCGATGCGCAAAAGCAAGGGTTACCAGGTGAATCTGTCACAAAGCATCGGCTACAGTACAAGGCGGGCGAAAGTAGCTTCAAGATTGCGTGGGCAAACAATCGTACGCCCTCATCGCTACTTTTGCCTGTAAACGTGCAAGGATTAGCTGCATTAGAAGCAGCTACTGCAACAACTCAACACACTTCACCACGTGCCGCGACAGGTCAAAAAAATGACGCGGAGTGGTCAAAATCATACAATTACATCTCAAAGGAAAATAGAATTCCACAAAACGTAGATGATAATTCGGTGTCAGTCGCTAACATTGAAACAATGCTTGACGCTGAGTACGTGCCATTCTATTTTCATGATCTTCGTACCAATGAAATCATAAGCTTCCAGGCATTTTTGGGATCACTTAAAGATGATTACACGCCACAATGGGAAAATAGCGATGCGTTTGGACGTGTAGACAAAGTCAAAATCTACAAGTCAACTGACAGACGCATATCATTTGATTTTTGGGTTGTTGCGCTTGATCGCAAAGACTTCGATGATATGTGGGTTAAGATCAATAAATTGGTCACTATGGTTTACCCACAGTACTCAGCAGGAAGAAAGCTAATTGCCGACGGCGGCAAAACTACTATTACAATGCCGTTTAGCCAGGTGATGACATCTTCACCTATCGTACGCTTACGTATTGGCGACGTAATTCGCTCAAACTATTCACGGTTCAATTTATCAAGAGTATTTGGGTTAGCTGACACTGATGCGAAAATTAATGGCGTGTCTCTAGATACGTCAAGCATTACATCAACCTTACAAACGGCAAAGAAAGAGCTCGATGTCTTGTTACGCAACCCAGAAACAGCAGGCGACAACTATACATTCTACCTGACGTCTCCAACGCCAGCATTGATGGCAAAAGCTAGTTCTGGAATACAAATTTCATTGCCCATTATTGGAAAATCTTCAAACGATCGACCTACGCAAAATGCTATGATTCCTCTTGAAATGTTGCCTTATTTCAAGATGAGGGCTGAATCTTCTTCAATGATGGGCGGCCAAGGCACATTTGTCATTAGCGCTATGACGCCAGATGAACTAAAACAGAACTGGAGATTGAACGCAAGCATGATAAAACTTGTAGACGAGCAAACAAAAGTCATTGCTGAAAAATACAAGTTTGATTCTACGAAGTTTCAAATTCCATTATCATCAATATCACTTACGCCAGAAAGTATGAGACAATTTTGGGCAGCATATTCAGAATCTCCAGAAGAAATGATGAAATTCATGGATAAAAATTCAAATGCAATCGTCAAGTCATTCCAGGAAATGGGAGGTAAAGGACTTGCCGGAACGATTGACCAAATGAACTTTGAATGGCTAGACGCTAATCACATGCGTTGGGAGACTGAACAGCGTTCACGAGCACCACAACGTACGAAGGTCACTATGACGTTTAGCCCAATTCACGATATCTCTCCCGGTATTGATCACATGGGATACAATCGAGCTCCAATATACCCAGTTGGTTCTATGTTTTCTGAAATCGACAGGTAAGGATTCGTATGGCAATCAGTCGTTACATAGCTGCACCAATCATTGGGTTTGGAACACAATTTGGTACGTCATACGCTGCTGCAAGCTTGCGTCATGCAGTGATTGATGGTACTTTACCGTGTAAGCAGATCATTGTTCGTGGTAAGGAACGCCTTGATACAATAGCTGGCGTTGAATACGGTGATGCGAAATATTGGTGGGTGTTGGCGGCAACGAGTGGAATTGGATGGGGATTGCAGGTCCCAACAGACACGGTAGTGTACGTTCCAAATCTGCAGGACGCGTTGTCATACGTGGTATAACATGGCAGACATAAATTCAGAAGAAGCGTTAATGAAATACTACCAAATGGTCGAGATGATCGACTCATTTGGCGCACGTACAATACTGTCATCTACGCTCGACTCCGCGGCTCGCAATTCTGGTGGGTCTGACGTTCCGACAAACGCAAATTTCTATAAGGCGTTGATGAGGTTACTGCTTGAGGTGGACTCTAGGGGTGCATACAGCATCACCAAGTTGGTTGAAAAGCTAAAGGAGCTGTGCAAAGATGGCTCATTGAAATCAGCTGAATCAGACGAGTTACACAAGAAAATCATTCGGCACATTATTCGTGTGTACTCTACGAAAGGCGAAAAGATTGACCTCTTAGATGACGGCAAACCATATCAAAACATGTACTACAAAGAGGAAAAAAACTCTGGCGTTGACTACATGGACTCATTGCTACAAATCTTCCCGAAGGAAACACAAAGCCAATTAAAGAAATCCAACACGTCATTGTCGGCTGTGCTGTGTACTGCGCCTATTCTACTGCCACAAAATCGTAATGTAAGCAAGATAGAATTCTGGTTGAATCATATGCCATCAATCGTGGTATCTCGGATGGTACCATTTGTTGATGTGAAATTCACATTTGAACGATTCGATAACGAAAATAACAAAACAGCAAATTCAACGTTTAGTTTGATAAAATTTCTTGAAGGCGCCAAGATGACGTTTGAAGGCGCAAACAAGACATTGCATGAAGCAAATTTTTACGATGCTGGACAAAGCAATGAAGATCCTACTATGCGTCGATTCTATCATCGAGCTGGTATGGAGGTGTTTCTTTCCCCACAAACGATGGTAAATCCAAACAAGGAAGCATCAGATTCTCGTTACGTGAGTATCACAGATAAGATGCGTCCCTATGCGTCATTGAAGAGCATCGATATCAGCATTCAACCCACATTTGGGTTTATGACGTACAAGAACGGATCATTGTCATTTACGTTGCATGATCGTTCTAGACTCACAGAGATTTCAGACCTAATTCGTCCACAACTTTTCAAGGGCGCAACAATTTGGATCACGTATGGGTGGCGTCATCCACCAGAACCGGGAAATGCATACGCAAATTTCATCAACAATAACATGATGATGAGAGAAGCGTTTATGGTCGTCAATACAGAACTCAGCTTTGACAACGTCGGTCAGGTGAATATCAAACTTCACATTGCAACAAAGGGGGCAATTCAAGGTGAGACAAATTCACTAGCGTCTAACGTAGGTAAGGACATAAACAACATCCTTAATGAATTGTCAACTATCACCAAAAATATCATGAAGGCTCGCGCTGCCATGGGCGGTGGAGTGTCTGGATTTAAGGAAGAAGTCCGTGCATTTCAAGTCATTGATCAAGCCGCACGTGGTACTGCCCTAAAGTACGATGAAGTCGTCAAAGGAATGGACCAGATTAAAAAGCTGCTTTCTAATAAGAAGTTGAACAATCCTGAACTAAAACAAGCGTTAACTGATGTATCAAAAGAACTGTCTAAGTTGTATGGCAATGGACAAGGTAACAAATCATTATTGATCTCATCTAAGGGTCTTTTCAGCAAGATACAAAACACTTACGAACAAGCAGTGAAACAAAAGTTTGAAGCCATGCAAGAGGGACCAGATCCCTGGTTGTTGTCAAACGTTCACGCAAACAAAAAGGGAGTAAAAGACGCATTAGCAAGTAAGATACCAGATTGGGCAATCAATCCTGAAATTGCTAACTTGTTGCAAGGCGCGTCATTTGATTACCAAAGCGATAAATCAGCGTCAACGAAATTGAAGCACACCACAAGAATTGTTTCATTCGGTAAGCTGTTCATGAATTTTGTAGGTGAATCGTTTGCTGGCATAGACGGTATTGATGAAGTGCAAGTTTGGTTCTATCGATTGAACGACAGCTGCGGTCCTGCGAGTGGAATGAACATCGCTGAATTCCCAATTGAAGTCAATACAATCTACACAAAATACAGCGATTACGTGTATAAGAAGCGAGTACAAAACATCTCTGTTCAGGAGTTCCTGAGCTTAGTGATAAACACGCAATTCACAGATCCACGTGCAATACCGTATGGCTTACGAATGTATTACAAGCCGTACAACGTCTCAGCACCAGATCCTGCTGAGCGTACAGGCATACCCACAACATTGCAAAACGGAATTTTAGAGCGTCAATCAAAGTACGGTGTTTTCAAGTATCCTGCGCTTGAGATCATGATTGAAACTGTACACGCTAATAACACAAATGCCAATCAACCCGTGGACTTACTTACGTTATACGAATATCTTGAAGCACCTGAAGCGAAAAAATTTGGATCAATGAAATTAGCATCTGGCGCGGACGGTGATCGACGTATCATGCGAGTTCATGTTTACGATAAGTCAGTTGATCCTTACCCCACAGAATCAAGCATGCTGCGTGATAAGCAAGGGTTCATTTACGAAATTCCTGCTTCACCAGCAAGCAAAAAATACTTTTCTGAGCAACAGGAAATTGTACGTAAGGGATACGCAAAAGATCAAAGTGACAAGCGTCAACAAGACGCGTTGTCGAAGGCGCTTCGAGGTCAGCAAGGTATTCGAATGTATAAGTCGGATGCGCAAGCCGTAAGCACGGAAGGCGCATTTGAAAAGATGGCAGAATTCGTCGCGCGTGGCGTTCCCACAATTACGTATGGGTCAAACGGCACAACGATCAAAAATTGCAACGTGTCTTCAAAGGCTGATCCATTACTATCAACTGCAAACATGATTCGTCCAGAAGGCGATCCCAACAGCGTACAACCTAATGGCGCAGGATTTGGTAATATGCCAATTCGCGTTGTGCCTGCTACGATGACAATGTCATCATTGGGTTGTCCGTTGGCGAACCCGGCGCAATTGTATTTCTTCAATTTTGGCACAGGCACAACCATCGATAACTTCTACATTTTGACGCACATAACTCATCAATTCGGTCCTGGAAAGTTTGAAACGAACTGGACGTTTGGATATTCTGACGCGTATGCTCGAATTGAAGGCGCACCAATCTTTGTCGATAGTTTGAAGAAGTTCCTAGAAGATGAAGAAGATGATCAGACTAACGACAATATCAACGATGCGTTCATGAATGAATACTAGACACACGTATGGTAACATTGAGCCATGCGTGTTGCGCTCTCTGCGTCGCTGTTGATGACAGACAAAACGTTGTTGATCAATGATGACAAAACGCTAAGTTGGGTTGATGATATTCCACAAGATGCGTGGGTGTTCAGCGGTGCCCCAAAACCTGGCAAGTGCTTTGATACGTTGTTGAAGCTCAATCACTTGTCAGTTGATGCAACAATTGATTCTCGCTATGAAAGCGTTGCACGTACCGTGTTGTCTGGTTCTATGTTCGCAACGCCTCCTTATGCATTGTTGATGTCTCAAGGCCACATCAAGGAGCGAATTAGAAAAATCGTACATCAGGTTGTGGGTTACCTTGGTTCAATAGACACCAATTATTTTGATAGCACGTGGGTGCCCGCGACAAGGGTTTTTGACCGCCTGAGGCCTGCAAAAATAGACACAACGTCCTGGCATGGGTGGATGTTACGTGAAGTCGGCAACAAACCAATCATCAAAACGTTCGCGCCAGGAACTGATGATTTCGCCGAGCCTGTTGAATACGACAGATTTGGCACTCGTACAGGTCGATTGACTGTAAAGTCTGGCCCAAACATCTTGACATTGCGCAAAGACGCAAGGAACATGATAACTTCTCGTTATCAAAATGGTTCAATCATCTTTTATGACTTTTCTGGTCAGGAAGCTCGTGTAGTGTTGTATGAGGCTGGTCGGCGATGCGAAGAACTTGATCTCTACGGTATGATGACACGGCAGCTGTTTGACAACCAGATTGAACGTAATGTTGTGAAGCAGGCTGTGTTGTCAGAGTTGTACGGTCAAGGCCACGCGGCGCTCGGCAAGCGTTTGGGAATTGCCGGTGAAGCTCTCACTGCATTCATTAAACGTATTAGAACGTACTTTCACTTCGGGAAGCTACAACGTCATGTGAAGGGTGGCTTCATTGCTAACGGATATGTCACCAATCGATTTGGGCGCAAGATCACAATTGACGAACCGCTCGATAACATCATTTTTAATTCATACGTGCAATCAACGGCGGCTGATGTAGCCTTGCTTGGGTTTGATTGCTTGTGTGAATCTGTGTTACCTCAATATACAAATTTTACGCCGTTGTTTTTGCTACATGATGCATTGATCATCGACGTTGAAGACGCAAGCAAGCTACCAGAAGTTGCGTGGATCAAGGTACCAGGTTATGTTCAGCGATGGCCGGTAAAGCTTGAACACATGACCAAGGTAGAAGTACAGTCTGGTGAAGAGGAACAAGAAGATGAAATCACAAGATCTGCGACCTGAAGACGTTGAGGCAAACTTCAACAAATATGTTGAGTACCTGAAGAAAATTCAGGATCCAAGTCGTCAGGCAGCAGCATTGTCTGTGACAGAACTTTTGGGAGAGCGCCTTGCCTTGTGTCCCGCTTCAGGTCGTACAGAACATCATAATTGTTTTGTTGGCGGGCTTGTTGATCATTCAATTCGAGTGCTGCGTAACGCCCTGGTGTTGCGAAAGACATTCGATATGGTGAATGATGTTCCACTTGATTCTGTTGTAATCGCAGCACTGTTTCATGACTTGGGTAAGGTCGGTGATTACGATGTTGATTATTACGTCCCTCAGGACAGCGACTGGCACAGGGAAAAGCTGGGTGAGCTGTACACTTTTAACAAGAATCTACCATTCATGACTGTGCCGCATCGTAGTCTGTGGTTGCTTCAGAAGGCAGGACTTGCGCTCACTCAGGATGAGTTCCTGGCAATCATGTTGCATGATGGGCAATATGCGGAAGGTAACAAGCAATATGCCATGAAGGAACGTACGCTTGTTGATTTGATTCACATGGCTGATTTCATGGCATGTAAGCAAGAAAAGAATGGAAATGGAGAAAAGTGATGCAAAGTGATGCCGTACCTTTTGTGAAGATCGTTTTGGATGGTTCGCAGAATCCTCGAACTATTGAGAATGTCTTGCTAGAATCTGGCGCTGACGTTGCTCGCACAGCTGATCCAGATCTATACTTTGCGTATGATGCTTCAAAATCTATGCTCGATAGTCTTGTTGGTGATGGTATTGCTGCATACCATGTCATCGAAGTGAATACTTAATATCGCGATGGCGTCTTCAGCAAAAAGATTACTGGAACAATACGTAAGAGCGTTGATCGCCGAATCTGACGTATCAGAGACAGCGGCGGGTGCTCCTGGAGAACATGATATCATTGAGCCTGGTTCAGAGGGCGACATCAGCGGGCAAGAAGAAACAGAAGGTTGCTCAGCAGGAATGGCAGATGAATGTGGTGGAGCCGGTGCGGGTGGCGGAATCTCTGTCGCCAGCACTGGTCTTCCTGGCGCTCCTGGCATGGGCATGAAAAGAAACACAAGGTCAAATTCAAGATCTAGAACTGAAAGATAGAAACGCTGTCACGATTTACACTCGTGACACACTGTGTATAGTTTAGGCATGGCAAGAGCTATAAAGAACAAACCGTACGATCCCGAGAAAGAGCGTACCGTATACGATGATGAGTATTATCATAATCATGTAAAGTACTATCAACGTGGTATTCCTCATTTTGAGCAATTCCTACGTGATGAATTCAAGTTCGAAAGCATCGCAGACATTGGATGTGGAACCGGTGCATTCTCTGCGCCATTCCAGACAGACAAAAAGGTTTATGGGTTTGACTTCTCGGTTGGATCTGAGGGTGTAAGTTTTCTTGATCCCAAGAATTACTACTCTGCAGACCTAACGGTTCCAAACTCAACTTCTGTCGCCAAGGGCGTTGATATTGCGATGTCGTTGGAAGTGTATGAGCATCTGCTTCCTGAATTTGAGATGACGTATCTGGATAACGTATTTGGTCTTGGATCAAAGTGGGTTATCATATCATGCGCCCCTCCAGGACAGTGGGGTCGCCACCACGTAAATTGTAAGTCTTTGGCAGACGTTGAAGCTACGGTGACAGGAAGATTCCCACAGTATGTGGTGAACCCTGACATCACTGATCGTTTCAAGAAAATCAAGCTTCTAGCATCATTCTATCGTAAGAACACTTTGGTATTCGAACGACGTGATGTTTGAAAACAAGGGAAACAAGTGATACAAGAATAGAACGTTCGTTGGACGTTCGTGAAAGGTAAAAAGGAAAACAATATGGCAATCAATCTTGACGCAATTCGTAGGAAGATGGAGCAGCTTAACTCTAAGGGGGGTGGAGGTGGATCTTACTCCAAGCTCTGGCGTCCCAAGGAGATCGGTGAGTACAAGGTTCGTGCCCTTCCATGGCCGGATGGCAAGACTGCCGAAGGCGTTCCGTTCGTAGAGAGATACTTCTACTGGATCGGTGACACAAGCCTTCTTGCACCAAAGCAGTTCGGCGAAGACGATCCGATCAATGACGTCATCACTGCACTCTTCAGAACGAAGAAGGAAGATGACAAGGAGACGGCGAAGAAGCTTCTGCCGAAGATGAAGGCGTACTTGCCTATCGTCGTAAAGGGCGAAGAGGACAAGGGAGTTCAGGTTTGGGCATTTGCAAGAGACACGTATCTTCGACTGTTGGGATTTTTCACCAACGAGGAGATTGGTGATTTCACCAATCCTCAAGAGGGATTCGATCTCATTGTTACGGTGTCTGATTCCGGAAAGAAGTGGAATGGAAAGCCGGTGTTGAATCAGACGATTGACGCAGCCCGCCGCTCATCATCTTTCGCAAAGTGGTTTGGTGATGATGACGCCAAGGTAGACGCACTGCTTGCGAAGATTCCTGACATCGACGCAATGAACGCCGACTATCGCAAGACCCCGTCGCAGGCGAAGGCGATCCTTGATCGTTGGCTCGATAGTGGTCGAACTGACACAAAGTCAGAGGGGACAGCTCGCGGTCCTGCAAGCCCAGATAAGCTCGATCAGCTTGCTGAGGAAGTGTCTTCTGGAAAGGCAGCTGAGGTTGCTGTGACAAAGGCAAAGGCTGAAAAGCCTGCAAAGGGTAAGAAGACCACGACAGTTGACGACGATGTATCAACTAAGGTGGATGCTGATCTCGACTCAGCTCTCGATGAGCTGATGGAGTAATCCTCACACAAAACATTGCATCGCTTAGGTACGAGTTTCTGATTCGTCATGATGCTCGTACCTGAGTTTTATGTTGAACATGAAAGGAAAACAAAATGGCCGCAGGACGTAAAAAGAAGGACGCGTCGGAAGATACATCGAGTTCAGCGATTTCTGATCAGCTGACTGAAGAGCTTATCTCTGACATCAACAAGGAATTTGGTACTCGAGTTGCGTATAACTTGAGCGAAGCTAACGCACCAACAATCGTCAAGTCGTGGATCGGTAGCAGATCATTGCTTCTCGATTATGCGATCTCAAACAAGAGAAACGGTGGGTATCCAGTAGGTCGTGTGATAGAGGTGTCTGGTTTGCCATCGACTGGAAAGTCGCACCTTGCGTACGAGGCTGCGCGAACCGTGCAAGAGCAAGGTGGGCTTGTTGTGTACGTTGATACTGAGAACGCTACACCGGTCGAGAAGCTTGCTACGATGGGAATCGATGTTCGTAAGCGGTTTGTGTATGTTGATACACACTGCACGGAAGAGGTGTTTTCTATCATTGATTCCATCATTCGCAAGACGAAGCCATACACAGACAAGGGGCTGCCTGTGTTAGCTATCTGGGATTCTGTTGCTGGCACCTCTCCGAAGGCAGAGCTAGAGGGCGACTACGACACGAGCACGGTCGGTCTTCAGGCGCGTATGCTATCAAAGGGTATGCGCAAGATCACAGGTGTGATTGCGCAAATGGGTGTTACGCTGTTTTGCATCAATCAGCTACGGCAGAAGATTGGCGTGAACTTTGGTGATCCATACGTCACCCCGGGCGGCGCAGCGATTCCGTACCACTCGTCAGTGCGAGTGCGCTTAACAGGAGAAGGCACTGCACTCAAGGATAAGTTCGGTAACGTAATTGGCATCAAGGTGCCACTGCGTATCATCAAGAACAAGGTTGCTCCGCCATTCAGATCATTCTCACTTGAGATTCATTTCGGTCGTGGTATAGTGGAGACTGATTCACTCATCGACGCCGGCATTGAGTACTGCGAAAAGCACAAGTACGTGCTACGCGGGGACAAGCAGTTCAGCATCACAGGTAAGGGAAAGGCGTGGAAGACGTTCCTTGTCGCTGACAACAAGTCGGGTGAAGTGCTGTATGAGAAGAAGTTCCAAAAGGACGACTTTGATGACTTGCTTCACAAGGATGACGTGTGTAGCCCGCTAATGAAGGAGTTCTATGATGGAGCTCTAACTGTGGTGTTTGGTGAGCCAGAAGGCGAACACGATATCAATCCAGTGTCTGATGAAGACGATATGGGAGATCAAGATGCAGATGAATCCTGAGATTGGAAAGTGCCGTGTGTTTTTGGAGGAAGGCGCACAGCTTCCTTCAATTCAAACTCCCGGTGCTGCTGGATATGATCTGACAGCCCTAGAAGATATCGTGCTCGTGGAAGGGGTAACCACATTTGCCCGCACGGGAGTTTTTCTAGAGCTGCCGGAGGGCGTAGAAGCCCAAATCAGGCCGCGGTCTGGACTGTCGGCCAAGGGCGTCATTATTCTAAATGCGCCAGGCACGATCGATTGCGATTATCGTGGTGAAGTGAAAATTATCATGACGTGTTTGCCATACGGACAACCTACAGCCCCCGCAGGTTCAAAGCGCATGTACAGCATCAAGGCGGGAGAACGTATCGCTCAAATGGTATTTGCTCCTGTGTTACGTATGCAATTTGACACTGTCAACTCGTACGTAGAACTCACAGAAACCACACGTGGTGCCGGTGGATTTGGCAGTACGGGAAAGTAGTTGATAGACCGGGCACGGGTTTGTTATGATGGCTGCATGTCATCTGATAGACCCGTGCTTCTGGTAGATGCTTACTCTCTTTTCATCAGAAGTTTTCTTGCGTATCCGTCAATGTCAGCCCATGGTTACCAGATGGGTGGCACGATTGGTTTCTTAAAAACGTTGCAACGCGTTTGTTCTGAATTGAACCCACGCGCGGTGTATATCGCTTGGGAAGGTGGTGGTTCATCAAAACGTCGTGCTATTTTCTCTGAGTACAAACTTGGTCGTTTACCAGAAAAGCTGAATCGATTTTACGATGATGATATTCCAGAGTCTGATGAGAATCGCAAACATCAAATGTTGGTGTTAATCGGGCTATTAAAACATACACCTGCTTGTCAATTGTACGCCGCTGACTGCGAAGGCGATGATGTTATTGCGTTTCTTTGTAGAGGAAGATTTCGTGGTCAAAATAAGGTAATTGTGTCATCAGACAAAGACATGTACCAATTGCTCGACGATACAACTCGAGTGTATAGCCTCTATCGAAAGATCTACGTTACAAAGGAAGATGTGCTTCGAGATTATCAGGTGACTGCAAAGAATTTTGCTCTTGCAAAGGCTCTTTGTGGAGACGCTAGCGACAATATCCCAGGCGTACCAGGAATGGGTTATAAGACGCTTGTGAAGCGCTTACCGTTTGTAGGCCTCGAGGAGGACATCATTCTGCAACAGGTATTTGATTACTGTGAAGCTCACAAGAAAGAGTCAATTCACTATCGTCGTATCTTAGAATCTCAATCTGATGTCAAACGTAACTGGCGCTTAATCTATCTTGACGACCATACGTTGACAAACGCTCAGGCACAAAAGATTGACTACGTGATTGATACATTTGAGCCCCGGATTGGGAAGATAGAGTTCATGCGTTTGCTTGCAAAGGAAGGGCTGAATGACTTTGACGTCAATTGGTTCTACTATGCAATGAATGGTGTTGAAGGATTGAATGATACGTAAGGAAAAATATGAAGACAAGAGGCGGATTTGTATCAAATTCATCAAGTTGTTCATTTGTTATCAGAGGCACAAAGTTGAATGCTACGCAACGTGCCGTTGTTGAGCATTATGAAGATGTGTTTAAGTCACATGAAGATGCTGATTGTTTGAATACGTGGCGCATGACGTATGACAATGGTGATTATCACTTTAGTACGTTCATAGACAACATTAAATTGCAAGAGCTGTTTCCTGAGATTGGAATTCCCGTGGAGGATGTTGCAGAATGACTGAAGCTTCTACAAATTCAACTACGTTTGCGTCATATGGGAAAGTATTTCAAGAAAAAGTTCTCCAGTCGATGTTGATGGATCACATCTGGGCAGAGCAGTTGCTCGAGGTCATTCGCCCAGAATACTTTGAGTTGAAGTACTTGCAGTACCTTGCGCAGGCATACTTCAAATACGCAGTGAAGTACAAGGCATTCCCAACGCTTCAACTACTTGTGACGATCATTCGAGATGACCTGAAGCAGGGGTCTGATAAGCTGCTTGCCGACCAGATCGTGGATTATTTGATGCGAGTGCGATCAAATCCAGATCCTGGTGACCTTGAGTTTGTCAAGGACAAGTCATTGGACTTTTGTCGAAAGCAGGCGCTGAAGGAGGCGATGGAGAAGTCTATCGACCTGATGCAGGATGAAAAGTATGAAACCATTGTTGATGTCATTAAGAAGGCAGTGACTGTTGGCACAACGCCATCATTGGGACACGATTTTCTCGTAGATTACGAGCAGAGGTTTTTGACTGAGACGCGACATTGTGTCGCTACTGGAATTGTTGAGCTTGACGAAAAGGACATACTTGGTGGTGGTCTTGGCTCTGGTGAGCTTGGAATCGTCGTAGCAGCTACTGGCGTTGGTAAGTCACACTTGCTAGTAGACTTCGGCGCAGCTGCTCTTGTACGTGGTGTTAATGTCGTTCACTACACTCTCGAGTTGTCAGAAACTCAGGTTGCAAAACGATATGACAGTCGAATTTGCGAAGTAGATTTCAACGAAATTCCAGACAATAAGGAACACATCCTCAAGAAGTACGATTCATTGAAGGACTCAATGGGTAGACTTGTTGTGAAGCATTACCCAACTGGTACTGCGTCCATATACACGCTGCGAGCTCACCTTGAGAGAGCGTCAACTCGTGGTTTTAAGCCTGGATTGATGATCATTGACTACGCAGATATCATGCGTTCCTCGCGGCAATTTGATTCTTTGCGCCATGAGCTAAAATTGGTATATGAAGAGTTGCGTGGCCTTGCTGACGAGTTACGCATTCCAATTTGGTCTGCGTCGCAAAGCAATAAGGAAGGATCAAATAGCGATATTGTTGATTTGACAAACATGAGCGAAGCGTATGGTAAGGCGATGGTTGCTGACGTCGTCCTGTCAATTTCGCGCAAGCCGCAGGAAAAAGCTGCTGGACTGGGACGCTTTTACATGGCAAAGAACCGAGCGGGCCGTGACGGCATTGTTTGGCCTGTTCGCATCAATACTGCTCAATCTCGCTTCACAGTTTTGGGCCAAGCGAATACTTTGGAAGATGAAAATCGAGACAACGAAGTGCAGATTAAAAACAACATTCGTAAGAAGTTGAAGGAGCTCGAAGATGACCCCTCTCTGCGCATCAAGGGCGCAGCGAAGGACGATGACGCAACTTGAGCTTGGGCCTGATAGTTAAGAAAGCGCACGATGCTCATGAACTTACGTGCAAAATTAGACAATTTTAGGAGAAACTGATGCAGCGGACGTATAGCCGCGACGAGGTTCGAAAGGCCTCGCTCGCCTTTTTTTCTGGTGATGAACTTGCTACTGACGTCTATGTCAACAAATATGCGTTGAAAGACCATGAAGGAAACTACTATGAATTGTCCCCAGCGTATAGCGGGATGCGCCTCGCAAAGGAATTTGCGAAGGCGGAGCTAAAGTACGCGAACCCAATGTCTGTAGAAGAAATCTACAGATTGTTGATGAATGTTGATACGCAAGAGCCACTTGAGGGTCTTGCGCTAGTGGAAGCAGCGTCAGGCTTTGGCCCAATAGTTCCACAAGGTTCTCCGCAATCTGCGATGGGCAACTTCTTACAGATTCAATCATTGTCAAACTGCTTTGTGATTGATCCACCGCATGATTCTTATGGTGGCATTCTACACGCTGACCAGGAGCAGGCGCAAATAATGAAGCGTCGTGGAGGCGTGGGTATGGATCTTTCTACGATTCGTCCAAGGGGATTGCCTACGTCAAACGCTGCTATGACTACCGATGGTATCGGCGTGTTTATGCAACGTTTTTCGAATACATGTCGTGAAGTTGCGCAGGGCGGTCGTCGTGGCGCATTGATGTTGACTATTTCAATTAATCATCCTGAGATTGAGACGTTCATCAATATCAAACGTGACAAGACGGCAGTGACGGGCGCAAACATATCAATTCGTTACACTGATGAATTCATGAGAGCTGTTGAGTCTGACTCAGAATACACGTTGCGATGGCCGTGTGACGTGGACCCAGAAAATGCGAAGATAGTTCGAGTCGTTAGGGCTCGTGATATCTGGGACCAGGTGATCGATGCTGCCTGGTTCTCTGCCGAGCCAGGCGTTCTGTTTTGGGATGCTGCTCAGAAGTACACGCCCTCTGAGCGTTACGCATCAAAGGGATTTGCTGCAAAGTCAACCAATCCGTGCTTGACGTACGATACAAAGCTTGCCGTTGCTGATGGTCGAGGGTATGTTGAAATTGGCGAATTAGCAAAAACCGGGTTTGATGTACCAGTCTACGCTGTAGATGAATGTGGGAAGATTGTTGTTAAAATGATGCGCCACCCACGTTTGACAGGTGAAAAAATGCCTGTGTTTAAGGTGACTATCGAAGGAGGACACTCATTCAAGGCGACCGGTAATCATAAAATGATTATGCGTGATGGTACTCGAATTGAAGTGAAAGATCTTAAGACGGGCGATCAGCTTTGGTCAGGATTTAGAGCTAGTGGAAAATTTCATGAAGCCATAAAGGGATTACGTGCAACACAATCGCAAGACTATTATTGGATTAACGATTGTGAAAATGCGTCAAAACACTGGAAATCAGAACATCGATTGATATGGGAATATCACAATCAAAGATCGTTGGAACAACATGAAGTAATTCATCACATTGACTTCAATGCACAAAACAATCATATTGACAACCTTCGTTGCATGTTGAAAGAAGATCATGACGCCTTACATACTGAACGTATGTGTGGAAACAACAATCCTATCTTTAAAATCAAGGCAAATCCTGTAAGATTTGCTGAATATTCTAAAACGTTAAGTGATGCAGTAAGCGGGTTGAATAATCCAATGGCGTATGCTGTGTCATCTACAGACGTCTATGCAGCAATTCTATCATTAACAAAGCGATTGAATCGTCGACCGAGTTTGATAGAGTGGCAAAATGAAGCAAAGCAACTTGGAATGCCAATTAATTTGACAAAATTTCGTTGTAATGAGTTGGGTGGGTCATTTGCTGAACTTTGCCGTCGAGCCGCTACAGAGGTCGGTGTGTCAAATCCAGACGTCGACCCCAGAATGCAGAGAACATTGTGTGAAGCTGAGGCGATGGGATACATCGCAGATGTTATTGACAATGACGTTTATGTTGAAAGAACGTGTGAATGGTGCAAACAAGAATTTTTGTCACGTTTCTCTAGGAGAGAAATCGCATTTTGTTCACATTCTTGTTCAAATTTACATGCAAATCGCATCGCTGGAAAGAATACTAAAAGAACAGCGACTCTTCAAAAAATTCATGCGAAGAAATCTGAAGAAACACGAAAAAAGATTTTAGACAAGTATACAAGCTTACGCTTTGAATTGGGACGTATGCCAAATCAGCCAGAACTTGTTCAGGCGTGTCGATCAAGTAACATACCATTTCGTTATGGATTGAAGAATGGGTTTAAAGATTGGCAAGATGTCACTCAAACTGCTCAATTGCACAATCATCGAATTGTGTCTGTTGAGCCATGTGGATTTGAAGATGTCTATAACGGGACAGTTGATGATGAACATACATTGTGTATCGCCGTGGGTGATGAAAAGATAGAGCGTTTTGCAAAAAATGTAATGATATTATTGGGTTGCACACAATGCGGCGAAATTGTGTTATCTGCCTACGATAGTTGTCGTTTGCAGGTAGTTGATCTGCGTTGGTTCGTAAAGAACAAGTGGATGCCAGACGCAAAGTTTGATTTTGCGTATTTTGACAAGACTGTTCAAATCGCACAGCGATTGATGGACGATCTTGTGGACCTTGAAATTGAGGCAGTTGAACGCATCATCGCAAAGATAAACGCAGATCCAGAACCTGAATACATCAAGGCTCAGGAATTGTCGTTGTGGTCGAAGATCAAAAACGCCGCTGCGCAAGGCCGCCGTACTGGTCTTGGTATCACTGCGCTCGGTGATACGCTTGCGATGTTGGGATTGAAGTATGGTTCACCCGAGTCGATCGCAATGACAGACGCGATTTACAGGGCACTTGCGCTTGCGTCATACAGATCGTCAGTGAAGATGGCGCAAGATCGTGGCGCGTTTCCAGCGTATGACTATGAGCTAGAGAAGGATGATGAGTTCATCAATCGTATCATGAATTTGGACGATGATCTGCGCGCAGATTGGAAGAAGTTTGGGCGTCGTAACATCGCAAATACGACTACCGCTCCAGTAGGCAGCATGTCAACGCAGCTTGCGTCAACGTCAGGTATTGAAAATGTGCCAGGACTAAAGTCGAAGCGTCGTAGGAAGATTAATCCAAGCGATCCAGATGCACGCGTTGATTACACAGATGCATTGGGCGATAAGTGGCAATGGTACGATGTGCATCACAGAGGCCTACAACAGTGGATTGATGCAACTGGTGAGACAGACATCACAAAGTCTCCGTATTGGGGAACTACGATCAATGATGTTGATTGGGTGTCTGGCGTAAAGCTTCAGGCAGCTGCACAGAAGTGGGTGTGCCACTCAATCTCTCGAACAGCGAATTTGCCCAAGGACGCTACTCATGAGCTCGTATCGCAGGTGTACTTAGAAGCCTGGCGCCACGGCTGCAAGGGCTTCACGGTGTATCGAGATGGCTCACGAGCAAATGTTCTGCTTGTTGGTGAAGAAGCCAAGGTATGGTTTGAAGGAATTCCTGACGATGAACTGGTCGTCATGTTGAAGATCGCAGATCGATTCAAGCAACACATGCCTGACAAGTACCTGCAGACCGTTGAAGAGGCGAAGGTCGAGTTGCAAAGGCGTCAGCATGTTTCTGAAAGCCTACATGCTAACATGATTGATGACATCATCCCAACGTGGGTTCAGGCGTCATCTCAGGGACAGTTGAGCGCACCACGACGCCCCAAGCGTTTGCCTTGTCACATTCATCGTGTGAAGGTGATGGTGAACGGAGAAAGCGAAACGTATCTTGCGTTGGTAGGTCTCATGGAAGACAAACCATACGAAATTTTCTGTGGGTTGTCAAAGCACGTTGATTTACCACGAAAGTTTGATAAGGGAACGTTGGTGAAGAATGGACGTAAAAAGCCAGGCAACATCGCAACGTATAACCTCATCATTCCAACTGACGATGGTGAAGAGATTGTTTTCAAGGATGTAGTTGAACTGTTCGACAATCCAAATTACGGCTCTTTCTCTCGGGTGTTGTCGCTCGTATTGCGTCATCAAATTCCATTGCACTTCCTCGTTGAGCAGCTGCAGAAGGACAAGTACAGCGATATCTCTTCATGGGCTCGAGCAATTGCAAGAGTTTTGAAGCAGTACATTCCTGATGGCACGAAGGCTTCACTTGATAAGGTGTGCCCACAGTGCAATTCGGATTCGCTCATTTACCAAAGTGGATGCCCGTCTTGCTCGAGTTGTGGGTGGACGAAGTGTGCGTAATATTTACAAGCCATGAAGCACAAACAAAAGATGATTCGCGTCACAGCGAAACAACTGCGTGAGATGATCTTACGCGAAGAGGTGCTTCGTGGCATCCCTGATTTTGTTCTTGTTGACGAAATCTCAAAAATGGTAGAAGCAATGCGAAATGCATTGTTGAAGTACGCAGAGGAAGAGAAAGCTGGCGACGAGAAGACTATCAATGACACAATAGCGCACATCGATGAATTTGTTCAAGAAGTGTCTGTTGGTTGTAAGGCAGTGCTTGAAGAGAAGCTCTCTGATTTGATACAGAAATTGTAACACTGAACATTACCATCTTGTGTGTTACAGTTGAGACATGCAAGATGGTTTGCCAATTGGGTGTGACAATACTGTAGAACTTTTAGGCGTGTACGGCGGAGATGATTCTCATGCCTTGAGCGCGTGGACATCGACGTCTCGAGAGCTTAGCGACACAAAGCGTCAACGCATTCCTGCGTTGTTGAAGATGCTGGCTGATAATGGCCATCACACGCCTTTCGAGAAGAGCTCAATTCATTTTCTGGTATCCACTGAGATTGCTTCTCATGTGCATTTAATTAAACACCGCATCGGTGTTTCAGTCAATGCGGAATCTGCGCGCTACAAAGAATTGCTGGATGACAAGTACTACATCCCCAACGATTGGCATGCAAAAGAAGTTGAGGAGTACGTTGCGTTTATGCATATTGCATTTGCAAAGTATCACGAAGTCCTTGAACGTTTGGTTGCTCGTGGAGTGCCTCGTGGTCGAGCAAAGGAATCTGCAAGGTTTTATTTGCCTTACGGCAATCAAATCAAAAGTGATGTGATGTTCAATTTTAGAAGCTTCATGCACTTTTGTGGATTACGATACTCGCTCCATGCGCAAAAAGAGATTCGAGACATTGCACGCAAGATGTTGCAATTTGTGCTTGACACAGGACAATTTAATCAATCATTGCAAGCATTTGGGTATTTGAATGAAAATGGATCTCTACGAGATCCCACGTGAGGACAAATGAACGCAAAAACTCCGCACCAAAGAACTCAGCTAATTGTCATTGATGGTCCTGACCGCGTAGGAAAAGAAACGCAGTCAAAAATGCTCACAGAACACTTACGAGCTCGTGGGTATAAGGTTGCGTTGATTGAGGTTCCATACCACGACGGTCTTACATATAATGTCATTTACTGGATGCTAAGAAATGGTTTGGCAAAGCAGTGGAAGAACACTTTTCAGGCAGTACACTTTTTGAACAAGTGGGTTTTTCAGACATTTGCGCTCAAGCGACTTGAGTGGGACTATGATTTTGTGATCATGGACCGCTGGCAGCTATCTTCAGAGGTTTATGGAGAAGCAACCGGCATAGATCAACATGCCAATGATTTTCTTGGACAGTTTTTGACTCGAGTTGATGTAACGTTTGTCTTGCTGGGACCTGCGTGGGCAAAAGAAGGACGTGACGTCTACGAAAAGGACAAAAAGCTGCAGGATGAAGTTCGACGTCTCTACAAAGAAAAAGCATCACAGGACGCAAGCCTCGTTGAGATCGCGGCAAATCAGTCAGCACAAGATGTGCATGACATCATCACCGGGTATCTTTTGCTCACAAAAAGAATAACTGAGTGATGTAATCCGAAACGTATTTCAATAAGCGATGTAGAATGCTGAATGGAGGCTATCCGAAAGATGTCAACGAATAAGAAGTTTAAGATTGGTGATGGAGTTTGGCACCGCGTTGTGCAGATCGTGCAAGAGGCAATGCTGATGGGCGTAGATTGTGTAGATCTTATGCGTCAGGTTGAGGTGTGTGAAGATCCTGAGAACGCTGGCGAGCTTGCTCTTACGCCAGAGTATGCAAATCAAGTTGAAAAGATGCACGCAGCATGGTTGGTAAAGGCTGAGCAGTTGCAGAAGGAACTTGAAGTTGCTGGTGATGTTTCTACAGCAAAGATCAATTTTGATTCTGGCGTTAATTGAGAGATCTTCAATATGTCGCAGCAAGACAATTGGCACACCATGTGGGAACAGCAAGAGCGTTTTATGCGCCTCTTGCAAAATGAACGTGGGTTTCCGTCATTCCCAGTTGACATAGAGGCAAAAGCTGGTCAACGAATCATCAAAGAAATGGCGTATGAATGCGTTCAAGAGTTGATAGAAGCAATTCAGCTTTTGAAAAATTCAAAATCGCACAGGATTACTGATGTACCTGAGATCAATCGTGCCCATTATCTTGAAGAGATCGCAGACGTTTTTCATTATCTCATAGAGGTTGCAATACTTTCTGGATTGTCTCGTGAAGAGGTATTGGAAGCATACCTTGCAAAGGGCGAGAAAAACGCCAAGCGCATCAATGAAGGGTATTAAAAAGCGTTGAAGGGGGTGTACTTCTAACGAGCTGACATTATCATCTTTCTACCCTCACAAGGAAAGGAGAAACAGATGATGTGGTACTTTGAAGAATACGCCCCAACAACACAATTGCCTTCTTACGTAAAGGACGATACGCTTTTTATTGACGTTGAAATTCCTGGCATTAAACGTGAAAATCTCACTGTTTCAACTGAGAAAAGAAAAGTTGAACTGTCATGGAAACAAACGTCAAAGTCGGGAGCTGACGTTTCAGGTCGCAAGACGATTTTAGTGGGCAAGGAATGGGACACTGATAAATTGACTGCACACCTTGAAGACGGCGTGCTCACCCTGTCAGCCCCTAGGGGCGCATCAACTCGTCGATCTGTGGCAGTTACTTAGAGTCATTCATTGTTGGAAATGAGTAGATCGAAGAGGGACACAATGTCCCTCTTCGTGTTTATACTTACTTGCATGGTCAGGCGTCATCTTGTGTTAGAGGGCAATGTCGTTGATTTTGCTGCAAAGAAGGCCGCGAGTATTTTGCAAGCATATGCAGAAACTGGCGAGATGCCTTCGTTCGCAAACGCAAAGGAAGTAACAAACGTTGCCATTGCTCTACAACGAACGCCAGCGTGGGAGTCGCTAAAGCCCATATATTCTCGTATGCATACTGAATGGTTGAAGAACGCTGTTGATAGTGGGCTGCAATCTATGAAAGATGCTGACAAGAACATCACAAGTGCAGTTCAGCAATTACAACAGCAACACATGGACGCGTCTCGTAAGTTTACGAACATGCCGCTGCTCCGAGCTTACAACCTTGACTACAAACAAGTCACAGGTATTGAAGTGGCAGCGTACGCAGCACAGGACAACTTGTTTGGGTATTCTGAAACGCCTATTGCAACACAAGAGTTTACTCGTAAGTGGTTGATTGACAACATTGATGAGATGCTACAACTAGCAGATCAGTTTGTTGATGACTGGCGTGGAATTATCAAAATGTATTGGGATAATCCATCAAGAAATGCGTTGAGTGGTCTTAAGGCTGCTGAACGTCTTGCATTTGAAGTAGAACGGCAACGTGACTCGCTCAGAGATTTTAAGCGTAAGTTTGCGCAGGTAAGGGAATCACGACGAGCAGACACAAAGTTCGTAAATACTGTTGATCCCGGTGGCGTTGATCAAACGCCCGGCATGTGTGGTCCCGCTAGCCTAAAGTCAGTGTTTGATCGTTACGGCGTAGAAGTTGAACTTAAAAAGATTGCAAAAGCAGCAAAATCTACGGCAGAACGTGGTACGTCACCTGAAAATATGGTCGCCGCAGCACGAAAATTTGGATTTGATGCTTCTGTTGAAGAAGATTCTGATGTAGGTCGTCTTAGAGAATTGCTTGATGACGGCGTAACGCCAATCGTTGATTGGTGGAAGGATGACGACGGTCACTACAGTGTGGTCTCAGATATCAATGACTCAGAGATTGAGATTATGGATCCTGAGACGGGTGATAAAAAGTGGACCACCCTCGAAGAATTTGAGCCGCTATGGTTTGACTTTGAGGCTGGAGACGCAGACCACAAGAAACCAAAGAATAAGGTGATCATCATCGTAAGAGACGGTGGAGACACGCAAGAATTCAAGGCTAACGTTACGTTCGTCTAGTGTGTAGATCACGTTCGTGTAGGGTACATTGTACCCATGAGAACTGTATTAATGTTGATGGGTCTTCCGGCCGCGGGTAAGTCAACCTTTGCTAAGGAGCTCCTGCGTAAGGAGCCGAAGCGTTGGAAGCGAGTCAATCGAGATGACTTGCGTATTTTGCTTGATGGCGATAACTTCATCAAGGAAAATGAGGAGTTTGTGCGCAATGCACAGGAAGTCCTTATCAAGGAGGCCTTGCGTCAGGGGTTCGACGTTGTCGTTGACAACACTCATCTCATCTCATCCACCGTGAACAAGCTTCACAAGCTGCTTGAGTCTATTGGAGACGTGAAGGTCATTCACAAGGCATTCAATGTATCGGTTGATGAGTGTATCGCTCGCAATGCAAAGCGAGAGGGACGTGCGAAGGTACCCGATAGCGTAATCTTGGGTATGGCAAAGGGAGCAGGCCTCAATAAGGGACGCAAGCTTCAGGACAAGGAGTTCTATTACCCGCCGCGCGGTTCCGAAGTCTCAGTTGTCACAAATGATCCAGCGCTGCCCAAGGCGATCATTTGTGACCTTGACGGAACTCTTGCGATCATGGGAGATCGTTCGCCATACGATGCATCTCAGTGTGATGTCAAGGACCATCCAAATTGGCCCGTGATTGAGTGCGTCAAGGCAATGTATCGCAGGGGCGTGCATATCATCTTCATGTCTGGACGTGAAGTAAAGGATCGTGCGCCAACAATGCGATTCATTGATCAGTGGGTTCAATGTGAACTGTCAAATCCTGATGGCGCTTCTGACTTGTTTCCAATTTCGTATGAGCTTCACATGCGCCAGACTGGTGATCAGCGAAAGGACGCAATCATCAAGCGCGAGCTATTCCAGGCTAACGTTGAAGGAAAGTATCATGTGATGTTCATTCTTGATGATCGCAATCAGGTCGTGGAGAATTGGCGTGCCATGGGACTGACAACTTTTCAGGTCGCAGAGGGAAATTTTTGATGGAAACGCTAGATGCTGAATATCTCAAGACACTTCATACTCGAGTACTCCTACCCATCTATCAGAGGGCCCGTGGATACTTGTGGACTCGATGGCACGAAGGTGAGCCATACGATCCCGAAAAGCCCACGTACGTAAACGCACAGTTCTTTGGGTATGAACCATATGGCGTCATTTCCAATATCACGTTGGAACAGATGCGAGCTGAACTTGCCACTCGAGAACATGTGCCCAACAAGGTAGAGGCAAAGAAGATCAGGCAAGAAAAGGCAAAGGCAAAAAGGAATCGGTGATGTCAGACATTCGTACTTACAATTATCACAATTGGTCACAGTACATTGTGCTCAAGCAAGAGCAGGTGCCAAAGTCTAGACATTTTGCCGCTATTTTGTTTGATAAATACACGCCGTGTTCAGGCTATGAAAATGAAGGTTACCAAGCAGACCCACGCCCTATGACCGTGTATTTTGCCTTCCCAACGAAGGAGCTATTGTCACAATGGGTCCTAGAGGCTACGCAAGACAAAAAGCAGTTCTTCTTCTTTGAAGTCCCGAAGATGGGCGAGGTAAAGATCAGCGTCAACCTGGAGATAACGTGATGAGTGAAAGTAAGAATCGTATCACGATTGAGCGCTACAACCAAGTCCTGTGGTCTCGGGTGTGCCCAGGATGTGGCGAATATACAGTGATTGATGTCATACGACGTAGTAAATCTGACGCTATGTCGAGAGACTCCAAGTTCTTAGGTAAGTTCCATTGCTGCGGTGGGCCGAATGGACATAAGTGCTGGCACATGAGTTGTCAGTCAGGTGATAAGCCATTGTATGAAATGTTCGGATCAGAATCATTGATCAAGACGTGATGATTGTGTATAAATCATAATCATGACAAAACACACGTGGAGCGCCGAAGAGATCATTGGTTACACGCCGCCAGTACCGCGTCCGATTGGCACTGGATTCAAGACACCGATAATCAAAGTTGAGTGTCTTGAGTGTGGTAAAGTGGTGGCAGGTGATAAGGGATCTGCTAAGCTTGAAAGCGACTTGCTCGAAGAAACATGTGTTTGACTGGAATGATGCGCAATGACTAAACGCGATCTGTTGTGTATGCGATGGGAAAAGACGCTCTCTTTGTTCCCGAAATATCCAACAAAATCGTACAAGTTGTTTGATGAAATTGTTGTTGCGTATGAAGACAAGCATCGAGTGTACCATTCGACAGATCACCTGTTGCATGTGTTCGCAACGCTTGATATGTTCTTTCACGATGAGGAATTCCAACTAGAAATTGAACTTGCGTTGTGGTACCATGATTTTGTGTACGTTATCGGGTCCCAACATAACGAAAAGAAATCAGCCAACATTGCTGGTGATAGGTTGTGTGGGTTGCTACCGCATACGTTGCATGTAGAACAGTTCATACTAAAAACGCAGCACGCTTACGAACCCACGGATAGACCTTCTAAGATTGTAGCTGACGTTGATCTTGCAATTTTGGGTGAATCACCAGAAATTTACGAGCACTACGAGCAGGCAGTTCGCAAGGAATACGCAATGTTTCACGATTATGCGTACAATCGTGGTCGTCGACAAGTTTTGCTTGACTTCTACAATCGTCCAAAAATCTTTCACACCCAAGAGATGATCAATTTTGGGTATGAAGATCGTGCACGCATAAACCTTGCAAGAGTTCTCGGTAAGGCGGCGTAAGCCACAAACGGAATGTTAGGCGTAGCAGCCCAAAGCTGCGCTGGGTCAGCCGTAGTCATTCGGCGCAGTTCAACTCTGCGACATTCCGCTATGAAAGAGATTAGGAAATACGACCGTACACCACACATTCGTGGGTCACGTTTCCAAAATGGAGACCACGACATGGAGGCTGTGCCATGGGAGTTTCTACGCGGTAAGAACCTCGTAGTCGAAGAGAAGATCGATGGGTCAAATTGCGGTATTTCTTTCGATAATGGGCAACTTCTGCTTCAGTCTCGTGGGCACTATCTGCAGGGAGGCCCACGCGAGAAGCAATTCACTATTCTAAAACAGTGGGCCAATTCAAAGCAAGAGGAATTGTACTGCGTCGCTGGCGAGCGTTACATCATCTACGGTGAGAACATGTACGCAAAGCACACTGTGTTCTACGATGCATTGCCTCACTACTTCATGGAATTCGATGTCTATGATATGCAGGAGGGTGTCTTCTTAAGCACCCAGGCTCGACGACAATTGTTGTCTGCGATCAATGTAAGTTCAGTGCTCGTGCTCGCTGAGCGAAAATTTGACAAGCTCGATGAGCTACGAGCGCTCATAGGTCGCAGTAACTTCATCACTCCGGCGCGGTTACAAAATTTGCGTATGGCGAGTGTGTTGGCAGGAGTAGCATTTGAAGATGCTTTGACGCACACAGACATGAATGAAAATATGGAAGGTCTCTACGTCAAGTGGGAGGAAGACGGGATCGTTAAGGGCCGTTATAAGTTTGTTCGTGATTCATTTACGAACGCAATTTTAGAGCAGGAGACTCACTGGCACGATCGACCCATCATCCAGAACATGCTGGTGCCGGGTGCATTTGAGAAGATGTTTGAGTAGAATGGAATGACTATGGGAAATTATGCTTGGCTAACTGACATTCACCTTGATGCAATCGATGACAATCGATTGATGCGACTCGTTGAAGATATCAAGGCGACTCGTCCTGATGGCGTCATCATCTCTGGCGATGTTTCGAATGCTCGTCAGGTTGTGTATCACCTCTCTGCTCTCGAAAGAGGCGTTCAGCTTCCGATTTACTTTGTGTTGGGTAATCACGATTACTACGGTGGAAGCATTGAAACTGTGCGTAAGTCGATGAAGGACCTTGCACGGTTGTCGCCATACCTGAAGTACTTGCCCAATTCTGGGTACGAGATGCTCAATGAATCGACTGCAATTGTTGGACACGATTGTTGGTATGATGCAAATTGGGGTGATGCAAAGGGATCGTCAATGATCTTAAATGATTGGCACCTCATTCATGAGTACAGACAATTCGCGGGGCCGTCGATGTATGGGCGTGGTGATAGTAGACCAAGTCGACAGAAGACGATTGAAATCTCGCAGCAGCTTGCTCGAGAAGGAGTCGTGCACCTGCAGGATTCGATTAAGAAGGCGATGCGCTACGCTAGGAACGTTGTTGTAGTGAGCCACGTGCCACCCTTCAGGGAGTCACACATCTACAATGGCAAGATTGGAGATAACAACGCTCATCCGTGGTTCACTTGCAAGATGCTTGGTGACATGCTGACAGACGCTGCAAAGGCGTTTCCAGATAGAAACATCATTTCGTTGTCTGGACACACTCACGGTAGGTACCAGGGTAAGTTTGCCAACAACCTAGAGGTATTTGTGGGTGAAGCAGCGTACAGCAACCCCAAGGTGGAGCGCAACTTTCAGCTATGACAGTCGTAGAATTCCCTGATGGGTACGCTATTCTTGGTGATGGAACGTCACCAACGACAGTATCTCAAGCCATGGCGTGGGTCGGTGATGGACAGTTCATTGTGCACACTGATCCGCCCTATGGTGGCATCTTAAAAGAGGATTGGGATAGGCAGTTTCCTGAAGTTCAGCATGCTGCGTGGATGTTGGATTGGACAGTTCTTTGGACAGATCATTTACCCATTGGAGGTACGGCGTACGTGTGGGGAGGCGTAGGAACGTATCGCAATCGACCATTCTTTCGCTACCTGTGTGACGTCGAGTTCAGAGCGAGCGTGAAGATTCAGAACTTTATCACATGGGGAAAGAAGAGGGGCATCGGGACCGCGTACAATTATCTCTTCACTCGAGAAGAATTGGCCTTCATGGTGAAGGGAGGAAAAAACGCCAAGCCCTCCGTGTTCAATGTGCCGCTGCTTGACGAGCTGCGGGGTTACGAGGGATACAATAAGCAGTATCCTGCAAAGAGCGCTTACAAACGTCGTACAAATGTGTGGACTGACATCACTGAAAAGTTGCGTAACAAGGTGCACGTTGCTGAGAAGCCCGTGTCGCTTTGCAAGGTACCCATCGGCGCAAGCACGAATCCTGGACATTGGGTGATCGATCCGTTCGCTGGATCTGGTGCCACGGCGCTAGCTGCAAGAGAACTTGGTCGTCGATTCATTGTGGTTGAAAATGATCCTGAAGCGTTCGCAGTGTTGGTGAAGCGACTTGGAAAATGATCAAATGTCAATAGAAGAAGTGAAGTTTCAACATTATGCGTGGTCTCCCGAACAACGAGATGCGTTGAGGGATATTTTTCGTAATTGTTTGTCTTCTCATGAGGCTAAGACATTGTCAATTGCATTTGAAGCTGGTGGGATGATTTGTGGTGGTGCAGCGAGGCGTATAGCTGCATCGCTGTTCAAGATCAATGCACGACCACGCACAAATCATGTTGATTACGTTTCATCATATTTTCGCGACGGTCGTCATGACTCTTTCAATAAACCTGGCGATATTGACGTATTCTTCCCAACAGATGAGTCAGTGACGCGATTTTGGCGCAACTTCTCGGTGTCGAGCATTCCAAGCGTTGCGCATGTCTCTGAATCTGTGTTGGGATATGCACGAAACATTCGCATCAACACAGGTGTGAACATTCAGGTAGTAAAACCTGTGTGTGGGTCTACTGTTGAACATCAGTTGGCGTCATTTGACATCTACAATGCAATGATTGGGTTGAATGCGCATAAGGCGATCATTCCTGACGAGTGGCATTACCTTGAACAACATTCAATGTTGCATGTTCACAGATTTCAGACTGATTATCAGCTGAAACGCATCATCAAGTGGATGACGCGGCAACAATACGAGTCGCTTTCTCCCAAAACGGCGTCAGAAGTTGGCACCTATGCGTTTGAGTTGATGGAACGTATCAAGGAGGCTGATGGTCTTCCAACTCCTTGGAAGGACGTAAAAATTACTGTCGATACAGTACGTCATGCGCTTTATCCGTTGCTTACGCACCTCACGAATGACCAGTTACTTTTGTTGTCAACCGTCATGATGACTCGAGATAGCTACGGCAATATCGGCGCCAACCCGGCAATGGATATAATTCAGGATCGATCAAAGCAAACAATTTGTAGTGCAAATAGTGACTAAGAAAGGTATAGTAACCACATGTTGAAGCAAACGCTTGGAAAGCAGCTCACTGAGCAAGAGAAAAGTCAGCAGATCATCGATAACCTTGAGTCTCATCTCAAGGAAGCGAAACGACAGCTTGCGTATCTTCAGGATCGCGCAAACAGGTATGATGATCTTCGAAATCGTAAGACTTTCTTGAAGAAGAAGTCTGAGCGTCAGTTCAAGATCACTAAGCGCTTTATCATGGCTGATCGCGCCGCAGCGCAGACGATTCAGTTCATCGATAAGCTCGAGAGTGAGATCAAGTCGGTGAGGGACACTGCCCAGAAAACCTAGTGCAACAAGGCTCGAAAAGTAGTAGATATAGAGATGTGGGCCACCGAGTGTGGCCCGACTCGTAGGAGAAAGAGGAAAATCAAATGAAGCGTGCGCTTCTGCTTAATGCTGACTGGACTCCGATGCACTTTGTTGATGAAGACGAAGCGATATACCTTTTGTACCTCAACAAGGCAGAAATGGTCATTATCACCGATGGCCAGCAATCAAAGTGGCCAAAGGGTCATGGACTTGCAAATGGCGGAGAGTTCCCAGCAGGTGCTACACTTCGTTTGCTTGAGCACGTGAAGAAGCGTTGGAAGCCTCCACAGTTTCGTAAGCGTGTCATGTTCAATCGTGACAATTGGCAGTGCCAGTACTGTGGTGCTGCTGTGAATTCGTCTACTGCGACAATTGAACACATTGTTCCTGAATCACGTGGTGGACCAAAGTCTTGGTTGAATTGCGTCACTGCGTGCACACATTGCAACAGGCGCAAGATGAACAGGACTCCTGATGAGGCAGGTATGACTCTTCGCAGTGTTCCTAAGGTGCCTGCGCCGATCCACTATTGGGACATTCAACGTTCTTCTGAGTGGCATCCCGACTGGGATTATCTGTTGGGCAAGCAATAGATAGAATGATGAGGATAAGGGTTGGGCGTTTACGTCAAATCATCAAAGAAGAACTTCAATGTTCTTATAAGGGATTGGGCCAACGCCAACCCGTCCGCAACGTCTCCGGGCCGTTTTCTAGCTTTCTAGCAGACGATGAATCCCTAGACGACAATGATTCATTATGGATTGAGCCTAAGTCAAAGGCAAAAATTCGTAGTTGGATGCACGACATGGGCCTTGCTGAAGATGCGTAGCGCACGTAACGTATTGGCTCCATAGATATAGCGAGGAGTTTCCATGGAGTTGAAGCTGAAATTACGCCAGCTACAGGACGTTGCACGGACGACCTTAAATGAAGACAAGGCTATCCAAACACTGCGCGAGGAGGCTCGTAAGGTGTTTGGCCCTACGATGCGTGTCGATGGTACGCCAGTTGCTCTTGCGACTCGTATCAATGATCACCTTTCGTACCTTGAACACACCGGAGCTGATGTTGACGTACGAGTCAAGACGTCTGTTTTGACTGCGTTGATGAAGCATCCAGTAGCCGAAGTACGCAAAGTGGCTGCTCGGTTGTTGCCTGAAAAGCTTGCGTTGAACATGACTCAGGACAGGGATGCTGGCGTAAGAGCTACAATTGCCCGCCGCATGCCTGCGCAGATCGTTAAGGAAATGTGCAAACGTTATCCGAACGATGATCAACTTCACACCATCTTGTCTGAAGCTGTTGAAGAATTTGATATTCATGGCGATAAACGACTTGGAGATTCTGCAAAAACAAAGACTATTGAGTTGTCTGAGGCGTGGTACGAGCAACAGGCTCAACGCATCCTCGAAGATTACAATGAATTCAGCAGCGCAATGCCTCGTCAAATTGACAGGCACTGGAACCCGCTTGCTGTAAGGCGATACGTTGATAGCGTAAGGGCAACGTCTGGCGTCACAATCGACGTTGAGCGTTTACAAAAGGCTGTTGATAAGTTGCTTGAGGACCTTGATGATCGTAGGGAAGAGAACTACGAATACCGCACTATGCGCGAGGTCAAGGCCTCATTGAAACAACTTGTCAATGAAGACGTCTCAGGCGCTCGTCAAGTGATGCCAGTTATTTCTGAGGCAGAAGAAGACGTTGTTAAAAATCTTTTGAACTCGCAGATGTCTTCGCATGAATATATGCGTTTCTTCGAGTCAATCTTCAGAGTTCGTAAGGCAAATGTGCCAGCAGCGATTCGCAAGTATCGTTTGGGTGAAGGAATCTCTCACGATACGTTGGTTCCCATGAAGGCATACTTGCCTCACGGTCGCCTCGACGAAGTTACTGAACACGCTATTGATCGATACGTTACTGCGTGGTCTGACGCCCAAAAATTGGTGGGCGAGCCACTGCAACTTGGGTGGAACGCAGACCCAGGTGACACTTCTGTCATTGGATTCGATCTTGCTCTGTTTTGAGGTAAAATGCGCAGACTAAGAGAATTCACAAATGACGTTGTGTCTGGTGACGTAGTACCAGTGTCAGCAACTGATACAAACAACACTGAGGTGCGTCAAAATATTCGAATGGATAACAACCTTGGAGTGTGGAACAGCGTTCATTATGGTGCACTTTCTGCGCTTCTTGCGCATCTGCGTTTTGTGTACTTTGTGCACCAGTTTTATCACTGGACCGCGGGTGGTACGGCGTTTTACGGCGATCATCTGATGTTCCAGCGTATGTACGAAAAAACTCTTGAAGAGATCGATGATCTTGCTGAGAGGGCGATTGGCTTGGGAAGTAACGATAACGTTGATTTGCTAATGCAATTTCAAACAATCGTTCCCTTGATCAAGGGATTTGGTCAATCTGTAACGCACGGTCGTGATTCAAATGCCGCTAAAAGAGCGCTAGAACTTGAATGCGAATTGCTTATGATGATTGACAAAACCATCGAACATTTGGAGATGGATGGCCTAATGACAGTTGGTCTTGATGATCTTCTACCAAATATCAAGGCAAATCATGAGGGCCATGTTTACCTGTTGAAGCAAAGGTGTGGACAATGAACCAACAGACGCCATTTGACCCTGAGGGCGAAGTAGCAGAAGAAGTTACAGATATCAAATATGATCGTTGGCGTGATTTGGCAATTCGCTTTCGTCAAGACGGTAGAGTTGATGCAAATCCATCACAGATTGAATCAGCAATTAATGCGTTACACAAAGCATTAGAATTTGCTGGTGAACGTGGCATGTCTCAAGGTGAGATAGAGAAATTCTTCGTTGAAGACGTTGGATTACGACTTACGCCAACGCAAGTCAACACGCTTATTGATATCATGGCGTTTGATTTTGGTCTTGTATATGATGATGGGGGAGATAAGATATTTCTTGACGTTATTGATGAAGCGTTCGGTCATGTTGTGAAATCTCCTGAGGGACACGTCGGTATCGAAGACGAAGGTCCAGGTGGCAAGACAACTTACGACGAAGATGCAAAAGAGGGTTTCTGGTCAGCGCCAGAAGTTTTCTCAGAGGCAAAGAAAAAGGGTCCGTCAAAGAAAGCAGCAAAAGGCTGGGTAAAGGGCACAAAGACCTTCAAACAAAAGGTGAATAAGGCAAAGAAGATTCCAGGCATCGACAATCCTGAGGGATTTGCTGCTTCCACGGAACACAAGGCCACCGGTAAGTGGCCAAAGCACGGCAAGAAAAATGAGTCTGTGCTTCAACAGTTCATAATGAATGTGTTGGCTGAACAAATGAAGGACAAGTGATATTATCGCAAGCATGCAGCACCTTGCTGAGATGCTTGTAGAGTTTACCACAGTATTGTTTAGATTTGATCCAATGAATCTTGGATCGTCTAATCCACTTGAATATGACAAGGAAGCTTTGTCAATTTTGTCTCGTTTTGTCGAGAGCGGAGTTCACAAGGCAGATTATGTAGAAGCGTTGAAAATCGTCATACAAACGTTCAAGTTTTGGTTTGAAAAAGATTCAAGCCCTGAACAACTTGCCAAATTGGGGGAGCTTGCGACGGAACTCTATGATCTGATGAAGAAAAGATACGTGTTGGTCGATATTTCGGAGACATTGGGATGAAGACAGTCGTTATTACTGGCGCAGCTGGGTTTCTTGGTAGTCATCTTTCGAATCGATTTCTCAACGCTGGATGGCGTGTAATTGGAATAGATGATTTTTCAACTGCGCTGGGACGCTCAGCGCCGCATTTTGTTGAACTGTCGTTACGTAATAATTTCATTTTTTACGCAGAAGATATTTGTGAGTTGCAACCAGCGCTTTTTGGGATGCGTGGTGTTGGTAAGATCGATCTTATTTTGAATTTTGCATGTCCCGCGTCACCTCCTCGTTATCAAGCAATACCCATCAAGACAATGATGACATGTGTTTGGGGTGTTGACAAAATGTTGAGGCTCGCTCACCAACATAAATGTCCCATTGTCCATGCCTCAACTTCTGAGGTGTACGGAGATCCTGAGATTTCACCTCAAGCCGAGGAGTACAGAGGCGTAGTAAATTCGTATGGGCCACGAGCATGCTATGATGAAGGTAAGCGTGCAGCAGAAGCACTGTGTTATGACTGGACGACAAAGTTTGGCGTAGACGCAAGATTGGTAAGAATTTTCAATACTTACGGGCCTCACATGGATCCAAATGATGGACGAGTTGTGAGCAATTTCATAACTCAAGCGCTGAACGATGATCCTCTTACGATCTACGGGAGTGGCGAACAAACACGATCATTCTGCTACGTAGATGATCTTGTGGAAGGCATCTATCGTGTATCGCAACTGCCGGCTGGGCGTCTAAATGGACCCGTCAATCTTGGTAATCCACATGAATTTACAATCATCCAACTCGCTAATGTTGTTGCTGCAGTTTTGAATAAGAAACACCTCATTACATTTGAAGCACTTCCTGTGGATGATCCACGTCAACGAAAGCCCGATATTACAAAGGCTCGTCTGTTGCTTGACGGGTGGGAACCTCAAGTTGAACTTCGATATGGAATCGAGAAGAGTGTTGACTGGTTCAAGCGAGTGTTGCACATCAAGTGATGTGGTAACATGTCTTTATGCTAAGAGACTGCTTGTTCATGGCGGGCGAATTCAGCCTAACCATGAAATTGACCTTTAGACGTGATCGTTGGTGGCATACGTGTTCTGCGTCTCGATTGCAACATGTCACTCATGGCGTAGTTCGTCGTGAAAAGTTTTTGCGTGAAGAACTGCGTGGAATTATCTTCTACGCAGACGTTGATGATAAACAATTGGAATCTGAATCTTTGCAGGCAATCATTGCTAGTGAAGTTCCATGTTGGCCTGACCCAAATACGCTGCTGCGCATGATCGACAGACACTGCGTCATGTCGAAGCTCATTGAACTTGGTCTTGTTGATCATGATGTTTGGCAAGGAATGCATCATGCTCGTACACACCACGGGCTCACGAATTATCCCTTGGTATTGAAGGTTGGGAACAACCATCGTGGGCAAGGAAAATATCTCGTGCCAACGTGGGATGACCTGAACCAATTTCCAGAGTGGCAGGGTATCGCTACTCTTGAACCATTCTTCTCAGGGGACTCGTACAGGGTATTGTTGGTCGGCGAAGACGCATTCGGAATTCGTGTTGCAAATGGGCAAAGCTGGATCAAGAACTCCGTTGGAGCTGATGCATCATTTGATACGCCATGCAATGAAATTGTTGCGCATGCTCGCAAAGTTGCCAATGAGTTTGCGCTCGATGTTGCAGGAGTGGATTACGTTGTAAACCCTCGACACCCAGAAGATTTTCACTTCCTTGAGGTAAATCAGTTCCCTGGTATACCGCTCGACCTGCCAGGTATTGAGCGTGTTGAGCATTTCATAGATTCACGTATGCAGTGGGTAGAAAATGAAATTTGATATCGTCCCAGGCGATATGATCGAATGGGTATACAATTCAAATAAACGGCGTGTTGACGTAAATGAACAACTTTATTCGACTGTAATGAAACAATGGGTGTCTATCGGACGTCCAGCTTTGTTGATCCACATCGATGAACACACGTATTCGTGGCTTTCCCCGACGGGGTTGTTCCACGCGCGTGTGGATGATACGCAGCCGGTCGGTTGGGGTGGCACCCTCCTCCACCCTGTTGTTCCACACTTGTGCGGATGATACATACAACACCACAGTGATTAGTGAAGTTCACGCTCGTGTTATGACGTAAATAAGCTCACCAGTGGTGTAACAAATGCGCGCGCGAGGTAATTTATCTATGGGCAGCAATGCTGCGCCAAGTTTGACAAGTAATTCAAGTTGAAAGGTAGAAAAGATGACAATTCAGGCTATTGATTTGGCAATTTCGTTCGATACGACTGGTTCAATGTATCCGTGTCTCACCCAGGTACGTCGTAACGTTGCAAACCTCGTCAAGAAGATGATCGCGACTGTACAAGGTATTCGAATCGCAATCATTGCTCACGGTGACTACTGCGACGAGGGACACTCATACGTTACGAAGATTCTTGACTTCACCTCTGATGAAAAGAAGATCAGCGATTTCATTCAGGGCGTTGAACCCACTGGTGGTGGTGACGCTCCAGAGTGCTATGAGCTTGTGCTGCATCAGGCTCGTTCGTTGTCGTGGAAGTCAGGCAAGTCCAAGGTGCTTGTCATGATTGGCGACGACGTTCCTCATGCTCCCAACTACCCACTGAACAAGGGACGAATCGACTGGCGCAATGAGCTCGGGCTTCTTACCGAGGCAGGCATCAGCGTTCACGGAGTCCACGCTCTTCCGGGATGTCGTCGACACTCAAAGTCATTCTATGATGAGATTGCACGAAAGACCGGCGGGTTTTATCTCACCCTCGATCAGTTCTCAACCGTCGAGGACCTGTTGATGGCGGTTGCCACAAAGCAGGATGGAGATGAGACGCTCAACAGCTATGTTGAGACTGTGAAGGCAGCAGGTCGCGCGACTCGTAACTTCATCAATATCGTGGGAACTCTCACTGGCAAGGCGATTGCTTGGGCAGGTCCAAAGGTCACCACGTCTGACGGCAAGGAACTCGTGCCTGTTCCTACTGGACGTTTCCAGGTGATGAAGGTGGATGAGACTACGGTGATTGCAAACTTTGTGCAGGCACAGGGCGCAAGCTTCAAGCCGGGTCGTGGCTTCTATGAGCTGACGAAGTCCGAGAAGGTGCAGGGATACAAGGAGATCATCCTGCAGGACAAGGTCTCTGGTGATCTCTTCAATGGTTCGCAGGTACGTGATCTGTTGGGACTTCCGCATCATGAAGACGGACGCCTGTCCAGCAAGTCTTTGCTCGACAAGTACCGCATTTTTGTGCAGAGCACTTCCTACAATCGTAAGCTTGTAGGTGATACATACTTCTTGTACGAAACACCGGATTGGGAGCGGCTAGACGACGCCGCGTAATCCAAGACGCTTTCTTGGAATTGATCAGGCCTCCTCGCGGGGCCTGATCTGTTTGTACTGCACGTTGTTTTGGAGTATGGTCATAGCATGCATACTCCAAGAATTTTCGTCCTCGTGCATCCAGCATACGCTGATATGATCTGTTACCCACAAACATTGAATGTGTGGGAGTCATTTGAGCGTTGTGGCGCAATTGTCAAGTACGGCGATGATATTCATAGCATCGACCCACGGCCGGGAGACCAATTGGTGGGATATGGTCGCATGGATGATTGGCGTGTAGTTGCTGATAAGTTTCCACGTAATTGTAAGTGGAGTTACGTTGTAGACGAGTCAAGTTCATCAGTTGGAATCTACGAAAAAGCTCTTGGGTATTTGCGTCTACTTGACATTGGCAATATGATTGTCACATATCAAAATCCAGTTCACCTTGAAAAACTGCGTTTCAACGGAATCAATTACATCATAATGCCGCAAACAATGCCGGCAATTCGTCCAAAGACTGAAAAGAAGCACGGAATTTTGCTCAGCGGTCAAGTTAGCACAAGCATTTATCCAACAAGAACAAGAGCATGGTCTGCATTGGAACGTGGGCTAAAACGTCATGTGTATGCCCTTGAAACGCCAGGACAAGACATTTCAACGCGGCGACACAACGTTATTCGAAATGCGTACTATGATCTGCTTGATTCGTGCAAGATGGGTATAGTGTGTAAGGCTGGAGTCAAGGATCGATTTGTTGCAAAGTACATTGAAATGGGAGCATGTCACATGCTTCCTGTTGGTGACTGTCCTTCATACATGCCAGATGAAATGAAGCGAGCTATGGTTGACATTGAAGGAATGTCTGACGTCCAAATCGTAGAAGAGGTTCGTCGTTTGCTTGAAGATGCACCAGACGAGCTCGAGGCACGTACTGCCACGTTTACGCACCAAGTGGAAAAACATTATCTAGCAACGCCCAATATGACACGAGTCATGAATGAATTAAGGGCACATGCAATGAAGGTGTAGAAGTAAACTTGATGTGTTAGAATTGGGTCCATGAGTAGTATCAATGATGGGAAAATTGCCCCGGAGTGTAGGAGGCCGACTCGTTATGTCAGCCTTCACAATCACTCCGGGGCGTCTTAGCTGCGTTCGATGGATTCGGACCAGTTGAGATTCACCTTGAGTTCTGTGTTAAGAATGGCCTCGATTGTCACGCCATAACAGAACACGGCCATATGAATAGCTACCCAGCTGCGCAGCTTCTCTCAGAAGATTGGGCAAAAAAGGGTAAAACGTTCAAATTCATCCCAGGCGTTGAGGCGTATGTTCATCCTAATCTTGATGAATGGCGTAAGCTAAAGGTCGAATCTGAAGAAGAGAAGGCGGCTAAGAAGGCGGCTAAGAAACGTGGCGAAGAAGAAGACGGCGTATCTGATGTTGACACAAATAATGCGTTAGTCGTTGAAAATGAAGACGCTACGAAACAACGTTATCAGAATCCAGTAAACCGTCGTCACCATCTCGTATTGTTACCCAAGAACGCTCGAGGGCTCAAGAAAATCTTTGAGCTTGTCTCCTTTGGATACATCGACGGGTTCTATCGTTTTCCCAGGATTGACCTGAGAGAGATTAAGCGAATTCAAGGTGATCAAGGCGATATCATTGCGTCGACTGCGTGCATTGGTGGTCCACTGGCGTATGAAGTCTTTGGCAAGGTGGGAGACGTAGAGTGGGACGCCATGAACGCCGATCTGTTGCGAGATGAGTTTCGTGCCAAGCAGATCATAAATGCAATCGGTAACACATATGATCAGTACGTAGACGCCCTAGGACTGGGGAATGTGTACCTCGAGTTGCAGTTCAACAGGCTTCCGCAACAGGACCTAGTAAACCACGCGATCATCAGGTACGCCAAGGAAAATGGCCTGACAAATCAGCTCATTGTCACCTGTGATGCCCACTATCCTGGACCAGAGATGTGGTTGTACCGCGAGATGTACAAGAAGCTAGGCCACATGAACTACGAGGAAATGGACCCCTCCAAGCTTCCTAAGTCCAAGGATGACATCAAGGCTGAACTGTATCCTAAGAACGCGGAACAGTTGTGGTCAGAGTACCAGGCGACCAAGGGTCGATGTGATCTGTATGCCGACATGGATGATTTGGTGTGTGATGCCATCGAGCGATCGTATGACGTGGCTCATAATGTCATCGGCGATGTACCCGCAGACAAGACTCCCAAGTTCCCCAAAGCAGTTATCCCTGAAGGCAAGACAGCATTTCAAGAGCTTGTAGAGCGAGCGAAGCGTGGGCTTATTACAAAGGGCCACGATAAGAAGCCAGAATACGTGTCTCGTCTCAAGGAAGAACTGCTTGTGATGAAAGAACTTGGCATTGCTGAGTATTTCGTTACTCTTGCAAGAGTTCTTGAACTAGCTCGCACGAAGGTGCTTGTCGGAACATGTCGTGGCTCAGGTGGTGGTTCGCTTGTTGTGTATTGCCTTGGCATTACCGATGTTGATCCTGTGAAGTACGGGTTGTACTTCTCTCGATTCTTGTCAGTGTATCGTAAGGGTATGCCTGACGTTGACATTGATATCGATGATCGCGATACTGTTCTTGATCTTTTGCGAGAGGAGTTTGGTAATACCAACGTCGTTCCCATCTCCAACTATAACTTGTTGAAGCTCAAGAGCCTCACCAAGGATGTGTGTAAGTTCTTTGGCGTTTCGTTTGAAGATGCAAACGCAGCAACACGTACCGTTGAAGATGATGTGCGTAAGGCAACATTGAAGGAGGGCGATGACAAGAATTTGTTTGAGCTCAAGTTCGATGATGCCATGAAGCATAGTCCAAGTTATCGAGCATTCATAGAGAAGCTGGCCGAAGAACACCCAGCAGCGGTAGACGCAATCAAGGCATTGTACAAGGAACAGCGTTCACTTGGGCGTCATGCTGGCGGTGTGCTTGTGGTGGATGACCTTCGCACAAAGATGCCATTGATCACTTCTGGCGGTGAACCACAGTCACCGTGGGTGGAAGGCATGGCGGTGAAGCACCTTGAGAAGGTTGGCAATTTTGTCAAGTATGATTTGCTTGGTCTTCTTACGCTTCGATTGATTCGTCGAACTGTTGAGCTTATCCTAGAGCGTAAGACTGGCCGCACGCCATCGTTTGATGAAATCAAGGCGTATTACAATGCCCATCTACATCCCGACGTTTTGGATTTTGATGATCCCAAGGTCTATGAGTATGTTTTCCACTCTGGACGGTGGGCAGGTGTGTTCCAGTTCACCCAACGGCCAACGCAGCGATTCTGCGCTCAGTGTAAGCCAAGCAACGTGACTGACTTGGCGGCCATTACGTCAATCTGGCGTCCTGGCCCACTCGCAGGTAAGATGCATGAGCTTTACGTCGATGCAAAGTTCAATAAGCCGTATGACTGGGGTCATCCACTGTTGAATGAGACCCTTGCTGACACATATGGTCTGCTGATCTTTCAGGAACAGATCATGTTGCTGGCCAACAAGGTTGCAGGATATGACCTTGCAAAGTGCGATGAAGTCCGTCGAGCAATCTTGAAGCGTTCTCTTGCAACTGGCGAATCTGCTAAGAAGGAAGCTCGGGAGCTCGAAGACAGCTTTGTGAAGGGTTGCGTTGGAAATGGCGTTCCTGAATCGATTGCTCGAAAGCTATACGCAAACATCCTTGCGTGGGGTGGTTACGGCTTCAATAAGGCACACGCAACAGGGTACGCAATGATTTCATATCAGTGCGCGTACTTGATGACATATTTCGAGGAAGAGTGGCTATGTTCTTACCTCGAAAGTATGAGCAGGAGTGAGGACAACAAGGCGAAAGCTTTTAGTGAGATACGGTCATTGGGTTATCAGATTGTCCCAATTGATATCAATCATGCTTCTTTCGGTTGGACAATCCTTGACGGCAAGCGTTTCATGCCATCGTTCTTGACTTGTAAAGACGTTGGATCTGCTGCCGTTGAAGAGATTGTGCGTGAGCGACCGTATGAAAAAATTCAAGATGTGCTGTGGGATGAGCAGGGAGACTGGAAGCACAGCAAGTTCAACAGCAAGGCTCTTGCTGCGCTCATAAGAATCGGTGCATTCCAAAGTCTAGATTGCATTGGCGATGATGATGAACACTTGTTTGATTCATACGCACACATGTATGAGGTCATCATCAATCACCTGAATGATATCAAAAAGCATCCAGTCAAAGAACCCCTAAAGGGCATGAATGAATTCTACAAGCTGTCTCGTGAGCTCAAGGGTCAGATTGAGCCGTGGGACCGTCGGCAACTTGCAGAGCACAGCATCAAACACTTTGGCTCAATCGATGTAATGAACCTCATTGATCCAACTGTACTGCAAGTGTTTCAACAAAAGGGTATTTCGTCAATTGACGAGTACGATGATGCTGGCATCTATTGGTTCTGCATCACAAAGACTACGCCGAAAAAGACGAAGAACGGTAAACACTATTTGCTTCTCGAGGCCCAAGGTCCAGGTGGTAAAACACACAAGATTTACATGTGGGGATGGGACGGCCACCGACAATTCGAAAGTTACGCAGTGTGCTTTGCCGAGTTGAAGCAAAGTGACTTTGGTTTCGGTACACAGATGAGCAAGCTCCGCGAGCTTGAGTGAAAAAATGTTTCCCGGTGACATGATTGAATGGGCATACACGGCGAATGACAAAGTAGTTCGTAAAGATGAAGAACTCTGGTCATCAACGATGATACAATGGGTGCCCATTGGGCACCCTGCACTTCTCGTTCACGTCGATGAACACACGTATTCGTGGTTAACCCCGAAGGGGTTGTTCCACGCGCGTGTGGATGATACTCCTCGATGGCTCGTGCCTCGAGCGGCGCGCCCTCGGTTGTTCCACGAACTCATAAATCTAGAATGATTAGCACATGACAGAAGAAGAATTTTTGCGACGTTGGGAGATCTACGAGACATATGACCCACGATGTCCAGCGTGTGATCAAGTTCATCCTCGTAAGAAATGCAATGGCGTGTGGGTAGAAGACACATCAAAAATTCGTACCAATGATGGCACGAAAGATTGCAAAGTGTGTGAAGTCAAGGGAAAAGGTATTGCAATTCCACTTGAGCTATTCCTTCGAGGTATGAAACGGCGGCAAGACGATGATTGAAGCTTCTCTCATTTTCTATGTTGTTTGTACACTTGGCGGCATAACGTTACAATTGTGTAAGTTCATGTTCTTTTAGGAGTTACGATGATTGCGTGGTTGACTGAATTTGTGATTTGGTATCGACAAATTTTTTGTGATCATATTTGGAAATATGATGAAGCATTACTAAATGACCAGGTTCAGGAATTTTCATCTCATAGGGGATTTTACATGCGTCCAATTCGCGTAACGTATGTTAGACAGTCATGTAAAGTATGCGGATATCATAAGACATATCCAAAATACTGACGTAAATGAAAGGGTTGTATGTCATATCAAATTGTTGGTAAGTGTTCGTTGTGTGGTGGCAGGGTGATTTTGCCCACGATATGGTGGGGCGTCGTGCCACCTCGTGCAACGTGTGAAAAGTGTGGTGCTGTGGAGGATCAAGATCACAATTTACCTGTCATTCCTATGAAGCGTTTGACTACGACGTACACGTCAAAAACAATTGTCATCAAACCAATTGTTATTCCTTCTACGCCGTTCATTCCGACGTACGAAATGCCAGAAACTACGTGGACGATTGATGATTGGTGCGATACACAAAAGTGAGTGAAACATGACATACGATTATGTTTGTGATGCATGTCAACATGCATGGGAGCTCGAGCAGCGTATTTCTGACGCCCCGATAATTCAATGTCCGGCATGTGGCTCTTCAAGGGCCCATAGGGTCATCTCAGGTGGTGTAGGTTTTATTTTGAAGGGCGTTGGATGGGGAAAAGATCTATACGCAAGCAAAAAGTCTAGTGTGAAGAAGGAGGAATGATGACAGTTCAATTGGAACTTTTTTCATCGGCGAGGCCACCACGTCCACAAAGAACTGACGAAGCCGTGTTTCAGCTCATGATTGATCGCATGATGCCTCGAGTGATGCATTGGATGGATCAACAACCTGATCTTCCAGGAAGCGAGTTCTATGAAGACGTAAAGCGTGATCTTGTGTCTTGTCTAGAGGATCGCGGCCGCCAACTTGATGCATGGGAGGCTGTGATGTATCCCAACGACACGTGTCGTTGGGATATGGATCGTGACTCTCTTGACCTATTCGACGAAGTGAATGACGTATTGGGAGAATGCCACAATGATCTTATCATGGATTGGGTTGATCGATACAATGTAAAGTGTCGCTTCAATGTTAATGACGTCGTACGTGTAAATGGGAGAATTGCTGATACGGTTGAACGCGTTAGCAAAGTCATAACCACACATGCGAGCTATCTGATCAAGGGTTCATTTGTGAATGATGAAGACGTTTATGCAGTGGTAGTATGAACATTGAAAATACCAAAAAGATTCGTGCCGCAGTCAAAGAAGCTGGCGAATACTTAAAAGATAAGTTACAACCAACGCCAGATCATCCTGTTCGTAATCCTTGGGCTCATCTTTGGCGTGAAATCAAGACAAAGATGGGTAAGTCGTACATTGATTGCGACGACTCTGACGTGGATGCAATTATGCAAACAATTGAGTATTATCGGACACATCCATGTTAACACTTCCTAAAGTCTGGCTGACGTCAGACACGCACTTTGGCCACGAAAACATCATCAAATATTGCAACCGACCGTTCAATGACGTGTGGCAAATGAATGTTGCGCTCACCACAATCTGGACGGGTAAGGTTACTGATGATGACATTGTCGTTCATCTTGGTGATTTGACCTTGATGAAGGACCCAAAAAAGTACAAATCGACTTGGCAGCTTATCAGGTCTTTACCAGGTAAGAAGATACTAGTGAGAGGTAATCATGATCACCCACGTATAGTTCCATACTTACGTGAAATTGGGTGGGTGATTGTCAATGAGATCATCTCGGAAAATGTCACAATGAGGCACATCCCGCCGACTGGAACCAGTGATGCTGACATCGTTTGTGCGCCTGATGTATTTCTACATGGGCACATCCACGGAAAGTCGCATCACAGAGATCATCCGAGTGGGAATTGCTATGATGTTGGTGTTGACGCGACGGCAGACTACGGTCCTGTGTTGCTCGATGGATTTCTAGAGGCAAAAGACCTTCCGCGAGTGAAACAAGCGTTGCTTGACATGTACAATGCTAATGTCATCAACCCATCGGAGCACGAGAATGTTTAAACAACACGTCATCTGCGTTGTAGGCCCAGATCGTATCGGTAAGACAACAATGGTGAAGTTGTTGTCGCATTGTTTGAACATCCCGTCATACAAGGCATCAAAGGAACAGAGTGATTTTCTAAATTCTCAAGACAAGTTCCTACAGCAACTACGACTTGCTGATCCGCGTCAGCTTGATTTGCTTGAACAGATCAAGTTTTCAATGATCATGGATCGTGGATGGGTATGCGAGTATCCCTATTCAAAGTTGTATGGTCGTAGCACTGACTTCAACCAATTGATGCAAAATGACGCGCGATACGCAGCGTTGGGTACAAAGATAGTGTTTTTGTATCGAACTTCGTACGCAGGACTTCAGGATGACTTGGATCCTACGCTTACTGACAAACGATTGCAGATCATCCATGATGGATACGAAGAATTCTTTCAAATTACGCGGTGTGAAGTTGTCAAACTTTGCGTAGATCCGCATGTTGGTGAAATGTACTATGATGAACAAGAAAAGCTCAACGAACTTATCAAGGCGTTGTTTCACACGGAGCTGATAAAAGGTGTCTGACATCGTTCCGTTGAAAAAAGTGGACGTTGTCGTCCAGATTGCAAATGGCATAGAAACATTTCAAGCCGCAAAGCAGCTTGAAAAACTTGGTCTCGAAGTGACTCACGTTCTTGGGAACACGAGTACTGTGATTGGTAAATGCCTCGAAGAAGACGTTCTCAAATTACAATGTCATACTCGTGTTGCGAAGATTGAGATTGATTAATCTTCGTTTGCAATCCAATTGCTTGACCCGATGACGTTATCAGGCGCTCTTTCACCAATTGCAATTGTTCTGCTACGATCGTCTTCGTTAATCCACAGAATGTTTCCTTCTGTCTCGGCTACCACCATACGACGGTCTGTTTGATCGAATAACGCACGCATTTGTCGACAGATCTCATCAACGTCTGTGCTTTCTAGCGTGATGCAATCTGGTACGTCCTTTAGTAGGTTGTACTTGACTTTGACTTTCATGAGATATCATCTACGTATTTTATAGGCGGTGCCATTAGAATCAGCTACCCAAAAACATTTTGTAAGCATTACGGCGATGAATTGCCGTAGGGACGACGTGCTTCTCATACATTGTAAGTATGTGATACGTCTTGTTGATGTTGTACGAATAACACCAAGAGTTAGAAAAATATGGCAATTATGTTGTTGACGCCACATATAACAACTGTGATAATCAGAGAAATGATGCATGAAAATCGCAGCACGGCAGAATATGATCGTTACACGATGGAAAATATGAGAGAGTTCGTTGACCTCTTGATGAACGCGCCAGATAATCTTCTTGACGCTTCATTGAAACCAAAGATTGGTGCGTGGTCAGAACCACCTACGTCGCTCCAAATCTTGGAAGTGTTGGATTTTGCAATTCGCGGCGCGTTGGCAAGCAGCGTCGTGGTATCTGTGCTGGAGTCTGTCTATTCTCAGCGTCTCGATGAAGAGAAGACGACTCATGAAGAAGTAGTGAAGAATGCAATGTGGAGAAATCAATGACTGATAAGAATTTGACTGAGATTGTGGCTATTCTTGATCGATCCGGGTCTATGTTGGACCTGCGTGCCGATACGATTGGCGGATTCAATAGCTTCGTTGCAGAACAGCGCAAGGCTGCTGGAATTGCCAAGTTGACATTGGTGCAGTTTGATGACAAGTATCAGACTGACTATGAAGGCGTTGACATCACGGCGTCTCCATTGCTTACCGAAGAGACGTATGTTCCTCGAGGAAATACGGCACTATTTGATGCAGTTGGGTTGACTATTGCGTCTGTGGGAGAACGTCTTGCGAAGCTTGATGAGTCTCAAAGGCCGGGACAAGTAATTTTTCTGATCATCACTGATGGGCAGGAGAATGCCTCACGACTGTACAGTTCTGAGAAAGTTCAAGAGATGGTGAAGCATCAAACGGAAGTCTATAACTGGACGTTCGTTTTCATGGGTGGTGGAGATCTGACCACGCAGACTGCGCAATCTATCGCGATGGGCATCCCTCAGACGAACTCTTACAACTACGGTAATAACGCAGTTGGTACAAGAGCCCTGTATACCACGCTCACGAAGGGCGTATCTAAGCGCCGTGAGGAGCTCACCAGGGGTGTCATTCTGGGCGCGTGCGATGCAATGCTAGATGCAGATGACAAGGCTGAGCTCCTGAAGAGCAAGTGAGGTTGAATATGAATGTGCGCCTAATTGCATTGGGTACTGGTTCTGCATTTTCAATGAAGAATTGGCAGACGAATTTCCTGCTCGAGGTGATTGAAGCTGACGGCACTACACGTAGGTTACTGATCGATTGTGGCAGTGACGTACGATTCTCGCTGCGGGACGTTGGACTGTCATACCTCGATATTGACGCAGTGTATGTTTCTCATGCGCACGCAGACCACGTCGGTGGTATGGAATACATCGGTTTCTGCTCTTACTTTGACAGGAGATATGTTGATCGTCGAATTGGCACAAGGGACGCGCAAACGAAGCCCACCTTGTTCTGTGAGCGTAATCTTCTGCGTACGCTGTGGGATTACTCGCTTCGTGGTGGAATGGAAGGTTTAGAGGGCGTAGACGCTACAATCTCTACGTTCTTCAACCCAAAGCCTGTTGAACGCAACAAATCATTCACCTTTGCGGGTGTTGATTTTGACATTGTGCAAAGCGTACACGTCTCAGCGAAATACTGCATTGTGGATTCATTTGGTCTGATGTTCACCGATCCAGTGAACACCAAGCGTGTCTACATTACAACTGACGTACAGTTTGCGCCTGAAACCAGCATGATGGCGTATTACAAGGAAGCAAATGTCATCATTCATGATTGTGAAACAGCAGGATTCAAGAGTGGTGTTCATGCGCACTACGATAACCTGAAGACTCTGAAACCAGAGATCAAGAAGAAGATGCGTCTAATTCACTATCAGGATAATGTCATTGACAATTGGGATGAGTGGAGTAAAAAGGCACTCGACGATGAGTTCCATGGGTTTACGCAAAAGGGACTGATTTACTCGAGCGAGGAATAAAGAATGAAGAGATTGTTGATTGAGACACAGTTGAGCAATTACGATACCAAGGGTAAGTTCATCCTCGAGTGCGACTCAGGCTGGCAAATGTGTCTTGGACGAGTTCGAGAAATGTTAAAGTTGAATCCACAACTTTACATTGACGTATTGGGTCCCGACCTAACGCAGTGCCGCACATTGCCACATGAAGTCAATCAAGATATTTTTGGCGATAGGGTACGTTACATACCCATGAATATCATTCCAAATGCGTTGGCAACTCGATATGATTTTGACTTTGAAGGTATTGCAAAGGTGTTGAACCTTGGGTCTGACAATGATCCCAAGTACACGCATGTCTACATCAATGACCCAATGTTGTTACGGAACTATCGAGCATTGTTCTTGCTGAAGGCGAAGTACAAGCCGTTCTTTGCCGTTCACTCACACTTCGTGGATGTGCCTGAGTGTCCCAAGTTCCCAACAGAGGCCTCACTGTGGTTGGGCCAATGTGAAGCTGCAATTAAGGCAGACTTCAACTTTTGGCAGTGCGAGTCTGCAATGTTGCAGTTCTTTGAGTCCATGAGCAACACGTATCGGTCAGATGTTGTCAAGGCGGTTAGAGATAAGTCGTTGCCATGGGATGACGGGTATTCAAGTGCAGAGATGCATCAACCTGTGAATTACGCAAATGTTCGCTTTAATGTTGAGCAACTACGGCGTGACATTAAGGATAAGACACTTGTGTTTGTTCCCAATCGAGTAGGTGGTCGTGGTAGAAGCAGCGATTACACAAATTGTGGTAAATTTCTTTTTGATGTTGTGCCTGAGATTTGGAAGAAGCGGCGTGACTTTACAATCATCGCAGGCAATCCAAATCAGAAGTTCAACAATGATGAGCTTGTCGAACTGTGTCCAGCAGTGATGAAGGTTGTACCTGATGCATTGAATCGCGATGAGTACAAGGTAATCGCGAAGATGCACGATATAAGCGTAGGACTCTTCAATGTTGATACCTTTGGTGGGACATCGTCTAGGGAATTATTGGATATTGGTAGCATCCCATTTTGGGTTGATAACTACGAGTACTCCTCAATCGCCAAGACGGTCAATTGGCCGAATGATTTAATGACATTGTCAGATCTCAGCGACATCGCAGTGAAATTTGAAACATTGTTGGATTGGTATCAACAAACTCAACAATTTGATTTTACGCTTTCACAATGGCATGAAAAATTTCGTGACGTTGTTCGTAAACGATGCTCTTATGAGATTACGACCAAAGAAGCAATGAAAATAATGAATTTACTATGATTCTTGAAATCATTGAAAGATGGGTAAAAACGTCTCGCTACAAATACAAAGGCAAACGTATTTTAACGGCCTTGTATAAATGTGATGCGTGTGGAAAAATTGAAGAATTGCCTTATCGCAAAGGACGTGAAAAACATCTTCGTGTTTGTTCACCTGAGTGTGATTCTCAATTGAGAAGTCGTGGTGGTAAACTTTACAATAACATCACATCAACAAATGTTGATAAATACGGTGAAATTTTTGCTTCAAAGACGAATCTCTGTAAAGAGAAACAACGCCAAACAAACATCGAACGATATGGATGTGAATCTACATCGCAAAACATAGAGGTCCAGAAAAAGAGACATTCGACGTGCATGAAACGTTATGGCGGTCCTGCCCCCACTAGTGATCCAAGGGTAAGAGAAAAGGTTCGTGCAACTTGCATTCGTAAATTTGGTGGAGGTCATTTATTGGATCCTGAACTTCGTAGACGGTTTAATAATACGATGCGATCAAAGTATGGTTGTGATTGGGCGGTACAAAACAAAGAAATACGTGCAAAACAGTATCTTACAAATATCAAACGTTATGGCGTAATAGATCCTAGACATTCTGTAGAATCAAAGAGAAAGTGTGCTTCATTAGAAGTTGCTCAAAAACGTCATGAAACTATGAAACGCAATAAATCATACGGCAAATCAAAGCCTGAAGATCGACTCTACGAAGTGCTTTGTGAAATCTTTGGTGTGGATGATGTGGAACGTCAGAAGACAGTGGAACGTTGGCCTATCGATTTCTACGTTAAGAGCATTGATACGTACGTGCAATACGACAGTTACTGGCATGGCGTAGGAAGAGACATTAATGAAATCGCAGAATACAAGAACAAACGTGATGTCATGATTCACAAGAAAATGTTGACAGACATCAAACAAAACGCGTATTTTCTAGAACATCGTTTGAAACTCGTAAGAGTGTTGGGATTACAAATACGTGAAATTACTGTTGATTCAATTAAAACACTGATGGGGTTGCTGTGACAGACGAAGAAATACAAGCAGACATCGATTATTTTACCAAGTGTTTGATTGATAACTTGAAGATTCCTAAGGAGTTTTTAGGCCACATCAAAGAGACACCCAATCCTCTTACAATTGAGGAAGACTTTGTGTTAGAGACCAAGGAGAAAAAAGAATGACAACTCGTGTGCTTATCACAGGCGGTGCAGGTTTCATCGGTAGTAATCTCGCAAAGCGATGTGTAGATGAAGGATTTGAAGTCACCATTGTCGATGATATGTCGAATGGTCACGAAGAGTTTGTGCCAAAGGGCGTCAAACAGTTCTATAAGTGTGATTTCACTGCGCCTGCAGTGATGATAGACATTGCATTACAAAAATTTGATCTTGTGTTTCACGTCGCTGCGCTCCCTCGAGTGAGCTACTCAGTTGAGCATCCCATAGAGACAAATGACGTCAATGTGACGAAGTCTCTTAGATTGATCAATGCATGTCGCGGTAATGTGAAGCGAATTGTTTTTTCAAGTTCATCTTCAGTGTACGGCGGCGCAGATGAGTTGCCTACACATGAGTCTGCCCCATTTCGTCCCAAGTCTCCCTATGCTCTGCAGAAGGCAATCATTGAGCAGTACCTCAGGCTCTACAACGAGACGTATGAGTTGGAGTCGTGTTGCCTGCGTTACTTCAATGTATTTGGGAAAAATCAATTAGGATCTTCGCCATACGCAACAGCTGTTTCTGCGTGGCTCACGGCTATCAAGCAAGGCAAGCCTATGCGTTCGGACGGTGATGGCACACAGAGCCGAGATATGTGTCATGTAGACAATGTTGTTGAAGCCAATGTCCTAGCTGCAAAGTCGACTAAGGACCTACGAGGTCGTGCGTACAATGTCGCATGCGGTGACAGGACAACCAACAATCAGATCCTTGAATATCTGAAGATGAGATATCCAGCAGCCACGAGCTACAACGCGCCTTACAGGGTGGGTGATGTGATGCATACCCAGGCCGATATCTCTCGTATCAAAGAAGAATTGGGATACGAGGTACAGGTAAGATTCTTTGATGGCCTTGAGAGGACCATTGAATGGTATGAGACGTCTGAGCTTGCGAAGTTAGCGTTGAAGGTGTGAAATGACTTGTATTATCGGAATTGAACACAATGGGCGTTGTTACGTCGGTGGCGATTCAGCAGGAATTTCAAATTATGACGTCACCATCAGGCGTGATGAGAAGGTGTTCACGAACGGCGAATTCGTAATAGGATTTACGTCATCGTTCAGAATGGGCCAAATCCTACGTTACAGGTTTGATCCACCAAAGCATCATCCCGACCAAGACGTTATGGAATACATGGTTGTCAATTTCATAGATGCTGTGAGGGAAACATTCAAGGCATCAGGGTGGACTCCACAAGAAGATACATCAAAGGGTATTGAATGTAGCGGTACGTTCATAGTCGGCTATAAAGGGCGCATTTTTGAGATTGAAGGTGATCTTCAGGTATCATCTCCTTCATGTGGAATTGCAACTTGTGGATGTGGCTATGCGCTTGCCCTTGGAGCAATGGACGCATTGTCAGAATACGAACATGACGTTGAAAACCGTATCAAAAAAGCATTGTCAATTGTGGCAAAGCGAAATTGCGGCGTGCATGCGCCGTTCATCGTAAAGAGCGTGTAGTTGTTACAATAGCAAACAAGGAGAGAAAATGACGTGCATTGTTGGTGTTGTGTATGGAAAGAACGTTTGGCTCGGCGGCGATAGGGCTGCGACGTCTGGTAATCTCAATAGGACAATCATCAAAGATCCAAAGGTGTTCGTGAAAGAGAACATTGGATTTGGTGTGTGCGGATTGCCAAAGGTGATGGACACACTGCAATATCACATTGAGATTCCTGTGTACAATGGCGAAAACGTAAAGACGTATCTTGTGTCATCTGTCATTCCTGCAATTCGCAGTGGGCTCAAGGCGATGGACTGTACGGTTCACCACGAAGGACAAGATTATTTTGAGGGAGCGATGTTGGTCGCTTTCAATGGTCGTCTCTTTGAACTCGAAGCAAATTTCCAGCTTGTAGAATCAAGCAAGGGGTTCAATGCAGTTGGATCCGGTGCTGAACCCGCATTGGGGTCGCTAAGGGCAACAAAGGGCAATCCACGAACTCGTCTGCTTCAGGCTTTGCAAACGTCTGCCGAGAACAATGCAGGCGTGGCTCCACCTTTTGATGTGATTGAGATCAAGCGACAGAAATAAGCGATGTCGCCGGGTGACATTATTGAGTGGGTGTACAAATCGAACAATAAAGTTGTTGACACGAATGAACATCTTTGGTCACATACAATGACACGATGGGTACCCATCGGGTGCCCTGCTCTTCTCATTCATATAGATGATTATGTATATACATGGCTCAACCAGAAAGGGTTGTTCCATGCACGCGTAGGTGATACGTGGGTCTTGGAGACGGTGATGAGGCGCACCGTCTCGGTTGTTCCACACACACGTGGGTGACACCGCCTATTCTCTATCTGAAGCACAACCTGTTATCGTGGAGTTTGAAGTATGTTGCCCGGAGACATGATCGAGTGGGTATACGTAGACACCGGTGATGTTGTTGACATAAATGAAAAGTTGTGGTCATGCACAATGTCTACATGGGCGCCTGTTGGGCGCCCTTCACTTCTCATATCAATAGATGAAAAGATATATTCTTGGTTGACATCCATTGGCATATTTCATGCACTTATGAGTGACGTGTACTCAGAAGGTGTATGTACAGAATCTTCGTGTCACATTTACCCACGAAAAATAGAGGCGCGCTTTAATACATAATCATATGAAAATGTCGCTTGGACAATTACGTCTTTTGATCATGGAGGCGGTCGAAGAAGGAGACGATGATAATGTTCATCAAGGACGTATTTTACTTGGAGAACCTGAAAAATTGCCTTTCAATATGAAAGACAACGAATTGAAACGATACGTACTTGACAAGTATGATCAAAAAACGGTAGTAGTAGCTGCGCCAGTTGGTCAAGGATCATCAAAAAAGGTTCGAGCGTGGGTTGATGATGTAGAAATTAGCTACATGCCAACAGACTTGGACTACGAAACAATGCGACCCAAAAATACTAGGGTTGTTTTTCTATTGTCTAATGGTCTCAATAAGAAAGAGGGCGGCGTCTACCTAGATGGGAATTCAACGATTCAAATTTTAGCAAAGAAATCTAAATAAATAAGCAAGCTATTACGTTAGTAAAGCCAAGAACTATGTGATAGTATCCTCCATATGGAGCACAACTACCAATCGTTTACGACAGCATACGCAGGACTGATTAAGGATGTTTACGAGAATCCTGATTTTGTATGTGCTCCACGCGGGCAGAAGATCAAGGAGAAGTTGGGTGTCAAGTTTGTCATCCAGAATCCACGAGCTCGATTGCCATTCATCAAGGAACGTAAGTTCTCTGTTGCGTATGTGATAGCTGAGGCGTTGTGGTATCTCAGCGGTAACAACAGCACTGAATGGATCTCTTACTATTCGAAGTTCTGGCGTGACATCAGCGACGATGGCGTAACTGCAAATTCAGCGTATGGCGCTAGAATTTTCAAGCCACATTCTCGATCTGGCGCGTTGTCCCATGATGATGGGTGGACGCAGTGGAACTGGCTGATTGATGAGCTAGCGGCAGACAACGACTCTCGTAGGGCCGTCGTGCACATCAGGAGCCCTCTCGATTCTCGATTGGCCAAGAAGGATGTACCCTGCACGCTGACCCTTCAATTTTTTCTGAGGGATGACAAGGTGCATCAGGTCGTCTCTATGAGGTCTTCTGACCTCGTCTTGGGCATCGCTAACGACATTCCGGCGTTTACGATTTTCCAAGAGCTCTTGGCGTTGGACCTCACTGAACGTTTGAAGCGTCCCATCGGATTGGGAACATATACACACGTCAGTAACTCTTTGCACATTTACGAGAGGAACTTTACGTTGGTGGAGTCTATCATCAATACGACTGAAGATCTGACGAAATACGATGATGAGTCATACGCCATGCCCGCCATGCCAAGCAAGCCTCCGTTGGTAGATCTCAATTGTCATGAATCAATGATTCGAGTTGCGACAGCAGGTGTACGATTGACGCACGCCAACTATCGTACTTCAGATCCATACTGGCGAGATTGGCAGACGATCTTAGCACGTCATCGTTGTCAGAAGTGGGATATTGACTGTAATTTTGACGTTCTTGGTGGGATCAATTGGCCACACTACGGATTCTTTGAGGAGTGATATGACATGTGTAGTTGGCTACAAAGATGGCGATGCCATCTATCTTGGGTCTGACAGCTACGTGGGTAGCGTCGAAAATGGCATTCAACATGTCCTGGCAAATCCAGAGAAGATCTTTCAAACGGGACAGTTCTTGATTGGTGTCGCGGGTAGCATGCGCATCGGTCAACTTCTTCACCACGGTCTACGCGTCGCAAAGCAGAGACGTGGTGATTCAGATCAAAAGTACTTAGTGATCAATGTGATGAGTGCCATCAGGTCTTTGTTACAGGAACACTGTCAGTGGGGCTCCGCAGAAGATGATTCCGAAGTGGGCATGATGTATGACACTGATTTGATCCTAGCCTACAAGAATCAAATCTACATGATCGACGTAGACCTGCAAGTACAGCAGATCGTAGGAAACTATGTCTGCATCGGCTCCGGCCGCGAGGTGGCCAATGGTGCTATGTTCGCTTTTGAAAATGGCGATGTTGCAGAAGTAGCTGTATCAGCTCCCGACCGCATAAAACTTGCGCTTCAGGCGGCAACGCACCATCAATCTGGTATTTTGCCGCCTTACCATATCATGCAGCTCAAGAACGGTATAGTTTCTAAGGTATGAAGTTGCCGATGCAAAATCCTCAATTTATTGTCTATTGTGGTCCAATGTGGTCGGCAAAGACAACGTCTATGTTGCTTCGCCTTGAACGTTTTGAGTTACAAGGACGAAAAGTTAAGCTGTTCAAACCAAATATCGATGAACGATATGATGCAAAGTTTGAAGTTGTAACTCACTCTGGGTGGAAACGTGCCGCAGTGCCTATCAAGAATGCGGTTGATATCCTCAAAGAGATTGAGAATGATCCACCCGAAGTGATTGCGCTCGACGAAGCGTTCATGGTGAAGGATAGCCATAAGGTATTGGTGTGGTTATTCAAGACAGGAGTGACTATTGTAGTCTCGAGCCTTGATTTGAGTTTTAAGGGAGTACCTTTCAAAGAAGTTGAAAAGATGCTGTCATGGGCGACGGAGGTGCATAAGTGCGCTGCCGTTTGCAAGGCATGTGGTTCTGACGCATTCTACACATATCGTAAGAATGATGACAACGAAGATATCATAGTGGGTGGTGCTGAGCTCTATGAGAGTAGGTGTTTCAGGTGTCATCCCATCATTGACGAGAGACCTGGTGACTATGAGTGAGATACAACGTCCTACTTGGCCACAAAAGTGGATGAACATCGCCAGAGAAATTTCTGAGATGTCTTATGATTCGCGCTTGAAAGTTGGCGCAATTATCGTCCCAGTTGACAATACTGGCATACTTTCATTGGGATTCAACGGCAATGCTCACGGCCTTCCCAACAAACGTGACAGCGAAGAAGAGGGCAAGGCGGGTTTCATTCACGCAGAGCAAAATTGTTTCTATAAACTTGATTATCGACACCCATCACAGAAGGTTCTATACGTTCTCTATTCGCCTTGTCCTGAATGCGCAAAAGGCGCAATACAGTGTAAGATAAACAGAGTTGTTTATGATAAACCTTTTCGAGATACGCGTGGTATAGACATTCTGAATATGGGCGGAATCGAAGTGTACACGCTCGATGAAGCGATATTCCTGGCGCAACAAGGCATCTGGGGAGATGAACATTGTAAGGTAGATCGCAAGGTCGCGCTGACAAGTTTACGTCCATAGTTAACTTCATGGAAACTAACGAGCGACGGGTCATTCGTATTTTGCGAGAGGAGTATCATAAAAGAACTTCTCGCGCATTGCAAATGATTTACGAAGGCGAAGAGAAAGAATCTAACATCAAGTTTGATCTAAAGAACGTTGTTAAACCAGGCTTGTCAGTACGCTTACGTAAAGACTACCAGAAATGGAAGAAGGGCGCAGCATTTACTATCAAGTCTGTCGGTGGAACACACGTTGAACTTGACCCTCCTTCTGAAGAAGCTGTTGAAGCGCCTGGCGCAACAAGCGATCCGATAGGCGTCCCTGTGGCAGCGACGCAATCGTCTGCGGCGCCGCAAGCCACCAGTAACGCTAGTGATTCTGAAAAGACGACTGAAATGCCACGCAAAGAATCATTGCGCATGTCTTGGCAAGAATTCGATAATGACGGTGGTGTTTTTGAGCTTCATGGTGGAGAAGAAGACAAGGACGCTAAAAAACAAGCTGGCTCAGACAAGCAGAAGACCAAGGACGACAAGAATAGTTAAGGACACGCCATGTCTAACATCGATCTATCAGAAACCGATCTTCAAAAGATTGTAAGCGAGTCACTATCAAAAAGTCTCAGCAAGCATGGCGTTGCGCCGGCTGAATCAACGAAGTTGTCTGAGGCTTATGTCGTCGATACGAAAACGTATAAGTTGACCACTGACAACTTATCGCAGAAGACTAAGGACGGACACGTCCAGTTGTATCAGGATTATGTTCGTGTCGCGAACACAGTATCCGCTGAACTTGATTCCACGAATAAAAGTGATGCAAACTCGAGTCACTCGCAGTTCAGGTCATTGAAGCTGGATGAATCGTACAATCTCAATGCGAAGTGGCTGCACGAGCTGTACTTTTCGAATTGCTTTGATCCAAATAGCGAAATCTTCATGGATTCGCAAGCGTACATACGCCTTCAGCGCGACTTCGGTACGTTTGAGAACTGGCAGAAAGATTTCATGGCATGTGCAATGTCTGCCGGCGAAGGGTGGGCAGTCACTGGATGGCATCATTATCTGAAGCGCTACGTCAACACAATTGTCAGTCACCACAGCGGCGACGTGATGATGGGTTTGTATCCTGTGATTGTGCTAGACGTTTGGTCACATGCGTATCACAGAGATTACGTTGTAGATCGTAAGAGCTACATTGTTGCAATGATGCGAGAGCTTAATTGGAACACCATTGAAAATCGTTTCAAGATGTGCGAACGCATGGCAGAGGTGATGAAGTGAGTAACGCAAAACGTCAGCTTAAGAAGCTCATAGAAGAAATGCGTCACAAGGCGCTCATCTCTGAGGCAGATGACCCAGCAGCAGAAGATGCGCAGCCAGTTGATGGTAATGATTCTCTTGACGTGCAGGTGGACTCTTACATCGCGTCATATGAAAAAGAAGCCAGCAATGCAGTGAAAGAAGGCAAGGACTTCAGAGCATTGACACGTCGTCTGATGACAGAAGCAGACGATGAAGAAAAGGACGCAGATGCAGGAGAAGACGCTGCAGATGATGCTGCCCCACCACAACCTGCAAAGAAAACAGGCGCTGACTTAGAGGTCCGCACATTTGCAAGTTCTGTTGCACGCTTGATTGAAAATGTTGATTCTTTGATTGAATTTCGTAGTACAATCATGCGAAGAGCCAGCAATTTCTTGACGAAGAACTACGATGCGCAGGTGCTACGACAATTTGAGATCATCATGGAAGATGAACATGGTATTGCTGCTGGAAAGTCAGCAAAAGATATCGAAGATGATTTCCAAGCGCCTTGGGCAGCACAGTCAGGACCTGGCGGAGGTTGACATGCCATGCGCACTGATTTGCTAGCTGACCACAAGTGTATCCACGTCAAACTAAAGAAAGACGTCTACTCAAGCCTCAAGATTGCCCTTTTTAAGCATGGGTTATCAATGCAAGAGGTGTTTGGCGAATTTGCTCGCCTGCTTGTGATGGGCGAATCACGATCATCAAAAATCGTGCAAGAATTGATCGTCAAAAAGACAGAGGAACTGTTGGAGGGTAAGATTGTGCGTAAAACGCGCAAACGTACCAAGCCCATAGAGGAACAGGACCGTGATGTGTTGTACAGTTTGATCGAAGGTACACACAATGACGACGGAACGTCCCAAGACCCCACCGGAACCTGAGCAAAAATTTAGAGACCCAACATCGTTGGAAAAAGCAGCGTTTTACGTGTTTCGAAACGTGCCCCCGTGGAGCACGTTGTACGCGAACATTAATTGGCTGGCTCATTGCGTGGGATCAACTGCTAAAAGCATTGATGCCATTGTCAAAGCAATTTCTTTGTTATCTCTTCAGGTTGAAGTGTTAGCAATGGAACATGATGACCTCGTTGACAAGCTAGTTAAAGCATCGGTGCTCAAAGAAGACCCGCGTCCAAAGCGAGACGATACTGCGAGCAAAGATCTGAATTGAGAGGTCATATGATTCTTCCTACTTGGCTACAACTTACGTGGGCGTTCATCAAGAAGTACTGGCAGGTCTTTGCTACTATTGCCGTGTTTGCGTTCATCTACTTTTGGACAAAGTCAAGTTCAACAAGCTTGGCTGAAAAGTTGGCAGCGTTGAACGCGACTCATGACGAAGAGATCAAGAAAATCATAGCAGCTCGAGACGAAGAGATAAAGAAGCGTCTTGAAAATGAGGCTCGTTATCAGCAGCAGATAAAGCAAATTCAAGATCAATACGAAAAGGCCAAGATTGAACTTGATGCTCGCACGAAAAAGCAGGTTGAGACAATCGTCAAAGACTATGGCGATGATGAAGTGAAACTTGCAGAGCAGATTGCAAAGGTCACTGGGTTCACTCTTGTGATGCCTAATTCTGGAGATAAGAAATGAAGAAATTCATAGCATACTGTTTGATTGCGTCAATGCTGGCGACGTCTTTGCCAACGTACGCGCAAGAACCCGCTGCGAAGTTGCCAACGCCTGCAACGCCTATGTCGCAGGGACGTATCTCTCCCATGACAAAGGGCGATAAGGCAATCTTTGACGGAATCTTGTTTGATTCTTACGCTGCTGCGTGGCTAATCGTTCAGAAGAAAGACGTTGAAGATCGCATCAAGATAGAGCGAGATAACGCAACGGCTATCGAAAAAGCAAAAAGCGTCAAAGATCTTGCTGATGCGAAAGCTTCGTCTACTGCGACGCAAAAAGTGATGCAAGCATCGCTAGATGAACGTCAAAAGCGAATTGAGTTGTTGACAAAACAAATCAATGATGATGCAAAAAAGTCTGACCCGCCACTCGTGTTATGGGTTGGGCTTGGCGCAATCGCAGGAACTCTATTGACATTAGGTACTGTTGCCGTTGTTGGCGCAGTAAAGTAGGAGCACATATGGATACGAATACAACACCAGAAACACCACCCTCGCCAGAAGCTACCGTGGCTGCTGAAGTTCAAGAGACGCCAGTTCCGCATGACGCAACGGTTGCGCCGCGTTGGTATTGGATAAAAGACACAAAAGGGTATGGATCAGTGACTGTCACGTTGGTCACGATTGCATTTTGGGTGACAACACTGGCATACATCTTGTCCGTATTCCAGAAGATCGGGCCGCTTGAGATACGTCCGTTTGACACAGCTGCGACGTCAGTTTACTTGATTCCCATCTTGAGTTTATATTTTGGAAGAAAGTTGACTGACGCAAAGTTCAAGCCAGACAAATGATCGTGGCTGAAAGCCATGAACAGATGACATGAATACCTATTGCCATGCTGCGCGCCGATCCTGATGCCACATTGAGGGAAATGGTAAGAAAAGCCCTAGATGGCACGTTGGTCACTGAGCTCTTTGAGCCCGAGGATCCCGTGCATGTCAATGCTGTTATTGACCCACAAGCAGCGCAGACAGACAGACACGACACAAAGTTTTTGCCTACCAACGGAGTCGAGTTCCAGGTAGCGATTCAGCAGCTAGTTAAAGCATACCCGTCAGCCGACTTCGGAGAGGTGCTCAAGGTGATCAAAGCAACCTTGGAGAAGGCTCAGGAACAAAACACCGACCGAGGAGACCCAAAAATGAACAAGCAACAGGCAGCAGAAGCACTTATTCGTAAGCGAGTACGTCAAATCATTCGCGAGGCGATGGCAGCAAACGATCCCCGCCGCAGGGCAGGATCAAAGAAGTTGCCGCCGGGTTACGCAGAGCATCTGCCCGATGCAGTACGTTCAGCGGGACTTGAAGCTCCTGGATCAATTGCTGCACATCTTCCTGATGATGTCAAGCATGATCTTGCGATGGTTCGTAAGGGCCTCGAAGGCATGGGAGACGAAGACGCAGATGCACTCAAGAGGGTCGCAGCTGCCGGTAAGAATGTTCGTGGTAGCAAGGTGAACGATGAGCAAGCGCAGCAAATTATTGCCGCTCTTGGCGATGAAGACCTTGGAATGAGCCAGTTCATGAACCTTGATAAGGCAACGAAGATGCGTTTCTTTGTCATCATGTACCTTACAAACAAGGACCGTAGCTTCTTCCAGCGCTGCGTTGATGATTATATTGCCGAGCTCGAAGATCAGTGGACAACTGCAAATCAGCAAGAGGCAGGCGACGACAAGGCTCTGCTGGCGCAGCTGAATCAGGAAATGATGGATGGCATCGATGAAATCGAAGCTGCGATTTCTGCAGACCCGTCTGTTTCTGAAGGGTTCAGCGACTTTGTTCAGAAGGAAGTCACAGACACAATCAATGAGATGAGTCCTGAACAGTGGAAGGATCTCGTTGATAGGGCAAAGAAGGGATTCGAAGGCGTTCCTGGTGGTGTATCACCTGAGAACATTGAGAATCTCCGCACGTGGATCTCTCGACGTGGTAACTGGCTCAAGCCAGGTGGGTCGCTCGATCGTTCCCGTCCACTGCCCCCTGCCGCGATTGCTGACCCTGCGCCCCCAAGCACAAGAGGCCCGGCTTCCACACCCACTCCTTCGGCGGCTACCGGCGCGGAACCTGATGACATGATGTCTGACGATGACTTCAAGGCATTTGCAAATGATCTTGCGTGGGACAAGCGTCGTAATGCGGTGATGAACGCTCGACCAAAGTCGTTAGCTAAGAAAACTGGTGACACGTCTGTGCCTGATTGGTCACCAACATCTAAATTAAAATCTGAACCGAATGTAAATTTAGACGATTCAAGCGATCCTATAGTGAGAAAAGCTATGTCTATGATGTTTGCGCATGATAGTTCAATAGAAGATATAGCGAAACAAACGAAGTTGTCACCTTCGCAAATTCGTCAAATAGCAGTGAAAAACGGGATTGATCCCGATGGGCTTGACTTTTAAGCTGCGTGATCTAATGTATAAATCTTTGGTCTCCGAGGCGCGAATCACAGTACCATCTAGGTACCCGATCGTGCCTCGTGACCAAGACGCCCCCATAACAACGTCAAATCGTTGGACGTTGCTTGACACGGGTGCTGCTCAACATCTACAAAAGACGTACGAGTTTCATGATGCATTTGCTCGTAATCGTTTTGTAGATGAGCTGTTTGCGTATGAAGAAAAGAAGGGTCACAGATCGCAGATAACGACGCAGTATCGTCAAGAGACGCCCAACTACATTGTGAAAGTTGAAGTATTCACGCCTGGAGTTGACGTCACCACAAATCTTGATAAAGAATATGCTCGTTACGCCGATGTACTGTGGCGTGACCTATGTTATGATATCCTGCATGTCGCAGGATGATGTAGGTGGCTCACTCCTCATGAGTGAGGGCCTTGACGCTGAGCTTGATCTTGACTCAGAAACATCTGACGTTTTTAAAGATCGAGCTAAGATATTGATTGTCAAGACTCGCGAGAACAACGAGCCTAACGTAATTGTAGCAGCTCTTCGTGCAATGGGTACAAAGGGGTCTACGTTTACGATTGAAATGATTGTGCAACAAATGGTTGGCATTGAAACAGTGCTAGCATTTCGAGATAAAAAAATCACGTTTCACGGAATTGATATGCATCACAAGGATAAGGTGACAACCGTACTCGCGGAGCATGTAGATACACCTTACGATATTGAATCTTGTAATGCGTATGATATAGTCGTTGAAAATGAAGAGTGCTCACTGGTGATTGTCTTCGCTCAACCTCCTATTTAGGAGTCTGGAAGGAACGGTATACATGGAAGACGGCGTCAATTTTGACAAGTTCATGGATAGCATCCTGGTAAAGGAAGCACAGGCCGAGCGCCGCGATGCTGGTGATGAAGAATTGCCACCCATGCAGCGATTGGCGAAACAACGTCGCGAGAAACCCGCGCAGTTGGTTAGATTCACACCTCAAGGGAACAAGTAATGAAGACGTTGGGTGAAAAGCTCGATGACGTCTTTGCAAGCGCAAAGCGTGGGCTTACTGAAACAACGACTCCACGTAGAAGTCGTCTTGTTGAGGAAGAAGAGTTTCAGGCGAATGTCAAGAAGGATCCCAACACAGCAAATGTGAGTGGGCAGAAACCCGTAGCTCCTGGCGACCTTGAAGACGATGAGGCTATGAAACAAGGTGATGTCGGGGTCTCTGACATCATTGACAAACTGAATGCTATTCGAGCAGGAAGAAGTGTGAAGGACGATGAGATCGCGAAGGCGCTCGAGGCGTATTTCATGGACCTTGATCCAGCAGAACGCGTTGCATTGTTTGCGTATCTGAAGGGAATTTCTGAGGTTGTTAGTGGACAGACGGCGGGAGAAGCCGCTGTTGAACCAGCCGATCCAGCTCCTGGCATCAAAATGCAAAAGAAAAATTCAGCAGGCGGCGAAAGCAATAAAGCTTCGCCAGCTCCACACTCCTTGGCGTCTAGAGGCACAAAGTCTAACGTCACTGTGACCGTCAACAAGAGCCACGCTGGTGGCGGCCAAGAATCGGCTCCCATCACACCAAAAACTCGTTGAGCAGAAGATAAGGGTTACACTGTATGATGACTCGAATAATCACGTTGCCTCGAGGCGGAAAGTTGGAAATCGAAATGGATCCAACGTTCTTAGATCATGTTTGTCGTCACTTCGGGCTGTCTGCTCATTCTGAGGTGACAGATGCGCACCTTAGGATGTTCATTTGGGGAGCTACGAAAAATGCAATCGACAATGTGGAAACAATGGCCCCAGTGGCAGTTGCAGGGTGAATCACAAGCACAAAAGTTTCAACCGTGGCCATCAGGTCGGGTGTTCGAAGGCAAGACAAAAGGCTCAAGCATTCAACACCCGATTGATCTAAAATCATCATTGACAATAGGTGATCTAAAAGAGATCACTTTGCAAGCTACTCAAGGTAAGCTTGAAAAAGTCAATGTAAAGATCGACGGCGGTCCGTTGTTTTTTACGTGTGATGCACAAACAGGCGAAGTGTTTGTCGCAAAAGAAGACAAAGATCTGCTATCTGGAGGCGTTCCTGCTTCTGGAATGAGGGAACGCTACCCGGCGGGTTCTCCTGTTGAACATGTAGGTGAGGCATTCGCGGGCGCAGCAGAGATATTGCAAAAAGCAGTGTCAGGGTTTGATGTTGGAACGCTTGAAGAGATTTTTGGTCCAACGAAAAACAACTTCTACTCCATTGAAGTGGTTTATCCAAATGACCAGCGCGTCTTTGGATACGACGGTAAGCACGTCGTCTTCCATCCAAATCCTTACAAATACGTTGACTACAGTACCGGTGAGGTCATTACAGAATATGATGACATTCCAGGCCTTGATAAGTTAATGCAAAACATCATCCAAAAAGACGCAGCTACGCGTCAAAGTGAGTGGAAGATTCATGCCCCGATGGTGATGCAGCTTCGAGACATTTCTTCCGGTGGTCTTGGACAGGAAATCATCTCAGAACTGGAACAGCTGCAAGCAGATGCAGGCGTAGGTGATGACGCAACGATACCTGAGTTCATTGCTGGCTTAGCACAGGTCCGTATTGACGAACTCGGTATTCAGGAGCCCACTGGTGCACTCGCAAAAAATCTCGCGGGTGTCAAGGGTGCACCCACCATAGTACAGTTGAAAAAACTTGTACCATCCGAGCAGCTGCCTCAGGTTGAGGCGCTTGTCGCAGATAGAGATAACATCAGGCTTGAGTTGTTGGCGTCGTTGGATGAAGTTTTCAACCGTCTCGCAATTGGGATAATGAAAGCGATTGAGAACCTTCCATTGCCTGCAAGAGTGCAACATCCTGAAAAGATCAAATCAGCAGTGGCGCTTGCGAACTCATCTGCGTTAGAGGGTAATCCGCTGCAGGCGAGGATGAAGCGACAGGCGAACAGACTTGGAAATCCTGAGGACATGGTTCCCATGGAAGGAATTGTCTTCTTTTACAAAGGGCAAGCCTATAAATTCACAGGACAATTTGGACCCGCCAATCAGCTGATTGGAATGTTGCGTAAGCTCGGACTAGGGTCTGACGCTGCTCTTGCCGAAGCTCGCCGTCGCATCAATGAAGGCGGGTCGGCGTTCACTAACGACCGCGCGGCAGAGAAGCGTAATGTTCAACGTTTTCGTAGAGAGACGTGGTTGAAGGAAAAAGAATACATCTTCGACATTCTTGAAGAAGTGGGCTGCGAACGACAGACGGCGCATCCACCGTGGATGAGCAAGTCTGCAGAAGAAGTGCAACGATTCTACGTAGCCGGCAGCACTGGTAAGAAAGATGATTCTGGTGATGCTGACATCGTAGCAGTGTATCGTGGCACACGAGATGAGTTGATGCCGAAACTTGTGAATGTTCTCGCGGCAGCTGCGAAACACGAAGGCGCAGAACCACCTGCAGTTGCAAAGATCGGTGAAGACGTTTCGTTTGCGTATCCTGTGAAATCAATGCCAGGTGTGTACATCCAAGTCGACATAAATTGTGCATCTGGAGAAGAGCAATACAACTGGAAGACGTGGACGCATTGGGGTGCAACGCCTGGATCGAAAGAGCAATCAATCCCAGGTAGTGGCATATCGCGCTTCAAGGGCGCACTTAGGGCGTTCTTGTTGGAATCAGTGTTAGAGTTTTTGTCAAAGGAGCACTTCCCAGGTCAGCAAAACGATATAGACAAGACTGGGTATTCTTTGAATGTGGGCAAGGGACTTTTCAAGTCAACAAAGACTCGCAAGGGAAAGAAACCAGGCGCAATCAATAAAACGTGGTCAGAACTTTATCGTGGCAATGAATTTGGCGATGAAGGTGAACCCATAACGTTAGATCCAGACGCAGCGATTGAGAGAATGTTTGGACCGGGCCATGGCGCATATGATGCACGATCGTTAGAAGATGTTGTAGAACTTTTGAAGACAAGCGAACGTTTTACGCCAGCTGAAAAGCATGAAATCGTTGAGATCTTCTTGAATAAGATGCGCAGCAAAGTAGCTGATTCTTCAAAATGGTCTCGAGTGGCACCGTCTCAAGAAGTCGCAGCGTCAATTTACAATGATGTTGAAGAGTACATAAGAGAGCAAATTCCATGATTGTTGTTCCTACACAAAACGTACTGCTAGAGGCCGTGTATGATCCCGACGCTCACTATGAGCAACTGTTAGGAAAGGTCGCGTCCGCTGAGAAGAATGTGGCGATGTGGTCGCCAGTAGCTTCGTCATTGAAGAAACTTTTTGGTATCATTTCAAATGCAGTGGGTAAGGACTCCACTAAACGCATTGAACAAAAGTGGTCAGATGATCCTGAAGTGATTATGAATCTCGCAAGTCTAGCGCGGTTTAGCTCTGCCACCGGCGGCGATTCCTTGAATGACGTTGTCAATGAAATTCATGCAAATTGGCCGTCAGGTAAAGAAGGGTTCAATGTTGACCTTGAAAAGTTTAAAGATTTTCCTGACGTAATCACAACAGTACCTGGAGCAAAACCCAAGCGCAAGGGCGAGGCTGTCGTCAATAAGCGTCGTGCAAACTTAGAAAAAGTCAATGAATTTTTGGCGCCATTTCGTAAGCCGTTCGACCTCGCGCAACGTTCATTGCGCAAGGCTGAGCATGAATTGGCAACTGCGCAAGAGCGCGTTGATAATTTTGACACTTCTGATGGATCGTTCGTTTCTCATCTGTCACAGGAAAAAGTTACAGAACCCGAATACGAACATACGTCAAAGCTGGTATCGATCAGTGAATTGCCGGCTTTGCAGTGGTATTTGTGGCCCGATGATATTGACGTAGCTTCAAATTCAAAGTTTAAGTCTGGTAAACAGGGCGAAGGTGGCGGCGAGTCGTGGTCTGCATATGTTTTTGGTGGCAAGGTGCAAGGACAAAGTTCACTATTCGACCTTGCCGTTCCAGCAGACAACGGATATGAAAAGTGGGAAGTAAAAGAGTATGATACTTCCTCGAAAGAACCTGTCATTCGTTTGGGCAGTCATGGTACGTCCGTAACAGCTGACATCCTTGAAAGATTATCGGGCGTATTTCGTCAATTGAAGTCATTCATGAACATCTACAAAGAGATGAAGCTTGACCAACTCACCGGAGAGTACCCATTTGCGTCAAAGTTTGTCAAGTCTCTTGAGGAGTACATTCCCAGGGCACAGTCAAAAATGATCGTGCATGGACAGATCACGAATATTGACCTTGAGTATCTCGGCAAAGCAATTCGTGCTGCGAACAAGGTGTACAATGACGTTACGTCTAAGGTAAAGACGCCAAGTCTTGAACTTATGGTGAATGGTAAAAAGCTGACATTAGACGGAGACGATTATGTCAAATTGCTATATAAATTACATAGCATGAAGATGCTCCCAGACGAGCTTGGTAACCAAGAGATACTCTGCGCCGCAGTGGCAGAGCTTGATGATCCTGTTTTACGCGGCGCAGAATCGTATAGAGATATGTTGAAATCGTTGTTTAATGCCTTGTCACCGCAAGCGGCGTTTAATAATGTTGATGGTCTATTGCTCGTCAGTCCACGAGCATTTGTGAAGATTCCTAGGGCGTCGTTGAATGACGTTCTAGAATACGTAAGTTTGTCAGAGAATCGTCGACCAAACTTCAAGATATCAGCAGACTTTCCACGTCCGGAATCAGCGCAGCAAATTCCCGTGGCAGCGCCCGCGACGGCATTGCCACCGTTTGATGCCGAGGTTACGCAATAATCTTTGCTGATCCGTCGATCAACATACGCTCAAGAATCTTGATAACGAATCCTTCGTTCTTGGGTGAAACGAGCAATTGCTCGGGTTCAGGTTGTTTGTTGCTGGAAATGAGTTGCGACAGGATTTTTTCTCTTGATTGTGGAGATAGAAACCCTGGTAGGTTGTCTTTGAATTCTTCTGCGGCAGCTTCATCACCAGCAGCAGCTTTTGCAAGCAACCGTCTCATTCGAGTTGCGCTGATCTCACCCGCTTGACGTCCCACGGCGCCTGCTTGACCCACTGCTGCTCGTACCTTGATTTCAATTTGATCTTTGTACCTCCAGATTAACTTCTCTTGCGCAGTCTTGGGCGCAGCGCCTCCCTTGATCTTATCGACAGTGGCGTAACGTTGTCTTTCGCTTGGGTCACCAATCATGATCGTGATGAATGTAGTAGGACGTACGCCTGATTCTTGTTCCTTCAACAGCTGCATCATTCTTGCGAATACACCACGTGCAGGTTGACGAGACGGGAAGATTTCAATTCTATCGCCGAATTGCTGCTTCAACTGCGGGATTAGCTCATCGTTCCACAACTGAAACATTGAATTTCCACTGACTGGGTATTCATCACCTGTATCACCACGCATTGTGTCTTCGCCAGTCCCAGCAAATACTGAAACTTCATCGTTGCTTTCCAACGCTTGACGAATTAGCTCGAAATGCATCTTGTGAAATGGTTTCGCAGACATTACCATCAGCGCATGACGCTCGGTATCAAATTGATCCATACGTCATAACTATAACCCGGTGTTTGATACGATGGTCACATGCTACCAGAAGTAATTTCGTGCGGTGCGTTGCCGTACAGAATTGTTGACAACAATATTGAAATTTTGTTGGTTCAACATGTTCGGTCCGCAGACAAGAGCTGGGGTATCCCAAAGGGAAAACAAGAGAAGAACGAAATCATTCAAGATTGTATCTTGCGTGAAGTGAAGGAAGAAACAGGTCTCTCTGTTGTTCGCCTTGAGGATCCACTTGCAAATGTGTCATATGTGAAAAATGCCATTGTGAAGCGCTTGATTGCGTGTTTAGCCGTTGTTGAAAATGGAGTGCCAACGCCAATCGATCGCAAAGAGATATCGCAAGCGCAATTTTTCAAAGTCACAGACCTTCCGCTAATTCACAGATATCAACTATCGCTAGTGAAAGAGGCGATTCGTCTAATCAGGGCTAAGAAGTTGACGATCGATGATAGTTCATCCAAGAATTAACGCAGCTCTGGAGACATTTTATGTGTATGCGTCAAATGTCAACAACTGGCTCATAGTCAAGAAGAACATTTTGTTGATGTTGCCGTCACGACTTCGTGCAAGATTCTCTCGCAGGGATGAAAAAACAAAGTTGCAACGTCCCAATGAGCTCGAATATGAGCTGATGCAGCGATGGGCGAACATGACTGGGCGAGACGTCCTATTTACCAACGATGGAATCGAAGGAAAAGTTTCTCCTACGTGAGTACGTACGACGTCTCTTGCGTGAGGACGGTGAAGGCGGCGGTGGTGGTGGAGCTGTCGGCGATGGCTGGGATTTCTCTGGCATGGCTGGCCCATGGGGTGGCGGCGGAGGTGGCGGGGGAGGTTCTGGTGGCGAAGCTTACCAAGCCGCGTCAGAGCTTTTTGCCGGATTCATCAACACTTGGGAAACAGGCAAGATGGCGATAAAGTCTATCGCCAGCAGCGTCGGCCACGTGTTGAAGTTGTCAACGCGAGTTGTCATACAATCTGTGTTTCCAAACGCCCAGAATCGCTATGCTGAGCTTGCGATGAAAGAAAAGCAGCGTCAGGAAAAGATCAATCATGAATATGCTGCTGTGTATAGCAAAATTATTGATGAGATGCGTCGCAATGATGACTTTCAGGTCTCTGCGTTCTTTTTCGATCCAAGCAAGTGGTTTGATACAGTAATTCAAAATCCAACTGCATACATCACAGTTGCGTTTGCGAAGAACGCAAAACCATCGTTTCTTGGTATCTTGAATCATTTCACTGGCGGTCACTTTGAGGAACGTCTACGTAATGAACACCCTGAACTACGGGATGATCGCAACTGGCGTCGGTATCGCCAACACATGGAACACGGTAGACAAGACAATGAACGTGTCGTAAAGCCCAACGCAAAGCAGCGTCGTGGCATTGAACAAGCAATGGCGCAAGAATCGTTCGTGCCAGGAGGACGTCTTGTTATCGAAGAGGCGCAGGAAGAGCAACTAGATTTTGCAAAGCTTGATAAGTCAGCAAAGAAAATCTTGGAAGAGTACGTGCAATCACAACCCAAGAAGGTGGAAGCAGCTAAGGCGAATGTTCAAAAGCTAGTGCCAGAATCATCACAAATAGAGGAAGCTTCAGCAGAACAACAAAAGTCGCTTGTGCTGTCTCAGATGTTCAAGGACGCAATGGCAGTCAATGCTGCTGAATCTTTAGAAGACATCGTAAAGACAGGCCTTCTTACATCAAACGATGCCGCGAAGATCAAACAAGATTTACAAAAAGCGGCGAGCAAGACAAACGAAGATGTCGCTACAAAACAACAGCCACCAGCGCAAGAGCAAAAGCCTCAAACTTCACAAAATCCCCAAAAGCCGCAGCAAGATTCATCACAGGTAATTCAAGATGCAGAAAAGATGGTGGTTGTTGAGGCAAAGCTTGCAATAATCGGTGGGCTCTCTGAGTTGGTGTCTCGATACAAGAAATTTCTTGAATCTAACAATGATATGGCCACTGATCTTCGTTCGGCACGTCTGAAGCATGCCGACGCAGTGCTCAAAAAATTTGATGGAATCATCAAGAATCTTGAGTCTTTGGCTAAAGGACACTAACACTGAAACAGAAGCCCGACAGGCGATACAATCCTGTCCATGGCAAGAGTCAAAAAGTCTGTTCCCGCTCCGAAGAATTACAATTTGGCTGCAATGCAACCTGATGAACTCAATGAGCTCAAGAAGGTTGTAGTTGAGTACGTTGAACGTCGAGGACGCATTGAAAATGAAATTGAAACCTTGAAGGGCGACATCAAGACGCTCGAAGAGGAATATGCATCAAAGCTTGACCTGAAGACACTGAAGCAGGTCGAGCGTTATTTCCGTATTCGACAGGGAATTGCTCACAAAGATACGTTTGACCTTTTCTGCGAGGTGCTGGAGAATAATGTATGACAATTTCAAAGAAGAAACCTGCTAAGAAAATGGCGCTTCCCGAAAAGAAGACAGACGTTGTTGACAAGAAGGTTGAACAGCTCGATGTCCCAGCGACGGCAGAACTGCTAAAGGTGCTTGAAGCGCTGCGTAGCGCTATTCCAAAGGTTGAGGAGGAAGTTGATACCTCTGATGAAGAAAAGGAGCGTCCGCCACGTGAGACTTTCACTGTAAAGTTCACGAAGTTTGAACTCATTCACCTTCGCGACTTGTTTGGTATCAAGTTCCCTCCCACGTTTGACAAGACTGTGTCTTCTGTGCTCGCCCAGCGAGCGGGACGTCCTATCATCGAGTCAGTGTTGTGGGCGAAGTTAGCTGCAGCTTGTGAGACCGCAAAGATTCCGATTGGTGAGGATGCGCCTGATTTCATGGTTGGCGTCGTCAGCATGCCAGAGATGAGTGTCTTTGAGATCGCGTCAGAACCTGATGAGGATTATGGCGAAGAAGAGGAAGATGATTCTGAAAACATCAATCCCTTCGCAAAGGACAAAGAAGATAAGCCAGAGGATAAGTAACACATGATGCGGATGAAGGTCGGCCAGGTAATTTACATTCTCAATGCAAAAACGCGAGAGGTGTTACCTGGTCGCGTCATCACCGAAAACAAACAAAAGACACTGACTGGTACCGTTGTGACGTACGAGGTAGAAGTACGTGAGCTTGCAAAGCAAGGTGTCAATGTCATAACAGTTGGTGAAGCAGACAAAGACACAATCTTTGATTCTACGCGTAAGGTCAAAGAGTACTTGATGGCGCAAGTTGCAAGATCATTTGACGTGCTGATCGCAAAGGCAGAGAAGATCGCCGCAGAACACTTTTCTGATGAGAAGAAGGTATCTGATGATGACGATGATGATGACGATCAAGTACCGAAGCCCGCAACTGCGTTCAAGAAGCCACCGTCTCCAAGCGGAATGCAGGTTCAGCTAGAAAATGGCATGATCGCCAACGTTCACATCGGTGAACCTCGTGTAGGTTGAGTGTAGATTGACGTCCTGCGTGGTATGATCGTACCATGTCAGAGAAACCAACGTTGAATGATCATATCGACAACGTACGACGTCAATTGGAGAATAGCGTCGCGCTTGTTAGCATGTATTTGTTTATAGCATTGCTTACGTCGCTCGCTGCACTTGGGATGTATTGTTTGTACAATGTCGCTACGCATGATCACAAGCATGACTATTGCTTTTTGGAAGTGAGTGATTACAATAGCAATATCATAGTTCTATATGCTCACAGGCCATGGCAAGCGTCTTCACGTATTGGAACGTTCGTGAATGTGGATGAGGCTCTTGTGGCTGCCAAGAAGATCAACTGCCAAATCAGCACAGCGGAGGTAAAGTGATAATCTGTTCTGAAAAGAATGGAAGTAGAAAGTATTGGCGTTGGCTTGTGAAATGTGAAAATTGCGCAAAGGAACGTTGGGTTGCTCAGGGAGCGCGCCCAGAAACAAAAACGCAGCATTGGTGTAAATCTTGCGCGTTTAAGAAATCGACACAAACACCTCAAGCAATTGAAAAACGTAAACAAACATGTCTTAAGAAATTTGGGTTTGTAAACGCATTTCAATCACCAAAAACAAAACGTACCGTGAAAGAGCGATTTGGTGTTGATAACGTGTTTCAACATGAGTCTGTAAAAGAGAAAATTAAACAGACGACATTTGCGCATTATGGCGTAACTTGCTCTTTACAATCACCTGTTGTTTATGAAAAGAAACGACAAACTATGATTGAACGTTACGGCGTTGAGTTTGCGTTACAGTCAGACGCGATTAAGAAGAAGATAGATTTTAAGGCGGCATGGCAAAAACGTCATGAAACGCTAAAAAGACTTGGCAGTTATGGATCACGTACATCGAAAATTGAAGGATTATTTTACGTTGAGCTTATGACGCTGTTTGGTGCAGCTAACGTAGAACGTTTTGTATTAGTAAATGATTGGTCTATTGATTTCTACGTCAAGTCAATAGACGCGTATATCCAATTTGATGGAGTGTACTGGCATGGTCATAACAAAACGCTTGATGAGCTAAGACAATCAACGTCAAAAAGATCTCATACAATTGCGTGTCATCGTGAAAATGATGAAAGACAAAATCTTTGGTTTAGAGACAATAATTTACGCTTAATTCGAGTCACAGACGAAGAGTTCAAGAATGGTAAACATTTGGAGAAATTGAATGTCAATAATGATCATTGATGGAGCTAACTTTTTACATCGTGCTCGTGCCGGATTTGCACATGGCGAACATGCCCTGGTGTTTACGTTCTTTCGCAATCTGCGTGCCCTGGTCGGTCAGATGCAGCCTGAACGCGTCATCTTTTGTCGCGAAGGTCATCCAAAGCATCGCTACGCCGCACTTCCAGAATACAAGGCTAATCGCATAGTTGAAGCAGATTCTCCAAAGGCTCGAGAGATGGAGGATTTTCATCGTCAATGCAAGATTGTCATTGACTTGATGAGTGAGTGCTTCCCAATCTCCGTGATGAAGCACCCCGACTTTGAGTGTGATGACTTGATCTACAACATCATTGCTAATGGCGCATCAAGCACTGAATACGTCGTGGTGTCAAATGATTCAGACTTCACGCAGCTGCCTCAGCAGTTTGGTAATGCCAAGGTGTACAATCCAATGAAGAAGCAGTACGTCGTTCCACCCACGTATGATTACGTGACATGGAAGGCGCTTCGTGGAGATGGGTCTGATAACATTCCTGGCATTCCCGGGTGTGGTGATAAGACTGCGACGATGCTTGCCGAGAACGAAGACAAGCTCAAGGCTTACTTCACCGAAGATCCAGAACGAGCTCGCATCTTTTCTCGCAATCACGATCTCATTTCCTTCCATCGCTTCAATGACGAGGAATTGATGCAAGTAACCTGTTCAGCACCATCTCGAGACTGGGACGTTGTCAAGACGGCATTTGAAGGTTGGAACTTCCAATCGTTGCTCGTCGAAAAAACGTGGGCCAAATTCATTGGCACTTTTGATGCGTTGTGGTGACAACAATGAAGCGTAAGCGTAAGAAGGCAGCTGATTACAACGTAGACATCAAATTTGATGAACTCAACTTGATCAATGACCCAGTCGCGGCAGAAGGCGCCCGATTCGGAGCGCTGTGTGAACCCAAAAGCGTTGAACAGGTGGTGAATCCGCGTTGTGATGTGTGTCTTGATACGGGTGTCATCGCTGTTCCTGTGTTTGGCATCGAAAGATCATTGGTTTACTACAACATTTGTATATGTGAAGCACGCAAAGACGTTTTGCATTGAATAGGAAACGAATATGAAGCACATTTCATGGTGTGATATCGAGAATTTTCATACGCTACGTAAGACGCTCGACAAGTACCCTGAGCTGCTGCGCGGCCGCAAGAAGGTTACGTATCGTGGTAAGGTGAAGCTGCATGGTACCAACGCTGCAATTCAGTACGTGGGTGGTAAGGTGATTGCGCAGTCTCGTACTCAGATCATCAGCCCTGGAAATGACAACTGTGGATTTGCGGCGTGGGTTGAAACATTTCGTGAAGAGCTTGAAAAGAAGTTGAACTCAAGCAGCTGTTCTTCGTTTGTGATTTATGGTGAATGGTGTGGTCCTGGCATCATGAAGGGCGTCGCCGTCAATCAAATCCCTGAAAAGCAATTCGCAGTATTTGGTGCTCGACTTGTAGATCATAAAGGCGCACCGTTCAATGAAATGGGATTTTTGTATCTTCCCACGACATTGCAAATCGTTATTGATAAAACATGGAATGTTCCATGCAAGATTCTGCCGTGGTACGGTGATGAAATAACGATCGACTTTTCATCGAGTTCTGAAGAGCTCAATGAACAGCTCGTCGCAGTAAATGAAGCTGTGGCAGCAGTTGAAGCGTGCGATCCGTGGGTTGAAGAGAATTTCGGCGTCAAGGGAATTGGCGAGGGAATCGTCTATTACCCGGTGTCTCTTGGCGATGATACCACAAATTACAAGATCGCTACTGATTTGATGTTTAAAGCTAAGGGCGAGCAGCACAAGGTTGTCACAAAGTCTAAGGCAGCACAGGCTGATCCTGCCGTAGCAGAGTCAGCTGCCGAGTTTGCTCGCATGGTGTTGCCGCTACCACGCCTCGAGCAGGGCGCTCGAGCTGTGAATCGTGGCGAGTTCAAGTGCGACATGAAGTTGATTGGTCCGTTTTTGAAGTGGGTCAATGAAGACATTGCAAAGGAATGCGATGCTGAGCTCGAGGCCAGCGGTATCGATCGAAAGGTAGCAATGAAGGCATGTTCTGACTTTGCGAGAACGTGGTACATGACAGAATCACGAAAGTGATTGATGATCATCACAAACCCTCTTCCAACACACCCGTTGATTTGGGACTCAATAAACCCAGGCGATAGTTTTTACTGGGTTTATTGGGAAGGTGCCCTTGCGAAAAAGTCTGTCACAAAAGACGAATTGTTGTTTTCGTCAGAAGAGAATTCGTGGGTTGGTCCAATTGATGGCATGTGTCTGTTGATTGCAAAGACGCCAACGCATGTTAGATTTTTGAACAGCGAAGGACGTCTCATTCGTGTATTGGCGGCTGACACAATGGTGCCTATGCGAAATGGAGAATCACCGTCAGCTGTGCCAGTTCTGCTGAGCGTTGACTCATTGAACCATACCTAATTCCATGAGGGCGTTAGACATCGTAGGATACGCATGGGCAGCGCCTCTGACAATGCCTGCGTTGTCATATGTGTTATTATTTCAGGCACTTGGATGGTACGTGTATGTAGGCCGCCGTGGACATGCGTTTGTGTGGGTCACAGTGCCACGTAAGATGCCTCTGTTACTACGACGTTGGTGGCAAGGGCCGCCCAATGTTTATGGGCATTCGATTGGAAACGTTGTTGTAATTTCTGACAGCGAAAACAATGAGTTTTTCAACTACGTGCTTGCGCACGAGCAGGTTCATGTTCAACAAGCAATGCGTCTTGGAATCTGGATGCCGCTATTTTACTGCATATTTTACTTGACGTGTTTGGCGCTTGACAATGTTGATTCTTATCGGGATAATCCCCTTGAAATTGACGCGCGCTTGGGGTCTAACCAAAAGCGCTAGCGCTGATTACAATTGACGTATGGAAATTGCAGACAAGCTCACGCCTATCCCTGAGAAAGACTTCATACTGCTTGTTGCTCGATGTTGGGCAAAGTATTACAATTTTCCGCCCAAAGTGGATCAGTTGGCGTGTTGTCTGTCGCAGATGGTACTTGAGTCTGGACGCGAAAATCGCAATGGCGTCATGATGTGGGGCAAGAGCGCCCACAATTACAACTGGGGAAACATCAAGTACTCTGGAGGAGAGCACTGGCAGTTCTACCCGGCAGGAGAATGGATCAAGGTTGATGGAAAACCGCAGTGGCAGATGTTTTACCCGCCGCACATACAGTGCAAGTTCCGCGCATTCCTCACGGCTGAGGACGGCACGATGGACTACATCGGGTTCCTAGAAAAGCGCGAGAATTATCGGGAGGCTTGGAATGATGGTGTCCTGGCTGGTGATCCTGTAAAATTCTCGTATGGCCTGAAGAAGGGCGGGTATTATACAGAACCTGTTGACAATTACACACGCACTGTCGTGAAACTGTTCAAGGAATTCCGTGGCAAAGTAGCTGACGTCTTGGGATCACCAGAAGCGTTAGACATATACGCGTCAGATTTCGAACGACGGGCTGCTATCATTGAAGCGCTCACTGCAAAACAGACTTGGGAAGAGTTACAGGCTTATGATGGTCCAACAAACGAAGATGTAATAGATCGTCTGCCACCTCCACCTGCGCTGCCGAGTGAAGCAAACGCGGTGATTGAATACCGTAAGGGCTGGTCCATTGTGGACTTCATCATGTTCATCTTCAAGTTGATCATGGATGTCATGTCACGTCCTAAGTAATGGCTATGATTCATCGCGCAAATAAACTGTTCGAACAAGTCGTCAGACACATTCTTGCAGAAGAAACACCAGCCTGGCCGGCTGTAACGCCCAAACCTGCTGGAGGAAGAGACCAAGTGTCACCCGCACGCACAAACTACGATAATCTCGTATCAAATACGCCGCTTTCACCCGGCGAAGGACATCTCAACCTTGATGAGCCCACTCGTCGGGCAGCATGTTGTTTGATCATTCGTAGCGATGGCAAGGTTCTTGCTGTATCGAGAAAGTACGACAAGAACGCAATGGGTTTACCTGGTGGAAAAGTGGACCCCGGCGAGACTCCCGAACTCGCTGCCGCTCGAGAACTCGAGGAAGAGACCGGCCTCACTGCAACTCGGCTGAATCCCGTATTCTCTCGCGTCGATGACGACGGTTATGAGACGACCACGTTCGAATGTGATGTTGATGATGTAGACGATATTCACACTGACGAAGCAGGTCGAGTTGCATGGGTCACTTGGGAGAAGCTCCTCGATGGACCATTTGGCGATTACAACCTTGCTTTGAAGAACACAGTGGGTGCATAATTGTACTGTAAAAATCAACACTTTGTGCGTATGATGTGTCAATGGCTGACAAAAAGTACATTTGTGTGATTGATACTGAGACGACTGGCCTTGATCCCAAGGTACATGAGATCATAGACCTTTGCTTCGTGCGTCTATCATTTGAACCCGGTCCGCGGTGGAAGGAGACCATTGAGGAAGAGGGTCGTGTTGCTTGCAAAACGTTTCCAACAAATCCTAATGTTGATCCAACTGTTGCCGCAATCAACGGGTATGACGCCGCTCTGTGGGCTAAGGAGGCTGTGACTCTCCCAACTGCTCTTTACAACGCGCTTCCTCTAATGAAGGACGCATATCACATCGGTAGCAAGCCTTCATTTGATATTTCATTCATTGAAGCTGCGCTCGAGCGCCTTCACTGGCAGCTTCCTCGCCTCGCAGGACACCACGCAATTGACATGGTATCGTCATTTGCATCTCTGTGGTTTGAGGGAAAGATCAAGAAGATTGGTCAGTCATACGTGATGTCAACGCTCATTCCAGATGAGAAACAGCGTCATACTGCAGAAGAAGACGTCAACAACCTGATTGAAATGTTGAAGTTCCTGTGATGAAACGTGGGTGGATTCCATCAAGAAGCCCGTATAGTCTTATACAAGAAGACGTTTGGTCACCAACGAACGGTGGATGGTTGGTGCTTGTGTCTTGCGTGCTGTTGAATTGCACGACTCGCAAGCAAGTCCAGAAAGTGATGCCACGATTTCATCACGATTGGAATTCACCCGCAAAGTTTCTCCTTGCTGATGTTGATGATGTGCAGAATACGATCAAGTGTCTTGGATTTGGGTCTCGGCGGACACTTAGACTTCGAGACCTTGCACAAGACATGCTCGCTGGTTTCACTGATCCTCGAGAACTGCGCGGTATTGGAGAATACTCTGCACGTTCGTATGAGATATTTTGCTTAGGAAAGTTGGGAGATGAAGAACCCAGTGACGGCTCACTTGGGCGATATTGGCGATGGGCGAAGAGAAATCTTTCCAGGTGATATGTGCATTGTCGCCGACAGAGTTCCATTTTTTGACGTAGAATTTACATCAATTATACCTGTGAGTTACCCATTGCCACCCATGCTTGTTATTTCAACGCGTGCAAAAGTAGTTGATGGTTGCGTAACGGTATTGTTGAATGGACGATTACTGCTAGTGATCGCAAGAGCTTTGTCAAGGATTTTCTAATGAACGAGTTGAAAGATGGTGATGCCGTCGTCACAGTTCGTGTTCTTCGTATAAGAGCAGAAAATGGTGAAATAGTTACAATTCCTGAGAACACGTTGTGCATCGTTTTAGAAGCTGATAGCGAACAACGTGTTCTAGCTGATAACGTAATGTCAATTACGTCAGCCTGTTACGTGTTGCCGAACAACTATCACAGTCCATTCTTCGTAAGTTCACATTTTTTACGATTGGCATTCACATGAGCAAGTGCTATATCAACCCAGGCGATATCGTGATTGCTAAACATGATTCGCAAATCGTGCCAGTGGATAGTGGTCCAATATGGATAGTCCAACAGCAAACTCACTTTTTGCTCATTGCACTAAATTGTGATACCATTGTTAAACAGCATGATTTTACAACACCAACGTACCCCGCTGCTCGTGATCTTGCAGATCCCTGTGTCGTGTTGTATGAAGGCAGACTGTGTATTATGTCACGTAATAATCTGTGCAGAGTAGATTTTTCAAGTCGCAAGAGATTTGAACGTACAAGAAGGCGGTAACCATGAACGATACTCTACGTAAGCGTCCTGAACGCAAGAAGAAAGAGAAGAGCAAAGTAGCAAAGACGTCCTTTGGTACAATGAAGAGCTTTGACCCAAGGACCGCGTCAGCTGATGACATGTGTTTCAAGGTCAATGAGGCGGGAGAGCGTGTATTTGATGCAAAAGTTGGTGAACGTGTCATAGTGCAACGCTTCAATTCATGCGCCGAGGGAAAATATGACTTTGATGTTGGAATCATCAAAGCAATTGAAGACGACGGCACCGTAAAGTTTTGGGACGAAACAAAGGAACAATGGTTCTATTTCGATTGGTGCCATGAAAACATTCCGCTTGTGTTCAAGGTGGATGAAGCCAGTATCAGGAAGTTCAGCAAGCGCAAGCGACGTTCCAAGGTAGAAGAGCAGCGCGAAGAGGGTATCGCAGCAGTAGAGGCCCTAATTGAACAAAGCGAAGAAGACGAGTGATGAGGCAAGCGCTTGGTACAACATAGATCCTGGCGATCTTTTTGAGTGGCGATTTGCCTATGTTTACAACAGGGGTGGTCGCACATTGGCGCCAAAAAATATCGAAATATGGATAAGCGCTAATGATGATAGTCCAATTGGTGAATGGTATCCTGCGTCTCGTCCGTGTCTGCTGATTTCAAAGACGTCGCGTTCTGTATCGTACGTTAGTAACGGCAAATTTGCTAACATTGACGCCACAATTTGCGAATTTGCGTCAACAGCGGGACCAGTCGTACCTGTTCCGTGTTGGTAAGTTAGTGTGTAAATAAGACACCGAGTAGGTAGATTCATGCCATCAAGGAAAAAACGTTTGCTCTACAGAAGCACGTCAATTTTCGGCAGAGCACCACGACCAACAAAAGAAATGAACCCACCCATGAAAATGAAGCGCAAGAAGTTTGATCCTGACATCAACCAAATGGATTCGCTTGTCAATGGCGCGACCGTGTCCAACATTCGTTGGCTTGCCAACAAGTACTATGCGTCTGGAATCCCGGAAGCCCTTGAGACTTGTGGCGCAGTGCTCGATAAGATTGCGCCCTTTGCTGAAAAGCCTGGCATTTTCACCGCAGGTCGATCGATGTTGGGTCTCCTTGAGCTCTTTGGTGATAACAACGCCGTGTGGTCTGATTGTTACTTTGACGACAAGTCAGAGTGGGTTGAGCCATTCAGCTCTGCGTTGTTGCGTATGATTGTCAATGTTGCGTCCGAGTTTCCTTATGAGGTCATTCGCCCAAAGGATAATTCCAAGACGTCGGCAATCAAGGTCGTTGACTTTGATGGTGTAAAGGTTGGGTGGAATGTCGTTGCGTCGTCTCCTGATTTGATGCCATTCTCCATCTACGTTGAGGTGGGCGGAGTCGATCATGTCAAGGCAATCTTGAAGGACAAGATGTGGCACCAATACGGCGACAAGTCATTGGTGTTGAACCAGACGCACAATGTTATGAATGACTCCACAAAGGTGGAGATCAAGGTTGACGACCTTGTTGATGCACTTCCGAGCGGGCCCGCCGCTCGCCACGCTCGAAACTTTGAGAAGGCGTTTGCAGTCAATGAGCATCGATCATTGTTCCTGTATGGGCCTCCCGGGTCTGGTAAGAGCACCATGGCTCGACAAATTGCCAAGGAGCTCAACCTGCGAAGCATCAGGTTCAAGGTACAGTGCATCAATGACAACGTCGGCACGCTGCAGGACATTGTTGAAATCTTTCAACCAGGGTGCATCATCATTGATGACTTTGATCGTGCAGCAGACCCAGCAGTGCAGCTCGACCTGATCTCTCACATCAGGAAGACTGTGCCGCTTATCATTGCCACTGCGAACGATCGCAATGCGCTCGATGAGGCGCTGCTGCGGCCTGAGCGCTTTGATGAGCTTGAGTTCGTCAAGCAACTCGATGAGGGCGTGATTCGCAACATGCTTGGGCAGTATGCCGATGAAGCATATGACCAGGTAAAGGATTGGCCGATTGTCTTCATCAATGACTATGTGCGTCGGCGCAAGTGGTTGTCTGCCGAGGAGGCCGTTGAGGCTATGCGCGAGCTCTCTCGGCGTGTTGCTCGACTGTCGTCTTATGATGATGACGATGCGTTCAATAGTGCTGAATCCATCAGGCGCCTCTTGAAGACTTCTGGCGGCAAGCGTCGGTTGAAGATGTCGACCGCTGCTTCGAATCGAGTGCCAGCGCCACCCGGGCTCAGTGACCCTGCGTTGCAAGCTCTGCTTGAGCAGATTAACGACGGCGATAGCGAAGATGAATCTTACGCCGAGGAAGAATGCAACTTTGTGAAATAATCGCTGAACGGTTCAGAGCAAACAAATCAACACAAGTGCATGTGTTGAATGCGGAATTAAAGCTTCCGCTTGGCACTCGAATCATCTCTGACATTGGATACGTTGTTGGGTTGGATGTTGGGTTGGATGTGTTAGATGATTTCACGCTCCGGCGCGTAGACGTTGGATCTACGCGTGGAAGACTTATCGCGACATACCAAGTTCAAATGCCCGTAACGCGAGTACGACAAAACTGGCAATGGGGTCCTGAAGTCATCGAAGGAACTGAAACCATACGTTGCGATGAACACGAGCTAGAACTAGTTGAGAATCAAGACATGGCAATGCCACAAAATGCATACTATCCGCAATATAATGCAGGAACGACAATCCAGGCGTCAGTGGTGATGCCAATAAAAACAATACAGCACGAAGACAACGTATCTGTCGTGACTTCCGAAAAAGAAACACAACCCAAACAACAAAAGAAAGAAGAGAAACAAACAATGGCAACTACAACTGTAACACCCGCTTCCCTGTTCGACATGGCCAAGTCTGACGTCAATGACGCACTGTATCGTACGGCAGCCACGCAGCTGACCAACGTCGTTGCTGGACTCGTTGCCGAGTTCCTGAAGGCTGAGGGCGCTGACGATGGCGTGCTGAAGTTCTTTGCGAATCAGGCAGAGAAGCCTCTTGGCAAGGCGCTAACGTCAGCCGTCATTGGCTACGGCCTGACCGCGCTGCCGCAGTACTCCAGCGATGCTCGAGTCACCAAGCTGTCGAAGGAGTTCCGCGTGGGTGGATTTGCCGGTGGGCTGAATGAGGTCGCAAACAAGATTGCACCCAAGCTGTTGCCTGCTGTCATGACGATCATCGAGGGATTGCCGGAGTGACATGACTATTACTAAGCACGTCGTTGGGATGCTGATCATTTTTGCGTTTATTGGACTGTGCGCCTGGAGCTTGTACTTCATATTTGAGAACGCAACGTGGTGCAGGAAGGTATGCGATCCATACGCACTCAAGATGTGTGGTGACAACCTCGCTGTGTGTGCTGATGATTCTGTGAGGAAACGATAACGTGATCAGCCAACAACAGATCGACGACATGAAGCGTCGAATGAGTGACATTCAGTTCGATCTTACTGCACGTCAAGCGTTGCAGATTGGTCGCAAGTTGGCCAGTGATGTGAAGCTGTTGCTCAATCAACTTGAACGCTTGCGACAGGAAAACAATAATGACACTCGATGAAGCCATCACACACTACACTCACCTCGGCACTGGTTCTTCGCAGCTAGCGCATGAGGCGCTTCAACTGTCAGAATGGTTACAGGAACTGCGTGTTCGTCGTAAGCAAACTGATTCTGTTGATGGACCTGACGCCCTTGTTGAGAGTACACGATGCCTACGCAGGTTGGCACAGCAATCACACGATGATCATCTCTTCAGGAAGATCTGTGATTACGTGGTGCAGTTGACATGTCAGGGTCATCCCAATAAGGTGGGTGTTCCCTACACCGAAAAGTGGCCCTCGCCTGATGTGATGACACGGTTGAATGACGTAGGCATCTATATCAACAGACGTCAAGTGGGCAGCAGGACTTACACAGAGATCACATGGGACAGGTGAAATGATGAGTAATGCAGACAAATCAACAAAGCAATTGATGGCAGCTCTTGACACGCCCACTTTGGACAAGGTGGTGGAACTCATCGTTGGCGACTGGAGCGGTGACGGGCACGATAAGAAAGAATCGTGCGTCATCAAGTCCACACACGATGGCAAGGACATCGAGAAGTTCTACCAGGCAGGCGTGAAAAAGCTCAAGTGCGACCCAGCACAGGAAGTCGCCGAGTATGAAGCATCGACGCTGTGTGCTGATACCGTCAAGAAGCTGGTTGCAGCCGGGTTTGAGTGCCGGTCAGGCGATGAGGTCAACAAAGACGGCACTCTGGACCTCTGGACGACGGCGTACGAGGACGTCTACATGTTCGTCGCCGTCAAGGGATCCAAGGGGAAGCTCGTGTGGGAACGCAATGATTCTGCGGGCTCACACGTCAACATCGGTGGTTATGGCTTGTTCGAGTGAGGCACTGTGATCTACGTCACACCAGACCCAGCGCTTCCTGTCACCTTCGATTCGTTCGTCGAGCAGTACATGCCCCGTGCCCTTGAGATGTGTCACGAGCAGGGACGTCCTGAGTTCCATGCTCGTCTCATGGCTGAATCGATGGCACACCTCGACATTGAGGTCATCAGGGATGTGATGACACTGCAGAACTGCTCGGCGCAAGAGGCGCTACAACTAATGCTCAAACCACAGGAGACAACACATGACACCAAACCCACTCTGTAACACACCGTCACATCCCATTGTGCCTACGCTCACCATCGCTGGGCAGTGCGTCAGGGGGACGTATACCAAGGGCGCAACATACGATGGCAAATATCCATCATCACCGTCATACATGCGATGGATATTTGATTCATTTCCGTTCAGTGTCATGATCACAGCGTTTTCTGACAAGATTAACGTTGTGTATCGTGAGCCGACACTTGGTCACTTTGACTATGAAGCGTGCTCAGATCTGCAGCAAGTCGCCGATGACATCACCAGGAAACTCGACCTATACGCAGCCAACATGCGTGACTGGATGACTCGTGTGGAACAGAAACCCGTCTCTGGCACCACGCCTGACCAACGAGCTCGTGAGTTCCTGAAGCGTATCCGTGACGAGGCAGCGGGCATGGGACTCAACATCTTCGCTGTGGTGGGTGGGCCTGCGTACTCAGGGTGTTCGATCTATCACAATTGTGGATCAGAACGCAGCAACAACGCTGTCTGGTCAGCACGGATACATCACAACGGGTGGGAACGTGATCATGGGTTTGATCCTGACCACGATTGGGAGAAGGACGAATGAGCGACGATCCTCTACGACAACGAGAATCACAGGCACGCTTGGACTTCGTGCACACATATCTCGCTATGCAACCACGACAACGTCTTGAGATGATGAGGCAATTGCTCATTGATCTACTTGACGTTGAGGAACAAGGTTACTATGAAGATTTTATCCTTGATATGTTGCAAATCGTTGAGGGTCAATGGGAAGCTAAGATCAAGGTAGCAGAGGAACGTGTACAACGCATTATGAATGATGCGCCGAGGTAAAATGGACGAAGATCTTAAGGAAACCGCAAAAGAACTAAGTGAAATTGTCGTTCAACAAGCGAAGACTGTCACTCGTGTGGTCGCAGCATCAACGTTCAAACCCGTTGTTACGCTTGTCAAATCGCTCATAAGTGATGACGACGACGATGATGACTTTGATGATGAGGACTCGTGGTGGTGAGTTGACGTGTAGATAATTCGTGTCCATGGTGCCATGAGTCCATGGTCAAAGCAATTCAATATATTCGAGAGTTCTTCCGTGAGCCCGTGAGATGGTTGTCATTTAGTCTACCCAAACGCCACCCTCGGTGGGCTTTTATTATAGACGGCCAGGGACATGAGTGGGTGATTACCGAGAATGATTTTGCTGGTATCAATGCTACATGTGAAGAACTTGAATTGCAAATGTGGATTGATACTGACACTGGTGAGTATGAGGTATGCGACATTGTGACCGCGAATAGCGGCGGTGATTGCATGCCTGACGTTGCGAATCTTGCAATTGACGCGTGGAGATCGAAGTACTAATGTTTCCTGGCGACATGATCGAGTGGGAGTATACACTTGACCACCGACTTGTGCATAAGGGAGAACAATTGTGGTCAACGACGATGTGCCAGTGGTGTCCAATCGATGAAAAATCTTTGCTGATTCATGTAGATACTGACACATATACGTGGCTCAATTCAAGGGGATTGTTTCGCGCGCGAATAGACGATACGCTCGACCAACCTCCACGAGGTGGTCGTCATCTTGCCGTTACCCCGCGTCAGTGCAACATGCTCCACACTAAGGTATATTGAACCATGAGCAAACTCTCGACCAAGGACGTCAAGGCACTCATCACCACGTGGTTCGCAACACCCGAGGCTCGCACGTTCTGGGAGTGCGCGTACGGAGAGAACCATTTCTATCGATCATTCGATGAATGGAAGAAACATTACGTCGATGATCCGAGTTACCTCGGCCTCACTGCGAAACAGTTTGAGGCGATGATGACGCGAGAAGATTTCTCGCGTCATCTTGTTGCCTGCGCCACGAACGGCAACATGTGGAATAGGGGCGAGAAGATGAAAGTGGGCGCTGAGAATGGGTGGCAGTGTTACTTCGAGTACGAGTGTAAATGGACGCCTGAACCCATTAATGAATCGAGTCGATTCAACAAAAATCGCAATGTATATATCACCGATGTTGTCGGGTCTACCTTCAAGGCAGATGACCTCGGGTGGAGCGATGAAGTCCTTGTCAAGGAACTGTGCGCTGCAGGCACAAAAGAACTCGACAGGTGCATCGAACGTATCTTCTATCCGAAGGTGGGACATATCGCCAACAATTACAGACTTCATGTCGTCACTGACCCCACTGACACTCGAGTCGTTGGGTGGTCGCTAAACGTGGACTGAGGGAAACACTATGATCTACACAAAAGAACAAATCGACGCCATGCTTGTCCTTGATTCGTCATCGACGCCCATCAATACACCTGTAGTGCTAAACTCACATGATTTAGCGAGTGTACTTCCGCTCATGCGCGGCAGTCGCTGCATTTACTTGGGCGAAGTCGCCGGCATGACAGGTCATGTCGTCATCGCTGATACACACGGAGGAGTGTGGTGGGGGTACCACGATGACAACTTTTCGATCATACCGGAGCACTTGCTATGAAACTGTTCATACCCGCCTGTGGAAACCGCATCAAGCTGACGTCTGACTGGACGTTCACGCTGTACTTCGAGTCTCGTAATTTCACCCTCCTCAAACTCATCAAGGGCGTGAAGGAGTTCGCTGTCTACGGCGTGGATGGCAAGCTCGAGAGTGTCACGATGCCCGCTGGCACTACACTCGAGGTCGACAGGGTGTACATCCGTCAGTTCAGCAAGACCGCTGAGAATGTCGAGAGTGATTACGACAGCCTGACATTTAAGGTCCTCGATGGCAAGTACGCCAAGACTCGCTTCTGGGCAAAGCTCTCTGATGTCAATAACATCGAATGCGAGCTACCACCTGATGTTGCAGGTTCAAAGTGTCCACCCACGTCGCCAAAGAAGATGAAGATCGAGAAGGTGCGGGATGAAATCAAGAGGGCAACGTGGTATGTCACTCGCGATGCCGGTAACGACCGGTGGGATTACATGCACCGACAGGCATGGCGCACCCTCGAGTTCGTGACAATGCTGCGCAAGATTCTCACCGCCCACGCCAACAGACGTCGAGCTGTCATTGAAGCTGAGTTGCTCCTTTTGAAGGACGTCAAGGACTATAATGAGACGCGCATGGCCTTCTGCAAGATAACGCCAGAGTCAGACGTTGAACGCAAACGTGCGCTCACGTATGAGCTTCGAAACATGTGTGAATCGTTTCTACATGATCTTCCCAGCCTTCTTGATGAACATGCTGTGAAGCCTGTCCGAGATGATCAGGGTCGTCTCATCAGGAAGTGGGTGGGCAACACGGCACGTACGAAGTGCACGTGGCGTAGTACTGGATATGTCACTGACGAACAGGTCTGCCTCGTCAAGGACGTGGCGCTGACGATCACCATGACGCCAGACGAGTCTGCGATCGAGAGCGTGATGCTGACGTGTGGGGAGGAACTGTGAAGATGAACTTTGATACGGTAATTGTAGTGTTTCTCATCGTAGGTACGTTGATATGGTGCGGTTCCCTTATGCGATGGACTGCAATCGAAATCGCAGAGTGTGAGACGTCAACGTGTCCAGGTGACATGAAACCTGTGTTTGATCGCGGGATCTGCAGGTGTCACATCGCGCCTGTTCGCAAGAGAGAATGAACATACGCATTGGTTGTTGAGTGTGGAGGAATTATGAAATTGTCTCGCGTTACAAATGCTGTGAAGCACCTAGTTGAAGAACACGATCCCCTTGATTACGTCATGTCTGCGCCTAGCATTGTGGTGATTGTGTTTCTGCTATTCTCATTCTTCATGCTCTTGTCCTACCTTGATATTGATCACCTAGACGCCGTCCGACAACGACAACGCGAGTGTGAAGAATCACAGTGTCCACTCGATATGAAGCCCTACTTTGACCGCGAGATGAACACGGGAACTTGTAGGTGTTATGTGGCGCCGGTGAGAAACGTGGAGAGACGATAACATGGCGGCACCGGGCAGTGGACATTACGTTCGAGTACCTTTGCGTGATGAAGCTCCTGTGAGCTACGCGGGCGATTGGGTAATACTCATCTTCATCATCTGGATCGCAGCGTGTGTATTTGCGCTCTTCCGCCACAGTTTTTTGAATGACGTCGATCGTCCAATGTCACCCGTCAGCAGGTGTCAGGAATCGAGTTGCCCGACTGGGATGAGCTCCTACTACGACTACTACAACAACGTGTGTCACTGTCGCATAACACCAGTGTACAAGGGAGAAAGATGACTAACGAGAGATTGCAAGCCGTGATTGAGGTGTTACAAGGCGCTGCGTACGATGGCCCGCCTAGACACAAGCAATACCACATCATGCAAGCGTTGCTCGGGCTGATGGGTCGCAAGAAATACGACGCCTTCATCAATGCTGCTCGAACAAACGGTTATCATATCGATGAAGGTGAGCTGTGAAGCGCATGCGTTGGTTGATGCTCTTGGGTTTGTTGTGTATCGGGTGTTCTCCCACCCCGTGCGACTGTGTCTACGATTGCCTCCGATGGGGAACAACCATTTCGATGGTGCCAGTCGTCAACGGTAAGGTGACAACGATGATACCGATCACCAACCACTACTGTGTAGAGCGATCTGCGTACAGGATTCGTGATCCACAGCAGTGTCCCAACATGATGTGTGTAGAGAGGTGAGTGATGAATGACACGCTAGACAAGCTGCGATACGTTGAGTGTTGGGCTGACCCGTACGGCAACAACTGGCAGGTGATGGACGGGTCCAACGTATTGGTGTTGCGATCTACGTTTGCAAACGAACCTGATAAAGACGCAATGCTCATCATGAGGATGCACAAAGGCGTCCCACACTACATTCAGGCTGCGTACAACGTAATTGATGGCAAGATGAACTACGACGCTCAGCACAATGTGCAAATCGAGTTCGGCGTTTTGAACTACATGATGCTGCGTTATCGCATCAAGCGTTTGTTGCCTGATGCGCTGTACAAGGCGTTATACAGGATGTTCTCTACCATAGTGCCGATAAAGGAGACACATGAAGATTAGATTGTCGATTGACGCTGGGTTAGATTGGTGGACTGGATGGGTGGTCAATCGAGATCACGAAAAAGGTATTGCCAAACTAATCATGAAGCTCATCTTTATTGAACTTTCATTTGAATGGAAAACTTGGAAGTATGCGCCAAAGCCACCTCCCCCGCCACCAGCAAAGAAGTAGGAACATATGGGAATATTGACTTGGGTTGACAAGCTTCGTACGCATTCGGGACGTCTCGGTTCACGATATGGCAATGGCGTCGTGGTGTCCACGAACACTGAAGCTGACAGACGACAGTGGCAAGCTTGCTTGAAGCATGAAAACACTGACTATCCTGTTGTAGAAATCAGGCATGACACTGTTCACATTACGCTTTCGCTGAACGGGTATGCCACAAACGGCGGTACTCGACAGACGCCTGAGTTCATTGAGCACATGGGAGAGCTATGCACTGATAAGTTCACACTCGAGGACGCCAAGAAGGTTGTTCTCATAAAATCAACTCTCCCGATTCAGTTCACGATGCAGGAATTCAGAGACTTTCGCCTTGCGCTCGACGAGGGTATGTCAAAGTTGTACCTCGTTCGTCTGCAGAGTCGCATGAAGGCGAAGGGTGAGGCCAAGAAATTCATCGTGTGCTACTGTTGTTACGGTTCTCAGCCTGACATCCAATTGTTGTGTGACCAGTCGTGGACCACGCCCAGCTACGACGCTTCAAACGAAACTCCCATTATACCCAATGTGTACAAGGCGGCAAATGAGCGGTACTATTCATTCGAAAAGCACAACGTCACATGCGAAGCGTGCTTGAAGGCTATTGAAGGAATAAAATCATGAAGGTAAAAATCAATACAACGGTCGATAGTACGCTCGTAGTCCTCGAAGGCCCAAGCGCAGACGTCATTTCTGTGCTCGACTGGCTCTATCAGGAAGCTGAAGAAACTGCGCAAGAGGCGCCACCAACCACGCAGACAAATGCCCCAAATGACAAGCCCAGCAATCCATACGCACGTTACAAGTTCCTTACCGATAAGGTACGTGCAGCTCTTGAGCAACTTGACATTAGAAATCGTGGACAAGTTTTCACTGTAGACGATGTGTATTTCGAATTGCTGCAAGATTATCTTAACGGTGTAGTTGTCTACGATAATCGTTTAGAATTCTACAACAAAGTGCAAGACACGTTGAAGGCGCTTGATCGTCAAGGACATGTTTACGAAACTACAGGCTATGACGGTAACGATGAACCATTCTTGGAGTATGAACTTTCTGAGTTTGGCAAAGATTACCTACACAAGAAGGCAAAGTTGATTGACGCATGACAAAAGTTGAACTTGCGAAGTTTCTGCTCGAGTATGAGCAGATGGTTGAAAATTCCATCAAGGGCGTAAGCGGTCAGGTGGAATGGGCTCAGCGAGTGCGTGTCGCAGGAGCCAAGGTTGTGTTGCAAAATGCCTTGAAGGAAGCGAGTGCTGCAACGATTTTGGGAACTGAAAATGTACCAGAATGATTACTTTGACCTTCGTGAGCGTCTGCTTGGTATCACATACGTAGTGCACAGTGTCAAGAAAGTCATAAGTCAGTAAAGCATTGCATCGAAGCGTAAGTGCACTAGCGCAACGTGTTGAATATCTTGAGGAAGCATTGAATGCCAAGGAAAAAGATAGCATTTTGTGACTTTTGCAAGTGCGTCAACTGTCGCGATGGAGCTTCGTGGCTGTCACATGCAAAGACGTCTGACGGTCGATGGATCTGTGATGTGTGTTACACGTACGATGTATGCGTTCGTGCAAAGCGCAAGGCAGGTGGCCGACAAGACGGACCGTGTGATGACATGAATTGTGAACATCGCCCACGTCTTGTGTCAGCGTGGGAACGTTTTGAAGAGGAGAAAAGATAATGAAGATCGTTGAAGGAAAAGAGCAGACGTACAAGGATTGGTTCGATAAGAACGATGATCCGTACGGTCGTTGTTGCTTTGAGTACGCTGAAGCTTGGGCCAATGAAATGGAACGAGTAATATCGACAGGCGCAAAGCTCGTTGATATTGCAGATTCAACGTCACATGACGTAGATTTACGCAGTGGATTTGGAATCACTGGTTTCATGTACGGATGCGCAGTATCGATCCTGTCTGAGTGTTGGATTCATGGTGAAGAGCTGCGAAAGTGGCACAATGGTCAATATTCCAAGACCGAAGTCACTGGCGCCATCAACCCTGCGATCCTTTCGGTGTCTGTATGAATTCGGGAGACGAGCTGTCAGAATGGCGCAATGCCTTTTGGGAGCTTCTAGGGATTGAAAGCGATGACGGGACGCCTGATGAGATGCGTTGTCACGTCAGCAAGTTTCGTAAAAGGATCAACGAGCTTCAACAGTATGAACGCGATCTCTCAGTTGCCGTGATGGAGCGCAACGAGGCTCAGTGTCATTTGCTTGAGGCAGAAGACATCATTCATACGTTGGTTGATGAACGCGTAATTACGCGAACCGTGCAACGATACATGTGCATGTCAGAGAACGGATTACAGAAGACTTTGCAAATGCAAGTTGAATTTGCTAATCAAGATCGCGTTGAACTGCTAAAATTGCGGAAAATGAAAGATGCATTGTTACGTTACGCCACTGCGCGCAAGAAGTGTAATGAAGCAGTAGAACGATGGGCAAGCGGTGATGCTCCTGATAACATCATCACTGAAACTGATAATGAAGCATTGGCGCTTGAGGAAGCACTTCGAGCTGCATTGGAGGAACGATAATGGGACGAAATGTTGACTTTCAGAAATTGTACGAGCTACCCAAAATGTGTACTTGCCCAGTGTGCGGTAAGCTATCGCCTGCTCGATACGATGATTACGATATTGATTTTTTCGGACACCCGATGAAGGGGGATGGTCTGCTGGAGTTTTCGCTCATCTGCTATGCGTGTGAGCATGTGTGGACGGAACGTTTTTGTGTCACCGTGAAACCTACAGTCGCCCCTGACGACCTCGCCGCCCTGCGCGCCAAGCTGTCGGCGGCGGAGAGCAGGGTTTACGGGCTGCAGATGTCCCTCAAGCTACTCGGGGAAGCAGCACATCAGGAGGCAGTGGAGGTCGAGTCCATCATCCACGCCCTCTGCGACGAGCGGGCGAGGCTCAGGGCTAGCGTGAGGTGGGGGCATGAATCTGTTGCCGCTATCCGGGCGTCCACCCCGCACCGCATAGTCCTTCCTATCGGCTACGTGCCTGGCCTCTCTGGGATGCGCGCTGGCATGCTGCTGGAATATCAGGAAACTGGTGAACGAGTGCGAGTGTGTTCCGCGCCTGAATACTGGAAGCCACACTGGGCGAGTTGGCACCTAGCCGAACCTTACATCATGTTGGTGGAAGAGGCCGCCGAGCCCCCCAAGCCCTCCCCCCGCATCCTCCCCGCTGGCCACGTGCCGGGGCGGTTGATGGTGGGGATGGTGGTACACAGTGTGTGGGATTGGGAGGTAACCAACGTGACTTCGACAGAGGCTAGGATCTACTGTCCACAAACTGGGAGTTCTAGGTGGGTGAGCGTTGGCAACGACCTTCGCGCTTGCCTCGCCGCCCCCTTCGAGGTGCCCAATGAGTGACCCGGCAAGGTGGGGCGCGCTAAATGAGAGTGAGCGCGAGGTGTTGAGGGCTGCGCATGTGCTACGCGTCGCCGGTTTGACGCCCGCCCCGTCAGTGGCCGCTGAACCTGCCTATCGCCGCCATATGCTGGAGTTGTTGGAGAGAGTTGGCAAATGCTGCGCCTTCCTCACCGATACCGACCCGCCCGAGGCGGTGATCGCGATGCCGGAGGGGTGGGAGGTGGTCGATGCCATCATCCCCGCGGGTGCGGTATTCCTGCTCCACCAGGGCTCCAACGTGATGGGGTTCTGGCGAGGTCACGTCCACATGGGTGACAATTATCTGGATGATGATTTCCGAGTTCCGGAGTCGGCGGTTCGCGCCCTGATGCTTCGTGCCGCCGGCTTGCGGGTGGAGGGGCCGCATGACTAACCGTTGGGGCGCAGGTGAGTGGTTGTTGGGTTTTGCGTGTGCCTTGTTCATAGGAGCCGTCATGCTGATGTTGCTTTACTCGTGCGCTCGTGAGCGGCGTTGTTATGACTCCAAGTGCCCCGCCGGCATGGTGCCGGTGTGGGCTAGCAGCGCGGGATGCATTTGCGTAGTGAGGCCCGCTGACCATGCCTAACCGCCACCTACTCCTGCCCGCGCCGCCGGATGAGAGGACGTGCGATGGATGTGACTTCCCGAGTAGTGACCACCGCTGGTGTACTCTACACGGTGGCAAACTTAACGACGATGGTAGGTCGCTACTGCGCAACGCAAGATGCCTTACCGCCGAACAGTCCGCCCGCGAGCAGGCTGCCGAGCTTGCCAAGCTACGGCGGATTGAGGACGCCACAAGGGCGTTCTACGCCATCTACGAGCAGAATCCTTACGCCCCCTCATCGCCCGAGGAGAGCGAGGCGTCTGGTAAGCTTTGCGCCGCATTGGAGGAGAAGTGATGGACCTATCAGATGATGGATTGTACGCTGTCGCAGAAGACAAAGATGAGGAAATACAACGACTCCACGCAACGTCAACCATTATCCAAGCTTGGGCAATGGTACTTCGTGCAGTCCGCGACGCTTCGCGCGCTGAGAGTTCCGCAGAGTTGTTTGGGCTGAGGGCACAGCTAGCTGAATGCACGCGCGAGAACGAGGCGCTCAGGAAGGCTTTGCGTGCGCACGTGTCGGATGTCGCCTCAGATGGCGTGATGGGATGGTCCGATTCTGCTAGGGACGAGTTAGGATAATTGGAGGAACGATGAAACTGGACGATGAGTCACTATGCAAACGCGCCATCAAGTGCGCGAACATCAACGCTGAAGACCTTACAGGCATACTGCAAGACGTCCGCGACGCCGCCCGCGCCGAGAGCGCTGGGGAGGTGGAGAGGCTGCGGGCACGGGTGGCGGAGTTGGAGCAGAAGCTCGACCTTGCGCACGACGACGCTGTTGCGGAGGCTCTGGCCGATGCGGCGCAGTTGCGCAGGAGCAACGAAACGCTGGAGGAAGAACTCCGCCGCAAGTCAGAGCGGCTGGCGGAGTTGGACGCACCGGTGGACTCGCGCGTGCGGAATGCGTGTGGGGAGTACGTGCCTGTGTCCAATGACGGGGTGTACTGGAAGTCACGGTATGACTCATGTGAAGAGCGCCACCTGAGCCGGTTTCATGACTTGGAGGATGAGTACCACGACCTCCGCGTCCTCCTCGCCGCCCTCGAAGCGCCGCCGGTTGTGCCGGAGGGGTGGGAGATAGGGTGTACTATGGGTGCCTGGGTTTTCTGGGAGACCAACGTGGACGTGCCGGGCCAGAACCGTCGTGTTGCCCGCGCACAGACTGCCCGCGCACTAGCCTGGGCCATCGAGCACGACGCCAGGCCACCACATGCCGCGGACGCGAAGGGAGGCGAGCTTCCGCCTGGCTACTGGGCCGGTGCGCAAGCTGCCCTCAATGCCGCGCCAGAGATCGAAGACTCCGAGCCGTCGGAAGAACCGGAGCCACTGCTATGACCATCCCGAAGCGCCTGATAGTCATCGAAGCCACAATCCCGACGGGGGAGAGCTGCGAGGGGTGCGAGTTTTCGTGCGGTATAATGGAGTGCTCACCTACTGAGTTTCGTATCGAGCGCGACAAGGTTGGATGTAAGGACACCGCATTCGGGGAGGTGTTGCGGACCGACGGCCTCCGCCTCCCCGCCTGCCGCACCCGCGACGGCTACGTGGTGCTGAAGCCTGGGAGCGCTGGGGCGAGGCTGCTAGAGACTATCATGCGACACGGCAGCGACCTGCGGGACTTTGAACCCGCCGCTAGGTATGCCGTCGTCGAGGCAGCGGCTGCGTACTACCATGCGGAGCAACTTCAGAAGGCTCTTGATGCTGAAAGGCTCGCCACCTCCACTGAAGCCCGCAAGGTCGCGGGGGAGGGGGAGGCAGGTGGGTGATGGATATGAAAGTCATCAATGACGAAGTATCAGCTATACTACAAGAAGAGCGTCGACGTGACTCTACACGCCAACACTTCGCACCGAAGTTGCCGGACGGGTGGTCATACGACAAACAAGCAGAGTGCTTAGATGGACCCGCTATTCGCATTTACGTTGGGACCAGTGATGTGCAGGTGTTTGCTGGTCTTGATGGAGGTGGTAGGATCCCCTGGCTCGTCCTACGCTGGCTTGCGTTTCATGGAGGTTGTGATGAGTGATAAATCATTAGTATGGCAAATAGTCTATGCCACCACATTCTCGGCATTGGTGGAAGACTTACGAAAGGCGGATTTTCGTATATGGGGCGAACGTAGTCAACTACTTGAAGACAATCTTGATGCGGTTATCGAGGAAGCTACGCGCATCGCAGATGCTTCATTGAAAGGAGATACTCATGGATGAGTTCTGGCCGTTGGTCGCCCTTGTGACCATGCTTATGTGCGGATACGCAATTGGTATCGTTGAACGTTGGTTGTTGCGAGCTTCATATCGGGAGTTGGCAGATGATCTTCAATATTGGAAGACACGATATTGCGATATGTTTACGATCTCTGACGCAGAGATACACATGGCTAGAAGAGCGCAAGAAGAAGCAAAGACGCTACGAAGCGAAAGAAATTACTATGCAGAGCAACTTCAGAAAGCTCGAGGCTGTCGACATACGTGGAGTCGTCATGATCTCGATGGGAGACGATGATGAGTAATCCATTCATTATTGACGTAACAGAAACTGGCGATCGTAGACCGGGACTCCCGTATCCAGTCACAGTTTTACTTACACCTGAATACATTGCTGATTTGCTGCGTTCTCGAGGCTACCTCGTGGCAGAACCGGGATCAGCCATGGCGGAATTAGTGTCGGCGGCCCGTCACATCGATGAGGGGTGGTATCCAGATCGGTGTTCAGAGCTGGGCGAGTTAGCACGCAAGGTCACCAAAGAACCCACCAAATGACACGAGTATACATTGTGAGCTTGACAGTATATCCTGTTTCTTGACACAAAGAATTGTTTAGAGTGACATAGAGAACCAACAGAAGGAAAAAGAAATGACAATTGACCAACACAATGAACTTCATATGATCCTGACGATCCTATGGTTGCTTTCGACTGCGGCGGCGATCTGGTGGTGGCGTCTGTCGATATTTGTGTTTCGTATCAATGATGAGCTGCTAGAACTCACGAGCAAGATGAATCAGCATACGCTTGATTCAGCGACAAAGATGCTTGAGATAGCAGCGCAGGCCAAGGCTAGGTACGAAGCCTCGCAGGAAGATGAGCGATGAGGCCAGTCAGTGCCAGCGTAATGGGATGGTTGCTTGGCTCCGATTATTGCATACGCAACATCGGAAGCAAGTTCATGATTGGTGTGATTCCGCTCCTTCCAGGCGTTGAGCGTTACGTATTGCGTGATAGGTTTCGTGATTCTTCTAGTGATCCTGATACGTGGTATGCAACCATGTGGCGAAATGAGAGCGGTTCAATAATCATGTTGACGCTTTCTAACGAAGACGAAGATAATCTGACGACGCTGACGACCTATCGCGTTCCAGTTTTAGGATACGGCAGGTTGTTTGCCGAGGGTGGTTGCATTCCACCCGGGCTTGTTGGCTATGCATACGAGCTGCTGGACGCGTACCTGACAGTTGGGACAACGCAAGATTGGATAAGAGTGAAGAGATGATGCAATCGCTTGACATAGCAATCAGATGGCTGGTGTTTATCGGGATCCTTCTTGTGAGCCCTGCGATCATAATAGCGGTGCTTACACATGAGTCATCACACGCTGCAACGTCTTGCTGGGAACAGTGCGCAATTGACCGCAAGGTTTGTGAAATTGCGCTGAAGAAACACAACTATCGACACTACAAGTTGGTGTGTGGCGTGGCACAATGCAACTGTGAGAAGTTGTGCAATGTTGAAGATGAAGCGATGGCATCGGTGGTAAAATGAGTGATGATAGGTGTGATTGCCCACGTTGTCAGACAAGGCGCGCAAGATTTGGGTATATCGTAGCCGCTGCGACTGTGGTCTTTTACGTCGCTGTGATCGGTGTTTACGTTTGGAACCTCATAGAGGAAAGGAAACAGGACAATGGAGACGTTTGATTTCGGCGTTGCACTCGTGAAGATGTCTCAGGGATATGCCGTTCGACGCGTTGGGTGGAACGGAAAGGGCATGTACATATTCATTACGACTCCAGCTTCTTTTTCGCCCGTTTTTGGAACGACAATGCACGCAGCTGAAAAGTTTGGCGATGATCAAATCTGTCAGGCAGATTTGCTACCATGTGTTGCAATGCGAACGGCAGACAAGAAAATCTTGCTTGGATGGCTCGCAAGTCAGACTGACATGTTGACAAGCGATTGGGAGATCGCATCGTAATGCAAAAGTACAGCATTCATTCGATCTCGTGTATTGATGGTGACGAGATCGTTCCGGGTGCAATGGTATGTCATTACATTGATCCGCTTTCTCGTGGCATGGTGGTATGGGTTGTTGATAACGATTGTGGTGTTGTCTGGAGCAAAGAACCCGTCAATCCTCTAGACGGCATTTTCACAAAAATAAAGCCCGTTGGTATGTCAACAATCGCACAGCAGCTATGTTCTGTGCAACCTATGTCATTGCCCAGCGGATTGATATTCTACATTGATTACCAGTATGGCAAGAAAGTTGCAGATGGAAAGAATGACAAGCGCAGCAAATGCGCTCATTGGGGTAGAAGATCCTACATGCGAGATCGTACCCGGGATGCTCGTGAGTTCCCGTGCAGACGCAGGAAGTCTCGGCTTAGTAATCTCAGTATGCGAAAATAAGTGCGACGTGTTGTGGAGCGTTTTCCCACGTTTGATCATTGAAGCGCTTGATTTCACGTCAGAGAAGTTGTCAGTGAATTATTATATGGATTTTTCATGTCGTTAGTTGAATACACAAGTACAGCGCTTTCGCCAATTGACGAAGGCGATGAATTGAATCCTGGTGTGGCTATCACACATGATAAAGATAAAAGCGCTTATGGTATAATCGTTTCTGTTGACAAAGAAACTCGTGTGTGTTCAGTATTGTGGTCTCGCAAACCATTTACTGACATGTACCAAGACATTGATACTGGCACAATGCGTGATTTGATACATGCTGCGTTACGAAGATGAATCAATGTTTCTTGAACGTACAAGAATATGGGATCAATTTTTGTTTCCGTGGAATGGAAACGATCAATATGAACCCGGAGATCTTGTTTATCGACGAGGCGATAGAAGATTGCTAGGACTTGTCATCTCGGTTGTCAATGAAGACATGACAATTTTGTGGAACAAACATAAACGCGGCGTAGGATTGCCTGTGCCTGGCGTGTATGTAAATATCTTTTCCAACATAGTGCAATCGTGATCACCAAATGATACGGTGAATCATGAGTTTAGGACTTTGTTGCCACTACCTGTCAGAGGTTCCAAATAAACGTGGGACATATCAAAACATCCTCAAACAACGTGTGTTGCAATTGGGTCGGTGGCAGGCTGGCGCGTATAGCGAAAAGTACGTGCGACAGTTATACATCGACAATGTCAATACGTTGATTACGCAGTTGCCTGACATCTTCGAGCGTTACAAGGTATTTCGCTTTCCAAGTGGTATCTTTCCGCTTTACGATGTCGTGCCACGCGAGTGGTGGGACAATGGCGTTATTACCACGATGCTCAGCGTATTGGGTAACATTGTCAAAGCGCATGGTGTCCGCGCGACATTTCATCCTGGACAATTTTGCTCTTTGACTTCTGACGATTCGCGTATCATTGCAAATTCTGTGCGCGAAATTAACCACCACGCGTGGATCTTTGATGAAATGAAGTTGCCTGCCACGCCGTTTCACGCTATCAATGTGCATGGTGGAAAAAGTGATAGGCAGGAACGCCTTGCGTTCATGTTAGACACGCATTCTGTCGGTCTTGATGAACATGAGTTATCATCCTCAGCGCGTGCTCGCATTACACTCGAAAATGATGAGTCATGTTACTCGGTTATTGATCTTCTTGAGATACACAAATTGACCGGCGTCCCAATTGTCTTTGACTCTCACCATCACACATTCAATGATGATGGAATTGACATGGATCTTGCTTCCAAAGCATGCAAGGCGACGTGGTTGCCAAGCGGTTGCAAGCCGCTTCAGCACATCAGTAACAGCGATCAATTGCTTTCTGAATCAGCGTCGTTTATCAAGCGTCGAGCCCACAGTGATTACATCTGGCACATTCCTGAATGCCAGAGAATTGACGTAGTTAATGATATGATTAGCCTCGACGTAGAATGCAAGATGAAGAATTTGGCTGTAGACGCCCTCCAGAGGCTGTTGACTGGATGAACACAACGCTCTAAAGATAGGAAAGAAAAGGTACAATACTTATGAATGCGATGTCAGCGACCCGCAACCCCGACGCAGCTTCTCTTGGTCCCAATCAGACGGAGTTTCAGATCTACGTTGGCAGTAGGTCGCTCTTGAAAGATGGGCTTCACAAGCTTCTAGACTTCACAGAACACAAGCTTCTTAGATATGCAGAGAATGTTTTTGGTACCGAGAAGTTGAACGTAATGGTCTTGATCACAGAATATCGCAAGGGAAATGTGGCAGTGTGTTGGAAGCACGGCAAGCCACACTACATCCAGGTGAAACGAGAGTCTACTGGTCGTTGAGTACATTGATCTCAATGCGGTATAAGATTGCCGCATGCTTGATGATTCAAAGTCAGATAAGTCAACGCACGTCTTGTTTGGAGACGATGCAAAGAAAGCACTTTTAGCAGGCGCAGAGATTGTCGCCGAGGCTGTGGGTTGCACGATGGGTCCCCGCGGCAAGACAGTGTTGATTCAGCAACAGGGAAAGGCACCCGTCCTAACGAAGGACGGCGTCACCGTTGCACGATCCCTGCGTCTCAAAGATCCGGTGAAGCGCATGGGTGGCGACTTGCTTCGAGACGCAGCAACGCGCACCAATGAAGTCGCTGGTGATGGCACCACAACCGCCACAGTAATTTCGTATGCATTGATGCGCGAAAGTTACAAGCTGATCGCCGCTGGCGTTGATCCCATTGTGTTAGCAGATGACATCAAGAACGCATCAGAAGTTGCCCTGCGAACGTTGAAGGACGTTTCTCGCAAGGTTGAGACACGTGAAGACATTGAACACGTTGCGACAATCTCTGCGAATGGTGACTCTGAGATTGGCGCCATTATCGTTGATGCCCTAACGAAGGTGGGACGCGACGGCATAGTCACCGTCGAGGACGCTAAGGGCACACGCACGTCAATGGAACTCGTTGAGGGCCTGCAATTCGACAGAGGGTATCTTTCGCCATACTTTGTTACCAACAATGATCGTATGGTTGCGCAGTACTCAGATTGCCAAGTTCTTGTGACAGACAAGAAGCTGTCAACATTGAACGACCTCGTGCCCGTGTTGGAATACGTTCATCGGCAAGGGCAGTCGTTGCTCATCATAGCGGATGACATTGATGGTGATGCCTTACACGGGTTGGTGCTCAATAGAGTGAAGTCAAATCTGCGAGTCGTAGCTGTAAAGGCGCCAGGTATCGGTCCAGTGAAGGCACATATCCTAGAGGACATTGCGACTCTTGTGGGTGCACAGTTAATCTCCGCCAAGAAGGGTACTGAGATGAAAGACGCTCCCACACTCTTGGGCACTGTGAAGAGGCTTACGGTGAGTGCAAAGGCAACCACACTTGTGGGCACAGGAAAAACTCGAGAGGCTGTGGATGCCCGGATTGTTGACCTGCGAGCTCAGTTGGCAGACCCAACGCTCGATCCTGATGAGCGCAACTTGCTTGGTACTCGACTTGCCAGGCTCGCAGGTGGCGTCGCGGTAATCAAGGTCGGTGGAGCAACAGAACTTGAGATGGTTGAACGTCGCTATCGTATTGAAGATGCCCTGAATGCTACGAGGGCAGCGATCGAAGAGGGATACGTTGCCGGTGGCGGAATCACGTTGATGCGAATTGCAGAGACGCTTGCCGTAGACGTGCCGTCGCTGTCTGCTGCTTGTATGGAACCACTGCGACGAATCTGTAACAATGGCGGTGTGAACTTTGACGTTGTTCGTCACAGGTGGAATGCGTTGAAGGACGCTTCACTTGGAATGGGATACAATGCAGCCACAGATGAAGTCGTGGACATGTACATGGCAGGCATCATCGACCCAGTGAAAGTGTCTAGAACAGCACTTGAAAATGCAGTGTCTGTTGCAATCGCATTTTTGACACTCGACGCAGCGATCTACGAAGACGAGGAATAATATGGCACAGAAACCAACACAGGCAGATTACGACGCTCTCATCGCGGCCATGCAGGCTGAATTTCCGGGATGGCAGGTTGTCAAGAAGTCTGAATCGCCTCTCATGCAATGGATTAGACGCATTTTATTCTTCAATAAGACGTTCATGACAAATTTCGTGACGTCATTTGGATTTTGGATGTGGACGCCTACTATGTGGGAATCGTGGAGCCTATCGACAAAGTGTGAAATTATCCGCCATGAGCGCGAGCATTTTCGTCAACAAAAGCGTTTAGGTTTTCCTATGTTTGCGTTTCAATACCTGTTGTGGCCTCTCCCGCTGTTTTACGCAAAGAGTCGAGCTGAGTTTGAAAAGCAAGGATATGCAGAAAGCATGCGTGCTACTGCCGAATACTTTGGAGTGCAAGAGCTTGAGGACGTGGAATACCGTGAATTTGTGATTGGTTGCTTCACAGGCCCAGACTACGGATGGATGTGGCCGTTTAGGGACGACCTCGATAAGTGGTACGACGGCATTGTCGCCGATATCAAGAAGAAGAACAAATGATTGAAGAGGACGCAGAGTATAAGTCTATTGATGGCGCTACGATCTATGTTTCTAGCATAGAGGTAGCTCTTACGCTGTTGCTTGCAAACATCGATCATCTTGATCAAGTAATAAACAAGTACCAACGTGGAGAGATTGCACACCTTACGAATGAAGCGTTGGGAGCGTTTACTGGACGCAATACATGGGCAATCCTATACTCAGCGAAGCTCATTGAGCTTGTGTTGATGGCGGCCACAATTGGCGTGTGTTTCGTCATTGGATATAGCGCATTGACAACGTTGATGATTGGTGTTGCTGCAAATATTGCGTTTGCGTTGTTCGCTAGCCTTGCGTATCGAGGGTTTACGCTGTTGGCAAATCGTGCCAACGAAGCGCTTGTTAAGCGACTCGCAGAACTTAACAGGGGATACGTTATTCAGCTTAACGCATTGAAGTCAAAGGACAATTGATATGGTGACACCTGGCGCGTTCAAACATCACGATGATGAATTGATCGAAGTTCTCACTCAACGCGTTGAAGCGCTTGAATTGATTATCGAAAACTTGTCTTCTTCAATAGAGAGACTGCAAGCACTATCAACTAAACATCAACGTCAAGACATAGCTGATGCCGCTGCTGAATTGGGTACAGCTTTGCAGGACGTCAAGGGATTTCTGTACGTCGCGGTGACGAAGGATGTCATTATCATTTATGCGACTCGCAAGACGTTGAAGGAAGCGCCCGCAGAGTGGCACGGGTATCCTGTTGAAGTGAAGAAGACGACGGCACCACGACCGGCGTAACGCTTCTAACGGGTGGAATATCCCAACGACGTTCACATGTGACCATGTACGTGCAGTCTGCGTCTACACGTGGACCTTCGCACACTACTGCGGGACCACACACGATATGTCCTACGCAACCCACCGTGATGGCACATGTGAACGCAATGTGTAGAAAAGACAAACGCATATTAGGATGAAAGTGTAAATATGAAGTACGCGTCAAAGAATGATTCATACAATTCACGTTTGCTCAAGAAGATTGCATACGCATGTAAGTTGCCATTTGATGCAAAAGTTTTTGGTGAGTCCAAGATACCTGCGTTCAACACGTTTCCATTCAACCCAGAATCTAAGACGGGGTTGAAAGGCGCCCAACGTTGGGCAGTGTGCGGATGGCGCGACATCTTTAAGCACGGCGATGCAATTCCATACGACGTTGTGGACAATACGCCAATCAAACTTCGGTTGATAGATCTTGAAGTTCGAAATCGAGGTGGAAGAGCTTATAAGGTATTAGATGAGCAGAATCGTATGTTTGATCTGCGTGAAGATCAACTTATTGATACGATTAAGCTTTTTGGTATTGGGCCCGGTGGCCACTTGAACGGCGTTTTTGTGTGGGGGATTCAAGGATCACAGATCAAGCTCGTTGTTGTTGGTGGCACACTTTATCGCGCAATGGTTGAAGGTGCCAAACTAACTGACGCTGTAAAGACGAACGCAATCACAGCGTCGCAGCTAAAGCTTAATCATGTTTATCAACGTCGTAATGGTGATAACGTTTTCTTCGCTGGCAAAGTGATTATGCCTTTTGAGAAGACGGTATCTTATGCGTTTTTGGAGGCGCCTTCACTCGAGCTCCCAGAATGGGAGCAAGATGAGTCCGATCGCGAAAAGTATCGTAATATGTCGTGGCGCCAAAAGTGTGCGAGATCTCACACATTTAATTACGGTTTGAACGTGCTTGTCATAAAAGATCCAAAGTTCGTTGCGCATCTCGGTGAGTCAGATATTGATTGCCAAGAGCGTATCAATTCATACGATAAAGAAAAGGTAAGTTTCAACAATCATCGTACATGTTCTCATATCCTCGCAGAGGCTGCGTATGAAAAGCAATATGGCAAACGACCTGCGATTTCACATGGATATCGATATACTGATTACTGGGACAAGTACAGTCGTCGTGAACAAGATATACAAGATTGGGCTATGAAATTCAACGCTCTTGTCGAATGGAAAAAGGAATAATTCTATGATTGTAAAGGCTTGCGTTACGCTTGTGCTGTTGATAGTTTTCTCTGCCGTCAGCGCTGGGTTGACAACTTATCTACAACCACTCGAAACCACGGCTGCGCTTTCGCAGGCCGCTGATGGTGCCTTGTATCAACAGACCAAGGATCTTGTTGGATGGGCACGCGTATGTCTGTATGTCATGTTTGCCGTTGCATTTTCTATGTTGTGGATCAGGGAAATAGACGCGCTCGTCAGTCGATTCTTCGGTATGTTCAAGTGATCAAAGGAAACAATATGAATATGAACAAGTATGCTCTGGTTTTGCTCCCGTTTCTTCTCATCGCATGTGGGCCGGCGCCCATCAAGCCGCTAGAGAATGTGGGCCCCAACGAAACTGCGTTTGTGATCCCGTTGGAAGGCGATGTGGCTGAACAGAAGAAGGTGAACAGCGTAGAGTATTTGAACTCCACGAAGGTGATGGCAAAGCGAATCGAAATCCCGATTCGTCAGCGTACGACGGGACGCGGTCCGGGCGCATATGAGTGGGTTCCCACTGTGCGGGTGATCAAGGTCGACAGGTCGCTTGTGACTCGTGAGTGGACGTCGATGGATCCAAAGTCTGTGACGGCCATCGCCGTAGAGTCATCTGAGTCAATCAACTTCCACGTTGGCGTCAACCTCACTGCCACAATCCTCGAGGAGGATGCTGCGACGTATCTGTATTACCACACCACTGCGACGCTCGCGGCCGTGATCGACACCAATGTGCGTGGCTTCCTACAGGGAGAGCTGTCGAAGGAGTTCGGCAGCCGGCCGCTTGAGAAGTGTAAGGAGGATAAGGGAACAATCTTCCTTGAGATTGAGAAGCGTGCGAAGGAACACTTCAAGAAGTACGGCATCACGATTCAGTATGTTGGCAATGCAAATGGTCTGTCGTACGATGACCCGAAGATTCAGGATGCAATCAACGAGGTGGCATCTTCGCGTATGAAGGTGCAGGTTGCGATTCAGGAGAAGGCAGCTGCAGATGAGCGCAACAAGACGTTGCTTGCGTCTGCAGAGAATGAAACGAAGATCGCCCGAGAGTTTGAGAAGACTCTGACGGTTCGACAGGCGCAGTTCCAGATGCAGCTCGAAAAGATGAGGGCCGAAGCTATGATCGAGGCTGCAAAGCACCTCCCTGCGAACATCCTGCCCGCGGGTTCTGGATTGCTCATGGGTCTTGATGTTCCGAAGGTGCCGACGGCGAAGTGAGACTTATGACTGACGAAGAACTTGCAGATGAGTTGATCGTTAGGTTGAATGGACTCATCGCCGCTCCTGTGGTGAATGATGCGCTTACTCGATTGATAGAGACACGTATCGACGTAGGCGATACGCTAGATGCTCATCCTACAATTCAAGTGAGCTCGTCTGGGTTGCTTGGCTTTCAAGGTATGTTAAATGGTATTGTGGGCGCAATGCCGGGTTGTTGCTATCGTCAGAGAGGATTTGGATTCATCACTGTAATCATGAACGATGAACGTACGCAAATAATCAGATTCGAAAGGACGAAGTGAATGTGTACTGAGGACAAAGACGTCATTGACGAAGCGATCGGCATCCTGAAGGGCGCGGCAAACTGCGACGGCGCCCACCACAAGCAGTACGACATCGTTCGAGCATTGAAGGTGTTGATGGGGCCACGTGATTTTGATCTATGGACAAAGCAATTGGAAAATGAGTACGATTGCGTCCTAGATGAAGGCATTCCATGAATTCTAGAATGCGTGGTTGAACCATTTGTTGGGTGGTGACAAAAATTGTTGATACACGAGACCCTGATTTGATAGATACTGGCCATGCAAAATTTTTCAAATCTTGTATCTTATACGTGTCTGCTCGTCTTTGGAACCATCATGCTCTACGCCTCTACGGTGGGATGTGAGTCTAACACTGCGTTTACCGCGGGAGGAGCCGCTGGTGCTTCTGGCATTGCAAGTGGTGCGGGAATCGCTGGTGGATTGTCTGGCGGGGCTGGCGGCGGATTGAACGCTCGATAAGCAACAATCGATAGTAGTCGATAGATTGGATGGGTCAAGGAAACTTGACCCATTCGTCGTTAATGGTGTACGATAGTTAAAGGTGTTGGCCAGTCAGAACATTGTACCGGGTGACTTTGTGCTCTTCTTGGAAGACTACTTCCAAGCCAGTGGAGTTGTCATCGCTGCACTGCACGCCAATCACGGCACATACAACGCAAGCTTACACACCCAATCATTGAAGAATTTGGGACCATTGCAGTACTACGTTCTTCCAGATGGAAAAGGCGCCTATGATGGTATCATCGGTCCCTTTTGGGCGGAGGAGCTTACCAAGGTATGTGATTCAGAGGTTCCAGACCCACCCGTGCCCATCCAATAAATTGGCCAGCCCGGTATAAGGTTACCCTCACTGGTCCGTGTCAATTATCCTGCGCCAATTGATCCATACTGCATGTTTATCGCATCGAAATAATACAAGGCAGTTTGCCAGCAAGACGCGCAGGTGTACTCGCCTTTCAAATTCACGAACTTCTACGACAAGGCAACGGGCGCCTGGCTCAGTCCACAGTGGTCCAACGCCACTACGATTTATCATCGCCTTGCAGAAGACAAGGTAATCACCGGGAACCGGCAGATCGTCAGACATATGAACCATCATATACCTATTGTGAGAGAATTACCATGAAGATCAAGTTGGGCGCACTACGCAAGATCATTAGAGAAGAACTTGAGAGCGACATCCAACGAATGGCTAAGGGCGGCGTAGAGCTCAAGCGGCCGGTGACAACGCCAGAAGAAGAGCAACGTACTGTGCCTGACTGCGATGACGAAGACCTCAAGTTGGGTGATGACATTCTTCATGATGATCCTGACGTTGTACAACCTGTCAGAGGTGGGTAGATTATCCACAACAGGAAAAGGAAACTAAATGGCAAGAGAAGAGAGAGACGATCGGATTGAGTTTGAAGGCATTGTTGACGAGGTTATGCCTGGAACGATGTTTCGAGTCAAAGTCTCAGACAATCACATGGTGCTTTGTACGTTGAGCGGAAAGATGCGCCAGCACAAGATTCGCGTTTTGCTTGGTGACAGAGTTCGTATCGAAGTTAGCCCGTATGACCTTACGCGTGGGCGTTTGTCCCGGCGTCTATGAGCATGTGGTCGAAATCTCGGCAGCTTGAGAGGCGAATACGAAAGTGTTCGCCTTGTCGTTGTTGGAGTTGCTCACCCATGTTGCGAAAAGAGACGTTCAACAAGAAGCGTCTGGCTTTGATGACGCCTGATAGAGAACTCGATACCTATCAAGGTGATACTCCTGAGAGAGTTTGTGAAGATGACGCTCGCGGAAGCCGGTGTCTCACTGAAACAGGCGACAAACCCTGACAACCCGCTTGGACTTGTCGTCAAAAATGATGGCACACAGCTCACGCTGGTGCTCTATAACCCATTTGCATTAGCAATCAAAGCACAAAAGTGGGCGCAGGATGACATCTTTGGTGATCAAAATGAGCTGATGAAGCACGTTGTTGATCAGATCTTCATGAGCGAAAGCTTCCTTGGAGTCATCAAAGGGTACCTCACCGCCGTACCAAGCAAACAATTCCCTAGCGTTTGGGAAGTATCAGAATCATATGCCGTTGGAAAGCATGGGCCGCTTCTGTATGACATTGCCATGTCACAGCTCGGGTGGCTTACAAGCGACCATGAAGGTGATTCAAGCACAGACGCACAAGGCGTGTGGCAGTTTTATTTGAACAACAGGACAGATGTTGTTTCAAAACCGCTGGTTGCGCAACCCATATCTGCTGCTGATTATGCCTTCAAGGCGAAGCGTAAGGCAAACATCACACCATTGGTAACAGCTCATAACAACGCAGCACAAAGTATTGCCACTGACATACGAAGTTCAAACCCACGCATAGGTGGAAACTTCAATGCAGATTTAGGTGAACTGTTGACACGTGGAGCAATGAAACACTTTAGCGGTTATCGTCGCTCTGACTTCTGACGCCTCTGCATCATCCAGAACCCGACGTCAGCAAGTCGCTCAAAGAACCACGATACGATGCCAGGCAGCATATCGTTGACATGCAGGTAGTGCGACGCCTGTACGCTGAACCTTACGATGCTTGTACCAATCTGATTCCACATGCCAATATTGTAACCAGTGTTGGGGCAGAATACATATCTGCATGCTGACGATCCTTTTTAGAGCGATGGTTCATGCCGTCGACTCAGCCCCACACGTCGGAACAGTGAGGGCAACAGACTCTATGAAGGAACGAGTAAAGGCACAGAAGGAACGCATCCGTCGTCTGATAGCTCGAACAGCAGAGGCTCTTACCGCGGCAAAGAATCACTCTCACGGTGGAACACTATTGATGTCAACATCACAGCGTTCACGTGGCGGGCGCGCAGTCATAGACGTATACGTGGATTCAAAAGATCCGCTGAAAGACGAGCTCGTCAGCTACTTGCGTAAGAAGCTTCCCAAGGAGTTCAAGCGAGTTCACGAAGACAAGCAGGAAGAACTGCACCTTGAATCGCTATTGAGAGAGTACGTTGACATCACGCTTCGTGGTGGAGGTGGGTGGAACTCACAAGCCCAACCAATACCGTCTGCAACGGCTCCCAAGGGCACACCGCTTGGTCTGGATATTCAACCGAACAACTCTAAGTGGAATAAGGATGCTCTTGATGCAGATGAAGCAGGCGTAGCTGATCACTTGCAAGATCCAGACGCAGAGGATCCTGCTGGTGACACGTTTGGCCCGCTCTACTCAAAGGATCGCTACAAGACTGCACGCTGCAAAATGGACCCGGTGCCCAAGGGTGCCGTGGTGCAGGACGACCCGTTTGTTGGTGACGCTTATCCTTCGCGCCGCATTGGGTGATTAGTCGAACTCAATTACCTCAAAAACAAAATCATTTTTGATGTCATAGCGTTCAATACCCATCGATCGTCGAAGGACAACGACCTTGCGATAGTGCTCAGCATCGCTGTCGGTGTTTGCAATGACGATGCCTACCTCAAATTCATTCTTTGCAGGAATGAACACCAGCGTTCCTGGCTCGAGTTTTGAGGCAAGTTCATAGAACATCTACTCATAAGTAGACTCTCTGATGACTCCAAATCGTACAGCGTTGGAATCAGAATAAGAAAGATTCCAATAATCAAAGATCACATTGTTACGCAATATTGAGAGTTCAACTCGTGAGTCAAAAACTTTAACAGCAATTACAAGTGATTTGGGATATTTCGCCACAGTGCCGAGTGGCGTAGAAAATGCTACTATAACATCACCCGGGAGTGTCTTGCGATAGTCTACCCAGGTGACATTGCGATCAAAGTACAGCGATGTAATAGTCGACATCGCGATTACGCTCCAGCTCTCCTGACAAGACACGCTCCTTCAACGAAGAGATAGCCTTACCCAAAGCAGGACCAGGGGCAATGCCAAACTTCTCAGAAATGACAAGTCCAAGTCCCTTGGGAAGAACGTTGCGATCGGCGTCGGCCTTCTTGATCTTTTCAATATAGGATTCAAGGTCATCAATGCGACGTTGGTGCTGCAAGAACTTCTCACGACGACCGGTGGTGACGTCTGCGCGTACAAAGCGCAAGAGAGCAGGCAGCCGAGGCCCACACTCAGTGATCAAGCGACGAACGCCCGAATCCGACCACTCATCAACGCATTCCACGCGACCAGAATTGCGAATGAGCCATTCGATTTCCTCTGCCTGATCCTGTTCGTCATCCCACAGGTGAGTGCGCTTGGCAATAACGCGGAACATGTCAGCGCCACACGCTTCGTGGCCGTGAAAGGTCACCTCACGATTGATGATGCGAAAACATATAGGCTTACCGATGTCGTGTAGTAGAGCAGTCCAACGCTGCGAAAGCGTCAGAGTGGTCTGAGCGACCACCTGGCGGGTGTGAGCCCACAGATCCTTGTGATGAACGCCATCGCCGAACCCAATGATGTTCATGAGCTCGGGAAAGAACAGCTTCACATCTGCCTGTTGCACGAGGTGCGTGAGTCGATCATTCGAGATAGTATGAGCGAGCAATTGAGAATCGATATATTGCTTCGTCAATGACATTGTGCTAATCATCCCAACTAGGGTTATGTGTCACGGGCTCAATGTGAAGTTCAACTGTCAACTTTGTTTTTGCGCCTTGAAGGATTTCATTTACAATTGTCCAATTCTCGGCGAGATAACTGTCATCAGTAACGATGCTCTCAAGTGTGACAGCAAGCTTCGTAGCTAACGCGACAAGTTCTTCCTTACTCATATGACAATACCTCCTGTCGGCGCGATCTGCACCGACACAATGATAGATATCGAAAAATCAACCAACGATTTGATTGATCAGCGTATCTAACGCATGTCTCACGCGACAGAGGTCAACAACGTCAACTCGCCGCAAGTATGATTTTGAAATGGGCCATTGAATTCCTTCAACGTTGTCGTATGCTGGCATGAGGTCAGTTGCCTCAACGCACCATACCATTTCACCTTCAATTTTGTCAACTCTATAAAGAGTCTTAGAGATCATCCCAGACATTTCAGCATAGGCTACAATATCACCAACGTTTATCCTTGGGATGAGTCCTGTGGTGACTAGCATACGTCCACCCGTAGATTGTAGAGGTCCTGTGGCCCCCATGGGTCCAAATGTAATTGTGTTTGACATCACGTGCCTTGCACACCGTCTTCGTCATCTTTGGCGATCGAATCGACTTCGGCGTTAATGAATAGATCAATCTTTAGGCGTGCCGCCGCGAGGTCAGTCAAGACAACTGGCCGCATGTAACACGCTTGGAAACGTTTCTTGCGCCCTCTTGGCCCATCAAGATTTCCCCACAACGATATCACAGGTTCTACGAGAAAATAGCTTGGATCTTTGTACGTTTCCACCACACGATACACAAAATCATGATGATCTACGTGCGTACACAACGATCCAATCTTATACATCAATTGCTCTTTTCGTTTTTGTTTGCTGAGAACACTCTCACATTTTCAATGTTCAATAGAATACGGCACCCAATGCACTCTTTCTGAGTTATGAACACTTCTTGCAGATCGTGATGATCTATGATGGGTAGTCCACATGCTGGACACCGCACCTCAATTGTGCCTGCCGCATGGCACTTTATGATGTCATTCACGGTGTCACGGACGGTGTCACTCAGTTCCTGTTGCTTCTTCTTGTGCTTCATTGCCATCTGCAGCTCCTGTGCACGATTCTACAACGTCTGAAACGAGCTGATCAATGAGCGTGCGGAGTTTGCAAAGGTCTACGATGTCAATCCGCATCAACCTACAAGAGTCGTAAGTTGTGCGACCACGATCACGTGCTGCCCTGTTGGGAACAGGAGATAATAACACAAGTGGCTTCACTTGCGTACGCCATATTGGTGATCCAGCGACTGGCGTCTTCGTTGTTTTGTACCGCGTGCGTCCTGTTTTTGGGTCTTTGTATGATCTCGACCAATTCGTCTTGGTTCGAAAACGTATCTTGCCTGGCTCTTCGTGCTTTTCAACCCTGTAGATCGTATTAGCCGCTGATCCGGTGGCGCCAACAACATAGACATATGATCCCACCGGAAATGCATTTTCTGGCGTGTCTTCAATCGTCTTGAATCTTGTCCTTAATTCCTTGAGAGTGCGTGCCATACTAACATTTTACGCACCGGGAACGCAATTTTCAACTCGCAAGACGCTCTATGATTGCAAACCATTCATAGGCAAGGATTATCTCATCAGATGCTTCGCCCGTGGGCAGGAGCAATTTTATGCGTACAGCAGTATCGTATCTCCTGCTATTTTTCTTCACCTCGATAACGATACCAGTGCGTTGCGACAAGAACGTCAATGGAACGTTGGTCTCGGACCGCCACGCAAGCACGTAGTCACCGGGTACGATTTCGCATGTCTGTACTTGTTCCATTTAGAACATCCTAACTCGTGTGTCACGATGCTACACAAATAATTACGTCTTCACAGATACAGAAGCCCCCACAGGCACCTCAAGATTTAACACGTAGTCGTCTTGCAGCACCTGAAGCTTTATGACATGAGGATTGTCGCTTGAGCAGACGGGACCACTTACGATGACGCCCCAGTTCCAACGGAAGTAGGTGACGCGGAGGCCGTTTGTCGTCTTCCACTCCCAATCTCCAAGAACTTCGTCTCCTTCAAGCAGATCTTTGACGTTTCTACGAACGCTGTTGGCTGACACTTCACGGCCCTCCTCCCGTTGATAGGTAGGCTGTGAATCAATGTCGTTTATCTCTCGTAGATTCTAAATGGACATTTGTATGAGTAGAAACGTGTGTGTACGCTATTTGACGTATCAAGTGTGGTTATGTCGATCCATTTCATACCATCAACATTTTCTTCTGTCAAGATGCTGATGACCATTTGTGGTCCACTTTGCACGAGTAACGCGTCACCAGGATGTTCAGAGTCGATGAAATATCCGACAACGACATCACCCGGTATCAAATCACATGCCGAGATGTCGATTGTATTTTCACTCGTTTGAGTACACTTCATATTCAAGAATTACTGAGCAGGTGATGACAATCACATTTGACTTCAAAAGTAATTTGACACGATTAAATTTCCAGTTTTCTTCACGGCCTATCACGAGCGCGTTCTTGAACGCCTCTTGCTTGCCATCTTCGCCAGTTACAGCATAGCGTACATTACCCGTCAACAAATCGCCAGGACTAAAATCATAAGCATATTTCCACTCAATCATGAGCGTAGATTTCTATTTGTTCTTCTTTGTTGCGATGAATTGTGACTATGTGATGATTCTGTAAAAAGAGAGTGATGACGTATACGTCATAAGAGAAATTTCCTCTTAGCGTTGTGATAAATGAACATTTGCTAATCACCATTGCATTCACCCATGCCTTACTTTTAATAGACGGAGTTGGATTAAGAAGACCATCTTTCCAAGTGCCTGTAAGCAAATCACCAGGCACAAGTTCGTCAACTGTGACATACTTCAACATCGCGAAAGACCTCGTAGCGCTCATGTTGAGAGCCTGACGCGTTATACCATCTGTGACACACTTCACCATTTGGTAGCATCACTGTCAACCCGAATAAGTCACTGTGCTGTGAGCTGATGATCATGACGTTTGCATAATCGCGCACGTAAGAAATATCAGCTTTACGCGGTGGTGGATTTAAGAACTTGATTTTACCAGTCAACACGTCACCAGGTATCAGTTCACTGCCATGTACGTAGATACACTCATTCATCGTACTTTTCCCTTACACAACGCAAAGAACAACCACGTACGAACCCGGAAATAACCCCTGAGTCTGATGCTGATAATGGCACGACCTCATTGTTTGTTGTGAGCACCGTAATCTTCCAAGGAAAAGTTATATGTTCACCTTCAACCAACGTAGTGCTACACAACGTAGGCGTCTTTGAAAGCAAGATGCAGCGTTTAGTCAGCGTGTATTTCAGTCCATCGTTCGCCCAAATTTGCGACGGCTCATATTCTGAATGATAGTTGTGCCATATCCACGTGACTGCATCACCCGGTTCAATGAGAGCTATGCCAACAGCGTCTATGGGCTTCACATTTCAATGATATCACATTTTACACACGTCTGCATCGCGCTTGAGTCGAAGGGTGTACCAATCACCCAAGCAATACGTTTGCAGTACAGCATCATGGTAGATATAGCTTATGGAATATAGATCGTTTTTAGCGCCTTTTAGCTCAATGCTAATCACAAGCTTTGGAAATGATTGCTCTTCTACATAACATGACATCGATGTAGGGTAAAATGCACAGAATATTGTGTCTCCCGGTTCAAGCTGATTGACTTCTATATGTTCTAAGTTGTTCATTCATTATCTCGTGGTCTGTATATGTCAATTTCTTCTTCACCGCTCAACGGATAACACGATTCGCCGTGAAATGCAGGCATAAACGTGATGTTCCAAAATCTGGACATGAGCTTGTGCGGTGGGATGACAGACACGATGAGGTAATGCTTGCCTTGAAAGAGATTGACGTCTCCTGGCATAACGTCTTTGACTTTCATTTTTTCAAACATCGTCGTCCCTAAGCAACGTGACAAAGCCATCTGCGTCATCTTTTACGACAAGCGTCTCAGCTAGCAATTCATTGTGGTGTATTTCTCCGTCTTCTAACCAATAAACACATACCATCGATTTGGTGAATACGCTATCAGGGACGAGGCGCGTGACTGCGACTATTATTTGTGACGTTGGTGAATCATCTCGCTTGCGACCGACCAACCAATCGCCAGGAACGAGCTCGTCCATTCTGCAATTCATCATTCACCTTCGCGTGAAAATCGGTACACTTCTCGTGTCTTCCAATGCGTTACTCTAAATAGATGTCCCTGAGTATTGAGAAATGTCAAACTACATGACCCGCTATCGAAAAAAATTGCAATCAATAACTTGTGAAAGTGAGCATTTCCTTTATGACCTTCCCACGCAAACACATCACCGGGCAGCAGTCGCGCTATGTAAGTCTTTGTGAAAAGTTTATCTGATGACATAGATGATATCACTTGGAGAAGTTACGTACTCGCTTACGTCTGTTCTACCACGTTCTAACATCGTAAACTTAATGCTACCATGACGCAATTCATTAACAGCAACAATTAAACATGCGTGAAGCCACTCATACACAAGGTGTTCGATACCCAGCCCAACGATTGTATCGCCAGGATATGCATCTTTTGCGCGCAGCTTTATCGCATCACTCTGCATATCGCCAACACGCTACGTGCAAGTTGCCGTAATTCGTTATCGAATGATACCCATATTTCCCAATATAAGTGATATTAACTTTATCACCATGATTTTCATGAATTACAGAGATTACCAATTTACGATCCCCTAGATACCAAAGCCTAGCGTATAGATCTCCTGGCAGAAGATCATTGTACGTGCACTCTGAAAATTGCATATCCTCTACAATAGAACAACACAATCATGTGATGTACCATCATTGCATGCTAAAGTATCTCGTGTGCACAATGTATTGCGGTGAGCCTGACCTTCCGCATCATCTGAAGGCGATATCGCAACAAGGCGTTGAGATTGATCACAGGATCATCAGCTTCAAGAACGAGATGGAGGCACACAATGCCGTGTACTCTGCCTTCAACACAGCAGGTCCTGAGTGGATTCGTGCCAAGATTGATGCAGATGTGGTGCTGACGCCCAGTGTACTGGCTCGCATAGACGCGCCGTCAAACGCGTGGATTGACCCACAGACACACGACTTCTTCACGGATAAACTGCTACATGCCGGTGTGGCAATATATGGTAGCAGCGTCAGATTTCGAGTGCAGACTGACCCTCTGAAGTGTGATCGCAATGTGATAATCCCACCAGTAAATCAATGCGGTATTGGAGTGATTGGAACACACGCTGCACACGCAGATGAAATCACCGGATTTCACTTTGGATTTCACAGGGGCCTGAAGAGCCAGCTTCCCGTCTATGAGGACTTGCTGGCTGCATATAAGAAACACGGAGATCGAGTGCGGCTCATGGCAATTCGCGGGTTTGAACTCGGACAGTCAGATCGCTACAAGGAATGGCACCTTGGAGGAAAGCCTGTGACTGCAGACCACAACTACGGCGACGGCTTGCGACAGTTATTCGATGAGTTCAAGGGCGATGACGCACCCGTGCTTACTCGTACGTGGCGATAGATCACTTTATTCGCAACACTGGATCATTCTTTGTGAATTGTAGCTCTTTGTAGCAGTTATTCCATCTTGGCCACAAGACACCAATAAGCCAGTGAAATGGCATCTCAGGGTCGCGACGTGACGTTATTGCTATGGCGAAAAATTTTGGATGGAATGCACATTCAACAAAGAACATGTCACCAGGCAAAATGTCTTTGGCAAGTACCGGTTCAGTGTATTGATCATCATTCATGCTAGTCGACTCACAAGGTAGATTGAGTCATATTGTCCCAAGTACCATTCTTGTACATTTGTGTCTGATAAACAGATTAACTTACGACTACGTTCACGATTATCAACGAGTATGGCAATCACGAGTAGCAATGATTCATCCCTTGCGACCAAGAGATCACCAGGATGGATTTTATCATATTGAATGTAGACGCCCATTATCCCTCGATCCCGTAGTACCCATAACAATTCGCCCACCGCGGCATAATCCACGTGCTGAAGAGACCACGATTGTCGATCACAAAGAACCCGCGGTGTGAAGAAGATATACCCACTTCATTGCTTATCTCCGACACAATAAGACAACGACATATTGTTAACGATCCAGAGTCAAATGCTAATGCTTGCGTCCCAGGAGAAAAGTCCTGTATGATATATGGTCGCAAAATTTTGAGCATTTCTACCTTTGATAATCCAACGTAAGGTTCTGATGAGAACGATGCTTGTGGCAACGATAGAAAAAACTCTTCAAGTTCCGGATTGATTATCATGTTCTTCGCTATTGTCTATGGCAAAGCTGGACTCGGTACGCGAAACATACCCTAAACTTGCATCAATAACTGTTCGTCGCAACACACCACAAGCGTCTAACACATAGATTGATGAGTATGCATGTATGTCGTCTTCGCTTAGTTTGTCCTTATTCACCGCTATGACAAGTAGCGGATTGTGTATTAGCCTGTTATATCCTTCATCAAAATCAGGTAGCGTACTCTTGTGAGGAATGTTATTGAAATCACCTTCTCGTGTCCAGTACACAAGGTCACCAGGCTTTGGAACGCAAAACCTCATAGGATTTCACCATCTCTCAGGACGACGAAGCGTTCATTGTTAACAATTCGACATGTTACAACGTGCGTCGTTCCAAATTGAATTATTGATAACATGACGTAGACATCAAATTGAATTGACACGACAAGATAGTTCGTATCTCTATACAAGATGATATCGCCCGGTTGTATGTCCTTGATCAACACGATTCATCTCGTATGATGTTCCAAATTGGATGAATGGGATGACGATCTACGAAGCACAACTTACCTTGCGTTAGGTAGTGCAAATTCACATATCCATAATGATTGTCTACGCTAACAATAAGTATGTGGCGACGATTAGATGGCCATCCAGGCATTATTGCCAAATCACCGGGCAATAGCTGATTAGTTTTGACTTCAATCATTGATGCACTCAACAGAAAGCGTCTCTAGATAGCGCTTATATACGCGGCCAGTGAGTATGTCTGAATCATTCAAGACAGTAAATTCACATACATCATTCTCGAATACGAGAATTGATATCAGCATAGTCAACTTACTACCGCCGACGTAGTACACATCGCCTGGTGTAAGGTTGATTGCCGTTTTACGTGACATCACAATCCTACTTCATCTTCGCAATCTACGCGTATGATTTTATCAGTATACCGCAATGTACCACGTATTACTTGCATTGTAGGAGAAACAACCGCGACGTAATACATGTCGTCCCCATATCCAGAGTGTTGTATCGAAACAATCATGCCGAGTTTCGTAGCACCGACACCGCCCAGACCGCCGCCTCCCCCGCAGTACACTATGTTACCCGGGACCAGGCTACCAAATTCGACAGTTTTGTAACCGCTCATTGTATTATGTCCAGTTCTTGATCTAGCGCCCAAGCGAAGCTGTGCAATTCACTTTTGCAAGTAAGGATTGTCACGTAAACGCCTGTGCCCGCATGCAGTACAGAAATGACAATAAATGTCATATGACTGTTAGACATGTATCGTCCTAAACTTCCTGGTGTGATATCACGTACGTACAAGCATCACCCCTCTTCAAGGCGCATAATCACCGCCGTCCAAGCGCCAACCCACTCTCCCGGCAATGGAATACATCCCTTGGGCGATAGAAGCGTAAGCAAGTGAAGATCAGATTCCCTACGTTCTACGCTTATGACCAACCACAGGGCGTTTTTGTTATCGTCAGTGACGATGATATCACCTGGTATGATATCTCGAGTCATCATCCTACGCAACATCGCGTATCACTCTCATCTTTTTCATGTGATGCATGATTTCTTTAATCAGTTTACCATCGTATGTCAGCAAACTACACTCGATGAGTCCAACGTGAATGTAATCGTCTCTACAACAACGAACGACAGCAATCACAAGCGCAAACCGTGAATTTACAATCATAACGTCGCCAGGAACTATTTCAATATCCAATGATCTTGCGTCATTCTTGTAGCCTCTCGACATACAACGTCAACCTGCTAAAGCTAATGTTTGTCGGTAAATTGTACAGCTTACCATCACCATTTACGACGCATATGCAATTTATGCCTTCACCCGCCCGTATTTTTACGCTAATTACTAAAGCAGGCGGTCGTAAGATGCATAATTTTGGCGTTGCGTTGACCCACATAGTTCCTTGAGTCCACCAGATCAAATCACCTGGCAAAACATTGTCGAATAAATCCTGGCAACATGTTACAGTGATCATGTTTCCTCTTCGCGAGGAAACCGCTTGAATTTAAAATCTGTTCTGTACATCACGTGTGTCGGACCAACGCTGTCTACGGAATTGAGAATCATCATAGCGACATTATCAACTATGCGTCCATTATACGTGTATATGAGCTGCGTAGAAATTATCAACCACTGCGTTTTGAACCACAACACCACATCACCTGGGAGCAGTTCATCTGCTCGGCAATCGATCATATCATTATGAGTCATCTTGCTTTAATCGACGTATTGTTCCAAATTGATGCTCCCCGATTGTTTTCTTACTCACCCTACCATTGTCATAAATCATCGTAAGCATGCGATATTGATAATCATCTAGTGCTGTAGATTTGACATTCTGCGCCGCAATGACCAACCGCCACACATTTGCCCACATGATCATGTCACCGGGCACAATTTCAAAGGGGTTGACGTATTCGTATTCGTCAGTCATGATTCATCCACTGCGAAACGATGTATCATAGTGTCACCTATAGGAAATGTTCTTTCTATCAACTTTTGTGTTTGAAGCACTATGAGCGTATATCCAATGTGTTTATGGTATTTCATTGTGATGACAAGACATAGGCCATCACCAAATACAGACACATACGCATCACCCGGCTGAAGATCACGTACGCACGCGTTTTTAGCAAACTTCATGATGCATCCTCTCCCTTGAACACACGGGTGACTGTTCCATCATAGACAAAATACCTACTTTGATAACGCCCTTGTGACATACAACCAACTCACAAAGGTTGTGGCATTGATATGAAGTAGGGAGATTTTTAACGCTGATGACAATAGAGGGACTGTTAAAGTAATAAATCACATCACCAGGGCATAGGTCGCCCACATACGTTTGTTCGTGATGTATCCACTTGCTCATGTGTTGTATCTACGGATGTGGCATATTGAGTATACAAAGTAATGCCTATGTTTCACAACGTCATCCAATATAATGGCATGAATACGTTCTTTTTCAACACATACGCTGAGCACAAGACACCATCGTAAGCCAACTTCCATTACGTCTCCTGGAAAAAGTCCCATTGCCGCTATCAACATTTCATCATCATTCATGAGCGTACTTCCATAGCGTCACAGTCCAATTTTCTGCGTAGTGAAATGAATCAACTTTACCATCGATCAACACTGATACGATGATTCGCTCATATGATACACGCATGTTTATGGCTACGCCTACGACCATGCGCATGGCGCCAAGACAAAGTAACAGATCGCCCGGCTCGATTTCACAAGCGCGATGGCGATATTCGTCAGTAAGTTCGTCCTTAAACATGGATGTGACGCACGAACTTGACTGTTTCCAACTGCTCAAAGAGATAAGGGACATTCCGTCCGTTTATCAGAACGTCTGCTCGGATGTTATCGTACACTACTCTCCAAACTGCGATCACTAGCTTCTCACCCATACCAGACACGACAAGCATGTCTCCAGGTTGAAGCTCGTACGCAAAACCCATCTTTGCGTTTGTCATGATCTCTGCTCTTCTCCCCACTGCCAGGTATACATGGTGAAATTGAAGTGGAATTCTCTTTTCACTATAGCGTTGTTGCTGGTGAGTAACACAGTCAAACACGTAGAATTCCAATCGTGATATACACTTACGATGAGGCAGTATCTCGAGCCTTCGAGTATCATATTACCGGGCACGAGATGCCGCACTTCCATTCTTGAAAAAGTCATGTTCGATACTTCACGCAATGCACAGTCCACCATCTCTGACATAGTTTGCGTTCTAATGTATTGTCACTGCGCAAGACAATAAAATTGATGTACGCCGAAGAACGACGTACGCTGACGACAAGTTTACCTTCAACTATGTCGCCTGGCTCAACGTCGTTCACAACCATTACGCCATCAAATACATCATCAACATAGTTTATTTTCATATTTGATATTTTGCACAATGCACCGTTGAACCTGTGATGCACACGAATCGTTCCAATACGCTGTCGCGGTGCAGGACAGTAAAAACAACTCGAGTCACAGAACGATGAACACTGATGACGAGCATTCCCTCGACTATGTCGCCGGGTTCAACAACATCCACGGACATTATCCCAATGCTCTCGTCAGTCATATAGCTTGTGCCAATTCAACACGCTCGAGCTGCACATGCTTGTGGAACTTATACTGTTGAACTTGTGTGCCAACGAGCACAGACAATGTTACACTTACGTTGGAATTGTCAATATCAACACTCACGATAATGCACCACCACTTCTTGGTATTGTGGTCAACCCATAATCCTACGATATCACCAGGGCAGATATCTGTTACAAATACCAATTTGCAATTTTCTCGAACAGGTCTCCAATTAGACATACAGCTTCACTTGTGTGTCGCACAAATAGCGCAATTCACGCACCCCAGAACGCCAAAGAACGCGCAGGAGAATGAAATGTTTTTGTTCGTAGACAATGCTTAATATAAGCACCCGTTCTGGAGGAAAACATAACATATCGCCCGGCTCAAGATCACAGGCCAATACAGATATGTACTGTGGCAATTCGATCGTGTCTTTCATCACAGCTTGAGCTTTTTCAAGACAGACATACTGGAATACCCAATCTCAAGAAGGCCAAATTCTGTGAGAAACTGTAACTTCATAAGACGCTGACTATTAGTTTCTCTACATGTACCGATCACAAGCGCCCATCCAATTTGATGTCCGTGAAACCGCCACTGCGCAATGTCTCCCGGAACAATGTTGCCAGCATATTCCCATTCCCAATCGATTGCTTTACGCTCGTTCATGACCACTTCGCCCTGCGAATGTGCACACATGACGTTAGCGCAAACACATGTTCGGTTATTGCGCCATAGCGCAAACACGAAACAAAGATACGTTTGTTGCCTTGATATTCTCCTGATCGTACGCTAATCACAAGGGAAAATTCCATGCCAAATTCACGCAGAAGATCACCAGGTTCAATCGAACATGCTTGGACGTATTCAATACCGAAGCTTGTGTGGGAATCAATAATCATCAGCTCTTATCATGACAAAATACAAATCGTTGTTATCTACCCAAGTAGACATTAGCGTTGAATCTCGTAAGGTTGTCACATAGCTACGTTGTACGTCAACATTCTTGTGATGCTTCACACTCACTACAAGCACAGCACGCTTATTAGAGTAATTGCTATAGAACACAACATCGCCGGGAACCAAGTTCCCTGCACGTTCCCAACCTTGCCCACATTTATTGCTCATTGTTCATCCTACGAACGTGAATATGCGTCGTTGGAATAAACAGAGTCTCTAGCACAACACCGTGCTCAATATATGAGACAAACACGCGTTTTGCACCTCGATATTCTCCTGATCGTATGCTGATAATGAGGTGAAATTTCCCGTCGTAGTCGTACATCATATCACCTGGTTCAACCTTGTGGATTGGAACGTAAGCGACATCTGGGTCTGTGTGGGAACCAAAAATCATGTATCCCTCTCAAGAATCATAACGCCGTCACTTGGTAAGAATGTAACAGTTGCAAGTTGATTTCCTAACAATGTTGTAAGTTTGATGTAGTAATTTTCTGGCGTGGGAAGAAACACCGATATCACAAGTCCCCATCGAAACAACACATCACCCGGAATAACATTGCGAGCAGCTACGTGCATGATGTTATGGCTCAATGTTCATCCTGCGAATGTGCAGGTATACTACTGGTATAAGTTTAATTTCTACCACCACACCACATTTCAAATATGAAATAAAGATGCGTGTTGCGTTGTGATATTCTTCTTGCCTTGCAGCGACCACGAGGTGAAATTTTCCAAGGTGATCATACAACATATCGCCCGGTTTAACCTCGTCCGCGCGAATGCAATCAATTGTCATATCTGTGACGTCTGCATGAGTATCAAACATTACAACACTCGCAAAGCACCAAGAATAATTCGTCGAGGCGTTCGCAACGCATGACAAGAAAATTCTCACGTAACATCATCACAGTGACATTGTGTGTATTTGGTCGAACACTCACCACAAGACAGACGTATCCACCATGAAAGACAAGATCGCCGGGTGTTAGGTTCTCAGCTTGTTTCATTGTTCTCTCGTCAAAATCACGTACGAGTTTTCGATCGGTTGCCAAGGCCATGTTATAACACACCCCCTATACAATGTGATTATCTTTGCAGAATGCTCAAGAGCGTTAAATTGCACTTTGATCACAAGAGCGGGACCGCCGCCAAAAATGATGACGTCGCCCGGGACAAGGTCAGCTACTGGACACGCCTCGTTGTTCACAGGTCCCTCACCAAGATTATGTGACCTGTACAATATTCTTTGTAGTAATTCCCTAAGACACCGTTAATCAATGTTGTCACTTTGACGTGGTTACCATCATGCATCACACTTATCACAAGACCAGTATAACGCCCACGTCGATAGAAAACGATATCACCCGGAACCAGGTCTTCCGCTGCACACCATTGTTGGTCGCTCACTGAACTTGAGCTATCATCGATCGTCGAGCTCGTGGGGGAACCAAAAATCACGATTCCCTCACCATGCACGCATACCGAGACTCATTGACTGCGTGTAGAGTGATCACTTCACTGCCGAACAGATAGACAAGAACAGTACAATCCAAATGCGCTCGACACGACCTAACGCTTATGACAAGTGCCATGTCCTTTATGACATCGCCTGGCTCAAGAGATATCGCTCTACGCCATTCGTAGTTCTTGATCAACATGTCTTTGACGATAAAATCTGAATAGTTCATAGCTCAACCACGGGAATCAACGTGAATTCATTGCTGAATTCAAATGAACTAATCGTCCCTCGCGCGGCAGACAAAATCCAAATCTTCCTCGCGTCTTCATTGTGAATACTGGCAATCACCATGCCCTTGTGCATCCGAAGCTCAACAAATCTGTCACCCACTGTCCAAGTACCACCTATGCTGTTGTGCAACAAGTCTCCAGACTCGAGCTCATACGGATATTTCAAGACTACACCCTCAATAGGCTCCAAGTACGGAGGCAGACCTCGCTTGTAGGGGACATACACAGCCTCAGGATACTCTATGCTAATCATGGACTACACTCGAACATGTCCGTGCCGTCACGAAACCAACAATCACAATCCATCGTTGATTTTTCATGATAGTACATGGAATACAATTCATAGTTGAGCGTGGCGGGATGATGTCCAAGCCAGTGCACAGAAATCCCGTTATGTTCAATGCGTTCCGTGGAGACAACAATGCGTGCACCACGACGACCACGTACAATCATGTCTCCGGGCAGGAGTTCACCCACAATAACGTAATGATCCACTGACATCATAGTTCTCGTCGATCGTCGAATTCACATGCGTCATCGATCGTCGAACCACGTCGACAACGCAATCAACCATGATGTCTCTCGATCTCCAACACATCTTCACGGCACCGCAACCAAAAATCAAATCCATAAAATACGGACAGTGTCCCAGTATCTCAGCTTCTTATGGTAAACAGACTTACGCTTTAAGAAAGTCACATCATACCAGGCAGAATCACCACCATCACCCTTCTTCACGCTGATCACTAGGCTCCACTGATCATTAGGCATGAAAGGTCTGTCTCCTAGAACATAGACAAGGTCTCCCGGCAGCAACTCACAAGCCGGCTTGTACTTCAAGTCGTCACTCATTGCTCTCTCAATACAAGCAACAGCTCGTTCATCCAGATCCAAGGACCAAATGTTCGCAAATAGAAAGTCCCGTCCGATGTCAGGAGCTGCATTGATTTGCAATAGGCTGATATGACAAGCGTAGGCCTTCGAACATATTGCATCTCTGCATGCACATCCCAGGGTTTAGAGTGCCCTTTGACTCGAGCATCTACTATCAAATCTCCAGGTAGGGCATCTCCCCATGCTATCTCGATAAGTCTCTGCACTGTACAACAGTACCACACGAACTCCCACAGCTGCATCGAGTGAGTGCAGCGTCTCACCGCACTCACCTTCCATACAGGGGTGCGTGACAGGTGGATGCGTACCTGTTGACGCATAGGGGGCACAGGGTAAGGCGATGTGTGCGAGGGGCTGCGGTGTGACGTGGTGGGTGGCATTATGCTGATATCTTTGATTTCAGGCACTTACGCACATCGCGCATAGTGCAGTTCACCAGCGATGCGCAGTGGGCCCTTCGACCACCTTGCGCCACCTGCCCCCATATTTATCGCAATCGACATCGACTTACGCACAGCTCACGCAACACGCGAGCTGCACCGGCCCCGGCTAACCCTAGGGCGTGGTGACTGGAATACCCTCTTGCACCCATCTCAGCTGCACCAGATACATCAACGTTGATTGTAAGCATTGCAGATCTTTGGGATGCATCGACGGGAGCTGCACCCCGGCCCTCCGACAATCTGAGCACGGGATTGGTAAGTGGCTTAGAATAAATGGGACAGTGAGAGTGGGTGCTATGGGAGGCTGGTGACCCGGCAGGCTGTAGTGTAGGTGACCTTAACCTTATGGTAGTATTGGCTCATGAGTGCAATACTATTCGTTTTCAATGTGTTCCGGTGGGTGACGCTCATCGGTGAAGTTTACTTCTATACATCGGTGTTTCTCATTGTGCCGACGTTCGCTGCTACACTCGCGTTCTTAGAGTACATGCGTGAACAACCGGTACGATTCTTTGAGCACTTCGCGTGGTACACCCTGTGTTGGTGCATCGGCAGAACGATTAGGATCGCTGTCGATATCTGGCGCGTGTACACTGCGAAGTGATGCACATATGCGCCTAACCCAGGGTGCAACGGTCTTAAATGCCGGCACGCGACAACGTCAATTGCACCGTGTAGATCATAGTTGAAAATGTCTAATGAGCTTATATTCTTGCCCGGTGACATCGTGCAGTGTGATATCATCAGTGGTAAGCCAATTTTGATTGTCGCAGTCGTAAAAACATATTCTGTGGGTTGGCCACCAGATGTTCCTGTCTGGCAAGTGTGGTTTATGCGGTCTGCGTGTGAACGACATGAAGCAACATTTACATCGTGGATTTGGTCCACGAAAGATTGGAATCAAGCAGTGATCAAGTTGAATTGAGCGTAGATCATAGTTGATCTCATTCGAGCAACGTGCATGCCGTATACAACGCGCGACGGACAGCCCTCATGCGGGCGAGAGGAGTGCACCCCCTCGGGTTCGAACCGAGACTAGCCGGTTTATGAGACCGGGGCTCTGACCGATTGAGCTAGAGGTGCAGGTCACAGTAGCTTAAAGACGATTCCCCTCGTATCAAGTTCGTGTGCAGCACTTACAAGGCCACCTTTGTACAAGAAAGTGATTTTGTACATATTATTGTCAATCATAGAGACACCCAATACTAGCGCTGGCATGACATCTTTTAGGTCTGTCATCTCGGGCATTTGTGCAGCCTCAGGTGTCCATGTTACCATGTCTCCGGGTAAGAACGGCGGATCATCAGAAGACTTTGTCACAGTACTTTTACATAGTGGGCAGACATCGTTCGTGATGACTCTTTGCCACGCCCCAAGACGTTGTTCTTATACAAAACAACTACGTCCCAAACATCGTCATCATCGACGCAACGATCATGTTCAACGCTCACGACCATCGCGGGCATTAGGTCTTTGGACGTAGGCATTAGGTCGGCCAATTTTGAAATTTGAGGAGCCCATGTTACCATGTCTCCCGGTAAGAATGGCGGGTCAATCATCTGGTCCCTTGAACTTGAGGTAGACAGGAGCCTCCACCTCTCCTTCACCCGGCACGTTGGCAACAACGATGATTGACATGAATCCTAGAGGAATTGTGAAGTGAATGACCTCAGTCCCGCGAGACGTGGGCTTGATTTTCCCAGTCACAACACGCTGGAAGAGGATGCCCTGCATGTTCTTGTTGTCCATGAACATATCCTATCAGGAGTTCGCGCCGATTGCACACAGTCCTACGATGATAGCGATGATTATCACCAGTGCGAAGAGCTCTGTCACTTGCCCACCGCCTCAAAGTCAGCAGCAGTGATGCAGATCTCTCTCCCGTCCGGTGAGCGAGCGAACAGCTCAGCATAGGAGCCTTCATCATTGAGAGTCTCCCGCTTGATGCGTAGGAGCCAGACGACAGTATTCTCTGGCAGAGTATAGCGAGCAGGTTCGTCTGTGAATGTGACAGTCTTGTCGACTCGCGTGTCACGAAGGGCGATAGCCTGGCACGGGAGCTGTGATGAATTGAAGATGTGAATCATACTTTTACCTCAACGTAGGGAGCATCCTCTAGACGCGTCCTGCCAAGTGATGTGATTCCCCACGTGCCGTAGTGGATCTTTTCCGCAGCACCACTAGCATGCAAGTCGTAAAGTGTCCGCTGAACTTGCGACAAGGTGCCAATTAACCGTACAACGTTAGACGCCGTGAGAGTTGCCCAAATATGGTATGCACTGCACTCGCCGTCCACAAACAAGATCTGAAGAATTGCGTCAGAACGATGTCGAAATGTGTGTAAAGGTCTCATCGGTTCTGGTGCATATGGGTTAGCCTTGTTAGGTTGCTTGTCTTGCACCTTCTCAGCTGCCGCCACGCGATCTCGGACCTTTTGCGCCTCGAGACCAACCCACTTTGACAGTTCCTCGGGACTCCCCTCCAGTTCGACGGGAGTCCCATTAATGGTATACGTTATCTTCACTTGCGTTTGCCTCTCCGGGCGCGCTTCGCAGCACGCTCCTCGCGACGAGCTGTCTTCTCAGCAGTGATCGTCGCCTTGTCACGGTTCTTGGAACCCTTGGGTCGACCGCGCCCGCGCTTCTCTCCCGTCGTCGGAGCTGCAGGCTTCTGCGCAAGTTCTGCGACGACCTTGCGCTTGCGGCGGACCTGACCCGTCGACTCAAACACGGTCTCCGGGTTGCGTCCCTTGGGCGGACGCTTGAAAGAGAATCCCTCGATGATTCCACGCTTCCAATTATTCATGCATTGTTGCTGCCTAACGGGATCTGACAACCGAAGAGATCCATCAGGATATGCGTCTTCTTTCATTAGGTAGACTCGAGTGTCCAACCATGGTTTTCCAGGTAAACAGGTGATGTATCTTTCGATAATGACGTAATCACCCTTTTTAGGAAGAAAAGTCGGGAGCTCATCTGCAGTATCCCAATCAATTGCGTCTTCCATCCATGAAATATCGGGTCGTTGAGCTTGACGTCGTGCAACAAGTTCTTCATTAGACATGGACGCAATCGCCCATGAAGTATCTTCATCTTCAATGATCTCAGAAGATGATTCATTTGACTCGACAGGAATTGTCGCGTCAACAATCTCAATATCTTCGTTTTCTTCCGAATTCATGATTCATTCTACCTTATTAGGTGTGGAACTACACTTGACGTCTTTCCAAAGAAAACCACAAACGGGTCTCACATGACGAGCGCGATAAATTTGATGAGCATCATCATGACCCTGTGAAGTTAGTTCAAGCACCGCGTGTTTGATAGAGGGAAAGATTTTGATAACGTTTCCCTCTAGATCACATTGCGCAATTTGTTTTCGTTGTAGTTTTGATAACTTTTCGCAGGTTTCTTGACGTACTTTACGCCCGCTTAACGCAATGCTAAGTTTTTGTTTCGTCTTTTCAGAGGTGACTTTCCCTTGATGAGACGCTTTCATTTTCAAGATTGAATCAGCTGAATGCGGCCCAAGTTTTTTGCCTTTATGAGCAAGACTCATTTTACGTCGAGTTTCTTCACTATGTTTTCCTCGAAAGCCGTCACCACCATCTGTACAGTTATATCCCTTAGGGGCTTTTGCGCCATGAGAGATTATATGGTGACGCTCTAACTCGTCCAACTCAGATTGAGTTTCTACATTTTCAAGGATTACCCACAGAAATTTATCACCTGAGCAACGCAACGCTCGGTGAAATGGAAAACTTGATCCATGGGTGGCGAAATAGAAGTGCTGAGCACAGCGATGTTCAAGATCAAATTTTGTTTGACCTACATACGCTTTCTCAGAAGAAATATTGAAGGCGAGGTAAACTATCAATCCTTGTCACCCACCCACACGTTACCGTGAATATCAAGCGATGTCGAGAACCCTAGCACACGGGCACGGTACTCGAATGCATTCGCTCGATCTGGGTCGACGAACTTGAAGTGATATTTGCGGTCAGAATGGTCCCTGTCTGCTAGAGAGACCTCGTACTCATTATCTGCTTCGTCTCGGGCAATGCCTTCTAGACGACGATACTCTTCATTTGTCATGTGGTTCTCCACGTTGAGGTACAGTGGGAATCGAACCCACGAACGCTGTAGCCCTTGCAAACTACCGTCAATGGCGTCCACCACCAGGCACCAAATAATTCGAAACCAGTATCGAAGTTGGTCTACCCTTGGTTGTACAAAATAGCGACGAGTGACCCGCAGATTCTAACATGCAGAAACATCCGAAAACAAGCTGGATCGAAGTCGCTCGTCAGCAGGTTGGAAAGGTCATGAGCCTTTTGGGCGCCCCATTTGCGCACCCAACCCAAAAACGTTACTGACACCTAGTGCACAGCGTTGTTCACGTTTGATTTACAAATGTCCACAAGCCTGTCGACCTGACACCTGGACCCTAAGCGTCGTCATCAATTTTTGTTTTTTCTGTTTCGTGACATCGACGAGTTCATCGCTCGTCGACTGGTGGAACATCCCGAGAATCGAACCGGTGCCCCGAAGGGGCGGGAGCTCCGACTAAGCTCGGTATCCCAAGCTCTGGTCTACGCCCCCGAGAGCATCCTGCTCACAAGACGTCCCGTACGGCAGGTTACCCTGCAGCAGGTAAGTATAACCATACCACAGGGCCGTGCCGTGTACACATGTGGGTTACTGGTAGGAGAACTCACCAACCTTGAAGAGACCCTCACCACCCATACCCAACAGCATTTGCTTGCCCGAAGATCCGAAACGATTCTTTGTGGTGCCGAGGATGCGTTGGCCGTAGAACTCTGACTTCTTATCGTCGTCGATGTAAAGATGCATATGGGCATCTACGGCATGCTTGACAGTGTTCTTACCTGCAAACTCTCCCGATTTGGTCACCTGGCCCACCAGGACGAGGATGGGATACACACCGTTGTATCCCTGCTTGCAGAAGTCGGTGAGCTGCTCGACCACGCGGACCTGAGACGCCGGGATGATGTTGCCCGGACCGTACTTGCCGTCGTTGAAGGTCTGGAGAGAATCCGCCATGAGGAAGAAGTCCTTGCCCGGATTCATGTCCATGAGGTACTTGGCGTGGTCCACCATCGAAGACGAGTGGCCTGACCAGAGTTTGGGGTTCTCGACGCTGGCGAGGGGACCCACCAGCTCGTCCTGACCAACGTAGAAGTGAGAGTCGAGCTTCATGCGCTCTGACTGCATCTTGGTCTGGAAGAGTGACTCCTCCCGGGTGTTGAAGAGGACGATCGCGTCATTCCGCAGCGAGATGGCGTTGGCCAGCTGCAGGGAGAGCGTGGTCTTGCCGGCACCGGGGGTGCCAGTGAAGAGGATTGCCGTGGAGGGGACCGCACCGTTGCCGGTTGCGGAGGCGAACAGTTCATCCACCCAGTCGATGCCGAATGAGATCCGCCGCCGCATGTGGGCCGGGACCTCGATGGAGTCGATGGTGGCTCCCTGAGGGAGATCGCGTAGCGAAACATTCAGTTTCATTGACATGGTTTCAATTTATCTTCTGGTCTGTTTAGCAGCACCGTGTGGTTGTTGGTTCCTGCGCTGGCTGTCTTGTGAGCCAGAATTACCATAACCCCAGAATGGTATACTAGGCCCTCGTGCCCTACACCTGTGCCGCTCGCGACGTGATAGAGTAAAGGTAGACCATGGGCAACGTAATTGAGCATCCCGCGCAACACGCAAATAACTGGATCGAGAGCGTCGCAGAGGACTTGGAGTCCATGTTCCGCATCGGGCTCCCGCGAGCTCGTCGTCTCGCTCAGCAGGCTGCGTTCGTCAATGACGACGAGATGCTGCGGGCGATCGCTCGCATTCACGGAATCTACCAGGAACACCTCCTGGATGAATTTGTTGACTACTGGACATATTCCGAGTCAGACAGCTGAGTGCACTCCATGTCTTGACAGGGTAAAGTAGACTCACCAACTAGACAAGGCACCAATAGAGGACTATGGCAAAGACTACGCTATCAATCACCAACTTCCTAAACTGCGCCAAGCTGCTGCCGGCGTTCGTATCAATATTGATTCGCGCAGACCATGGCGTTGGGAAAAGTGACCTGACGAGAGAACTTGGTGAGTTCTTCAGGAATCGCGACTTCGATGGTAAGGGTTTTCCCGTCATCGACCGGCGACTCTCTCAGCTCACTGAGGGTGACATGGTGGGTCTTCCCAGCACCGACGGCGAGGTCACCCGCTTCAATCCTCCCGATTGGGTGAAGCGTGCGTGCCTTGAGCCGTGTATGTTGTTCCTTGACGAGATCAACCGCGCTACCCCTGAGGTGATGCAGGCTGCATTCCAGTTGGTGCTCGACCGTGAGCTCAATGGGTGGAAGCTGCATCCGCAGACTCGGGTGTTTGCTGCCGTCAACACCGGTGCGAGCTACACGGTGAACGAAATGGACCCGGCGCTGTTGGACCGTTTCTGGGCAATCGACCTGAAGCCCACCGTTGAGGAGTGGCTTGCATGGGCTCGGAAGCGCGAAGACATCCCCGAGATGATCGTGGACTTCATCCAGGCGAATGAGCGTCACCTCGACCCTCCCGTTGACTATGAGCTCGGTAGCAATACGTCGTCTCGTCGTTCGTGGCACCGCCTCGGCCGTGCTCATATCGAGGCAAAGGTGGATGACAAGCCCGATGATCCGATCTTCTTCCACATGTCCCTTGGCTTCGTAGGTCTGGAGTCTGCAACTGCATACGTGGACTTTGCCAAGCACTATGATGCCCAGGTCTCTGGCACTGAGATCCTCAACAAGTTCGCCAAGAAGCTGCACAAGGATTTCAAGCCAGGTGACATCGGTACCCCCGATGACAAGACTGTGTACACTCCCAAGGTCCTGAAGCGCCTGGAGCGCATGGGCCAGGAGCGTTTGGTGGGCCTGATCGAAAAGGTTGCTGACGCTATCCGCACTGAGTGTGCCGGGAAGGGTCTCACCCCCGAACAGGGTGCATCGGTTGGCAAGTTTGCCACGCTGCTCCCAGCAGAACTGCGAGTTGCACTGTGGTCCAAGGTCACTGACAACGAGCTGAATGACATGAAGCTCAACAAGGACGTGCACAGGTACATCGCGCCGTTTATCATGAAATCGTTTGGAGTTCCCATGGGCCGCGCAGGTGTCGGCGTAGCGCCCAACATTCCAGATGCTTTCAAACCTGGTAACAAGTGATCGATCGCTCGTCGATCGTCGAACATGCGCTACGGCGAAAGGAGTCTAATAGTGAACTCAACTGATGAGATCGATCGCCTGCTCACCTACGAGGTGATGCATGAGCTCGGCATCCTGCCGCTCAATATGGCGCAGTGCAACGTAAAGAAGATGCTCGATTCTCTTGACGAGATCGATGCCACTTCTGCGCGTCGGAAGTTCCGCAAGTTGTGGCGATCACTCGTCGCAGCGGCAAATACTACTCCTGAGAATCGAAAGAGAATGTACGGGTTGGGCGCTCCACAGCCAACCGTAGGACAACGTACTGCTCGTAAACAGATCGTCCTGATTCATGTCAGGCGCATCGTAGCGCAACGACGAAAGGCAATTGCTGATTCTCTGAACGGGTAAAGTTGGTGTCTTGGTAGACGGACATGGGAAGTACACTTGCTTCCCATCGTTCGTCGATCGTCGCGCGTTGTATACGGCGCGCAGCCACTCGCGGGGTGCCCGCTCACTCGGACGGCTGCACCAGCGACAGCGTCCACGGGGCGACAATCCTGTCGCGCAGGAGGAACGTGTGAATGATGTCCTTCGTTGTCACAGTTCGTCCGCTCTTGCGGTCCTTTGCCATGCGCTCCACTTCACGTGGACCGATGTACAGCATCATGTGACCAGGACCACAGATTTTATTAGCGTCCCCCTCATGAGTCAACATGACGTTGCACTCATCGCCTTCCTTAGCGTCCCAGTCTGCTTTCATTGACGCAGAACTGAGCCACATCGTTCCTGGCACCAACGCAGTGTGGTACGCAGCAACTTGGTCGGCAGTCATGTCAAGAAAGGGATTGACATGGTGCTTGAGGTTGTGTTTCTTGCCCGTGGTTTGCTTGGGCACTACACCAGTGTATTTCTGCTGTGGATTTGCCACCAACACAACTTTGGTGCGCTGAACACGACGTCCATGAAGTTTCATGAAGCCTCTTTCTGGTTCTAAGGTACCACACCAGACGGCTTGAGTGCATCAGGGTTGACTGGATATTCTGCCCAGTGGATTTCTCCCTCAGCTGTTTCAACAGCGCTCTTGTATTGGCTCTCGAGGGCCTCGACGTTCTTTTCGAGGGCCAGAATGGTGGTTTCCACATCTTCTCCCTCTTCCAATTGTTTGGCACCAAACCGCGTATCGGCAAGCAGCCGTCGCCCGTCGACGACCCGCTCGAGGGTGTCAATGACCGTAAAAGGAACGCCGATATCTGTGAGGGCTGTCTTGTATCCGTTATATTCTGCGCGAAGCGTGGGGTCGTCAAGGGTAAGTGTGTACCTGTCCTGGGCGCTGCGTAAGATGTCCGAGAGGTCTAAAACGTGTCTCATGAATCCATTATATAGCATATGCAGGAAGGTGGACCATTGGATACGGTGGGACATGAGGCAATCATGGTACGCCATGAGGCCGGTGAACTCAACCCTAACATGAGGTATTCTACCACCATGAAGATTGGTCGCATTTACGCTAACATCGCCGGGGATTCTCGGTATTGCCAAATGCTCGAGGTACACCTTGAGGGCAACGAGGTAACCGTGCAGATCTGGGAGACTTCTCCTGTAGGTGGCATGGACGGTCCTGGTGGCTGCTATCCGACACGCTGCAGGGTGGAACGCAAGATCGAGAACTGCACCGGCAAGGCGCTCGCTGCTGTCATCAAGGACTTCATTGGGTACTACGGTGACACCATCCGACACTACGGCAAGCCCATGAAGAACTTCATCTGGTACGGCGACGGGTGCGACAAGCTGCGAGGCTACTCTGCCAAGACTTGTCAGGTTGCACTGGACGCCAACACCCGTCAGGGGTGAACCCAATGCCTTCCTTAATCGCTTCATTCAACTTCTACAACGCCACCCCGGCCGCACTGCGTACCGAGGTGATCAACATGGTCCGTCGCATGAGCGATTTCATCGACTGGAACAACATCTCTGCTGCTCACCGTGAGCGTGACAACATCAACACCCTCCTCACCCAGGTGCAGGCCTCACGTCCTGACCTCCTGGACGGGCGTACCTCGACCGAGTACTTGCGGCACCTGCTCCGGCCGGTGCAACAGAGGACCTAACAGGGTAAAACCAAACCATGGACAACGGAAGCAACAACGGCAACGACGGCAAGCAAATGCCGGTCACCATCACGGTGGCTGGTCCTGGCACCCTGACCAACTGGTCGATTGCCAAGGAGATTGCTGCCCTCCTCGAGGGTCTCAACGCTAACGTCACCGTGAAGTTCAACAAGAGTCCTCGCATCGACATCGGGACCGCCCAGTGCATCCAGCGCTCCGCGGTCACGGTGCAAATCACCAACGAAAACTAAGGTAACAGATTGCGGTGGGTGAGTGTAGAACGAACCCCACCATGGTAGAACAGAACAGTCAACGGCAACCAAGCCAACCAACATCAACCAAGTAGAAAGAAGAGAAATCAAATGACCGACATCAACACCTCCACCGTTTCCGAGACCGCTTCCCTCACCGACATCGACGCTGCTCTCGCCAAGGCCAAGTCGGCCAAGCCCGGCCGTGTCGCCAAGCCCGCCAAGGTGGCCACCGAGTCCACCGAGGCTCCTGCAACTCCCACCGAGCCCAAGACCAAGCGCCCGGTGAAGTCGGAGGAGGAGAAGGCGGCCGAGCTGCAGGCTCGGAAGGATGCCGCTGCGGCCCGGAAGGCCGAGAAGGCGGTGGTTCGGGAGGGCAAGCTGAAGGAGCTCGAGGCTGTGAAGGCCGAGAAGAAGGCCGCTCGGGCTGCCAAGAAGGAGGCTCGGCTGGCGGGTCTCGCCAACCGCACTCCCCACCTCGCCAAGGTCGAGAAGGCGGCTGCACGGCTCCCCTCCATCTCCGAGGCTGAGCAGGGTCTGATCGACGCTGTCATCGCCCTCGGTGCGGAGAACGCTTCGAAGGTGATCGCCCGGATCGAGCACTCCCTCCGCGAGGTGCAGACCAAGGCGTCCCTCGGTCGCAAGCTGACGGTCGGCCAGGTGGTCACCATCACCTCGGGTCCCGCCGCTTACCTCGGCGCCACCGGCACGGTTGTCAAGGTGCAGCGGATCCGCTGCCTGGTCGAGGTCCCCGGTCACACCAAGCCGGCCTACGTCTTCACCGCGGATTGCACCCCGGTCACCGGTGAGGCCTCCATCGAGGCCACCGAGTCGACTGCGGTCGCGGTCTGAGAAACAGCAACACCAACAAGGAGGTAAGGCCCTGGGAAACCGGGGCCACACCCGTTTAAACAGAGACGAGTTGCACGATCGATCGTCCGTGACGCTCGCGAGGGAAAAATGTATACTGACGAAACGGCAGATTTCTTTTTCGAGTATTCAGAAGCTGAACACATCGTAGTTGGAATGCCACTTTGGTTTCGTGGTACGTCGTGGCGTGTCGTTAGGAAACGTTGCAGTCACGATGGTATTTGGTTAACACTGACTGCTTGGTGAAGCTCGTCCTCAACAGGAATATATTGAGACCATGGAAAATATTCAAGTCACCATCCTCCCCCACCACGAGAACGGCTTCAAGGCCTCGCACATCTGGCTCGATCGCGATCACCCCGCTCGCGCAAAGCTCACCAACGACAACGGTCCGAGCTGGGTGCATTGCCCGCTGCGTGGGTTGAAGAAGGAGCACTGGGACAAGGAAGTGTTCGTCGACGGCAAATGGAAGCCCGCCACACTCACCCGGTGGACCGTGAAGACTGTTGTCGTCACCCTCACCCTCGAGGTGAATTCTGGTGCCGTGGCAGACGACATCGTGAACTCAGTCGCGGCTCCCGACAGCGATTTCATCGCTAACATCCACGCTTTCTTCAACGAAGGTTACAGTGAGAACGTTGTCAACATCACTGCCGTCGATTCTGAGATGCTGTGACAATCCACTCATAGAAGGGTATACTAAAGACCATGGCAAGTCAACTGATCAAGGTCATCTTTTCAGACTCCACCACGTTCTTCCTCTCACCCAATGCGCCGGCACGGCGGTTCACCTCCGAGGCCGGGTGGGAGTACGGTACCATTCAGGAACGCATCTTCATCAAGGATGACTTCCAGGTGTGGAACGGCGAGGACTGGGTTCCTGCCCGCCGTACACCCGCGAAGACTAAGGTGCGGCGCAAGTTTGCGGTTGAGGTGGAGTTCGATGTGGACGGTGATCCCACTGACGAGGACGATGAGGATGTTCGCCTCAAGATTCAAGGAATTGAGATGTCAATGGTTGACGCCATTTCTGGCTGCGCTGATGACAACAAACTGACAGTGCTCACCATGGACCACGGTCCCGCTCTGTGACGATCGTCAGCGGGCGAGATAGAGTGGGACCATGGCAAAGAAGCTCCCTGGCATCCCGCTCTACAAGGCGGCTGACATCGACTGGCATCTCGACACAAAGCCCGTCCAGGGCGTGGTTGAGATCTCCACACTCACTCGCAACAACGCACCCAGCCAGAATTGGAAGACGCGCATCTACCCGGACGCGGCTGACATCGGGTTTCACGTCATCGGGCGTACCCGCACCCTCCTGTTCACGCTCATCGACACTGACCAGACCCATGAGGAGACTCTTGCCTGGCACTTCCGCAATGACGAGACCGGCATCGTGCTCACTGTGTTGAACGACTGAAGAAAGGGTATACTGAGACCATGGAAACCAACTCAATCGAAACCATCGCTTCCCCTGCCCTCTCCACGCTTGCGAAGGCAAACCCCACTCGCGCGGAGCTGATTGACGTCATCATCGACGAGATCGATGCAAAGCTCCAAGCGGCAAATAACGCTATCAACGCCCGTCTTGAGGAACTCGAGAAGGTGGAGTTCACCGCCGAGGAATGCGCAAACTCTCTCAAGGACGTGAAATACACGTTGGGATCTTACTCAGGCGCATTGCGTATGAACCTGGGCCGTGGCATGGATCTTGTCGTGGATACGCAGGATGCAAAGGTGTTTGCCGTAGCTCAGGAAATGAAGGAACTCCGAAAGCAGCAAAACAACATTCGTCACCACAAGTGTCTTGTCGAGCAGCCTCGCAAGATCAAGGCTTACATCACGAAGCGCCTTCTGGAGCAGTCCAAGGATGGGTGTACTCTTCTCGAGGCACTCAAGAACATCGCTAACACGTTCACGGCATCAACTCCCATCGAGTGAAGGGCAGCTATGGGGGGGATAGAGTGGAATCATGGTAAAACTCCACATCAATGAAGACGGTTTCTTCGCGATCCTGTACAAGGACGCGGGGGTAGACGACCCTAACAATTCGCTTGATTGCTCGAGTACACTAACGGAAACACGTGAAGAAGCGTTGAAGTCGCTTGTCGAAAACCGCTCTAAGGTTGCCCAGTTTCTGGAGAAGCGCATTGCACGTGACCAGGCAGAGCTCGCTGCTGTCAAGGCAGCGTCAATCGATGTGGTCGTGGACATAGTAAGGTAGATTGCTATCATGAAACCAATCAAGACTCCACACGTTCTCACCCTCACCTCTCCTTCCGCGGTGTCCCTCTGGAAGGGCGAGTTCCTCGGCCAGCTCAGCGACGGCATGTGGGAGAACACCCGTCCGCTCGATCACTGGCGCTTCTGGCACCACTGCGACGTCGTCCTGGGTGCGGTGAACAACCTCGACTTCGCCCTGGACAACTGGGAGCGCCCTCGCAAGGTGGGTTACAACTTCGCTGCACTCATCCCGATCGTCGGCGACCGGATGCTCAAGTGTGGTCGCTTCGGCAAGGCTCTGCCTGAGCTCTTGCGCCACGAGCTTGGGGGTTGCATCCTCGACGGGATGCCTGACACCCTCGAGGAGTTCACCACCAATCATGCCAAGCGTGGTGACATGCCGCGATATGCTGCTGCGGTCTACGAGATGGTCACCCTCGAGCAAGCTGCACGGTACTACGCTACCGCCTACACGATGAAGGAGATGCGCGAGGACATCGAGCGCATCAAGACTGCGCTCCGGTCCGCCAATCCGAAGTCTTCCTTCAGGGGCTAACATCCCACCCACGTTCCCTCACGAGGGTCCCTCACGTTGAGGATGGGGTAACCCCTATCCCGCTTGGGGGATTCTCACGTGGGCCGTGAGAGCCCGATGCGGCGCGGGCGGGAAAGGAATATACAGAGATCATGAACGCAAAGAAGACGAAAGTCAAGTTGTTGAAAGCCAAGTCGCTCTACGCCGTCGTGGGGTATGCCACTACGGGATCAGGAACACTTACCTATCCCGAGGACTTTGATTTTGTGGGTGTCTTCCAGAGTTCTGGTGCTGCGCAAAAGTGTGCTGACCAGAAGAACAAGGAAGTCATTGAAGAGAATGAAATCGAGTATGATGATGACGATTGTCTCGAAGAAGCGTTGATGAGCTGTGGCGCGATGTGCTACGACGTCGTCGCGCTCCCGTTCATGGGGTGACCATGAAAATCGTGGGCGCAGGTAATCTACGAGTAGGGATGAGAATCCGAAACGGGTTTGGCATCACCGCGACTGTCACGGAGATCGAAGCTCCAAGTGATGAAAGTGATGGTCGTAGCCACATCGTGGTCGATTCTGGTCGCGATGGAGTGAACTCTGGCACCGGGTGGTGGATGACATACGTCCTTGAGCGGTGGGAACTGCTGTGAAAGTCTTGACCTACTGAGATATACTCGAATCATGGCAAAGACCACTGAAGACATCGCCCAACTCGAGTTCAACACGCGAGGAATCGACTTCCTGGCACCGTGTTGCGAGATTTGTGGCTGCACGATGAGCAAGTCAGTGCAGAAGTGGTGGGTGGAATGGGAGGGAGCACCAGAAGGTGATTGGCCTCGCTTTCACCCAGACTGCCTTGACGCGCAGATCGGCAAAGAGAAGTGCGACGGCGTTCCTTACACTGATGTATTCGCGTTCTCGTGAGGGTAGAAAAGAATCATGGCAAACAAAATGATCGTTCCCCCGTACATCGCTCAGATCTGCTACCGCGAGGGTGAGCCCATCCTCTCGACGGTGACGTTCCTCGAGAGGTCAGACGGCATGTTCTTTGCCGAGGCAGCTCACGACTTCATGCCTACCGAGCAGACCGTCTGCACACTCGAGCAGGCTCAGACCATCTACACCCGCCTAATGGCGAACGGCTTCATCCTCCCGGGTGTGGCTTGATAGTTGAAGGGGTATACTAAGACCATGTCAAGAGAACGAATCAATCCTGCGCCCGAGCGCGACAAGGTGCTCGACATCCTCAAGAGCCACAAACTCACTCTTCAGATGAAGGTTCACCCTGATTACGCCCGTGGGTCTCGGAAGCGGAATCTGCCGGTCGTCACCAAGAAGAAAGATAAGTTGTGGAACAGTGCATTTGATGAGATCGTCAGTGATCTGCGGGCGTATCTGGAGCTGTGTCGCCAGACAAGCTGCTCCACCCAGAACCGCCACATCATCTGCAACGTCTTCGCTAATGACGTTGGTCGCATCGGTACTGTGGAACTCACCTCCGATGAGAACGCCGTGCTGCGGTGCTGCGAGGGTTACACGGTGTGTGACACCGGTTCGCTGCTCGCTGCCGAGAAGGCCAAGGCTGCCCGCGATGCACTGATCAACAGCGAACGAGCTGTCATCGCCAATGCTTCTTGCGCTCTCCTGGAGAAGTTCGCAAGCACTGTGATGTTTGCATTCGAGAACACTGGGATTCGGGCAATGCCGAATGTCGAGGTCTCCTTCGATGCCAAGCGCTGTGCTGAAGTCATCAGGATGATGCGCGACAACCAGACTCGAGTGCTTCCTCCCGGCCAGGCGCCTACACCGGGGTGGTCGTATGACATTCCCAAGCTGCGCATCAACTTCATCGCGCTGGGTATGAACGGTAGGCGGATGGATTCGGTGGAGATCTATGTCGATCCCCGCATCAGCATGTCCGAGTACGACTACTCGGAGAACCAGGTACCAGTGCGGTTCCACACGGGATTCAACTCGTCAGTTACGTGTGATCGTCCTGAGTACCTCAACGAGATCATGATGATCCTGGCGCAGGTGAAGAGCATGATCGACTCCATCAATGAGCTGCACCCAACCATCAACGAGGAACTGCACGAGCTCCGCAGCAAGTGGAACGAGGTTCCCAAGCTGCACCCTGCTCCCGCTGTGTAACGGAATCATCCTGGAGGTATAACAAGACCATGGCAACTACCAAGGAAATCATCGAGAAGGCGTACAACACCGAGTTCCAGAGCGATGCCGCGCTGGCGGATGCAATCGCATACGAGTATGCCTATAGCAACATGGGCAAGTCGCTGGATGAGGTCTTCTATCGCGCCAATCCCAAGTGGCTCGAGAATGAGCCCACTCGCATCTTCGTGACTGCATGGCGCGGCCTGTGTGAGGATTGCGGGTGCGAGGGGATCGACATCGAGGATGAACTCCTCTATTGGAAGAAGGTGGCTCCCCTCTATGTGAAGGCGATTCGCAAGGCGGGTCTGCCGCTGACGGTGAAGTCGGCGCAGGACGTCAAGGTCAAGCTTCCCAAGATGGGCAAGCGCCGGTGAAGGCAACGGCGGGACGTGATAGACTGAGACCATGAGCTACCTATCACGTCCCCTCGGCAACGGCCGATTCGAGGTCACCAAGTGGGGCGACGAGACGCGACCCCTGGAGGTCTACACCTTGCAAGACAAGGGAAAACGTGGGTGGGTCTGTGACTCACCCGGGTGTCGTGGCAAGCGCACCTGCAAGCACGTTGTCATCGTCCAGAAGCGCCTGGCAATGCCGCTGCATGAGGTACCTGATACTCTGATCACATGAGGACGGAAATGAAAGCTAAGAAGGACATGAACATTGACGCAAAGCACGATATCCTCATGGCGGAGTTCCTTAACCGCTATCAAGAGGTGAAGATGGAATACATGTGCTTGAAGCTTGACATTGATCACAAGGCTTTCTTCACGCTTGTGCCGATTCTGACCCAACGGTTTGACATGGTCATCTTCTCGCTCCATGCGGAGAACTGCAAGTACACCGTTACCGTGACGCCCTCATGCGATGTGCGGCCATTCCACAATACCAATGCGTCGCGGGTAACTCGGTTGGAACACATGTTCGCGAACGGACCAATCTGGCCCAGCGTTGAGGTGCTAACTGCATTCATCGATGGGTATAATGCCAAGCTCTACGAGTGCTGACGTCGATCGTCGTGCGTCGATCGTCCGTTACACGCGAGAGGTAACATGAAGAACATTCTCCAATCAGAAGTCGTTGTATACGCGATGCTTGCATTTGGATTCGTGGCGATGATGACCATCGCATTGATTTGCGGGTTTGCTGCACCTGCAAAGGCAGCCTCATCGCGCGACGGGGAGTGCCGCAACAAGTCGTGCCCAGCGAACCACGTGAAGGTGTGGGTGGAGGGAACGAGCACGATCACAGTCTTCAACATGCGTGACTGTGCGTGCCTGTGTATTCCCGAGGCGCAGTAGGTATACTGAACCCATGATAACGGAAGACCAAATCAAGCGACTCGCCTCTCGCAAAGGTGTGAAGGCAATTGCTGTGGAAAACTTTTTAGGCAGTATCGATTGTAATGCCGATGCGTCAACCGCATTCGGTAACGCTGCCATCGACGCCAAGCTGTACAAGTGGAACGCTGCCACGGTGCGAGCTATCAACGACGGCATCGCGTTGCACTTCAAGAGGTAACATGTTCAACTTCGACTTCAACAACTTCATGTCTTCCTGGTGGGAGAACGACATCAAGCCAGAGCTCAAGTGGCTCGGCTGTGTGATTCCCATCATCATGGCGTGGGCGGTGATCTCTCTCATCCTCATTGTGTTGCTAATGATCTATTGGTGATATAGGTACCAGACATGAGAGACCACGACGACGAGGACGAAGACGTTGCGCAGGAAGACAGACACATTCGCTATGAGCTGACGATCACTGCAACGAAGTCGCTCTATAACTCGTTTAGCGCAACTGAGTTGCAAGAAACGATCGAAAACTTCCTATCTCGAGAGCTTGACGACGACACAGTGACGGCAGAGCTCGAGTACATAGACGACTAGGGTCTTCCTTACAGGATAAGTCGCTGCACTGCTCACCTGCACCGGTGATAATGGTTTGCGCCTAGGGTATACTGAGACCATGGACAACGCCAAGGCCTACTACGAAAACCGAATCGCTCGGCTCCGCTCCCTCAGGGACTACATCGCAGCCGCGATGGACGAGGCTGACGTCTTCATTGACACCGAGGAGACCATGCCGGTGGCTGTCACCGACATTGACGTTGCTGCACACGTCAAGGGTGAACTCGCGAAGCTGCACAGTGCGGTGATCGGTGACATCGAGGCAACCCGTGTCATGGTGGAGATGAGTGGAGGCAAGTGAAGAACATCGATCAGCTGGAGGCTGAGAACAACGGGTGTAGTGGGCTCCTCAATCGAGTGTCCCACATCTCGTGCTACAAGGATGATGCTGTTCGCGACATCGCTGGCATCTTCGAGGTGGACACTGCGACTGCATTCCTGCTCGATGCCGCTGCGACCATGCGGGAACAGTGGGACGCCGAGTCGGGCCGAGTTACTCGGCCCATTCTCTGACACCACCGGCAGGTGCTCCCTGCCGGCGCGGGTTGTATCTTGAGACCATGGACAACGGACTCACCCGTCAGCCCACGATGGAAGCGATCCTCCACGCCCTGGAGACCATTCCCGGCCTCGAGCGTGGCATCACCCTTATCGCTGCTCGGCAGACTGCGGACGAGCGGCAGGAGTTCACCACCAAGTACGACAACGACAAGGGCTTCGAGGCCTGGGCAGCTCGCAAGGGCACCCGCATCGCCAACGAGATCAGTGAGGGAATGAAGCTCTCCACCAACGCCGAGTGGCTCGCCTTCACCAAGAAGGTGCTGAAGCGCAATCGCTGGCAGCTGCTCGAGGAGGCGTGGAAGAAGTGGTGGAAGGCCAACGCTGACCGCATCCACGAAGGCGCTGGGCTCGTTATCAAGTACGGCTTCACCCTCAGCGATGGCACCAAGGTTCGCCACGGGGCGATGTTCCTCCTGCTCGAGACCACGGAGCCTCGACCAGGATTCCCCGAGGGTAGCATCCGGTTCCTGTACAAGGACATTGTGCATGAAGAGACTCCCTCTTACGTCTTCCGGCGTATGCAGGAAGTGGTGGTTTGAGGGTATAACAAGAATATGACCAACTCCAAGTCCGAGATCAAGTACCGCCGCAACAACGCATTCCTCGCCGGTGTGGACTATGCTGGCGACGTCGTCAGTGACGTAGCTCGCGACCGTGTGCTGACGGCAGCCGAGGCCGCTGACCTCGACAATGAATTCCAGAGTAATGCCCCAGATCTCGCGGGTGATAACATGGACGCTGACATGGTGTACGAGGGAATGCTGTGGGTGCTCCAGGAGCGCCAGAAGAAGGCAACTCTCAGCCGGTAATCGATCGTCCGTCGACACGCGAGGGCCCTGTGTGGCCATCAGTCACTTGAGATACAGTACGATCATGCCTAAGCCAAAACATACCAAGAGGGTTTCTGTCCTCGTCACCGTCCAGTTCGAGGTGGATGCGCTCGAAGACCACGATGAAATCGCCAACGCATGTGCGGAAGACATCAAGGAGGTGTTCAAGGTTGATGACATCTTTGACACTGCATTTGGAACCGCAGCTGCCGCCAAGGGACGAGCTACTTATCTTGGATACACTGTGAAACCAACTCCTCGCTGGTGGTAAAGTAAAAACACAATGGCAAACTGCAACAATATGCTCCCGATGATCTCCGAGAAGAACCTTTCCGAGGCTCGCAACCATGTCGGCGGGGGGTACCGAGCTGCACGCTGGGAAAAGAAGCACTCTCACCGCAAGGACCGCCGGGTGAACAAGACTCTCCTGGAGCGTGACCTCGAGGACTACGAGCCCGATGTGGTGCGGGGGAGTGGATGGAACGTCTCCTGATCCTCATCGTCCTGCTGGTGATCGGCTGTGGCGGTGCTGAGCACTACCCGAACACCGACACCACTGGACCGATGCCGAGTTCGTCTTCGGTCGGCGTCCCGTGTCTCAAGGGTTCGCAAGCAGAGTGCACGCTCTACCTCCAGACGCACGGAGACGTCACCTTTTGCTTCAAGGGATTGGTGACATGCGATGTAAATGGTCACTGGGGTCCCTGTGTTGGACCCGGTACGGTTGTTCCCAATAGTCAGTGATCTTTCCACCTGAACGAGATATATTCAGACCATGGACAGCCCAAGTACGAGTGATCCCGTCGCAATCGATGTGGATCAGCAACGTTCGCTCCTTCAGGCCTTGCACAACAGGCCGCTCACCCCCGTCCAGTTCGCCGCATGGACACACGTGTATGACGCAGTCCACCGCGGCTATCCTACTGACTCAGCGTCTGTCGCTGCACTGCGCAAGCTGGTGATGAACGCAGCGTGACAATCAAATAAATCTGCTGGAAAGACCCGGTGCAGGAGAGACAGTAAGGTGGTATCCTGCAACAGTAAGGACGGTAACCAAGAAACAAAGGCGGATATGACATGAGTTGAAAGCGTGCAGTTGGTGGCTGCTCACTGATGTATGGCGAAAGCAATTGGAAAAAATAAAAAGCTTGTTCGACGTCCACGAAAATGACAGAAAAGACATTCCTTCTAATCGTGCGGCTTGCGGCCGCACACTCAATTCGCTCGCCAAAGAGCACCAAAAACTAAACGGGTAACAATCCCATGACAGCCGAGACCATGTACAGCACAATGTCGCTGGAAATCTCGGCTGTCACCTATTTAAGCTTACTATGAAGGTACGTCTTGGTGAGCTTCGACAGGTGATTCGCAATGTTGTTTCTGAGGGTGCTGAGGTAAACTTGCCTCCTGGCACTGTTTCAGGTCCAGGTGAACGTGGCGGGTGGACCGTTGAGCTGCGAGGTTTTGCAGTGACAAAGCCGACTCAGGAAGAAGCAGAAGCTGCATTCGCACAGCACTGGCCAATGATGGCAGAGTACTTCCCAGAGCCTGCACCTCGCAAACCGGTTGCGCCCGCAGGTAGTGCAAAGCCTTACAATCCAACAGCAGGATGGTCCGAAGAGGATTTCGTCCGCGGTGGTCCAGAGAATACCAGAGCAGGCCGTGGGTTAGGGTCCTGAGCCCTCACGTTCGTTTCAGGTTCCCCTTCCTTTCATAGGTAGGTAGAACCACCATCAAGGCTCCAAGACTCCCACGTGGCGATCTGGAGCCTGGTGTCGTTAAAGCAACTACGTTGTATACTACGACCATGGCACGATGGTTCATTGCAATACTGTTCGCAATAGTAAGTTGCGCATGTGGTCCTGCCGAACCGCCCACAGAATGCAGGCTTCCAGATTCACTTGCAACGACTTCACAGTATCCATACACTGTGAGGATCTCAGCGCGACACGCAAACGGTAAGTCTGATCGTTGCGTTGGCGTCATCATCAGCCAGAAAACGGTGCTTACTACTGGGCATTGCGTGAATACGGCTGTGAAATGGACGATTAGATCTATGACTGGCGAAGCTTTGACGACTTCCACGGACGCCATTGCTATGTCACCATTGACTATACCCAACAGCGATATTATACCCGATGTCGCTGACGTCGGATTGATTTTTGTTGAGACTTTTGCGAAACTGATAGCGTATCCAGAACTTGATGCCAATTCAGCTGAAAATGCAAGCGCTGAGATTGTTGACACGAACAATATGTCGCATCCAGTGACGCTATACTCTGGCACTGAGTATTCTTATCATGATGGCGCGAGTTTTGTGATCTTTGAGTGGGATTACTTTGCCGATAAGGTCACTGTTCCTGGCGATTCAGGAGGTCCCGTATTTGCACGAGATTCTCATCGCCTACTTGGTATCACTCATGGTCTTGGTCGAGATAGGTGCATGTCGTACATCACTCGTCTTGACAAGGTGTTGCCCTGGATCAAGGCGAACATGCGCTAAGTGTATAACGAATTCCAGCGTGATAGAACGTTTCCATGGCAAATAAGAAGCTCACTGCGACTCAGGTGAAGGCGATCTACAACGCAGGATTGCGGGCGTTCATGAATTCCAACGCAATGTTGGTGGATGACATCCTGACCGGTGTGAAGCCACGTGCAAGCGCATACGGTAAGTTGGCTTGCAATGATTCGCTCTGGTTCCAAGCAATGGCATTGCACATTTGGAAGTGCATCAAGTGGGAGAGCCTTAGCGACACCCGTCGCGGCAATATCATTGCGCTGGTGAATCTTGGCAAGTGACGCTGCGATTGGCAAGGGGGTATCTTAGGACCATGACAAGCGAACAAACCATGCTCGATAAGATGATGGTTCTCGGCGAGGGGCTTGTGAAGAACAGAGCATCAGTGGAACAATGCAGACTGCTGGCTAAGGATGTCGCCAAACTCACTAGTCGGCCGTATGCAACGGTGCGTAAGGTGCTCAACGCGGTACTGCTCATGCACGGGATGCCGCTCATCTGAACGTGGGGTAAGGTGAGATCATGGCAAAAGTAACGGTGAACGTCCAACTAACCTTCGAGGTTGATGAGAATGCAAACATCACTATCCCGCTTGAGGCCATCGAGGATGAACTCAAGGCTGAGCTGAACGAAGTCCTACACCCCGGTGGCTGCATGTTAGTCGATCTCGCAGGCGTTACTGTCTTTCGTAAGAATAGCACCTTCATCCCGGTGGAGCTTGTTTCTGCTTGTGTGGTTGACTAGCTCTTGAGGTATACTAAGACCATGAAAAACCCCTCCCTGTTCGGCATGATCATCGTTTTCGTGGTTCTCGCAGGAGTAGCTGTCCTGCTCAGCGCTGCTTGGCAGGGAGCCACGGCTGACACCGAGACGATCAAGGTGACTGAGAAGTACATCAAGCCCGGCAGCAAAGATGTATCCAGCTCGTACCGCATCGTGGGTGAGAGTGAAACGTTCGAGCTCGAGGACAGCATCGTGCAAGGCGCTTTCGATTCTGCTGATCGCTTCGCCCGGATGAAGGTGGGTCACTGCTACAAGGTGAAGACTGTCGGCGTCCGAGTGCAGGTGGTGTCGTCGTTCCGGTCGATTTTCGACCCCGTTGAGGTTCCCTGCGGGTGAATTCGCAATGCGCCGGGGGTATACTGAGACCATGGAAAACATCGAAAAGTTCCTCTACAACGTAAACACTGGCATGATCAAGAAGGCTGATCAGGACCTTGTCACTTCGCACTACGCCTTCGAGCTCGGTCTCATCGACATCGATGATAATGGCAAGATCAAGATCACCTCTGCCGGTTGGAGCAAGCTGCTCCGGCAGCCTGCACGCCGCGTCCGGTGACAGCTAGCGTGAGCTAAGGTATACTAAGACCATGGCAAATACTCCGCCCGACGCACTCACCCTCGCCCAGGACTTCATTGACAACGCGGGCCTTGTCACCGTTGACAGTGTAGATTCCAAAGCGACCGGTGATGCGCAGATGGCAACCTTCCTCGCGTACTGGTACGCTTCCACGGGGTTCACTCGTCGCACGTTTCGTATCACTGTGACAGAGATCCCGGACGAGTCCAACGAAGACGGGTGTCAGCTGGCGTAACCTGAGGTATAACAAGACCATGGAAATTAAGACCAATCTCAACTGGTTCAACAGCGGTATCACACCTGACACTGTGGTACACGCTCGTGCACTCCGGGAGCCTGAGACTCTTACGGCGATCCTGGTGAACGTGTTCGTCACGAACGCCATCCAAAACCTTCAGGATAACAACGCCCTGATGCGTATCACCCCTGCACGTCTTCAGGCGATTGTGGATGATGTTGCGACCAAGGTGACATCGAACATCGAGAATGACCTGCATAACGCGTTCGAGGAGATTACCGAGCGGGTGGTCCGTGCTGGGGATGAGAAAACCAAGTGATCCCATAATGGGTGGCTCAAGTCACTCTTGTACCACTCTAATCGCTTTCTACGAGTGGGATGGGGTCCAATACCATCCCGTGGTGGGACCCTCGTGAGGGCTTCGGTGGGCGGTGATAATTGCGTCTGCGGGTTGTATATCTAAGACCATGGACAAGCAACGAAAGTCACGCTCGATCTCAGCCCTGGTGGCGATCACCAAGTGCAAGGGTGGTGCCATGGCTGATCGCCGCACCCATCGTCGTCGCTCACGCGGTGACAATCGCCGTGCTGCGATCCGTGATGCGTCCTTCTGACGAGAAGGGTAGGATCGAACTATGGAACTGTCTGAGAGTTTCTATCCCCTGTTCGATAATGACTGCATACGAGAGGTATTCCCGTGGGTCAGGCAGCTGTTTGTCATTCGAGACGAGAAGGGCAATATCTGTCATGTCACTGGTGAGCTTGAGCACAATCGTATTGGGCAACCTCCTGTTCATGTGATTTTCACCTTTCCCGGAAGCAAGCCAGCAAGAGTGAAGCAACTTGTGGATACGCTCGAAAAGTGGCTCCCAAATGAACTGGTTGTTCGCGTCACAGACCACGACATTATGGTGTTGAATTCATGAAGCCCTACGGACTCCGAGTGATCGAATTCCCTGACGTTGGCGATATCAAGGAGATGGGTGCCAAGAGTTCCTGCGGTAGATTCCGCAAGAAGGGCGGTGATTATAACGGCTATGCCTCTGGCACCGTCAAGGATCGCACCCGGCGCAGATGGAAGCGTAAGGCTCGCCGACAGGGACTCAACGACATCTGCGCCCAAGGGAGTGAGTGCGACTGAACGCGTGTCGCTTGTAGCCAACTGAGATATCTAGAGATCATGCTCACCAAGGACGATTTCGAAGAGATTCAGGCGTATGAGAGCGAGGTTGCTGCTGGCATGAACCCGCCAGACAATGCTCGCCCACGCATCTACGCCAAGTATGCTGGCGCTCCCAACACCTACATGGAACTGCGCCTTGACACTGACAACATCGGTGGAGGCATTTACAGCGATGAGGTGAGCGTCTTCCTGGCACCAAACAGCAAGCCACTCCAGTGGCCAGTGTCCCAGATCATCACTGACCTCAACATCCCGCCTGACGTAAAGGTGATTCCCTTCGGCGACTTTGGTAAGATCGCCCTCGAGTCGTTGGTGCGCGAGGTTGTTGAAAGCGAGAAGAAGCCCAAGAAGGTGAAGAAGTGGAGCAAGGCCTTCGGCAAGGACAGCAAGTGGGCCAAGCGACTTGAGAAGCGCCGTGCAGAAAAGAACAAGGCGTGATACCATGACTTCATGGTACCCATTCATGTAGAAGGCGGCAAGGAAACATACTTCCCGTGGTCGGGCACTGCGACTCGCTATCAGGTGGGAGACACAACCTGGTGGCTGTGGAAGTCGTATGTACCTGAGCTGAAGACCTATATGTGGGCAATCTACGGTCACTCGAGATCGTCTGGATATGTGGGTAGGGGAACCATAAGGCTGGTCGGTTCAGAGGGCACGCGCCCCATCCGCGAAGCACCGGCAGCCAACGTGACCAACTGCGGACCGGATGTCTGGTACGCTCCCGAGGTGAGCATGTTGGTTACCATTGTGAAGCCACAGAAACGTTAGGGTATAAAGAGACCATGGCAAGCAAGACTGCTGTTCGCATCGACATCAGCGTGTACAAGAACACCTACACCGGCGAGTTCGCAGAGGATGACTCTTTGGAAGTCATTGAGGATGGGTTCGATCACCTCGGCAATGAACGCCCACGGCGGATGGTGGAGCTGACTCTCGTGCAGGCTCTGAATGAACTGCGTGAAGAAAATCTGCGCTTGGCAGAACGTATTGCTGAGCTCGAGCGAGTGCCATATACTCAACCGTGAGATATTCTACGACCATGGAAACCACCCGTCCCACCTCCCTCTCGATCCTCCTCGCTCCCCGCTCGAACGAGGTCTCCTACCTCACCCTCGGCTACGCCCTCACCGGTGCCTCTGACGACACGGTGCGCTGCATGCTCGGTGAGCTCATCGGAGATGTGGATGACGGTGACTACGAGGAGGAAGAGTACCGCGTGGGTCAGCTTCTCCCCGAGCTCGCCCGTGACCTCGACATCCTCGCTGTCTACGCCCAGGAAACGAGCGCGGTGTGAAAGACTCATCCCACCGAGGTATAACAAGACCATGATAAAGATCACGGTTGCCCCGGCAGGAATCATCGCGGGTCTCTATTCGACACCCTCAGAACTACACTACCTCGGTGTCATGGGGGACTGGTGTACGAATCAGGAAGACGCGATCGCATCGTGCATCAAGGATCGTGATCACAAGGTGAAACTTCTTAAGAAGAGGGTTCAGAAACTCCAGGATGAAATCAATCTCCTTGAGTCTGCGTCACTCGACGTGGGATCGAGTGAAAGACTCTGATCGTTGAAGTATAACAAGACCATGAAGAAGATCAGTCGTTTCTATCCCAAGTGGAGCTTGGGTGTTCGTGCCCAGGTCGAGGTACTTTACTGGACACTTGGCGTGGTGGGCTTTTTGTTTCTCGTTGTCTACGTACCTGCATACGTGTTGGCGCTGCCACACAAGCTTCTCGAGTGGGTGGACGAACGCATTGGTGCGTTTTACGCACGTTGTTACAGGACTCGTGAACTCGTCAATGGGCGAGTGCGGCGGAGCGACATCTCCTGTTCGCCAGGAATGGAGGGTGAACCCAGCAAATACTTCCTGGCGCAGACTGGTGAGCAGGTCGAGTTCCTCGAGGAGTGAATATGATAGATGAACGAGTGGCTGCGATCTTCGCGCTCATGATGTATGCGCATGGGTTGTTCACTGGATGGTACTTGAAGCGTTATAAAAACGCTGTGAAGGACTCGTCAAAGGTATATACTGTTTGCGTCAAAGAAGGCGACGCGGCTGCGTTCTTCGCGTTCCTCACCCGTGAGGATGCCCTGGCGCAGCATAACAAACTTGTCGCACAAGGATATGATTCAACGGTGTATGCATGTGATGAAGGCCTGATCATTTCTACCGGTCCAGCTGACCTTGCTACGCGATTGACAATTGCCCTTCGGCACGGTGACCCTCATCCGTGAGCGAGGTAGAACTAGACCATGGCAAAGAAGAACTATCTCATAGGTCGGTCGGCATTCATCAATGACATCCATCTTAGTTCAGGTGAAACTGGGCTTGTGAGGATCGTTGCCTTTTCTGTGAAGGGACCCGAATGGGTGATCGTCGAGTACCAACGTGAGGACCATCGACATTTTGTCGGTGACGTCATGGTCATCCCTCTGAATTATCTCTCAGTCAGGTGAATGTCTCCCAACGATGAGGTAATCTAAAACTAACATGGCAAAGGACATCAACGACAACCTGGGCTTTCTCGGTAAAATGCTCAACGGGGTGGGCAAGCTCGCCGATGATGTGATCGGATTCTTCATCATGCTCATCCTGGGCATGGCTGTCATTCCGGTGATCTCGCTCATCGCGTGGGGAGCGTACCTCCTCGTGAAGCTGCTGACGTACTGAGGTAAGACCATAATGTACTCTGTTTACCTGTGGCACGAAGACGATCATTTGCTCTGGCTCACGATTCACACGTCTCTTGGGTCTGCGCAAGCGTGTTTCGCAGATGCCAAGGGAGACACGTCGTATCCAGAGTCATTGACGCTAGCTGGCCCGTGGGAAGACGGCGATAACATCCTGAGTGAGTGCAACAACTGCGATAGCGTGATTGACAACTTCACGCCCGACTACCCCAGCACCTAGTGAAAGACTTGCTTCGTTGTGGTAAGGTGAGACCATGATCGTAGATGAATTGATGGTTGACGCCAAGGGAGTCATCTGGCACGCGGAGAGCTTTGAGAATTACGTCTGCATCTCACGTCGTGAACCCCCGCCAAGTCAGTGGCCCAATGATCCTTCCACGTTTATCGCGGTTGAGATTCAGGACGGTGAGGTACACCTGTACCAACGTGTGCCAACGGACGTTGTCCAGAAGGCGCTGGAACTCTGGACTTGGCGACCGTGAGTGAAAGACTCTGAGCTCTGAGGTAGTATAAACCATGGAAAACGAGCAACTCGTAATTGTTATCAAGGGTGACTGCGCCTCGGGCAAAACCACGCTGGCACTCGCCTTGCACGACTTCCTTTTGTCACGGGGTTTCACCAACGTTGATGTGAATGACTACGACATCGACAATGATATCTGTTATCCCGCTCTTCAAGAGTCTCGGATGAATGCGATCAAGGATCGTAAGGTCACCATCAACACAATACAGGGACGTCTTTCTTGGTGAAAGACCCGCCTCACTGAGGTAAAGTGAGACCATGACGAAGACAGAGGCTGTTCAACAACTCGCCCAGGTGAAGCGGATCCTAGCTCGACTCGCAGAGTGTGCTGAGTTGATACCCGCTGAACATTTTGACATCATCGAGCTGCAACGTCACGCGGACCAGGTCGAGATCGATCCTGAAGAGTGTGAAGAGGGGTGACACATGACGCAGAAGACAGTATCGAAGACCACGGTGACCTGCGACAGGTGTAACGCGGAGGGTGAGCCCTTCAGGGGTCCCTTCGCGAATGGTCACACTACCATCACTGCAGACCACAGCGTTCGAAGCTGTCAGGGTGATTCTGGTGGGTGGAAGACGACGTACGACCTTTGTGCGACTTGTCAGGAGTTGTTCCTCCAGTTCATGGACGGCAAGTGAAAGTCGCGTGGGGACAGGGTAGAACTAGATCATGGAAACCAACATCGAACTCTACACGAAGTACCTCGCTCAGATCGGTCGCCGGATAACACCTCCTACTGGTAAGCTTACCGTCTGGGTGGTGCAGTCTGTCATTGCATTCAAGGGACTCGGCGGTGGCATTGAGTTCAGGCTCGAGCTAACCGCCAGTGATTGGACCGAGGCACGCTTGACACTTGAGGAGCTAGGCGATCTGGAACGTGGTGTAATCTCCTTTTGAGAAGGGTAAGGTGAATCATGTCGGACAGAACATGTTTGGGCGATCCCGAGTTCAGCGTCTCCGTTGGACGAGATGACATCGACGTCACCTGCTACGTGGACGCCGGTCGTGTCAACGTCCAAGTGGACAACTACCGTGGTTCTTTCTACGGCAATGAATCATGCGACATCAACCTGAGTGAAGATCAGGCTCGTGAGCTGCGTGACGCCCTGAACGATTTCCTGGAGCTGAGGGCTGCCAGGGCAAGCATCCCGGCGTGACCCACGGGTCCCTCACGTGAGACTCCCACAGGTGGGATAGGGGTTACCACCTTGGGCGAGAGGGATTCTCGTGAGGGACCCTCTCGCCAGTGCAGGAACGGCGAGAGAAAGGTATAAACAGACCATGGCGAGCAAGAAGATCAAGTTCCCGCATGACTTTGCGAATCGTCCCGATAGCGAGCGACACCGAGGGATGGCCCGGTACGTCTTGGTGAAAGAGCCACTCGAGGCTCACATCACAGTTCAGCGCGCGGACGGCAATACGGATGCCGTGTTCGTCTCCGTGTGGATCGGCAAGGGTGCCGTGGGCGAAGGGTGGGGTGGGTACGGTGCCATCACCCACCAGGAAGACCTGCTGCCCATCATGAACAAGGCTCGTGAAGACATTCTCGAGTACATGCGTAAGGAAGTGGTGAAGTGGAAGGCAACGCTCAACGCTGCGAAGGTGTGACGTACTCAATACGTTGGGGTATACTCTGACCATGGCAGGTATCTCAACGGTGAGCGCCTCTGCATGCCGGGCAACGAGGCTGAGGCTGCGTTCCGCCTTGTCACCTCCCGCCTAGTGGCCGAGATGGTGGAGAATGAAGAGGAGATCGACATCGATTGCTGTGATGAGTGTTCTTCTTGGACTGTGACTGACCGCCGCTGCTCGTGCGGCAATCGTCGGATGGAACTCACCTGGACTGGTACCTTCGAGGACCCTACCTACTACGCCGAGGCTTACTGACACTGTGATCTTCCGGCTTCCTTAGCTTATACTGAGACCATGGAAAACCTGATCACCGAGAGCGGACGCTCTGATCTCTCACTCATCAACCGCGTCCGCACCTTGCTGGGATACGGGCTGAATGATGCCGAGATTGCGGGCATCCTCAACGTCTCTCGCGGCGATGCGTTCCTCATCATCACTGCCACCAAGATTCTCGAGTGATTCAAACGAGCGCGAAGGGTATAAAGAGACCATGGTAAACACCAAAGAGTTCCCCAACGTCGGCGATACCATCACGATCCACAACTGCAACATCGGTAAGGAGTACGACAAAAAGAACTGGGCTTGCACGCAGCGTGCCCGGAAGGGCAACGCCCTCACCATGAAGGTGACCAAGACGGCGTGGAATGGTGGAGGTCAGGCTCCCGACACCAACTTCCCCAACGGGTGGCACGTGACGGCGACTGTCATTGCCACGGGCGAGGTGGTCCACTTCTATCGCAAGGACACGGGTTTCTTCAATGACCACATCACTGTCGCTCCCGGTGAGATCCGCCTCGTTGAGGCGGGTGAGGTCACCAAGGCGAATCGGCGGGCCCGCATCGCTGAGATTGATGCCGAAGTCGCTGCCCTCCAGGCCGAGAAGGCTTGCCTCATTGATCTGTGAGCCCTCACGAGGGCCTCGCGTCAGCGGGATAGGGGAACCTACCTTTGGCGCTTGAGGCCCTCACGTAGCGAACGGTGACCGGTGTTTCTCCAGCGGGGGAAGGATATACTCTGATCATGGAACAAACCACGCTCGACAAGATGAAGGTTCTCGGTGAGATGTTGGTGAAGGACAAGGCGACCCCTGCGCAGTGCCAGGCACTGGCCAAGGATGTTGCCAAGATCACGAACTACAGTTATGCAGACGTGAAGCGCCTGCTCAACTCAGTCTTCCTCATGCACGGAATGCCGCTGATCTGACAACGGGATAAGGTGAGACCGTGGCAAGTTTCTTCAAGCGACTCGATGACAACAACTGGCTCATGTGCGGGGTGCTACTCACCGGCATCGTTGTCATCGTGTGTGTCTTCGCGTACTTCGGCGTTGAAATGCCCCTCGTCATTCGGTGACGTGGCGCGGCAAGAAGGGTAAAACAAGACCATGGCAAAGACCAAGGCTGAGATTGCAGAGACCCGGAAACTGAAGCGCATGGCGAAGCAGGTTGCTGCGCAGCTTGCACGTGAAGAGGCAGCTGTTGCAGAGCAGGCGGCACGAGAAGCGCGCCTCGCAAACATCTGCACGCTTGCGCAGCTGCGTACCTTCAATGAGATCCCCTACGACGGTATCTGGCCTGCGGATGAGGGCACCCTCGGTGAGTACGTCCTGCGCGAGGAGGTGGAAGCGCTGGTGAAGAACCTCGAGAAGCGCATCGCAGAGGCGCAGCGGCTGCCGTTCCCCGACGAGATCCGGTGACGCCAACGAACCACTGGGTATAACAAGACCATGGCAAGGAACCTCAATCACCAGGTCGCAAACGTAGTCCTCTCCCTCCCATGCTGCGTCATGTCCACCATGGTGGCGTTCGTGGCAATCTTCATCACAGTGGCGGGGGTCACGGGACTCGCCTTCAGCATCCTCCTCGGTGTGGACTGGAACATGGGGTGTGCCCTTGGCATGGTTGCCTGGTTCGGCGTCTACGTCATCGTGGGCCTCATCATTGAGGTGGTGAAGGCCCGCTCTCACTGAGGTATAACAAGACCATGCACGGCAAACACTACTACCACTTCACTGTCGAAGGCACCTACATGGGCAAGAAGACGACGCTCTTCATCAACGCCACGTCTCCTCTCCACGCCATGAAAGCATGGTGCCGCAAGATGAAAGCAAACATCGAACTCGTCGCGTTCAGCTACGTCAACGTGGACGGCGAGTGACAGAGACTCTTCCTTAGCTTATACTGATCTCAGGTAACGGAAACAAAAACAACGGCCTGCGGGTGTTGGTGGAATCTCTGCTGCAGAGGAGATGAAACCACGGAAGCATATGGCGTCTATGACGACAAGGTTTAGGTTCAAATCCTGAGCGGGTCACTGTGAAGATATGATCTTCCAAGGTTATACTCTTCTTAGATACGGAAACAAACATAGTCTGTTGGTGTGGATGTTCTCCGACGCTGGAGCTTGCTCCAGCATAGGGAATACACGGTCAACACACAGCGTTGAAGGCGCAAGCGCTTTCATTGAAGGCGCTGAGTCGCTAGGTTCAAACCCTGCACAGACTACCATGCCCTGGAACGCCTCTGGAGGTGGACGGGAAGTGATATCACCCGAACGAATGAAGTTCGAATCTTCACTGGGGCACTGAGTGACAACAGACCTCCACTGAGGTACAACTGGACCATGGCAAACACCTCCTACCGAGTCGAGCTCTTCAAGATCAATCCCAACGCCCAGGAGAATGACGTCTGCGGCAACGTGACCACCTCCACGTTCTCCACCCTCGAGGCTGCTCATGACTGGTTCGAGTTCTTCAAGGCTCAGTGTGTCCACGCTGACGACACTGTGGAGCTCCTCCGGGCCGAGCACGCCTCGGACGGCAGTGACGACTTGGTTGACCTCCAGGCGATTTCCTACTACCCCTGATCGGTGATCCCAACAACTCACAAGGGTATAACAAGACCATGGAAAACATCTACGCGGTAACTCATATTGATTACGAGGGTACCTACTCCGTCAAGGTCTACCGCTCCGTGGTTGACGCCTTTACCAGCTTCGCTGCCATCAAACTCTACGGCAATTGATCTTTCAAGCAGCTGGTCGGTCCCTGCACCTTCGGCGAGGATGTTACTTCCTCCACCAACGTCATCCGTCAGGAGTTCAACGAGGGGTGATACCTACACAGGGAGGGCCCCCTATCCACGTCGAAGAGTGGCACGGTGAAGGGGCCCCATGGCCCCCTGGCTACGTCGAAGAATGTGGCTAAAAGGGCCCCGTGGCAGCCCCCTTCGATAGCCCCCTAAGAGCCCCCATGTAGCCCCCTTCGTGAAGGGGGCCCCCGGCCCCCTGCTTAAACCTTTGTGGGGCCTCCCCGTGCAGCTGCCCCGCGCTTAGCCCATACGCAAATCCCGGGAAAATTTCTCAAATCCCACTCAGCCATTCTTGACGCTGCGTCTGCTATTCCACAACACCCCCCGCACAAAATTTCCCACGGGAATTTCTCACACCTATTTACTCATACCATGAAGATCACTGTAAAGCAATTTAGACAATTGATTCGAGAAGCAACGGATTCAGGTGACGATTGGTCGGGTGGGCCGTGGATCGTTGCTATGCATAATCAATATGAGGGCCTCAGTGAAATCACCTATTTTGCAACAGGCGACGTGGCACAAAAAGAATTCAATTCACGAAAAAAGCCACAATACACTGTTGTAGCATATAGACTCACTAACGGCATGGTTTTAGATGATTCCTCTAAATCTAAACCGACGCATGTTGCCGACGGAAGCAACGAGTTCGAAGAAGTTAACGTCGGGTGGGAATGACGCTTGTGTAACCCGTATGGGTCTGGTGTATACTAAGACCCATGAGCAACGCCCCTACATTCATGCCGCCAATCAAGTTCTGTGGTGCTGATCGACTTGAAACACTCCCAACACATGGTTTACATAGCTATGTCTATAGTTTCAATGGTGATCTGCCGTATCTTACGTTCAAAGATGTTCATACCTGTATAAGGGTGACACATTGTCCCGACGTGGAGTGCTCCACTTGGGACGTGAGTTATGGTGGAACTCACATCACTGTCAACAGCGAAGATGAACTTCGATTTGCGATGTTCACTTTGCGAGACGCGATGGTTGACACATTCTGGTCTATTGCAAAAACACTTTCAAAGAATCTTGCTCGAACTGAGAGCGTTACAAGAAAATTGCAAGATGCTGATGACTCTGCGTACGTTGCAGACAAGCCTGTTCACACTCTAACGCTGCAGCTGAAATGGACGGGAGACATTTCTCCTGAAACCGCAGAAGACTGCATCATCAGTTATGTAGAGGGCGAGCATCCGGGCGCTCCCACTCATGGCCCGTTCACTGTTACCGAAGTGAACGTTGTGGAACAACATCATCACATTGATGACGATGAGACCATTGATTACATGCACAACCGCTGACAGGTGTCACTCGACCCACTTGCAATTATTCGAGGTGTCCCGATGTGGGTTCCATTTTTCTTTTGCAAGAATATTTCGTGATCAATAATTCTCGTTTGGGAGATCGAATAGACCCGGGTCTGAGATGACGACTGTGCCGTCGTGACGTGCCATTACGTTGCAACGTCGCACGTCCGAGAATTTCACATTGTTTTTCTTGAACCAGATAAGTGCTTTTTGTAGCTCTTGTACTGTTGGATCTAGGCCCGCTGGATCTACATTTGCCGGATCATCATATGATTCTTCTGGCAGTTTCTTGGAGCGGGAATTAAATTGGCGTCTTTTGATCCAATCATCTGCGAAATTGGCTCGTTCTGTGTCCGTTGCTCGGAACTGCAACATGTCAATGATTTCTTGTGGCATTGAACGCGTGTCATGTACGTCCATGAATTGCACAATGTTGCCCGGGCCGCGATTGAGGCGATTTCGCTTGAGGCCGTCTAACATCCAATTGTAAAGCAAGTCAACGTCTTTTGGCGTTAGGTCTGGCATGTTTGTGGTGATGAGTTCTTCGCCCTCGTGGTACCACAATGCCGCATCGCGATGCGATGTTTCTTGCTGATCAAAGCCACCTATGCCTGCTGCTTGGCCCCTGTGAAGTGGGACGAGTCGCTCTGTCACCACGGCAACCCACCTATTCTCTGCCCGATCAAGCGGCCCACGGCCCTCGACTTCCATGTCTAATGAAATGATGTCGAGCACTCTGATCATGTGAGTTGCGACTTCTGGCGGCGCCGATTTGCGTATTTCTTCCCACTTGGTGTATTGTCGCGCCTCTGAGGGCGAGGTCACCTTGGCCACGCACGGCTTCCCTTTGTAGTTCACTTTGAACACTGCCGAGAATGAACCGTTACCCAAGAATGCCGATCCGAGCGATCCCCTGTCGACTGGTGGGATTCCTGCTCTGCGGAGCGCGTCCATAGCACCTGTGATCCATTCATCTTGGTCTTCACTTGATTCTGTTAGCACATTTCGTATGAACGTTCGTAGCTCGCTGATTGTGGGCTTCAATAGCATTCGACTAAATAGCGAGCTGGCGATATATTGTTTTGGTGCCTTCTGTTGAGGAATCGATGTTGTTTTGTCGCGCCGCGGCGCAAAAAGCCCATCTGTGTGCAACCGTGCGTGTGACTCCGGTGTGAGTGTAGAACTTGGCGTGGGGGGGTTACGATGGGCCTATGATGAAAGGTTATTGTGTTGCAATGCCGTATCAAGCGATCCCGTGGCGACAGTGGAGAATGTTATCGAATCGAATAAGGGCATATGTCGGTGTCGAGTGCGTATTTTTCGATAGCCTAACGAAGTCTGAGATCATTGACAAGATTGTCGAAGAGGTGCCACGTTTCCACTTCGAGTTCTTTCACAAGAAACCGAAGAAGTGGTACAAGATTCCACGCAAGCTCGCTCGTGATACGTTCGATCGCCTGATAAAGACTGGACACGTGTGGAAAGATGAGTGCGGATTTTTTCTGACGAGGCGTGGTGAGGAACACTTGCACCGCGTATTGAAGGCGTGTTGCCCGTGAGTTCAGAGATGCGTGGTTGGGCGTGCGTTTCCAGCGATTCAGTGCTTGGTTCTTCGCTCTATAGAAAGCGTATTGGTGAGCACATCGACCTCTACGCCCTAGATGCTGGCACAACTGTGCCAGAGGAACAGCGCTTTTCTTTTTGGGCTTTTGTGATGAGTCATAGGGGAGAATATCCAAATCCTATGATGATCGTTGAACCTACGTATGCGCCAACGTTGATCACTGCACGAGACAGTGTGATTGCATGCGCCATTGAGTGGTTCTCTGCACGTAACAACGAGATCATTGAATCACTTCATGCGCCTAATATGAATTGATAAGTAGTTCTATGAAAATTTCAATTGGTCAACTGCGTGGGTTCATTAATGAGACTTTGACGTCACAAGATGATGCGCTTCAGCAACGCATGCGTCAGCGATATTCTGCGTCTATTGCTGCTCGACTGTTTGATGAAATTAATGATTTTGGTGCTGATTCTGATAGACAAGAAGTCTTTCGGGATAGGGCTGGTGACATGTTCGGTAGGCATCTAGACCCACGTGATGTTGATCAGATCGTAGCTCACATGGAACGCATTTCTGATGGAGATATGTCAACACGACGTGAATCTTGCAATATGTTGGCAGACGACATCGTGTCTCGCATGTATGCGCCCGACGTTCCAATTTACTTCTGACGTGTGCAAAACGTAGCCCTCAGTGGTATGATGTTCTCTGTAATGTCAGACCCTGAGGGTTGTTTGCATGTCTAATGAAGCAAAGCTTATTGAAAAAATTCACAAAGTAATTGCAAATCGTGGTAGAGATCGAGTAAGCACATCATCGATTGACGATATGTTGCTGCTTGGAAACACGACAATTAACACCGTATATCACGAGTCGTTGAGCAATTATCGCTATCATTACATGTCTGACGAAGATCAACCTGATGCTTTGGGACACGTGCCTGTTTATTCGGCGAGATACAAGCGATCATTTGATACTTCTCCTGATTCACGATCGTTGCGTTGGCCTCGATTCAACCCAAATCGCCTTGATACAAAGGACGGGTGGCGAAAGATTGAGAGGTCGTACGTTCGAGCAACGCAAATTTCCCACCGTACGTGGAATAAATTGGGCGAAACGCTCCTACAAACAATAGAAGAATGTTCACTCGCGGTTGTCAATAACGTGTATGTGTTGTTCAGAGAAGATGACGAGATATCAGCCATTGTTTTTGAGTTTACCAAAGATGGTAAACTTCGATCGTTTGCGAATGTCACGAATAAGTCAGAGCTAGATTACACAAATCCTGGTATTGCGATCATTCATGAACAATTCTCGGCGACGATAATCTCTGCGTTCCGCCAAAACAGAAACGCGCAAAGACGTTACGAACTCATGCGGTTTGTTCTGATGCGTTGGGCGTTCCCCAAATACCACGCAAAAGAAGAATTTGAGGTCATTGACGCGCCTGGATCTGTCGTTACGACCATTATCGCACGAGCTACACCTGATTGTCCATTTGACAGGGCATATGTGATGCAAGGCAGCTCGCAAGAGGTGCATTTTCCTGCGTTTTGGCCATACGGAAGTTTGAACACGATTGAGTGATGTGTAGAAAAATCTTCTACATATTAGGATGATTGTATGTTGAATCCAAATCTTGTGTTGTTGATGCTTACGTTCGCGCTTGCCGGGTTTCTTATCGGCGGTACGACGGGCGCTGTGAGTGGTGCTCTTGTTGTTTGCATATTGGGACTTATTGCAAACTTTATTGACGTCTTTCGTCGATGATGCGTATGAGAACATTTTCAACTCTAACGTTCAAGCGAATCGTAACGCGATCAAAGACGCATGAAGAAACGTGGTGCGCTCACGTTGGTACGAATCGTCTGTACTTGAAACGTACTCGTAGCAAATTGTTTCCAGGTGATACGTGGTCTCTTGAGGCTTGGGGTCGAGGCCACAATAGATTCGGCCTTGGTGATACGTGGATCGTTTACGATGATGGTGATTTTGACATCATTGATCATCACAGACAGTGCAGTGATGCGCAAGATCCTGATGTTTGGTTGGCACGTGATCCTGACGTGCTAATTGCTTTCTGGTTGAAGATACACGGAAGATGATCGATCAATCAAATTGGGCAAATACGCTTGAAAAGCTTGTGGGCGAAGAAGCGTCATTGTCAAATTGGGCGGCGTTTTTGTGGCGTAAACGGAAGCATACCCAAGTCAAAAAGATGCACGTAATTCATCTAAAGCATGAAGAACATAAAAATGCTTTTCGCCCTGGCGATGTTCTTCAGAACGTATACCGCCGCAGTGAGAAGGTGCGTGTTCAATCATACGACGCAAAACGCGAACGTTATGATGTGGTGTATTGCGACTCAGGAACTTGTGGCTTTTACTCTGCGAGAAAACTTGAAGATGAATACACAAAAGTTTCATCTACGTTACAGACACGTCAGGAAAATTTGAATCTATTGCCAGGTATGATGTACAAGAACGTAAAAACTGGCGCATACATTTTCGTAGAAACAAAACCAGATGCGAACATGAGAGTACTTGTGAACACTGATAATGGACATCGTACAATGAGCGTTGATGAATTTTGTGATGGTGACTGGCGTCGTGTTGATTTGCCTTATTAGTTAAACAATGAGAATTACGCTCGGTGAGTTGAAGGCGCTTATTCATGAGGCGGCATCGAATGATCGTGGTAAGTGTCAAAAGTGTGGCAAAATTGTGATGTTGACCGACGACGGGTTAATTGATCAACACGACGATTGTCGTGGGGCTGGCGTAAAACCTGTTTCGACGGCACCACTTACGTAGTTGCTTGCAAACGTTTACGGGTGATGTCCCTAAAAGGAAAATACGATGCAGGAATTCATCAAATCAATACCCGTTCCTGTCTTCGTCATTGCGTATTCGTTGATGTATACGTTAGGTGAAGTGTTCTCAAAGTTGTGGGCTAACACTGGTAACATTCATAATTTTCTTGCTGCGTTTTCTACCTATTGCGTAGGTACGTTCATTTGGTTGATGTTGATACTGAACACGAATGAACTTGGAAGAATGGGATATCTCATCATCGCCCAAGGCACATTGGTGACATTCTTGCTTTCATTTTTCATTTTCTCAGAACGAATGTCAACTGCTCAGTACGTGGGCGTTGCGCTCGCCGCTATCTCTGTGTGGTTGTTATCGATGTAACTGCACCATTTCTGTGATATACTTAAGACATGTTCAACTATCCGTCCGCAGGTGAGGGACACGTTCCCGCGTACCAGGTATCTGCTATTCCTTTCGTGTCTTCATCTACGATGGCTGTGGCTGAAACGCAGCGAATTGATTTTGGTTTTCTAACAAGATTCTTGTTCGTAAAGAACACGGGAGCGGCTGCTACAAAACTCGCAGTTGGGTTCACCGCTAACGGCATGAATCCATCAAATGGGAATTTTTTCTATCTCGCGGGCTCTGAGAGTGTGAACGTAGACCTACGAGTCACTAGCATCTATCTCTCGAGTTCTGTGGGCACCCCAGGATATTCTGTTGTCGCCGGACTGACAGGTATTCCTGTGCAAAATGCGTCAATTCTAACCGGGTCGTCAGGCTATCCTGGCGTTGGATAAAGATGATTGATCTAACAACGTGTGGTGGGTGGAACATCCCACGCCACGTCTTGCGTAAGTGTAAAAGAGAGAATCTTCTGCGTCTTGCGAGATTCTTACACTTACGTTATGCGCTTGACTCAATGTCTGATAGACAATTGAGCAAGCTTGTGTATTGGAAACTAACTCGATGGAAGCAAATCTTGCGATTTGGGTGATTACCCAATGATCTTTTTGATTATTCGCTTGATTGCTTCTGTCACAGTTTCTATACGCCCACCCTTACCACGAACGCGTGACATACCAAGATCTATCAACACCAATTCACCGGTGTCAGGTCGCTTCATCATATTTCCTGCGTGGTAGTCGTGGAAGTCTATTCCGATCGCAGTTAATGTCTGGAAAAGATCACGTAGGTGAAATTTTGTAACAAGCAAGTTCCACGCTGCGTTTGCTTTCTTAACAAATTCTTGTGCTTCTGGCGTAGAGATTCCACCAAAATCTTTCTTAGCTTTCGCGGCAATGTGTGACTTCGTCTTCTCTTTCACAACAGACCAATCACCACCGCTCTTCGCCATCCACAGGGGTACAGCTGTCGCTATTAGCGCGCTATTGAACTCTTTTCCGTCTGCGTCGCTGATTGGTTCCAGCTTTTCTTGCAATATCGCAAACACGTTGGAATCGCCTAACTGCCATACGCCGAATACTTTTACCACGCCAGGAACATCACCACCCAGGCCTGTCAACGCAGCGGACGCCGCTGCTTCTTTTTCATCATTTGTAACTTTTAAGACCTTACCGTCAGGCGTTTCTAACGCTGTACCACGTGTGCCCGTCGCAATTGTCTTCAATGATGACGCGTCAGATACGCCAATCTTCTCAAGGAATTTTGGAAATTTTGATAGCAACTGCGTAGATTGTGATGCGTCGACTGGTGATGAATTGATTGCTTCTTTGATCAACTTGCGAATATGACCTACTGTGGTGACGAATCTCATAGGGTTACTTATGGTCGTGAGCGTATTCAATGACAAGAAGCTAGATATTGATATGAAACCAACAATCATCTTCGTTTCTTCGAAATCGTGGGTGTCGAAGGCAATTCAATTCATCACCGGCGGCAACGTAACACACGCAATAATCGGTGGATTTACAATCGAGAGTGCCGACATTGTTATGCATTCTGCAACGAGCGGCGTCGCATTTTTGCCTCGAGAAAAAGCTCTCGTTGGTTGTGACATTGTAGGTGAATTTGCAATTTCACATGACGTTAACATCAAGCAGTTACTGAACGATCTTGGCCAGCCGTACGATTATCTCGAAATGCTTGGATATGTGTGGGTTTATCTAGGAAAATTGATCAAACAACGTTGGCATAACCCACTGGGTTCGTCGCAAAGTTTCGTATGCGTTGAACTCATAATGTCAATGAATCTTCCGGAATTAAATCAACTTGACAAACACGCAACGTCTCCGCAAGATCTGTACAACGCGTGTAGTCTGTGCTATGATAGGATAAAATAAGCGCACTATGGCTCGATGGTTGTTGTGGCTTGATGATCAAGCCAATGATATTGACACACCTAATCGCCACCCACCACAAGGATACACAGCGGCGACGTCATCTCATGATGCCATTGCGTTAGTGTTGGCGAAGGGCACACCAGAATTCATGGATCTTGACCATGATTTGGGCATGTTAAATGATGGTACTGTCGATGACGCCTTGCGTTTCTTGACTTGGTTACAAGAACACGCGCCAGAACCTATTCGTTATCGTGTTCACTCGCAGAATCCAATAGGCGCTCAACGCATTCACGCTTTTATGAAATCGTGGCGACGTTGGTGGCTGTCACAAATCTCATAATCCAAAAAACAGCCCGGGGTCAGAGATGACAAGCACGTCTTTTTCTCCGGGCCGCGCCATGACGTTATCGCCATGCATATCGCCCCATTCTATGCCCATTTTTTGGCTCAACCAATTTAGCGCTACATGAAATGATCGTAGTTCGGGGTGCTGTTTAATCTTCTCAACGTCAACATCACGTTCACCAAATTCCATTGGAATCGGCGCTACAACGTTCTTTGTCAAAGCTCTATCGAATTCTACGAAGAAGTATTGTAGGTTGCGTTCATCAAAATTCTGGCCGCCAAGATCTTTAATCATGTCAACCATCGTTCCCGTAATCTTATCTCTTTCCTTTGTGATTTGTTTGATCACTTGGTCGATATCCCATATCGACTCGTCGGCGTCAGAGTAAGCCTTTGGAGGATTGCTACGAACTATCTCTTTGATTTTTGTTACGAATAGGTTGAATGCTTTTGCTGCTGCATTGCGTGGTAAATTAGCAACGCACCCCTCCCAGAGATCTTGTAAATCATCGCTTTCTAAAAACGCTACAATTCGTTGGTAAGAAGCGTTCTCATCTAGTTCATAGCTATCAAAAAATGACGCCATCGCTCGTGACATAGGAATCAATGGTTCAACAACGATATACCAAAATGGATGAGTGGGTGATTTAAGCCTCTTTGAAATCGCAGTTTGCTTTCGTTCGCTTGGAATTTCTCCTATCTCTAAAATGTTCACCATGTGACGTTTCACAATGTCTGGCGCGGCTTCTCGAGCCTTTTGCCACTTTGCGTACGAGTCAGCCTCTTCTTTTGAGGTGATTTTTGCAATTGCGCGCTTGTTGTGCCAGAGTACTTCATGAGCCGTGCTGTACGCTCCAGAGCCGACAAAACCCATACCATGATGATCTCCGTCGCCCCTTGGTATTGGAATAAGTCCAACTGACAACAGACGTTTATCGTCTACGCTATTTGACGATTGCGCCCATTGCAATAGCTTCTCACGATAGAATTCGTCTCGCCCCTTTTCTTCCATGATGACGTTAATCATCGAACGTAACTGTCTAATCGTGATTTGCATCATCATATCTAGGTGTAGACGTATCACGCGTAATGTATCATAAGAACATGATCAAGCGTTGGTACGCGTTATTGCTTACGTGTGTTGCGTGCGGAAGCGCTCATCCTTACGACGGGTGGGACGGAGATCCAAATTATCGAGTCGCAGCGCCTGGACAGGGCGGCATGGCAACCGTTGAATACGTACCTGGGCCGTTCTCAAGATGCTCTCGATACGATTATATCTGCGCGAATGACCCGTCTGGAAAGTTTCATGCGTACAACGGTGATAGAGATCAGGTTGGCGCTGTACTACGTGATCCAAACGCTTGCGTTTCAATTCGTGCTGTGACACATGAACCGTCAGAGTGTTGCACCCCACTTGGTACGTGCGAAATCAATAAGGCGTTGGGTCTGTGCGGCACCGGACAGGTATACGTGTTGAACTGCGAGGCTACGAGTGATTTTGCAAAGCAACGTAGTTGTTCTGTGATTCCAAATGGTGGCGTGCCGTTTCCGGCACTTTGCTGTACTTTGTAAGGAACGTAATGATAAAGCTAGACAGTGACAAGCACCTGAACATTAAGATTCGTATCCAAGTCTCTGAGGTTGAGACTGGAAAATTCATTGACTCAGATGACGTAGATACCACAATTCCAAGTTACGAAGTTCTTGAGTGGTTCACCAATTATGGACGTGCCATTACCTCCGTCTTCTGCGCGAAACAAAATGTTGGCATTCGCATAACTGGTCCTGCCGATCGCAAGATATTACAAATCAAGACTCTACGTGAAATGGGTATTGAAGTCGCCGGATACGTGGGATTGCGTGAAGCGAAGGACGCAATTGAACAAATCGATCGTGGCCCACACATGGTAATCGCAGGATTGTCGACCACGGGTATTGCTCGCATTCAGTCAATTGCGCAAGCTGCTGGGGTGTCAATCGAACTTGCTGCGACGACATCAACAATCGCAGAAGGAAGAAATCAACAGCAATCACAATATGTCATCATGCTAACGGCGAAATCTGAGTGATGCAAATGCGCCCTGGGATGGTTATTTGTTAACCAAGGGTAAGACAATGTTTGTTGCAGCATCACTAGATAAGAGCCTCAACGACCAAATAATCGGTGGTGACGTCGTGCCATGTCCGTTCGATTGCGGCGGCACGCTTTCAGACGAAACGTCGTCAGCACCTATACGAATGATGCCGGCATCTCGAGCTCGGATGATCACCACTCGGTGTAGCGGATGTAACACGCTTTTTTACGCATGCGTGCCTGTTGCTCGGAGAGCGTCATAATCATGCGAGTTGATCTCATTTCAATCGTATCGCTCGCTGTTGCGGTACCCTCTGCTGCTGGAGCGGGCATATTTGCCACGCTTGACATGCATCCATTTCTAATCATCGGCACCGCGTGTTGTGCCGTGGGTGGCATCGCTGTTGCGACGTGGAGATTTGTTTCAACGTCAACTACGTCTAAGTCACCAGCGAAAAAGGTGTTAAGGTGGCGGCGGTCGTCTCAACGCAAAAGAAAACGCTTGAAGAGCTTTCCAGAAGATATCAGAAACATCAAACCACTTATCAACACGCGGTATAGCTTTCGTGAATCATCCCCACCCGAAGAAATGAACGAAGAGTTCAATTCTCAAGGAGACAGAAATAGCGATATTTTTGGGTGACCAGTGTAAATGTTTGAAACCGTGTATTATTCTATCAGTCACCTAAAATGAACGAAACACATAACGTATCCGGGCTCATCGCTCGGTTGCATTCAGAAACATCTTTAATCACTTCACGTCCTGGCAATGAACTCGAAGAGCGCATCATTCGTTGGACTGCATTGAGTCCAAACGTAATGTCATACGAGGTAGACGCAATCAACGTCATGTTGGACGAACTTGTGAAAAATGAGCCAGACGTTGGCGTAATGTTCACAGCGTTTGACACGATCAAATTCAGATTTGAACATGGTGAATCACCAGCGGCCGTCTTGCTTGCATGGGAAATGTGCACGCTGGCGGCTGCAAATACAAGATCAATGTCGGCATTGCGTCTTTGCAGTACCGTGATGTTCAGTACGGTACGCAAGATGCACCAATCCCTACATGATGAGGCAGGTCGTGCTGCGTGAACAAGATTTCGTTCCAGGCAACGTCATAGTACAACGTATCATGACACGCGTTGTGAAGCATGTCAACAAAAAAGGCAAGCAAAGTGCTTTGTTTGATATCGACAAACGCGAAAAAATTGAATATGAATACGTTGAAGATGCACGCTTCATGATCATTTCGTGTGTCAAGCAATTCACGCGTCGTCACAACAAACACAAGGTCAACACTGGCAGGTGGGAAGTATTTCTAATGCCGCTTGGATGCAAGACTACAGCACCCGTCAAAATGTCATTTTTGTATGGGCGTCGTAGCGACTCAGCTGTGAATTATGATTATCAACGCCTGAACATTTACGCTTCAAAGAGGTAAATTCCATCTCATGGAAGATGAAGCGCAACGCAAGAAGGCGTTAGATGACTTTTTAAGTGTGTTCTCTCAGCAACAACGTGAATTTAAGTTCACTGCGCATGACACAAATGAGACGTTTCGGCCGCCGTTAGCAGGCGATGGCAATGAATGGCAATTTCAGGCATTTCAGGCATCACCTAAAACAACTGGCGTGGGATATGTGCTGTGGTCTAGAATTCGAAAGCCATGAGCAAGAAAAAGGAGAAACGTGTTCCACGTCCTCGAGGTCGTACGTTGGAACAACTTGCAATTCGAATTGCGCAAACTGATAAAACATTCGACGCATTGCCCGATGGGTGGAGCGGAAAGTGTATTTTTTGTGGTGGCAGAGTGTTTGTGTCATCATCAGGTAAGACGAACGCTACCATAGAACACATAGTACCAGTTTCTGCGGGTGGGACAAATGATGAACTCAATGTTGCATTAGCTCATAGCTCTTGCAACTCAGAAAAGGGCGTTCGACACGATCCCAACTACCCAAAAGACCCTCGATCTGTAGAAGTTGTCAATAACCTGCTCCAAAGACGCCAGGAGAGGTTTCGATCTGATATTTAGCTGCATGGACAACATTGCGTTGCTGCGGCACATCATTCTCGACGAGGCTAAGAAGATTCAAAAGGCGAAGAAAGCCAAGGTGAAGCCTTGGGATGAAGCGCCAACAGGTGAAGGCGAAACCCAAGACATGGGCGATACCAAGGATGCCAAGGTTGGCGACAAGGCAAAGCAAACTGCTTGGGAAGATGGCAAGCCAAAGGGCAAGCTAAAGGCGACTCGTGCCACCGAGCGTAAACTTACGGCCGAAGAATTGCGTCGTCTTGTTATTGACGAGGCCAAGAAGGCTAAGGCGGAGAACGCGTCTGTTACGTCAGCCCGCACGCCGTTGGAAGATCCGGATCAAGTTCCTGAGCTTCCGTGGGAAAAGGGAATGCGTAAGAAGGGCGAGCACAAGCATGCCGTGAAGCAGGAAAGCGTTCTCAAAGGCCTTGCTGATTCGCTAGAGGAGTGATGCAAATCACCCTTGGACAATTAAGAACCATCGTGCGGCGCACGTTGTCCGAGCGCCGCCGTGGACACCGTAGACATCACTCACATTCATCGCATGGTCATGGTGGATTTGGCCCGGGTGATATCTTCAGCTGGGGATTGTTCGGTGGGTCAAAGGATTACGGTGGTTCTGAACCTGGGAGTTATTCCGGGGGCGGCTCGTGGGACATGTACGGCGGCTACGGAGACTATGGATATGGAGCGTATGCTTCTGGACACCATTATCACGACCCGCGCACAGACCCTGACGTTCCGGAGTTCATGAGGCCCTCTGGTGGAGTCACGGCAAGTACACATTCAGATGATTTTATGGATTTTGATGATGATTCTGACGGATTTGACTGAGTGTAAAGGGTCAAGCGAGGCTATATACTAGAATCAACGCAACAGAAAATGCCACAGCGGTGGAAAATAGTTGTGTACAAGTGAAAGATTAATGATACTGTATGATTACCGAGGCGTTCATACCGCTCGGTCCTACAAATAGGAAATCCAATGAAGACTGCAATCGCAAATATCGCAAAACAATATCGCCAACCAGAATGGCGTATTGAGGCGAATTATGCGATTCGCAATGCCAATCAGGAGAAGGATAAGATCCCGAGCTAGCGTAGTTGAATAAATAAAGTTCAATGCGTCGGCTCGGAAGAAGATTCCGGGCCGATTGTGTTTTAGAATGGTGCGTTGCCCGAATGGTTCAAGGGGCGAGGCTGTAGTCCTCGCGGTTAAGACCGATTGGTGGTTCGAATCCATCACGCATCACCGGAACTAACGAGTTCTGATGTTCTCTGAAAACTGATCGTTGTATGGATGTGTTGAGCAGGTGGTGAGCTCAGCTGACTGTAAATCAGCCGCCCGTAACGGGTTTGTCAGGTTCGATTCCTACCGCATCCACTCATATTCTCGGGTCGGGAAATTGGTATCCCAAGAGATTGTTAATCTCTCGCACGTAAGTGTATGTAGGTTCGAGCCCTACTCCGAGAGCGAACTCATAATGCAAGTGCCTGCGTGGAGCAGGAATACTGCAAGTGAAAGGAAGATTAACATACCAAGTAACACCAAACAGTGGGTTCACATTGCGTAGTAGGCAAATTGGTAAGCCGTGGAGTTGTTACCTCCTTGATTGCGGGTTCGAATCCTGCCTGCGCAGCGCCGGATAGTGGTGGGTTCCACTGCGTAAGTGAATGAAGTAACTATGCTAATGCGACGCTTGGGTTCGAGTCCCAACAGGTAACAAATGGGCATAATGGTAACGGTTACTGGTTACGCAAAACAAGTTGACTACGAGGGCAAATGTTAGCGTAATCTACTGGGTTCGATTCCCGATAGTCCGCAAATCACAATGAATGCCTCACTAACATAATGGTAGTGTAACTGGTTCTTACCCAGCTAGTCTCAGTTCGATTCTGGGGTGTGGCACTGCGGCGTAGTTCAATGGTAAAACAGCTCGCTCTGACCGAGTATCTGTAGGTTCAACTCCTACCGCCGCAACGAGCCGACAATTCCAGTTTCGAGTACTGGACGCACTTGATAACATTGGCGCTTGAAAGGGCCCATTCACATTGTCTCGAGCACCAGTGTGATGGGCAGCAAGTACGTAAAACGCCTCACGACATCGTAGAAATAGCAATGAAAACAAAGTGTGTAATGCAAGTGGTAGCATATCGGCGTGTTTTTTGGAGCATCATCTAATGGCAGGATAGTAGCCTTTGAAGCTATGAATAGGGGTTCGAGTCCCTTTGCTCCAACAAGCCCGAGACCTGGGTTCGAGTCCCAGTTGGACGGTGGCGCTTGAGAGCAAGTCAACGTGCTGATCACACGGAGACATCGCTAGTACGTAAGTCGCCGGCAATTGGCTGATCACCTTTTGTCTTGTCCAGTAGTTTAGCGGTCAGAACACGGGCAGTCCTTTCACATGCACTAGTAACTCAATCGGTAGAGTAGACGGCCTTTAACCGTAAAGTTGAGAGTTCGAGCCTCTCCTGGTGCACTTCAACAACGATTTGCTTCTGTACGCATCGGGTGAGGCGGGTGGATTGTCAATCCATTGAGGCGGGTTCGAGTCCCGTCAGAAGCGCAATACGTCCCTATAGCTCAACGGATAGAGCGCTTGGCTACGAACCAAGAGGTTGTAAGTTCGAATCTTGCTAGGGACGCTGCGGGTTAGAGAAGAGGCCCATCTCACTTGGCTCATAACCAAGAGACCGCCGGTTCGAATCCGGCATCCGCTACGACGCTGTAGCTCAAATGCAAGAGCAGCTGCAATTAAGCAGCAAGATGTTGGTTAAAATCCAGCTGGCGTCACCATGGCCTTGTCGTCTATGAATGTAGGACGCCACCCCTTAGTCGAGGTGGAAAAACAGGTGCGAATACTGTCGAGGCCGCAAATTGATTCTGTCGTCTATGAGTAAGACAATCCCAAATTGGTGGGAATAAAAGCTGATTCGTTGTCAGCCTGGATCACTGGCACATGATGTAGTGGTTTCTGCATGCTGGTCTGATAAATCAGTCGTACGAGTCCGATTCTCGTTGTGCCTACGGCCTTGTCGTCTATCGGTAGGACAATTGGTTCTCAGCTAATAAAGGACGGGTTCGACTCCCTCCAAGGCTACACTCTTTTGCATTGTGGTCGTGTCTCGACGGGGACCAGCGATAGGTTCAAATCCTATCATAAAATTTGGTAGCTGAGCGTTGGTTCGAATCCAACGGGTGTAAAAGAGATTTTTGGTCCCATCTTCTAAATGGTCAGGATACTAGACTTTCAATCTGGTAATGGCGAGTTCAAGTCTCCCTGGGATCACCTCGAGTTTCCTTCATGAACTTTGTCGTGCCTGCGTGCGTGGAAAGCGACTAGATCACCTGGTGACAATCGGGAAAGACCGATAACGGGGTGTACCTCAGTCTGGTAGAGGGCTTGTTTTGGGTACAAGACGTCGCACGTTCGATTCGTGTCACCCCGACAACGAAAGATTACATGCCACTGGTGTTAATGGTAACATGTGGGTTTCCAAGTCCCGTGATGCGCGTTCGATTCGTGCGTGGCATGCTAAACAAAAATGTGTGATACAAGCTCACACATTAGGAATACAACATACAAACGCAAGGAAAAAGTCATGAATATCAGCCAAGCTCTTCGTCGTATCTCAGTCATTAAGGGTCAGCTCGCAACCACAGCAACACGTTTCGCCAGTTCAGTCACGTGGATTGATGACGCAAAGCCAACATATTCGCTTGCTGAGTGCGATGTTGCGTGGGCTCGTCTCGTAGGTGAGCAGACGTCGCTTGAGGCCGCAGTGGCAATTGCCAATGCAACGAACAAGATCACCTATCGTGGTCAGGAATTCACGCTTGCGTTTGCCGTGAAGCAGTTGGCTGTTTTCAAGGCAAAGATTGCGCTCTTGCGAACCCTGAATTGTCAGGCGACTGCAGAACGCACCGATGTTACTCGTGATACTGAGTACGTAAATGGAAATTACGTAACTGTCACTCGAGAGAAGAAGGTTCACTGTGCATTCACTGAGCGTGAGCGTGATACGAGTGTTCAGGTAGCGCAGACAGACTTTGACGAGCTCAACGCACTCGTCGAGGCGGCAAATCACACCATTCAGGTCGACCCTCAGGTCGTCTGATGTGAGATGCGCCGAAAGGGAAGTTGCTGTTGAAACCCTGTTGATTTAAAATCAACTCAACCCTAATAAGGAATGAAAGCTATTGGTATCGGTTCTGGCATCGCATTCAGCACTCAGCGTCCAGCATCTTTTCCTATCAGCTCATAGCCCTTAGCAGGTAGATTTCAGCAATCAGCAGTCAATTACAACACGCTTCCCTTGCGTTGTATGCGGTGATAGTTTAGTGACAAAACGGCAGGCAACCAAAGCCTGAGATCATGGGTTTGATTCCCACATCCGCGCTAAGTAACGAGAAAAATTATCGGGTGAAATACCCATATGCCTGATTGCGTAAGAAGGGTCGACACTTCTGCGATGGAGGTACAACGCCAGAGGAGCGTTAACGTGAAAGTTTGGGGCTTTCGTATAGCGGGATTACGCTGGCTTTGCAAGCCAGTCACACGGGTTCGAGTCCCGTAGGCTCCACAAATCAACAATGACTGCGTTCAAAGTTGATCAATTACGAGTAACTATTAAGCGGTGTAAATCCGCATTGTATGCAACGTCATCGACAGTTCGCCTCGATCGGGGTGACTGCCCTCTGCACGTTGACGTACTGGCCGGTGAGCCTAATGTGAAAGTAGTGTCATGGGCCTGTAGTTTAATAGGGAAAATTCCTGCCTCGCACGCAGAAAACTCGGGTTCGAATCCCGATGGGTCCACACAATCAACGATCAGTTTGATAAGAGGTGCCTAAGAACGTCATTGTATGATTCAACCTTGACGTTTGACAATGCATTAAAGATTTCATCTTGCGTTGCCTTGTCTTTCACGTTCTGCTTGATCCAATCAATCACTTGGTCCTTATTTACGCCGCCTTGCGTTTGTGATTGTGTACGTGAGCTGCTGTTGGTTTGTTGATTAGGTTGCTGTTCAGTAGACTCTTCATTAGACCGTTGTGATACTTGCGTATCAAAATTTTGGATCTCTTTGCCCACAGCTTGCATTTTTTCGATCATCGCTGCTAATTTGCCGCTTTTCACTATTTGCGCAATTTCTCTTGCTATATTTGCATCAACGTTCATGCCAGCTTGCTTACCAGCTGACATTACAATTGATTGCAACGTATTACTTCCGTGTTGATCGCCTCGTGGCAATTCACTGCCGCCTGGTACCTTACCAGCATCTAGCGATGTTGCCTGCTTTGTTGGCCTTTGTGCTGTGATTTGTGGTTGTGGTTTTGGCTTTGGCGTCGCAGGTACAGGTTTCTTTCCAAACTTTGCATTTGCAAGTTCTTCATCTGATTGCACGCCACGTTCTTGTTCGTCTACTGCTTCCATTAGACGACGAAACTTTGTGTGAAATGACTCATTGATTTCAGCAGCATCAACTTTTTGTGCAACAAGCTCGTAAAAATGCATACATTTCATGAACTCTTTTTCAAGAAGCTTGAAATCGCCGTCCTCGTCGTCAAAAATGTCCTTGGAAATACGACCTAAAAATCCTTTTATCTTATCAATGGTGCTTTTCTTATTAACTTGCTTGTACTTTGCGAATTTCCCTTTTATGTTATCAAGCGTTGTTGCAAGTTGATTTGCGATCGTTATTTGATCATTAGCTTTTAGTACGTCCACTGTTTGCTTCACATTTTTGAAAAGCGCTTTGAATTTTGCAAATAACTCTTTATCGATTGCTTCATTCAATTGCTGACGAATGTTCTCATCGATCTTCAAAAGCTTTCGACGTTGCGCAAGCGTAAGTTTGCTGGTAGACATAGCGATATTCTAACTATTCGTTCGGTGATACACGATCAGTCTATGGCTTACTGTCAGCTTATGCAAGGAGAATACGTTAGGTGGCACGGGCAACTAGCCCTAGTTGTCTACGAATTTTGGGGCCTTGCAACGATTCGGTTGTGCGAGAAGCACTCGATCTACGAGGTTTTTTTGCACGATCTCAAACCTGTAACCCTTCAACCTGTCCGGTGTAATACCTGACTCAACGTGATAGGCTTGTCCTAGGCATGGACACCACAACATACGTTTATATCGCGCTTGGTGCAGTCGCCACAGGAACATCATTGTGGTGGGTAATTCGAACAATTCGTCGTCGATTGACGCGTCCTGCTGGTGGTTCACAGTCGGTGAACGTGAAACAGCTGCGTGTTCGACTTACAACGTTGACTGGCGAGATTTTTGATATCTCGTTTGAAGGCAAGGCATTCTACATCAATGACACAATCTGGATGCAGACTGCTAAAGAAATTTTCAATGATTGGCGTGACGCAGGCGAACACGGTTTGTTTCGTGTTTCTCGTAACCAATGGATTGGCGCGCAGAACGTAAAGGAACTTCTCTTGGTGAAAGAGAGTGATCTTTTTATTGACGTGCCGTACTCTTGACGGTGTACAATCGCACACCGTGTATTATAATAGCAACCCAAAAAGAACAAGAAGGATAGAAAATGGCAAAGAAGCTGAAGAAGAACGCAAAGTCCGAGACCGTTGTCGAGAACGTGGCCGCCGTCACTGTTGACGCTGCCCCTGCAAACCTGTTTGAGGCGTTCATTGATCTGAGTGATCCTGAGCTGTCTCAGGCAATCGAGCGGCTTGAGGCTGAGCGTAACAGCTGCCTGGCGCATCGAGAGGATCCTATGGAGATTGAGATTGAGAAGTGTTTCGCTCAGCGTGAGTGGAGACTGCGTGCTGAGCGTTGGAAGGCGCATTGCGCGTATCTCGATGCAGACGCAGAGTCTCTTCGAGAGGATCAGTACCCGATCGCAGACCTCGATAATTGGGAGTTCGTCTCAATTTGCAACGGTTCGCGAGCGCCTCGCGTTCAGCGCGCCTAGGATTTCTTGACATGAAGCAAACGAGTAAAGAACCAAAGATAGTACAAACGTATCTCGACTCATTGACACGTTTGCCGCAGCTTTCGCACCCTGATCTTGTGAACCTTTTCAAGGTTCTTGAAGATACTGAAGAGAAGCTTGCGGCAAAGGAACGAGCTCGCAAGAAGGTCATTGAGTGTAATCTTCGTCTTGTCGTATCAATCGCAAAGAAGTACTACAAGAACTACAAGTTGCCCATTGAAGACCTCATTCAAGAAGGCAACATTGGACTCATGAAAGCCGTAGAGCGATTTGACTACAAGAAGGGTTGGCGGTTTTCAACGTACGCTACATGGTGGATTCGCCAAGCAATCGGTCAGCATGTTCAAAAGCGACGTCGAACCGTGCGATTGCCTGCGCATGCCGCTGCCGTTCAACGCAAGTTGATTCAGGCTGCTGATGATTTCAAGCAACTGCATGGTACTAATCCTTCGAGCGAAGAACTGCAGGAAGTCGTCAAGGCTTCAGAGACTGTGGTGCGAGCAACGATGTTTGCGTCTCGAGGAACTGTGTCATTGAATGATCCTGCGTATGCAGCTGCCGGTGGACCTACCAAGACAATTGCTGATGTTCTTGAGGATGAAGATCCGGGTGCTTGCCCATTCACCAACTGTGCTGACGTAGAGATTGTGAACATTGTTCGACAAATCATGAAAACGTTGACGGTGAAAGAGTCTGCGATCCTACGTCTGAGGTTTGGCCTCATTGAGGATGATACGAATTCTGAAGAGTTCCCAATCACTCAAGATGAGATTGACAACCTTGACGAAGGACGTGGTTTGACGTAGCGATGGGCGGTGATGGATATGTATTATCTGTCATCGTTGCCATTTTCTGGAGTCAGCCATGAACTTTTCTGCTATCCTGGTCATAATTGGTCTCACATGCGCCGGTCTTAGCGCATTAGTTTTTACGTTACCGTTCATGGCCAGGATGCAGTGGTTCAAGGATCTTTTCATAGAGGAACAACCCGATATCGAAATAGTAGAACATGATGATGACGAATGAGATTACAGTTGGCATAGCTTTCATCATTGGCATTGCGTTGGGATATGTGGTGCGCTATGCAAGTGAATTCTTGACATCAAGAAAAGTACCAACACCAAAGCGCCTCAAAAAGGCAGACCTTGTAAAAGATATGCAAGATCGTATGCACGATCGTCTCAATGAGATTGACTTGCCATTCGGTCGACCACGAAAAACAGAACATGCTCCGGTGACTGCGATTGGCAACGCTCGGGCAAGAACGATGTTGATCAATAGAAAAGAAACAAAAGAGTAAAAATGAATCCAGGCAAGAAGTTCAAGGCGGGATATGCTACAGTTACAAGCGACAACGGTGGCGACAATTACCGTGAAATTGCCGAATTGATGACCCAGATAGGGTTCCCAATGAATCATTCATCTGCTCGTAATCACGTCATTAGGGCGATGCACAAGTTTGTGCTTGCATTTTGTCAAGCTCAAGGTATTGAATTCTCTGAAAAAGAGCAACTACGCATTGCTCGTGATCCTCGCTTTCAGGAGGCCATTTGCGATGTGATGCAGTACCTTGAGGCTGAGAAAGAAGATCGCCATATTTAAGGACATGAAACTGAAGATCAAGTACCAGCCCACAACGGCTGTGAGTCTTGAAAAGATGTTAAAGCGTCGCAAGATGTCGTTAGCAACATTCTTGACAGAACAGGGCATTAGCACATACGAAAGCTTGCGATCACGTTGCGCCACGATTGGCATCGTTCCGCCGTCGGAAGAAGAGTACCTACGTGTGTCTGGTCCAATTGTCTCAAACCCCCAAGAGGGCGTTGTGATTCTTGAGCCTATTCCTATCATCAATGATTCCACCGGTAAGGAAACTGAGGAGATAGCTCCCGCACCATCTGCGGCTGATATCGCTGGTATAAAACAAACAGATGATGAGAAACCACGCAAGAAACGTGGAGGCTTTCAGCGATCTGCAGTCGTGGAATCTGTAGACGCTCCTGAGCGCGCCGACGTCATTGACGCGTTCATGTCTGGTTCAATTTTGCCAACTGCATGAGTGTAGACAACGTAATCATGAGATAGACTGGTCTCATGATCAATCAGACCGTCGTCCAGATCCTAGAAGCACTCGAGAAAACTTCCAAGCGCACGGAGAAGGAAACCATCCTTAAGCAGCACGTAAAAAACGTGCTGCTTCGACAGGTCTTTGTTGCAGCAATGGATCCGTATACGAACTACGGCATTACGAAGTTTAAGAAGTGTCGTCCAGTCGCCCAGGAGAATGGCGGATCTGACGTTCTTCTAGAGGCGTATTTGACTCGTGTACTTCCTGTGTTGGCATCACGCGAAGTGAGTGGAAATGCGGCACGAGATGTCATTGAAAAGACATTCAGCACGTTCAATGCTGACGAGCAGAAGTGGGCAGAACGCATTCTGTTGCATAATCTTCGATGCGGTGTGCAAGAGAAGACTGTGAACAAGATCTGGCCCGGTACCATTTCTCCTTATGCGGTTCAGCTAGCAGTTCCTCTTGAACATCACGTTGTTGGTGAGAAAATCGTTCTTGACGAACCCATCGTCTTTCCCGTTCTTGTTGAACCAAAGCTTGACGGTTTGCGACTCACTGCGACGAAAGAGAAGGGCGTTGTCACGCTGCGTACTCGAAACGGTACTGAGCTTGATACGTTCCCGTCATTGATCAACTTTCTTACCGAGACCGACGGTGATGATTACGTTCTTGATGCCGAAGCCATGGGTGCAGATTGGAATGAAAGCGCATCTGTATTGATGTCTCGCAAGCGTAGCAAGGATGATAAGAACATGGTCTACAACTTGTTCGATGCCTTGACTCTGCAGGAGTGGAAGACACAAGATTGTAAGCGCACGCAAGGCACACGTAGAACTGACATGCTGTCATTGTGGAATCAACGCTGGCAGTGCGGTCCTATCAAGCCTACTGACGCGAAGCTGTGTCACAACCTTGAAGAAGTTCAAGCGTATTATGTAGAATGTGTTAACGCCGGGTACGAGGGCGTGATGATAAAGGATCCAAATGGTCTCTACACATTCGATCGTACCAAGGCGTGGCGCAAGCTGAAGCCTTTCACTACGTACGAAGGCGTCGTGGTTGGGTGGTACGAGGGCAAGCGCGGCACGAAGCGTGAAGGAGACTTTGGCGGGTTTAACGTTCTGTTGCCGAATGGCGTTGTCACAAACGTCGGTAGCGGATTCTCTGATGATGAGAAAGCAGAGATCAACAACGACCCAACGTCTTGGATCGGTAAGATCGTTGAAGTAAAGGGACAGCCCCCGCTGACTGACGACGGCAAGGTGCGCTTCCCGAGCAAGGTACGTTACCGCGAGGCGAGTGACGTAGATCCCAAGGTTCTCGAAGCTTACGAAGCTTGGTCGGCTAGGTAATTACATCGTGGACAACGATCTGCAACATGCGTTCGCGCGAATAAGTTCTATCTTGGAAGCTCACGAAATTATTGATTTTCGTGCAAGATGTTCCATGGGAATTTGGCAGGTCGTATTGCTTGGAAAAAATGGCGTCAAACGAGGCTCTGCCGACGTAGATCTGAGCAGAGCCTTTAATGACGCAGTGAATTACTACGTTGCAGCAACTACTGAGAATTCAACGGGATATTCACAGGATGGTATTGGAATTTCTCCCATTTCACTTGATCCACCGCCGTCTCCAAATCGTAGACGCTAGATCAATAAAATCAATACCTTGTACACGAGTGCAGGTTTACTTTGCCCATGGTAGAGTCAGACCATAGGCAAGGCAAAGGACACAAACACACATGGCTAAGAAGACTGCTAAGAATGTTGCTCCGGTTCAGATGTCTGAGGCTGACGCAGCGAAACTGCGTGAGGCTGCGGCTCGATTCGATCTCAACGTTCACATCATCAATTTCCTCAGCTCTAACGCATTCTATGCTGAGATCTCTCGTCGAGTTCACAAGATCAGCACGAAGGACATTCCCACCGCTGCTGTGGCTTGGAACCAGAAGCTCGACAACATCGTGTTGTACTACAACCCGGAATTCATGTGCCAGCACACCCCAAAGCAGGTGATTGGCATTCTGAAGCACGAATTCAGTCACTTGTTCTACGGACACTTGAACGCTCGTCGGAAGACTCCACACCGTATGTGGAACATCGCTACCGATCTTGCAATCAATTCGCTGATTGTTTCGAGCGAGCAGAATTCTGCTTCATATTCTAACATCAACAATCCTCAGGCTGTTTTGCCGGAATGCGCATTGATTCCCGGCCACCCGGTTTTCTTTGCAGATCTCAAGCGGCCCTTGACGGCTGATGAGAAGGCTGCGCAGCCCATCGCTGCTCTTATCGAGAAGATGAAGCCGTTGCTCGCTTCTGAGGATTATTTCCAGCAGCTGATGAAGGTCGCAAAGGAACAGCAGAACACTTGCCCGATGTGTGGCGGTTCTGGCAAGATCAAGGTGAAGTCTGACGCGGGTGGAGATGAGAATAGCTCAGACGGGCGGGACGGCGTCGAGAAGGAAGGCCAGGACAAGGGCGAAAATGACAAGGGTAATGGGTCATCTCGCGGAGATGATTCTCACGACGAGGGATGCGAGGGCGATGGAAATTGTTCTTGTGGCCACGGCGATAACGAGCCCGGTGGTTGTAGTGGTCCTGATGGTGAATATGATTGCCCTTGCTGCAAGGGCGATGGTGAGCTCGGTGACGGCATTGGTTCGATGGACGATCATGGATTTTGGGATGACATCCCGGAAGATATGCGTGAATACGTCGAAAATCGTGTGCGTAACGTGATTGAGCGCGCTGTTGAATCCGCCGATCAGAGCTCGAATGGCTGGGGCTATATGCCTGCTTCGATTCGTGAGGAGATTCGTCGGTTCGTATCCAAGAAGGTGCCGTGGCGCTCTGTACTCCGGCAGTTCATTGGAGTGCTTCTGCCAGGCGATCGTTCTACCAGCATCAAGCGCATCAATCGTCGCTATCCGTATATCCATCCCGGTGTGAAGCGTGGTCGCAAGGCTAAGCTTCTCGTCGCAATCGATATGTCTGGTTCTGTTGGAGAGGAACTTCTCGCAACGTTCTTTGCGGAACTAACCAACTTGGCAAAGAATTGTGAGATCGATGTTGTCCCGTTCGATTGCTCTGCTGAACCTGAACATATCGTCAAGTGGCGACGTGGTGGTCCCCCTCCGATGGGTCGGGTGAAGGCCGGTGGTACCAGCTTTGATGCTCCCACTGACCTTGCCAATGATCCTAAGAACCGCGGTCGTTGGGATGGTCTGCTAATCGTCACAGACGGGATTTGCAACGCTCCCAAGGAAAGTCGGGTACGTCGCGGATGGGTTCTTGGTCCTGGGTGCAAGCTGCAATTCGACTCGAACGAGCTCCAGGTCTTCGTAGACAATGAGCGACCGATGGTCGGAGCGTGGAGGTGATATCATGTGGGGATTTCTTAGGGCAGTATTCTTTCTTTCATTGTTCTCAGGAGCGCTGAAATTCAGTCCACTGCTGAGATTGGTCACAGGAATCATCTTGACGCCAATCTGCGGGTTGGGGTTTGGAACCCTACTAAGCGTGCCATTTATTCTCCTGTTGCTCTTGGTGGGCGGTGGAGGAGGCTTAGGCTTGATGATTGGCGTATGGGGAACTTGTGTACTCATTGCGTCAGGATGGGCATTCATCTCTTTGTTGCTTCCAAGCGTGAGTGACGATTAGCTATATACATGACATTCTTCTGCGCCGGTGATGCGGTGACGGTGAAACCCGAATGGGACGCTGTCACCGTTTTTTCGTCATCAACGGCAAGTGATCGTGTTGCTATTGGAGAGTTCAAGCGTGGTCAACATGGTCTCGTAATTTCAGTGGGTAAAGACATCGGGCAACCAATGATAGAGATCCTTGTAAGATCATTGGTTGGGTGGGTTGCTACAGCTGGCGTCATTAAGACATCATGGTCGTCGAACATTGACAGCTAAAATCCGCGTAGCGTGTGTATAGTATTGTTTGACGTTATGGCAATTCGTATTGTTCGTGGAATTGATCGCACTCGTAACAAAAAAGTGTATTCTTACGGACGACTAACTCATCCAGGATTAGGCGTAAGAAAAACATATATGAATGTACGTAATTCGCCAAATGATGGGTCGCCATTCCACCCAATGAATTTTGGATCAGATTTGAAGTTTTGGCTTCGGGGTGATCTTGGTGTGACGACAAGGGATTCATCAGTTGTAAAATGGGAATGTCAAGTTTCTGGTATTTCATTTGATGAAACTGGTTTTGGTGATCCTCCTACGCTTGTTGCACAGGATTCACGTCTTAACAACGTTGCAACAGTTCAATTCACAAATTCTCTATTGACAAAATTATCGTCAACAGGTCCGATTATTTCAGATACGTGGACTTGGTTGATCATTGGATATTGGGATGCAATTAGCGACGCACCAAACTTGTGGCAGTTGAATTATTCAATCAGTCCAGCCCTTGTTGCTGGTTTCTTGTTTTCGCGACAAAATTACGTATCATCGTATGATCAAACAACCATTATCTCGGCGCAATCAGATGACGCTGACGTTGATGCATTATCTGGAGTTAAGGCAGCATTTCTATTATCACAAGATGCAACAGGAGATGTTAATCAAACAACATTGGGATATCGTAATGTGAATAGACGATTAGGCGCAACGGACTATGTTTATTCGCCTACGGCTATTCGATTGGACACAACGCTTTCCATGTCTAATACGTACAACAAATTGAGTTCTATTGCTGAAGTACTGGTAATTTCAAAACCAATTTCTGATATCTTTAGGCTGAGCCCATATATTCGTGATCGCTACATGATCGATTTATTGGACATCTAATATGAAAAACGTAATTGAACGCATCAAAAATGGTGAAATGTTGTTGGCATGGGAAACCATCACGCTTACAAGCTCAAAATCTCAATTGGTTGATTGCACACTAGAAATTCAAGTGATGCAAGACGCAATGAAACTACAGAATGATTCTGGTAATTGGGTACGTTTCATGGTGACTGCATATCAACAGCAACAAATCGCAGATATTGTTGGTGGAATTTTCCATTCTGAGAAGACGGCAGAAGAACGACACAAGCACGCAAATACAATAATTTCCCCAGTGACTCAAACGCCTCCAGGAAGCGGCAAAATAACTGCGCTCGCAACCGAGGACGATTACAATCACTACGTAGATCTAGCGCTTCAAAAGGCGCAGCCTGACGGCGTCTTTGGTATTGTCTCTGCGGTTGGCAAGCCGTGGTGTCTAACAAACAATATGGCAGGTCAACAACGTTATGGTTCAAAAACAGCGTATAACTTCGGTTGGTTTGACAATGGGGGCATATACACAAGCCCATGTGGGCTAAAGTGCTGGCAGGCTGTTGCAAGCGGCATGTCAGAATACGTACACAATGATTCTCACGCCGATCCCTCACAAGTTTGTGAATTTCCACATAATGATTGCGTGCTGACACTAGCCGACGGGTCTAGACAAGATTGGAAACTAGCTGACGTCTATCAGCATGAGTTATACTGCGATTTCGTTACACACGGTGGGCCACTAAAGATCGTTAGACAAAATTCTGTCCCTCTTAGTTGATTTTTTAGTGTACTTGTGTGCGAGACATGATAACCTATACTCAAGGTGCTGCGGCATCTACTTCAGGATGGTAAACATGCTACGCCAACTCAACACGATACAGAGAACACATACCGGCTTGATGCTGGTGTGCGGCCTGTCGTGTTTAGGTTTGCCATCCAGCGTCGGCCTCCTTACCCCCTCAGGGGTAAGATTTAGTTGCTGACATAGGCCCCTCGTCCTGGGCTAGAAGTTTTCAAAGCGTAGCTCAAAGAGAGCGGCTGATCGTGGAGATCAGTGATGCAGAATCGGTACCTGCCGCTTTGACGGATCGAAAGAAAGTTGTTTCGATCTTGTTCATTGACAATCTGCATTCTTTCAGCCTATGGCGTAGTGGTAACGCTCCAGTTCGGGGAACTGGCATCATTGGTTCGATTCCGATTAGGCTGACTGGGAATACGTCATTTTCCTAGTGCAGGGACGCCTGTTGAGTGAGAGTGACGTAGACCATACACTAGAAAAATGATTGATAGAATTGATCGATATGAAGAAATGTGATGCATCTCTTGAAGAGATTCAAAGATTCGTAAAAGAATCAACATGTATTTCGCAAGTTGTCATTGCGCTCAAATTACCGTGTAATGCGAAGTACGCAGAATTTGTTCGTCAATTGATCTCACAACACGCACTTGACACATCTCACTTCACACGCAAACGAAAATATGAACGAATCAGAAAAGCTTGTCCTGTTTGTCAAACAACGTTTGAAACATACGTAAATCATCCTAAATACAACAAAACAACGTGTTCGTGTGCTTGCGCAAATTCATTCTTTCGTAGTGGAAATAACAACCCAAACACAAAGCATGACGAAGATAAGGGAACGTGGATGTACACGTTATGTTGGAAAAATCATGAACATCAATGCGTCATTTGTGGTGAACAAAACATCGTAGCTGTTCACCATTTTAATGGTAAACATGATGACAATCGACCAGAGAATTTGGTACCTATGTGTCCAACACATCATCAATATTGGCACTCTAAATTTCGATCACTCATAGAGGAAAAAGTAAACACATATGTAGAAAATTGGATCTCAACACATCAGAGATTAGTGTAGTGGTTGCACACCTGCCTTGGGGACAGGTTGTCGGAGTTCGATTCTCCGATCTCTGACGCACACGTGGTGGAAAGGCAGACACAACATTAAAAGCGTAAGGTGCTTGTTGGCGTTGATTCGCCAGCATCAAGCATGGATCGAGGGAGCGTAACGCGGTGCGGAAAACGGCCAACGGGTACGACAATCGTGAAGTGTGCAGCAGGTTTGCGGATGCACCGGAACGGCGCTCGAGGGTGTCGTAAGGGAAGCGAGCTTATCCTAAAAGCTGCAGATGTGGATGCGGGTTCGAGTCCCGCCGTGCGCAAATCAGGGACAGGTGTAATGGTTGCACCTCTGTTTCGGGAACAGATAGTCGGAGTTCGATTCTCCGGTCCTTGACAACATCATAACACGACCAAATGGTGCCGGCAAAACCCCCGGAGTGCAAAATGTAGCTGTGGCAGGCGAATTGACGCCAAGGCGATAACATAGCAACGTGCGATGATGAAATACCGGGATAGCTCAGTGGTAGAGCGTCTCCCTTACAAGGAGAGTGTCGCAGGTTCGAGCCCTGTTCCCGGTACGAGCGTCTGGTGTAGATGGTTCGCACAATACCCTGAAGACGTATGGGACTCGGTTCGATCCCGAGGGCGCTCGCAATCCCAAGTTGGTTAAGACGGATGAACGCGTGCCTGAAGAGCACGAGAGGGTGGTTCGATTCCACTGCTTGGGACAATACGAGCAAGATATGTATGTTTGCTATGTCTGGAGAGAAGAACGGCGTACGTATCAATTCATTAGCAGACGTTGAGGGACCATCGTCCTCCAACTGGCCGGCAAAGATACGCGCTAGTTCAGGAGAAAAGCTCAAAAATTGGGCCGCAGTGCTGATGGGCGTCGCGGCGCTTGTGACCGCTGGTGGCACATATATCAAGCCCGCGGATGACACAAAAACACGATCGACTTATGAAGAGATTCGACGCGAGATAGGCGAAATGTCGAAAGACATTAAGAATGTGTCGCAGGACGTTGAGTTCTTATACCAGGTGCGTATCTCTGATGAGAAACAACGACATGACGCGTTTGACAAAGAAGCAAAGATGCAGGAAGAGGAAGATTCATACATAGAGCAATTCCTTGCAAAGAAAAACGGATCAAAAGCCGCGAAGGACTACATTGACAAGCGCAAGCTTGAACGTAAAAAGTTGCGTGTGTTGTTCAAGGTAAGTTCAGACAAACGTGAACTCGCACGCCCACCGACTACGAGAAATCTTCCGTCGTATGACGCAGTTCCACAAACTTCGGCGAGTGCAGGCGCACCAAATACCAATGATGGTGGGTCAAGCAGGCCGAGTGTAAACAAGTAACGCCAAGTGGTAGAACGATAATACATCCGGTTGCAACCCGGAAGATTGCAGGTTTAAGTCCTGTCTTGGCGTCAGATCAAGTAACCAGATCTTTTGATCCGATGTTGATAACGTAAGTCAACTTTTTGGCGGAACTGGCAGACGCGCCGGCCTAAGAAACTGGCATGATCATTTGAACAAAATTCTTGTGATCTATGTGGGTTCAAGTCCCACAAGAGAAGGTGAACGATCATTTGCTGGAGTGGTGATAGTGGTAGCACAGTTGCTTGGTAAGCAACCTGCAGGGGTTCGATTCCCCTCCCCAGCACAGAGCGCGGTAACTACGTTCGTTGTCATGGTTTGACAAGGAATTCTTTCAAAAATTCCTATTTTGGTTCGAATCCAAATAGGTGAAGCGCTCAATCTTCAAACAAAAGTAACCTCACAAACGAAGTGTTGATAGTGACACAACTTGAGTTTAACAAGAAAAAGTAGGTGCAAGTCCTGCCGTGAAGGTGAAATTGTTTCTTTTTCAACAAAGTAACTGTTTTCGTGTTGATTGATAATCATCTTAGCTTAAAACTAAGACAATCTGGTGAGACTCCAGACTCGAGTTTAGGTGAAATGTTGTACAAACGTGATGAGTAACATACAATGTCAAGGTGACATCCACAAGATGTCATACGTGGTGCAAATCCCGGACGTGAAAATCATACGATGCTGGTCTAGTATAGTGGCATTACAGCTGTTTCGTAAGCAGCCTACAGGGGTTCGATTCCCTTGACCAGCACGATACTAAAAACACAGTAACGAAAAAAAGCAATAAACGCTTTGAGAGATTATTGCTGAAGTGAAAATGAGAGTAGGTATCGACGTCGCCCGTGTAGCTCAATTGGCAGAGCAAGCGCCCTGTAAGCGCGAGGTTAGGTGTTCGACTCACCTCATGGGCATCAAGATCAACAATGATCTTTTATGGACTGGAAGAGCAAACGGTTAGCCGACAGGTTGTGGCCCTGTCGTAGTGGGTTCGACTCCCGCCCAGCCCTCGCTGTCGTGGTGGAATTAGGCAGACACATCAGGTTGAGAGCCTGACGGTTTATACCATGCAGGTTCGACTCCTGTCGACAGCACACAACTGTGGCGGAATTGGCAGGCGCGCCAGACTTAGAATCTGGTGACCGCAAGGTCGTGGAGGTTCGATCCCTCTCAGTTGTACGAGATACATGGCAAATCAATATTCTAAGTTTAAATGGGAAGATGAACGTCCATTTGAAGATCTGGGCCGAGTAAAACAACGTAACTTCCTAATAAAAGAAGCGAATTTTAGTTGTTCTGCTTGCGGCTTCAATAAGTCAAGAGAAGACGGACGATCAATTTTAGAAATTCATCACATCGATGGGAATCATCAAAATAATGTTCGATCAAATTTGAAAGTGTTATGTCCAAATTGCCATGCCATGACGTTAAAATTCAGATTTTACGGAAAATCACATCTATCGTCAAAAGATCATAGAGCTCGAACTATCAATAAAGAGCTCAGAATAAAACGTAAATTAGCGAGAGAACAACGCCAATCAAAAATTAGAGATCAGTTTTGTGAAACGATATTGTTATGTCATGAGACAAAAGAAATTGATTTCTCTAAATTTGGATGGGTATTACGTCTATCTGAGATGTTTGGCGTAACGCACCAAGCAATTGGTAGACGTATAAGAAAATTGATGCCAGAATTCTACAATGATCATTGCTTCAAAAGGAAAGCATAAAATACGGGACTCGCGGCTTATCCGGATGGTTTGCCGGAATCTGTCCTATGAACAGACGCCAATGGTTCAATTCCGACGAGTCCTACATACACCAACATGGCTGAGTGGTTGAGGCGCTCGCTTCATAAGCGAGTTTACGTGGGTTCGATTCTCACTGTTGGTACAACATGATAGCACAAAAAGCACGGTTGATGACTAAACTAGTCTCTCTATTGAGAAAGAAGTTGTTTGATAATTCACCTTTCATTGAAGAGGTGCTCACTCAACTCGACATATTGACTCTCGAGAGAGGCATCAAAGTATGCGTAGAAGATCAGTTGATCGTGGTGTATTTACCAAGCAAACCGGGATTCAATCCAATTCCCGTCGCGGCTGGCGTGATGCACCAGGCTGACGTCATTTTTGAATATGAAGCTGGCACGGGACGCATTGTCAAGTGCCTCAAGCATCGTGAACGTAATCCAGAAGAATTCAATAACGTATGAAAATACTTGTTTGCGGCTCTAGACATTGGGATGACATCGAGACAATTGCGCGTGTGTTGGAGGGGTTACCCAAATCTGGTGTCACGATAATACATGGGGCGGCTCGAGGGGCTGACATGATAGCCGGAGAGGTGGCCAAGCAGTTTGGATGGAACGTACGTGAATACCCGGCGCAGTGGGACAAACACGGTAAAGCTGCTGGACCTCTTAGGAATCAGCTCATGCTTGATCGTGAAAATCTACGAGACAATCCTATTGAACTGTGCATTGCATTTCATGATGAGTTGCACAAGCAAGAGGGCGGTACTTACGACATGGTGAGACGATCTGCAGCTCTTGGCATACCCGTTAGAAATGTGAGATCATCAAATGACTCAACAAATAACACGCTTCATCAATGAGTACGCATTTTTGAGCAGCTTTCATACGTCCACGGTGCGATGGGACGGTAGACTCTGGAAGTCGGTTGAACACGCGTATCAGGCAGCAAAGACGCTTGATGCCAAACAACGAGACATGATTCAGGCTGCAAAAACTCCTGGCGAAGCAAAGCGGATTGGGCAAGCTATCACGCTTCGACCTGATTGGGACGACGTAAAGTTGAACATCATGCGTGAATTGATTCATGAAAAGTTTATGAATCCTTTCCTGCGTCACAGGTTGCTTGAAACGGGTGAAGCAGAGTTGATTGAAATCAACTTTTGGAACGATAAATTTTGGGGCGTCTGTCGCGGTGAAGGAAAAAATCACTTAGGCAGAATTCTCATGGATGAGCGAGACAGCATACGAGAAGAATTGATCGCAGATAACACCACCGTGGAGGAACTTCGGTAGACTCGATAGACTCAGACTCTATTGTCGCAAGATGTGCAGGTTCGAATCCTGTCGGTGGTACGAGTGTAGATACGTACAACATATTGTATCATGAGGTCATGATGGAACAAGAAGACATGCAGACGGTGAATGTGCCTGAGCGTCGACCTGACGCTGTCCTACTTGAGACTGGCGAGTTTGAAGTCGTTAGAAAGCTTCGCTCTCGCATCCTCGATCAACACGCCAAGATGTACCCGTGGGTGTATATCACCAGGGTTGGATACGGAGACGATGTGAAGTACGTCCTCTCGGTTGCGAATGGTTTCGGCGGAAAGCTGTCATCTAGCGAGCTTGAGAAGATTGCTGCCTCGGTCTCTGAAGAGCTGGAAAATCTCACGTTGCCTTCATAGTAAAACGGAAATAATGGTGCGCTTCGAACGCACAGTTCTAGGTTCGAATCCTAGTGAGGGCACACCATTATTTCTCTTCGTAGTTCAGTGGATAGAACATCGCTTTCCTAAAGCGAATGTCATGTGTTCAAATCACATCGAAGAGACTACGTCCCCATAGCTCAGCTGGATAGAGCGTCGGCCTTCTAAGCCGAATGTCGTAGGTTCGAATCCTACTGGGGATGCTAAGTGTAGACGAACATAAAGTGTGGTAAGTTGAAATTATGGAAACGTCAAATAGCAACATGGCGAACGTCATCATGGAAACTTGGACGGAATCCGAAAGCGGATGGGGCTGTCGTCCAGACGGATGTTCATTGCACCTCAATCTTGCTGATCTTGATGCTTACGTCAAGGAATATTGGGCAAAAATGCCTAAGGAAGTTCCGTATGAGTATAGCACACCAGACGAAAGTCCTAAGTTGATTTCTATCCCAAGGGACAGTTCAGAATACAAACGCCTGTTGGAAACTTGCAATGGTGTTCGACTTTGTCAGGACGAAATCAATAAGCTACGTTATCCCAACGGGTGGAAACAAGGAGCACATGATGAAACAAACCCTCGCAAGATCGTTGATGATGTGTCTAGTAATGTTGTCACTCGTTCAACTGCTGACCAGCTGTTACGCAGAGTTTGATTTTCCAATCAAGACTCCACGTACAGATCCTTGCACGTCAAAGACAGACGTGGCATACGTGTACATCAATCCAACGTGTAGAAATCCTCGAATCATTGTTAGAAAGCCAGAATAGGAGAAAACATGGAAAAGAGTAAAAAGCAACAGGATATTGAAGGCAAGTTGGTGGCGTGGCGTAAGCTTACTCCCGCGGAGCAGCTCGCTGATTTGGACCGTCGCCTCGGTAAGGGCGTTGGCGCCGCAAAGCAGCGCGCTCGCATTCAGGCAAAGCTCGATAAGCAGCCCGCCAAGGCTGAGGCGATTGCTACTGACGTTGTCAAGGAGCGTCCTCAGCGCCCGAAGCGGCAGAAGAAGGACAAGTGACAAATCGATCACTCACTGTCATTCAACAGGGTGCGCTTCGATGTGTCTCTTCTGAGGGATACAACTACACGTTTGATACCGAGACGGGTCGGTTTGCTCGATGGGGCAAGACTGCTAATGACGATCCCATCATGGCTCCACACCCAGAAATTGCAGATATTGAAGTAACCACTATCTGCGCTGGCGTTGGTGGAAAGCTGTGTGGGCACTGTTATAAGTCCAACACTCGCAGCGGATCGAACATGTCACTCGATACCTACAAGCGAGTTTTTGATCGCATCGCAGCGTCAGGCACTCTCACGCAGGTTGCATTTGGCGCAGACAGCACTGGACGAGCAAATCCTGATCTCATTGAGATGATGAAATACACTCGTTCAAAGGGAGTTGTACCAAACATCACAATTGCCGACATTGATGACGACATGGCCCAGCAACTTGCAAGCGTTTGTGGTGCTGTGGCCGTGAGTCGATATGCTGACAAGAACTATTGCTATGATTCTGTGGCGAGGTTGTCAGCAGCTGGTCTCAAGCAGATCAACATTCATTTGATGATCAGCCGCGAGACGTTTGATTGGGCATATGAGACGATCAAGGACGTTCATTCTGATCCTCGACTAAAGGGGTTGAAGGCAGTAATCTTGCTGTCTCTCAAGCAAAAAGGTCGGGGAACTCGGTACAACACTCTCGTTCAGTCGCAGTTCGCAAAGCTTGTGCGAGAGTCCGTGGATTACAACGTTCAAATTGGATTTGACAGTTGCAGTTCATTGAAGTTCTTGAGAACACTCAAGAAGAATCATCCGGATTACCCCCGCATCAAGCAGCAGGTCGAGCCGTGTGAAAGCACTCTGTTTTCAGTGTTTGTGAATCACAAGGGTGAGACTTTCCCGTGTTCCTTCACGGAAGGCACGCCAAATTGGGAAAGCGGAATTGATACACTTGCGTATGATGATTTCAATGATGTGTGGAATCACACCAGGATGCAAGACTTTAGGGCAAAATTGCTTGCGTCAGACAAGAATGAACATGAATGCCGAGAGTGCACGTTATTCAACGTGTGAAAGAAGGAAAAATGAAGATTAGAGATGGTTTTGTAAGTAATAGCAGCTCAACGTCGTTCACTTGCTCAGTCACTGGCACAGTCCTCACGGGATATGACGGTGAATATGACGAAGCAATCTGTACTTGTCAGCATTGTGGTGCTGAATTTCTGGCGTCAGAGTTGTATACTCCCAAGCAACCCACTGAAGAATTTATGAAGATTGCTATTGCTGCTTCACGCAATGAATACGATGAAGACGAAGACGACAATGTTGAGTCAAGCGCAATACCTGAGAAGCTGAGCGAACTTAAGAAAGCTTACAAGCTTGCAGTTGACAAGATCAAGTCTGGGAGTGGGAACACATACGTTCCAAAGGAAATGTGCCCAATTTGCACGCTTGATTACATTGATGATAATGATTTGCTTCATTATTTGATGGCAAAGACAGGCGTAGTTGACGTCTCTGAGATTTACGATGAGATCAAGGCAACTTTTCAGGACCATGATTTGTTGAAGAATTTTCTTGACACAATTGCAATCAAGAGGAGCAAGAAAGATGAAGATTAGAGACGGATTTGTAAGTAATAGCAGCTCAACATCATTCACGTGTCAAATTTCCGGGCGTGCGTTAGCCGGTCGAGATGGTGAATATGAGGAAGGTACGTGTACGTGCATCAAATGTGGCACAGATTTTCTATCTCATTACGCACTTAAAGTTGACATTGATCAACTTTCTATTGCGCAAAAGCGTGACATCTTGTCCGTAATGAATGAATCAAACTACGGCGGTGGCGCATTCGAAAATCTTGAAATTGACGATCCCAAGCAGATAATCAACGTGACGGATGATGTGATTACGTCAACAATGATCGCCGTCAAGCAACAGATTGAAGATGGATATGAACACACCGACGTACACGAAGTTTTCTGTCCATGCTGCAATTTGACTCACATCATTGATGCTGACGTAACTGATTATCTGATGGCAAAGTGCGGTTTCTTCACCAAAGATGCCGTACGAGATGAAATTCGTAGTGTTTTCAACTCACGAGAAACATTGCAAAACTTCACAAAGACAATGTTGCGTAAGTAACATTGAGTGCGGCGACTGTAGCTGGTGAAACTGCCTGCTCGACAAGCAGGATATGGTGGGTTCGATCCCCACGCTGCACACGGGAGTGTAACATACGCATCCGTTGGTATAGATTCAATAATCGGAGGTCTCAATGAACGAAGTGAAGCAGGTGATCGTAGTTCGTAAAGATCTCTCAATGAGGAAAGGAAAAATGTGTTCTCAAGTTGCTCACGCAGCTATGAAGTTCATCCTTGATAACAATGACGCTGATAAAGCGGATAAAATTCAGGTCGATTTGACGGCGGCCGAGGCAGAATGGGTGAGTGGTACATTCACAAAAATTGTTGTAGGTTGTGATTCTGAGGATGAGCTTGAACAGCTTATTCTAAAGGCTCAAGTGATGGGCGTCACAGTTCACAAGATCATTGACAATGGCAATACAGAATTTCATGGTGAGAAAACACTGACATGCGCGGCCTTCGGACCTGCGTATACAGATGAGCTCAATCCAATCACAGGACACCTAAAGTTGCTGTGAATTTGGCCCACGCACCAGCTGGTGACGGTACTTGGCTTACACCCAAGCATGCACAGTTCGATCCTGCGGTGGGCTACGATGTCAGAAGATAAGACATATATCTTTTTTGGTAGTGGAAGCAATCGTTCGTTGGTGGCTCAAGACCTCGAGGGTGCCCTCGTTCAATTGGTGAGCATAAAGGGTAGGCTTCCCAATACAATGGGCGCTGTTCCCAAGGGTGACTTTCGAAGAACTAAAGAAAATGACTATGAATTCTTCCCAAATGGAGAATTTTCTGAAACACTGTTTGAAACAACATGGTAGAACGTACTAAAAGATAAATCATAGAAGGTTGGCCGAGTGGTCTAAGGCGACGATTTTGAAAATCGTAGGTCCTCAAAAGGGACCCGGGAGTTCGAATCTCTCACCTTCTGCTATGTACTTTGGAAGTGTGTCCGAGAGGCTTAAGGTAGCTGTTTGCTAAACAGCCGGCGGTAAAACGCCCGCAGGTTCGATTCCTGCCACTTCCGTGAATGAAATTTACAATTAAAACACTTGTGAGTGAAAAGAACTTCACACTCGAGCACTTCGAAGGCTACATCATCTGTCTTCGCAAAGAAGTCGCAGGTGTGAAGGGATTCATGTTGCTTGGGTTTCTTCAAGAACTCTGGATACCAATTTCATTATTGACATTGTCACAAATCAAAGTATTGTTGAAAGTGATGAGAGATCGTAAGAAAAGATATCCATTGGTGATTTCAAAAAAACGTAAGTAATGGAAATGTGGCCGAGAGGTTTAAGGCACCAATTTCGAAAATTGGCAGGGGCTACCGCCCCTCATAGGTTCGAATCCTATTGCTTCTGCTGGAGTAAAGTATGTTACGCAAAATTCTACGTTGGCTTGATGAATATGCATTTTTACGATATGGACATCAATTCACTACGGTTAAGTACGAAGAACCAATTTCAACTTGTTTGATTCCTAAAGAAATCATCTTAACTGACGAGGACATTACGTATGGAAAACAGCTCGCAGAACAACTCGCAAAAAGAAGCGCTAACGCAGGATATCGATAATGATATCGCGTGGCTAAAGAAAAAGAGCCACCAGAAACTCAAGACAGAACAGGAGACAAGAGAGGCTCGTCGTATCTTCAAACGCCTGACGTCTAAGAAGCAACGTAAATATGGTAAGAAGATTATAGAAAATGTTGATGAGGACGATGAAGCGATCGATTGATACTTAAAACATCATGGGCGTACCGACGAGAGACACATTGGTCGAAAATGTAGCGCGGGGATGCTACGAATTGCAACTGATTCAATATGAACTCAAGGGAATTTTTCTGCCGCATTGGGACAACAATGATCCCAACCTTGACGCAAGCGCAAGAGCGCTTTTAGAAGCATCAAAGACAGATATGTTGGGATTCACATATGCATCTCTCGCAGGATGGGATCCAATACGCCAACACGAATCGTGGTTATTTGATCAGGCAGTTCTTGGATGGACATACGGTGATTCATATGATCCCGTAAATAAAAAAGATCCACGCATGGTTCATTGGGATGAGTACCCACAAGAGAAACAAATGGAAATTATGCAAGCGTTCAAGGTGATTCGTACGCTTTGTGCGCTTATTGGACTAATTTAGTAGGGTGGCCGAGAGGCTTAAGGCACCGCGCTGGAAACGCGGAGGTCCCGTAAGGGACCCGCACGTTCGAATCGTGTCTCTACTGCGGTGGAATAGTTAAGACATGCGTATCAAGGTTGGTGAACTTCGTAAGTTAGTGCGTGAATCGTTGGAAGGGCCAACAGCCTGGAGTGATTTGCCACGAATTGAGCAGATCAAGTCAGAATATTCGGACATCTACAAGGAAAAATTTGGCATTCGTCCAAGATGGAAGCTAGCAGAGCTTGAACAGATGTCGTTAGAAGACGCAGAGGCTGTTCTTCAGGAACTTCTTGACACGCCGGGTGATGAATTTTGAGTGTAAGTGTTTGAAACACCAGATATAATGGTGTTATGCGGTAGTAGTTCAGTTGGTAGAACGTCTGCTTGCCATGCAGAAGGTCGCGGGATCGTACCCCGCTTACCGCTCGCGGAATTGGTATATTGGTCGTGCCTTGGGTTTCCAACCCAAAGAAACCGTTTCGATTACGGTATTCCGCTCATAAGAATGCAGATTGTTTGAAAATTACGCTATCGTGGTGGAACTGGCAGACACGCTAGTCTCAAAAACTGGTGCCCAAAAGGCGTGTGGGTTCGACTCCCACCGATAGCACGGCCCCTTGTTGGAATTGGTAGACAACGTCGATTTAAAATCGATTGCGATAAAAAGCGTCTCGGTTCGAGTCCGGGAGGGGCTACAAAATGTCGAATCGCAAGAAGGAAATAAGAGAAGTATTTCGACAATGCGTTTTTTCTCGAGACAAATTTAGATGTGTGATGTGTGGAATTGCAGGAACGCAAGATACGCTTGATGCACATCATATTACTGATCGTAAATTGATGCCCAATGGTGGGTATGTTGTTTCAAATGGAATTAGTCTTTGCGCTGATTGTCACATAAAGGCTGAAGAATTTCATATATCTGGAGGCGATCATGTTGACATCGGGTGGGCGCCCGTTGACCTTTATAAGAGAATCAACTCTTCATTTCAAAGAGCATTCATTGATAGCGAAAAATTATGAGCGATGGTAGCAAATTACACATTCAATCTCTTCTAGAAGGAATTCCCGTCAAATTTCGTCCTCACGGCAATAGCATGGTGCCAATCATTTACAGCGGTCAACTTGTGACGATCTCCCCCTTGACGCGAGAACCAGAAGTTGGTGACGCAGTGCTATGCAAGGTTCGAGGGCGACAAATGTTGCATAAGGTAATTGCAATTGGCAGTGACGGACGTTTCCAAATTGGGAACAATCATGGTCTCATCAACGGGTGGTGCACCAGACAAAATATTTTTGGCGTCCTTACCTGTGTCGAACCATGAAAATTCTTCCTGTCGACATAATTGAAAGATATGGCCAATTTCAAGAGAGGTCGCGCAAAGAACAGAAGACACGGATGCCTGCTTTGCAAGCCGTGGAAGATGAACGGCGGCAAGAAGAAGTTGTGCAAACACAAGTATCGTTGCGAATCGATCTCTATGCGTGAGCAGATCAACGAACTAGATGAACGTTGACAATACACCCCCACTCAAGTGCTTCTTTTGCCAATAACTTTGCGCCATTGATGTGAAAGTTATTGTCATCATAGAATTCCACTTGACGTAGGCCACGTTGCTTGATCAATTGCGCAATATATCGCGCCTTTCCAGGTGGAATGTCTGCTTTCTCGCCGAGTGCCATGACTTCGCATCCCGGCATATTGTGCATATCAAGGAACTCCTTGGGTCCATTGGGAGATCCTCGGGCAGTCATCACCATCACGCCTTCAGGACCCAATCGCTTGTATGCGTCCTTTGCTATGTCGAGAATCTCATCATTCTCGTGAAATTCGGGCGCAAGCGACTGGAATTGACTCATATCGTATGAGTACTGTGTTTCGTCCATGCGATGTTCTCGCCATTGTCGAGAATCTAGCCATTGGACCTCACCAGTGTCGAGGTCAGTTACCTTGATGCGTGCATCAGAGACACACAACGTATCATCAAAGTCGAAAATGTAAAGCTTGTTTGGCATCTAGCTTACCTAGCAAATCCTATCCCTCTTATACGCGGTGTACTCGAGCGTCATTGTGTGGTAATGTACCTATAAATATGGCACACAATATTCCCATAGTGATCGAATACTTGAAGACCCACTCTCTCCAGGAGCTGGAGGATGAGCATGGCGTCAAAGCTCGTCCTGACGCGGCGAACACCAAGTTTAGCCTAAATTACGATCAATTGGCTATCAAGGGCGGTGACAAGCTTGCTGAGCAGTGCCGCGGTATGGTTGTTCGTCCAATCAATGTTGCAACTTCTGGCGCATCATTTGATTGGGAAAAGCTACGTTCTGCACCCGTTGGCGAGTGCGTTGTCCTGTGTCGGCCAATGGATCGATTCTACAATGACGGTGATTTCTACGCCGCAAAGATAGACTATGATTCTGCCGTCGTGTATGAGAAGCTCGACGGTACTATGATGGCTGCATATTGGGACCCGCTCAAGGCTGCATGGCACACCGCAACTCGATCAATTCCTGAGGCTGACCTGCCAATTCGGTTGGGAGACTTGGTGTTGGAAGATACCACGTTCCGTGGTCTGTTCGATCAGGCATTGGAATACATGATTAATGGTGAACGTGATCCAATGTTTCCAAATGCAATGACGTGGTGGAATCGACTCAACAAGCAATACACCTATGTCTTTGAACTGACGAGCCCATTGAATCGTGTAGTTGTGCAGTATGACGAACCACGTATTACTGCGATCGCTTGTCGAGATAACGTATCTGGTCGTGAATGTCTCACTGGTATGTATCAACTCTGGCCTCGCCCTCGCACGTGGAAGCTCAATGACACTCATGCTATTAAGGCATTGGCGGATTCATTCTCTCCCGCTGAGTTGGAGGGGTTTGTAGTGTGTGATGTTCATTTCAAACGCGTCAAGATCAAGAATGCTGCATACGTCTTGGCACACCACGCCAAGGATGGCATCGTGTCTTCAAAGCGCAATGCGCTTGTCGCAGCATTCAAGGGAATCCTTGATGACGTCATGCCCATGGTCGATCCTGCAACGCGAAAGGCAATGGAGGAACTGCAATTTGCTGTTGGCAAGTTCATCAAGGAGAGCGAAGCAAAGTACGCAGATTGGGCATCGCAGTGCGAACCCGGTGACAACAAGACGTTTGCGTCCTTTGTGAGCGCAAATCAACCCGTGTTGTCGTCAGCGTACTATGCCGTGTTCCGCGGCAAGAGCAAGACCATCGGAGAATACATGACTCAACACATTGGCGAAGGAATGATTGGCGACAAGGCACTCGACAATATTCTTACCTACTTGAAGGTGTGATCCACATCTGCACAAGAAGAATAAACGGATGCCATGAGATGGGCTCGATGATATTGCGTCGAGCCCATTTGCCGTTATATGTTCTGCAGGATCTTGGCTAGTGTAGCAGCGCGTGTCAGCTGACTTCGTTTTGTTTCTGGGTAATCAACCCAATGCATCAAACGTGGATCGGTTTTTGCGACATCATCGTACTGTTCACCGAACGTCCACCCAGCCAGAAGCTGGTCGACCACCCAAGATTCTTGATGTGCTTCTGGGGTTTTACCTTCAAACATCGCAATCACAAAAGCAATAAGCTCCTGTTGCGCAAGCGTTGGGTAATCCTCCCAGTGAGGCATTGTCCCGCTTGATTCTATACGATCAAGTTCACATATTGCTTGCGCAACTAACGAGGCTTTTGCTATCATTGCACTTGGTAATGTTGTCATGTTTCACCTTAGAAGTTGATTGGACGCCAGACTCCATTCAGATAAATGAAGTTTCCTTGACGTGCGTTCATGCGAATTTGACCATTTCTTGGGCTCGCGGGCGCCGAGAAGTCGGCGAATGCTGCGGCAGATGGTGTGAATGCTTGTCCCTTATATCGAGCCCAACCAGAAACACGTACTTCGTCCATGTATCCTAACATTGGTTGACTAATGATGCCACCAATTCTTATACGATCTCCGCCGTACATGTATGGAACATATGCTGTAGCTGTTTGGAACGTTCCATCAATGGCCATTCTTACTATGCCATCGTATCGTTCAACACATATATGATGCCATGCGTTCAATCCAATCGTTGTAATTGTTGAATTTGATGAGAATGATCCAGCCCACGTACCAGGTGTGATAGACCACGCAAATGACGGTTTGCTATTACTTGTTTCAACATAAATGATTGGACCAATTTGATCACCACCAGCTGCGTTGGTGGCAGCGAACCACATGTTATAACCCGTGCCAGACGTAGGATACGCCCAAAACTCTATTGTGAAATCACCAAATTCTGGGAAGAATGTTGTGTTGGTCACTGTCAAATAGTTTGCAGCATTATCACCAGTATTCAATGACGTTGAACCAAATTTCTTTTGTGTTGAACTGCGTGTGGGTGAGCCGGCGGCAGTTACTGTTTGATTACCAATACCTGAATCTGTCCAAGCCGCACCTTCAAAGTGAAGGTGCAAGTAGTTTAAACATGTGTCAAGCGTAAGAGGAGTCGTATCACTAATTGGATCAACGTAACTGAATGGTACGCCATCGTCAGACGCCGCTGGCGCTGGTACGCCTTTCAATCGTTTTGAATATAGATTCAATCCATCATTTTCAAATTGATAAGCAGTAACGCCGTTCAAATATACGGATGCGACTGTACCCGCCCTTATGGATGTCCTAAATAACGTCCATGAGCCAAGCGCTACGCCGCCGCCAGCTTCAACAACGTCTGTCGATAGAATATCAGTGAGACCGCCATACCCTGAGCGCGTCGTTATCACTGATTCGCCGTCAGACACTCTGATGAGACCAGATGTTGATCCTGAATACGCTGCTCGAGCAGAATACAATGCGTCTCTTGCAACCCAAGAACCACTGACATTTTGAATCAATTGATTATTGATTCCAGACGGTAACGTCCCAGAAAATATCTGTAGAAGCGTTTTGCCAGTAGGTATTGTTTCGTCTGTAAACAATAATGATTGATTTACTCGAGTTAATTTGATGCTTGACGTACCAAATTGAACATCGTTAGACGTTATTGTAATAGAACCAGTACCAACTGTAAGTGATCCTGAAATTCTTACATCACCCGCAAATAGCGCAATTTTGCGATTTGATCCTGATGACACTCCGACAGACCCAGAGACATAAAAGAATACGTCACTCCCGGCTAATGATCCAGAATCAAGAAATTGTGTAGGAGAACCAAACGCGACAGAACCTGTTGATAACAACGAACCGCTAAAGTCCATCCATCCGGCAAATGATCTTCGTCGTGTAAAATCCGCAAATTGCTCAGTTGGAACTGAGAATGCAACAGGGTATCTGTCTATGCCAACCGTTATTCTAACATCGTCAATATATCCATTAAGCGTTCTTGCGCCGCCTGGGAAGTACGGGTAATGTCCAATCCAACACTTGGTGCTTGTGTACATGCTAGTCGCGTATGCGTATGTGCCGGCATACACTCCATCGTACCAAAGTCGTATTTGACCACCACTTCTGCTTGCAGCGACATGATGCCAAGCACCTGCGGTTGGCGTAATCACCCCGCCTGGGCCACCAGCCCACCCCACCCCAGCAGCAGATACAAGAAACTGTAACGTATTATTCGACTCAAGATAGAGTATTGGTCCCTGCCCATCGGCCGACGTTGCGAACATGATAATCGGTTGATAGCCGACACTGACACTTGTGAACCAAACCCAACATTCAATCGTCCAATCACCTGAACCGAGCGTGATAACGCCACCAGAGTTATCAGCATATAACGTGTTTGTGTTAACTCCATTAAGACCTAATGATGTAGTGCCCCATTTCACCTGAGTGTTTGATAACTGAATTGTTCCCGCCGACGTCATTGTCATCGGATTACGAGAAGAATCTATCATTGTTGTGCTGCCATTTGACCCATTGAAATGTAGCAACAATTTAGTGTAATCAAAATATGAATCGCCCAAAAATAACCCAGAATCACCGCCAGATGCCGTAGATGAAATAGTGACTTGCCCGTTTGATTGAGTCACTATCGCTATATTGCTGCCTGCTGTAAGATACGTTTGTCCGTTTGTAAGTTTTTGTAATGATCCTCTTAACCCACCAACAAAGTCTACATTACCAGTGAATGTAGCGCCTGATATTGTCGCAACAATGTCATCGTCAATAGCAAGCGTGAAAAATCCCGCGCCCCCACCGAGTGGATCTACGACTTGATCATTGAGTTCTAATGCAATAAATGAAACATTATCAACAGTAGACGCATAGACGTTATCACCATTTTTTGCATATAACTCATACGTATGAGTTCCTGCTGTAGGTGAATCTACAAATGTTATGAATGATGAATTATACGTATATGATGTTGAAGGAGAATTAGTAACGCCAGGATTCGTAACGCTTATTCCATGTACGGCATTGCTAAGTGGTTGGCCATCTCGATAAATGTTGAATACAGCTGACGCTGAGTAAAATGGCGTTGGCGTAGTCAGATAGAACGTATTAGCGCATGTTCCCATCAACAGAATTTTCTTACCAAGAGTTGATAGTGTGATGGAATTTGCAATAGGTTGATATGACGATGATAACGTCATCGAATTTGATAGGAACGCTGAACCGTAGTTAACGTCAGGCGTTAGTTCGATCGCAATGACTTGTGAAAGTCGTGGTACACTGGCCACTTGGCCATTCACTACAAAATTTGATGCAACGTATCCACCTACTTTGACATTGTAGTTATGTGTTCCCGCCGGGGGCGAATCTACATGAACAAATGTATCATTAATGTAGCTAAAATCAGAACCAAGGTGCACGCTAAGTGCTGTTTCATCTCGATACGCATGTACGCCTTGAATATATTGATATTGAGGTGATTGATAGTTCACCTGGCCCAGCATCAAAACAGGGTATCCTGTTGTTGTAATTGACGCAGTTAAATATGGGATTGTCCATAAACTAGCGTCAAACCCAAATGACATAACGCTTGACGTTGATCCACTTGCCCAATTTAATGTCGGTGAGAACTCAATCACAGAAAATTGAGCTCTATCGACTGCCGTTGTGTCTGCGATGATTGACCAATCTTGAGCCTTTTTATTTCTAACGGCTGCAATTGAGTGCGTGCCGGCCGGCGGTGTTTCCATGAAAAAACACCCAAGATTTGCGTAATGTTTGTAATTGTGTAGAAACCATGTAGAGTATTCGACATAGTGAGACGCAATTGATGCTGTCGATAAAAATAGACCATCACGACTGTAATATACGTCAGGATACCACGTACTTCCAGCAGATGTTGTCGCGAAGAGAGACGCAACATACAATACCGGACCGCCCCTTGTGACAATCGATCCTGAAAATTCAGGTATAATTGGTGGCCATTGCGTCAGATCATCAGGCCCTGGCATATCGTGAGTTGTAAATGAACTCGTCGTGAATAGCCCATATGTCACAGATGATGCTGACGATGCTAGCTGTAGACCAAGCCCAGCGTGAAGCACAAGCGAATTTGTGAGTGATGATGTTACGTTGGCAAGAATGTAATACGGGTAAATGTCGCCAGGTCTAGTGTTTGTGAATGTAATTTGACCATTTGATTGTGTTACTATCGATATGCCTAAGCCTTCTGAGAGATATGACACCCCGTTAGTTGTTTGTTGTAATGAGCCGCTAAGACCGCCATTGAAATTAACGACACCTGTAAATGTTGATCCTGATATCGTAGCAACAATATTGTTATTGATATTAAGGCTATACGTACTTCCTGCTCCATTGTCTGTGCCTATGAGGCTAGGACCAGGAGTGAACACTCGTTCATCTGTGAGATATGTATCAGTTGTTAGCGTGAGGTATTGTGCTGACGATACCGGACCAGTTGCGCCCGTGGGACCTGTCGGACCCGTCGGGCCTATCGCGCCAGTCGCTCCAGCAGCACCGGTCGCCCCCGTGGGACCTATAGGACCCGTAGGACCTACGCCACCTCCTGACCCTCCCGTGGCCCAAGCGTGCCACTGATCATCATACCAATACGCAGCGTATGATCCATAATCTGTTGATATAGTTTGTGTATACGAATCATCGATTGTGATTTTGTTTAATGAATCATCACCAGCAATGATGATGTTTACGCTGGACGCGAGTCCAGAAGCGTCTTTCGCTATGATTAATTGGCCTTCTCGCGGTGAAGGCGGCAACACAAGAGTTACGCTTCCACTCGGTCCCGTTAGCGTTGAGACAAAATCAACCTCAATTATTGAATCATTGTTATTTGCGTATTGAACTTCTGTATCGCTAGAAAAAGTATGCTTTACTACATTGATCGATAATCGTCCTGTTATATCAAGTTCAGCAGGTTTATTCACCGTGCCGATTTGGAAGTCGCTTGTTGCAGCGACGCGTTGAATATTTCCAAATTGGTCCTGTGCTATAAAGAACAGCGATGTGAGTGTATCGATAGATGTCGGCATCTCAAACTACCTAGCTGCGTTAGATCACAAGATTACCGTTTGAATCAGTTGTGATGCTTTGTAAAGTTTGGTTGAGTTGTAGGGGATTGATTGTCGATCGATTGTGAGCTTCACCATCGAAATATGGTAATGATGACGTTGCTTCAAGACTTAGATTTGACGACCACGTGGTTTCTGGTTCAACGTGTTGACTTGTGATTGGGTTCACAAAACGAACTTGTACAGGTGAATCCTCTATGTTGTTATCAACAAACATTTTTGTGTCAATCCCTTGTTCAAGCATATCGCGGAATTGACCAAAACGACCGCGACGAAATACGAGAGATGTGTTAGATGTTATTCCGCTGAACAGCCCGTATTTCCACCCACGAATCATTACACCATATACGTTATTTCGACCCCATAGATCGACTGTCTTAAATTGTGGAAGATGATTTGCTCCACATCTTATCGTATTTGATGAAATATGTTGTAATGTAGAGGGAATTGTTTGTGTACCGTAATTGGGATGAGAAAAATCAAAATCATTTCCATTCTTTACACCCAATGCAATGTTGTTTAGATCACCAAATCCAAAAATGATTTTACGTATTTCATCTCTAGAGATATTAACAGTTCCCGGACCACCTCGATACCACCACGCACCATTTGGTTCAAATTTTAGTGGCGAGTAAAATCCTGTAGGTGACGCATTTGCCCATCCACCATAATAGACGTAAATGTTATGTGACGTCCTTAGCAAAACACTGGTGTTAATAACGTCTGGAGCAAGTCCATTCAAATTATATAGTGATGAATTCCAATAACGATTGGTATCATAAACAGAAATGAATGGATCAAGTGATCTATCAATAGATGCGTATCTTGATTCAAATGGAAACCCAAATGGCCAATCATTATCGGTTATATTTGCCGTACCTGGTGTTGCTGGTGGTAATCCACACCAAGACCATAAAATACCACTTACACCGCCAAATTCAGTAGTTTCTGTTGACGTATCAGAAATATTTGCAATTGGGAAATTTGTCTCTTGCAATAAATTTGAAAGTGAAGGAACAAATGAATCATAAATGATTTGTTGTGATGTCATTCTTACATTGCTGATTATGCCTGCTACTTCGAATTGCTTGCGTAACGCAACATCTCTTTGCATCACCGTATCAGAATATAATTGATTGATGTCTGATAAATCATAGAAAGTATTTTGAGATGCACTTACAATATTGAATTGTTTTTTACGTTCCTGTAGGGACATAGATCCCGTGACATACGCGTCATTGTACGTACCGTAAAGCGCACGTCTTCCATAAACTTCAAATTGATCAAGTGCAGGATCATTACCAATAACATCGCTTATTATCGTAGATTGAAATTTCGTATTACGAACATCATGGAATTCTTTTGCTTCACGTAAGTAACTTCCAAAAAATGTGATCTTTACTGATGATCCTGATGGGATCTTGATGTCATGGCCTAATGTGCCAGTTACATAAAATCTATCATTAGGATCTCCACCTACGAATGTTGCTCGTTTCACGCATGGTCGTGTTTTACTCACTGCTAACGTAAGCTTTTGATTTGGGAAAATAACATATGGACTTTTTTGCGTTTGCATTACGCAAATGGGTTGTGTTAACGTAAATGACTGGGCTGCTAACGCAGATGATTTCTCTGTATCTGACATGTAGAAATACTTGTTTTTGTATTTCAATGGTGATCGAGATGTAATTTGTTCACGACCAAAAATTGATTGTCCAGACCCGACAAATCCATCTTGGTTTCTTCCAATGTTATTGATCCAATTTATTCGGTAGTGATTATCATTTCCACCTACAAACAATTTTGTGTCTGTGGACGTTATGATGAATTCCTCTGTACTCACAAATTGAGAAAATCTTAATCTATTGTTGTCTGTTCCGCCATTAAGCGCATCGAAACGTAACGTTCCGATGACCCCGTTGGTAATGGCACTCTCGGCAAGTAATTTAACACTACCTGTGAATTCATAATTGGATTTATTAGGATAAACAATAGTTGATGCTGATGGCAAAAATGAGTTTATGCCGCGAATTTGTCCAACTGCTTCCAACAGCGGCCAAATGATTTCTGGACCTTGACTGCCAGTGAAGTCATTACAATTTGTTATTGTAGCAGATAGAATAAGCTCTTGTCGCGTTAGATTATTGTACGTAGTTTGAGCAAATAGTGCGACCGTGACCAGCGGACCACCTATATCAATAAACGTGTTCTCCGTGCTTGTCCAATCGTATCCATATGGTTGCACGCAACGAGTTACGTCATCAAACCAGGTTTTACCAGCCTCAAGAGGCAATTCAATCATTGCTTTTTCAATAATGAAAGGTTCATTGATTGGCAATGAAAATGTTTCCGTGTTTGACGGAACGTACTCTTGATTTATGCAAATACTTTTTGCATACTCCTTTTGAATCGCAACATTGTAATTTTGCTCATTGAAAACATTATTGATATTGTCGTCAGATGAATTTGCGATATAATACGGTGGTGCTGTTACAATTGCATCGCTTCCACTAACAATCAAATTGCCTAATGGACCAAATCCCCGGTAATCTTCTGACGTACGTTTACTATCGATATAAGCCATTCCGTCAGCGAGATCACTTGGATTTTTCACCAAAAATTGTTTATATCGAGTATCATAATACATGATTGAGCTTGTGAGCCCAAGCATCGGAGTCGTATATTGAATTGGAAGTTCAATATTGATTTGATTCTTTGATTGTAATGTTTCAGTGAGATCTGCGTTGGCATTCACAAAAAATACACCATTTGGGGTGGTGATATCATCAATCATAATTTGACGATTGTGCTCACTAAATGGTTTAATTCTTGACCAATTTCGAGGATCATTCTCGGCGATTGAGTTGATGTCAAGCGTTGCAAACGTTGATCCTGTGGCTTGAATTGTCGTGCCACTTAGGATATCTTCAAGAGATTGAATTTGTTGTGTGTATCCGAGGTTATTACGACTTATCATTGCAGGATATGACACAACGGCTTGAGTTGAGAATATTGTTGATTTTTGATCATCAAACATTCCAATCGAAACACTTGACCCATCATATTTTGATGATACACGAGGAAGAAGCTTACGTCTCACCGCAGGAGGTTGAAACACTAATGATGTTGCATTTCCTTGTTGACAAGGCCAATCATACGCCGTCAACAAATAGTTGTAGTACGTAGTTGGCATTGACCAGTATTTTTTGTATTGCGCAGGTGTGCTTATTCCACCAAGTGGATGACGTTCAACAGAATTTAAAGATGAAACCATTCCCCCTAAAGATGGCGCCCATTCAGGGAATATCAATAATGAAGATCCAATATTGATTTCTGACGTAAAATCTCTAAACCCGTTTTTTGTGAAAACACCTACGCAAGCAGCGTGGTTTGATTCAAAGTTGTAATTTGCGTAAACACCCGTCTCTTTTATCTGTTCTCCCCCACGTAACTTACGATACGTAAATTCTAGACGTCCATTCTCAAAAATTTTCAATTGAAATTGAAAACTTGAAGAAATTGTAGGTACTTTCATCTCAAGATCGGCATACGTTATATGATGAAACGAACACCATTGAATTGCTCTATAAAGACCATGTACTGTGTCTGATAGAACTTGTGTCCATCGCACTCCTGCTTTTGAGGGTGAGAAAATTAAATCTGGGGGTTGTGTCATCCCATAATGAATCTTTTCTACAAGATCATCAGAGTTATATCCCCCCAAATCTACAAGCGATTCATAGTAAATCGATCCAGATAACGCACCCGTATTAGGGATCACCTCATTTTGATATTTTGATCCACTAAGATTTGCAATGTAATTAACGGGCGTAGATCCTAATGAGGCAAGGCTATTGGACGGTAATGTTGGACCATTTATTTGATAGTTGTCAAGATTAATAGAAAACCATGGTGCAACTAATACACCGTCAAATGTCATGTTCAAATTGATTGAGTGCGGTGAACCTGGACCCATACAATTTGTGGGAGAATAAAGATCACGCGCCATTGTATTCCACAATGACGAACTAACGTGCGTAAGTAGATCAGGGTTTTTGCCAATAATGCAATATCCTGACATACTGATAACGATATGATCGTATTCTTCACCATTCATACGAAATGAAAAGCCAAGAGGAATAGGCAACGACTGTGGTTCTGTGTGCCATGTTGTGTTATCAGTTCCAACGTACCCAACTAACGCAACTAACCCGCCAATAGAAGGATCATGTACGGTAGTTGCAGGAATCTTTGTGAACAACGCATCATCTAACATCGCCGTGTTGGATACTCTTTTCAACGCGTAATCGTTGATATAGTTTGTGCGTGTTCTTTGTACTTTAGGTGTTGCAGGCATCAGTAAGTCAAGCCTCCAAATGCTATCGAGTCAGTTCCAACGCCTTGTACGCTGTCATACACAAATCCACATGGCGCTGACACTTGATTGTACCTCACGTATGAATCTGTGCTATATGCAACATGACCTGTTGCATTGTCTATATCTTGTAAATTCAACGCTACATTCATCTGCGAATCATTTGTTTGTGATAGAGGTACACCGCGAGGTAAACGTTGATCAGTGAATGGTAACAATGAGGTTTGATCATCATTCACATAACCAACAATCACTGTATTTCCAAGATTGTCAGCCGTGTCGATGAACGAAATGGGCGTGGGATGTGGATTGAAGTAATCAAGAGATAAAATTTGTGGAGTCGCCTTACGAATGTTCGCAGTTCCCCCACACACTTCACCATAAACAGCATGCGCTTCAAATGGAGAATCAATACTACTAAATGATGCAACGTTACGAATTGAAAGTGGCTCAATTACGCCATCAAAATCATCTGGTGCGCCGTCGTTATCAGGCAACACAACTGGCCAAGCTGCGAATTTCGTTGGTGACAAGTTTGCAGGATCATATACATCAGATGACTGTAACGCGATGTATTGCGTAGGATCAAATGGCGCAACGTCTTCAAATTCTGCTATATTTTCTCGATATGTGATACCTTGACCAAACGTACGTTTTGGAATGACATGGCCGGGTTCGCCCGCGTGAATCTTACAGACGCCAGCGTCCCAATCTGATTGATGTCGTAGTTCAACACCTTGCTTATATGTCGCAATTTGTGACGTGTCTATCGATGACGTGTTGATCATCGATGCAACAATCTTTTTGTCATGTACGGGTGGTCCGTCATCAAACCATAACGTTTGCGCGACGAACGGTTGAATCGTTGCGTTTATGACAATCATGGTTGATCCTTAGTATTTGCGCAAAGATCCAACGACTTGTTGAACCAACAGAACGTCTCTGATCCTTGAGCGATTGCTTTCACCAACATACATCTCTTCAAAATGATACTGCAACTTGTGACGTTCCAACATGTGAGATTCAATCAAGAAGTTTGTGCCCTTGAAATTACTCTTATGTGGAATCAGCTGCTCGATAAATGTGCCAATGGCGACATCGAACCACCGGAAGAAATCAAAGAAAGCTCTAAAGTTGATTTTTTCCTGTACCTGCGTAAAGTATATGTTACGCAGCTGCTCAAGATCAGGATAATCTGATGAGAACGCAAGCTCTGGCGCACCGATTGCTTCATTCAACTTCTCGAACGTTGAAAAGATCGTGATGATATCGCGATTCAATGAATCAATTAGCGAAAATTCAACAGAGAATTTTGAACTATCAGTTGGCTTTTCAGCTGGTGGGACTTCATACACGGGGGCAAATTGCGTCCATGGATTCATTTCAACTACGTCTAATTCCTTTGCGCTTCTAATTCTAATCTTATCAGCTGACACAGCTTCATCAAAATACGGCGACAAGTAGCTGTACCCAAACGTTTGTCCACCAAGCGCAAGAGTTCCCACGGTAAATTGAGATCCCGTGAGGTGGTTTCCATTAAGACTAAGATCCCACATTATTACGGACCCTGTTGGGAGCCCGAGTGAGGCAGTTGCGAGCGGATAACGGTAATCGTCTTGTTGCCAGATTGAGAATAACCTAAGTCGTTCCCAAGAACCAGAACTTGTTGTGTTGAAGTTGTAGTTGATCCATGGATCGTCCACACCGACGCTCTTGTAGTTACGAACGTGTTCTTTGAATTCTATTTCTGTCTGAGACTTCGTCCAGAATCTAACGTTTGACATTCTTCCGACAAACATTGTTGTTCGCGCTACAGAATCTACAGAGTCATCATTAAGGAATGCGCCGCCAGTTGTAGTTGACATTGACGTATTACCCCAACGTAATGAACTACCTGAAACGTTATCTGACGACTTTGTTTTCAGAACGTTATCTTCTGTATAGAAGACTTCTGAGAAGTACGATGACGTCATCGTCAACTTTGTGATGTCGCCAAAATCATTTTGTGCAGCTCGCAAAAAATACGTACCAGATGCAGTACCAGATTCTGATGAGTCGATGTATCCAAATGAAACATTCCACGGATCACCATCAAATAATCCATCGCCAGATAGATTTAGAGGCATTGCAAGCAGCGGAGAATTTGCGCTGTTACCGGGACGTGCGTATAATGTGAGTTTTGAGCCATTCTCAACAACAAGGTTCATTATTGTGCGTTCGCTATTCGGAGTAGAACCTGTGATGATGAAGCGTACCAATGATTGCTGATCTTCGAATGAATATTGTCGTTTCTGTATTGCCAGCGGAAAATGATAGATCGCTTCATACGTCCAGGACGCTCGTGTCAATAACCCATCATTCGCGTTATTTGAGATTCCATGTGGTGGATGAACGTCTTTTTGCACAAAAGTTCCATACGGCGTCGGAAATCCTGGTTCGATACGAGACGCCGTAAGAAATGGTGTAGTGACTATTGATCCACTGGACATGTTTATCATTAGTCCAGATTCAATGTGACGTTCTCTAGACGCGTCTAACATTTGTTCTGTTGGACCACCATATTCTCGAATACGAACGCTGTTGTTGGGATCAATACCAAGCGCTCTTAAAAATGCTTCAATTGCGTATCGAGTTCCCTTAGATCGTAGGATTTTTGGGAGGTAAATTAGCACCCTTTTCAACAATTCGTCCTGTACAGTGCGTAATGCTATTGGTCCTGTGTTGATTTCATCATCTATGTTTTCTGCGTAGATGTATTGATCAATTGTTGATTCGTTGAAAAGTGGAGGTAAGTCTACACCCCATGTACGAGCAACGTCAATCAAAAATGGATTTGGTACTGTGTCATGTGTATCATGAGATACACTTCGCATGTTTGCAAATTGATCGATTAGAATTTTGATGTTATCGAAAAACTTTGCATACACGTATAAGAACGACAAGATCAGGTGCGTTGAACCCATTTCGCCTTGTCCGGGAATACCTTCGCCACCATACGCATTATTTGCGTCACCCAATTGCGTTTTAAATCCTTCGTATGATTGCCCTTGCAAAATGAGATTTTCTGGCACGAGCTTCGTGATGATGTTGGGATTTGCTGCATCATACAGTGATGCACTTTGTAGTAGCGTTTCATTCAATGACACAATTGATGGATACGCTGGGAACAAAACAGGCGATAGCTCATCACGCTCATAGATCATCAATGATGAAGCTTCATCATCAACGCTCTTACGTAGAGTGCCGACAAAAGCGTTTACTAATGCATGTAAGCTATTTCCAGAGCTATCAAGCACAATAGCATTCACGTACCCGTTGTCGGGAACCAACGGAGGTGGTGGCTCATTGAACTTATAGTAGAGCTTCAAATCGTCAGACGCTGTAATCAATTTTTGATGATATGCTTGTTGCTGTGCAATTGTCCTAACGCTGTGAAAGAATCGAAACTCGTCAAGGCTTCCTGAGAATGTTTGCGTCGGCGTAATTACTGACGTGCCATTTATCCACGATGATCCCGACGCAATCGTTAGGGGTGACGTTGTTAACGCAAGGTTTCCAATGACGGGCGTTGTTCGTGATGTCGCCAATAATGAAAAATTCTGGTAAAGCGCAGCCAACGCAGGCCCATTGTCTTTGTTCAATACTGCGGCGATGTGCGTGAACGTACCTTTTGGAATTTCCCCTGTTGCAAATACGCTTGTTGATCCTGAAACTACATTGAAACACAATGTTGCAGCAGCAGAACTAACTGACGGTTCCAAATACAAGGAGAATCCATTGCCATCATTTTGTTTTTGGCAAATCACCTGTAAATCATTCGCAACTGGTGCAACAAATACATGTGTCTCAACACTAAATGATTTATCGCCGGGATTCATTATCCCGAGACCAGTTGCATTTTTTGCAAGCTCTGGGAATAGCGCGCCAGCTTTATCTTGTATGGATATCCAATTACCCAACGCGCCATCCTCGCCTACTTGCGTGCCAGAGAACATCAAGAATCCATGATACTTTGGGAATTGATCGAATACCCAACGTTCAAATCCAGTCAATTCGTCAAAAAAACGTTCAATCTCTAACTTTGTTCCATCAAATGGGAATCCATTGATGATTTGATCGAATGTTGCGTTCACAAGAACTTCAGCTGGCATGAAGAAGCAATGATTCTCAAATTGAGACCAATCAACGTTCAACTGTTGTGTTGACTTTAGAGGTTCACCACGTGGATCGTATTTGAAAGAGCTAGATGATGCTACGTTTGTATCGATGACATCTTCAAGAGTCATCGTTACAGGTCGTACACCTTCTATTGCCGCCTTAAGAAAGCTTGGTACGCCAAACGTTTTTGTTGGAGAATTTGATTTAATGTCCATCTTTCACCGTCTAGCGTAGGTCATTCACTCTAAATGCTGGGGATACGTTTCGATATACGTACTCATTACCTTGCGTAGAAATCATAATGTCTATCGTATACGTGCGTTGATCACGCAATGATGACATATCAAGCTCAAAGTACATTCCATCGCCATCACTTGATACTCTTGTCGAGTTGTATGTTGTGTCAAATGGAATGATATTGTCATCAGTCGAGATGTCTCGTATCTGATAGTGAACATCACGGATCACTAACCCTGGGAGCGCCAAAAACTCCTTTGTTAACTTGATGTATGGAGACAGATAATCGAATATGTTTACCCTCACAAACACCATCTCATTGGTCTTATGCGACTGACGTAGGCCCGTTGTTGTCACAGTGTAATGGCTATGTTCAATGCGTTTATTCGTCCGTAGTGGTGGTCTAATTGACAACATCGAACCTGTGACAAACCCGATCGTGTTGTCAACTGACCCCCAAATTGGTATGAATTCAACTGACCCTGATAACAACAATTTTGATGCAATTTGATTCGTTAGTGGTACGTTGATTGTAGCGTAGTAAATGCCATCAACTGGTATTGATCCACGAGTGTGTTGTGAACCAGTGAAACCAAATTCTAACATTCCACCAGAAACTGCCGTTTGTAGTCGAAGAGTGATGCAATTTGTTCCAGTCACTGGCATTGACGCCGACATTAGATTTTGTAATGAATTGAATCTATAGTTGTACAGAAATACGTTACAATCACTATCAAATTCAAGTATTTGTGTATCATCTTGTACTGAGTCGTCAAAGCGCACAACTAGACGAGGATGCTTTTCTTCATTATATGCATTGCGAGCTGCAAATCTCTTCACAAAGTACGTTCGCGCGTCGTTTTCAAAGTCAGAACTTAGTGAAATACGAAATCCTTCATCTGGGATTTGACTTGACAATGTGGCGGATATTGCAGCTGTAACGTCTACTGACAGATTTTCTTCTCCGGTTGTGAAGAATTGAGATGCCTTTAGCGACACCGCATTTACTGATGTTAAATAATCATGCGCACCAGATGCATCGCCCCCATCATTTGCGCCAGACGCTATCCACACAGAATTTGGATATGAAGCTGTCAAAAAATTCGTTACATCAAAATCTGCATATTTGACAACGTCACGACCTCTTCCTTCGTCGAAGGATTGAGATAATGGAAAAACATCTATTGTGAAGTTTTCAGGTGTTGGTTGACCACCATAAACATCAAACAGTTGTAGCTGCGCATTGAAACTTGCATCCGTAATGTCAAGTTCCTTATTTACGATTGCTTTTCGCAACTCAGAAAGATCGAACTTTACAAGTAAACGTGACAATTCAATAGGAGATCCAGACAACACGTAGTTGCCTTCGTTGTATAATTTGAACAAATCAAGCGTAGCTGCGGTACCAACGTTTGAAGTTGAACATCGTACGTTATTGATCACCTTGTCGGTGATGTACGTGTCCTTTGTGACCTGTAGAACCTTGAACATGGGTTAGACCGCCCTTCCAATGATATCGACTTCCGGGTATCTGATTTCAAACATTCCTCCCGGAGGTGGGAAAATGATATCCTTGAACGTATTGGATGTTACGTCAAACGTTCTGTCACTGTAAGAACGATTGTTCACCATACCCGTCATTGTCGTGAATGTCAAAGCATCTGGTCTCACTGAGATGACGCCACGAATTGCCGACAATGAATTACGAACCTCTGATAGAATGATGGGTTGATCGATGTAGAAATTTTGTGTTTTGAAGAATTGTTGTAGGCGATTGAGCACGCTTGTTAATACAAGTTGTTTGTTTAATGCCGGGTCTATCACCACATCAAAATTCAAGCGTAAGTTAATGATTTGACCATCTAACACATCGATCGCGTCTGAGATCATGCGATATGGCGACAAGTATTTCACAAGATTCAACTTTAGTGAATCTGGTGCTGTCACCATCAACCCGTCTGCATCACGTGAAATGATGAATAACTGGGTCGCCATTGGATTGTTGGGATTTGCACGAACAGCGGCTCTATACACTCTACCAAAGTTGCTTGGGATAGTATAGACATGCGCAAGCAAGTCTTGACGTGACACCATACGTTCCTGCGCTGCTTTTGTCGCAGGAATCAATTCCTTTAACTCATTAATTGTTAACGCGTCCTCTCCACCTGCTGCCCTAGCGTCATTGCTAACTTCGATACTGTTTCTTACCTGTGCAGCTATCACAGCAGACGGATTATTTGGGAACGTCATCGTCAATTGAGATACGATTCGAATCTCATTAGGACCAACGTTGTGATTTAGACCACCGCCGTATCGATACGTGGCATACAACGTAGTGTTGGTACCAGCAACACCCAAAGTATTTGTCTGCATCATCTTCGTTGGATTAATTGGTTGTCGAGAGAACGTGCGACGATATGGGTACCGAATTGCAAACGTTGAAGGGTCTGGTATGATATCGTCTTCAAGTGAGTCTGCAGAACCACCACCAAACGTTAGAGTTGTTTTTCGGCTACCGATATTGACGTTCTTCGTAAATCTGTAAGGCGCAGGAATGATCTTGATAGCTTCGGGTACATCACCAGAATCATCGCGATAATTTGGAATGTTTTGATACACTACATCATCAGTCAACGCTGAAACTTCGTAGTAATCATTTCCCAAGGCATCATATACAGATATGATTTGTGTTACATGCGCATTTGTGAGTGTTAGTTGTCTGAACGGAACAAACTGCGTTCCAATTTCAAACGTGTCAGTTGTTTCCTGCCCAGAGATACACTCTCCCGACATGAACATAACATAAGACAGCACGGCACCTGACGATGATGTTTTGCCAATTTTGATCGTTGCGTAATAATCGCCATTTGCCTTCTTGCGTGTGAAGTCAACGTCTTCTAACAAAATAAATTGCACGCCATTGTCTGATAACAACGTTGAGTTTGCCTTAATGATGGGTAACGCGTCTACATTTGGGCCCGTCGGTCCAGCGGGTACTTGAATGTAGAAAGATACGTCAACTACGGCTGGTGATGCGCCAGACACAGGAACGCCAGAATTGAGCAGGTGTCTTTCTACGTTTCTATTTTCAACTGCGAGTTGCGGGTCTAGTTCATGGTATTGATGATCTAGATAAAACGCCATGTTATCGCCGACGAATGCGGCAAAATCGATGAGCAAACCACCAAGACCGTTCTCAGAAAAATCCTGAATCTTGTCAGGGTAGTACCGCCTGGCATAATTCACGAGTTCTGCTCGCAGTGAGTCGAAGTCTCGAGCCAGATAGTTGCGTTGGCGTGGCTCCTTGATGATAGTATTTTTGAGTGCCATAGCGGTTCACACGATAAGTATCGAGCTGCATTACGTCACATACAACGTGATTTCGATGATAGCGTTCTTGACGTCTAGCGCAGCGACGTCGTACGTTACCATGATCTTAATCGCGGCAACGCGGTTGTTTTTGTTGTTTCTGTCGACGGACGACGCGAAGTTGTTCAATGAGATATACGGCATCCACTTCGTCACGGCGTTTCTGATGCGTTCAATTGCTTGAGAATCAAAATCATCCAATGAGACGAGTTCTGTTGTTATCGGTCGGAGGTTGGCACCGTAGTCGTAAAGACCGAGTCTTTCACCGTAGTTTGTAAGTAATAGATTGCGTAGATTGTCGGCAACTTGGTCTTTCAATGAATATGTGACATCAAATATCAACCCACCCGTAGACGAACGTAACGGGGTCTTAATGCCATACATTGTAGGCGTTTTTGCAGCAGAAGTTGATGACTCAATGTTGTCTTGAGTTGTTTTGCCGGCGCTGCGAAAGCTAAAGTTTCCCATTTAGACCTCAATCGTTATATTTGTTCTCTGACGACGTGTCAGGTTGATACTCTTTCGGTTTTGGACGTCCAGTATCAGCAGTAACTACCTTCTCACTGTCGATGACATACCGAACAACGCGTCGATTGCCTGTCTTAGTTGAATTTAGCGCGAACGGAACCTGATAAGTCTTGTTGCTTGACCCAAGCTCAAATCTGTATTCATCTGAAGCGACAGCAGACGGGTACAGTGGGCCGTTGGGATCTGAAGTCTTGGGGTTCAACTTATCGGGTGATCCTCCACCAATTGTTGCTATCGTTTTCCCATTATTTTCTCCACCGCCGTAATCATCTACGAACAGTTCAGCGTGCAACTCAGCGTCAGTCGCGCCGATGATAACGAAATCTCCCTTTTTGAACGATGGTATTGTTTTGTCACCTTTTTCATAGTTGAATAACACGGCATCACGTCTTGTTGCTTCACGAATTAGCAATGTTATGGCAGAGCCGTCTGCGTAAGGTCCTTCAAAATAACCTGTTTGTTTACCGTTCTTTTCATATTCTACAAAGTCGCGAGTGCCCGCTGCTATCAAACAACTTCTGACAAACATGCCACATGAAGATGCTGTTTTTGCGAAATTCACTGCTTTTTGCAATGGGTCACCAGTTTTAGGATCAAGATCAGTTGGCATCAACGATTGTGTATACTTCTGGCTGTCTTTCCCCCAACTGCTGTTCACCATTTTATTTGCGTGGTCAATAATCTTTTCCCTTGGAGAGCGTTGTTTTGCTGTAGATTTCTCTGGTGGTGGTGGACGATACCCATACATGTCGCCAAGCCCGCCAACTGCCCCACCAGATGCTGAACCTAACGTAGCGCCTACTATGAGAATCGAAGCACATTCTACAGTTTTCTTTACAAGAACAATGTTCGTAGCGATTTGTAATGCTGGATTTGGGCCATTCGGCGCAGGAAAAGCGCCATAAATCAACTTACAGATGCCTGATAGTTGTAAGCCTAACAATGGTAATAAAATGTCAGGTGATAACATCCCAGGCACTATCATTGTTGGCAATTCTAACAACTTCAGGTTCAGCTTCACCAACTCGCCCATAAGCGCAATATCATACGATGGAAAATTCACCTTTGGTATGTCAATAGCAGGCGGTTTTGGTATACACAATTGAGCCAACTCAGGAATCTTTACTGCGAAATCTGGTGGTTGTATTTCCAATTTCATTAGAAGCATTGGAAGATTACCCATCAAACTTGGAAATTCTCCAAAGCTAATCTGTGGCATTGGCAAATTTGCTGATGCTGCCAATGATATTGGATCGAACATTAGTGGAAATAATGCTCGAATGCCTTCGACATTGAATGCCGCAGCGATGTTGGCGTACGTACCAAAATTTGTGCTACGCCAATCATGATAGATTTCTTTGTTTGTTAAGTAATCATCTGGTAAAGTCGTACCAGCGGGTAACGGTGGAACAACAGGAAAGCAATCTCCAAACATCGGTGGAATGACACTTGACGATCCGTCAGACAACACCTTTTTGACGTCTTTGATAAAGCTGTCTTTTGCGCCAGACGTAAGAATAGCTTTTCCTGTGTGGCTACCCACTATTAGGACACCAGCGTCTTCTTGAGTCCACCCCATGATTCACGCCTTCACCAATAAACGATTTGCCCAAACGCCTTGAGCTGGTACACCTGTCACTAATTGCCCACCCATCGTAGATATCGGACCAGGGCCTGACACCTTGCCAGTGTCTCTGTCAAACGTGCATTTTATGCCAGACACTAAAACGCCCTTATCGGCGTCTTCACCACCAAGCTTGATGCAACCACGTTTGCCAGGCTTGAAAATGAAATCACCAGCTGGTGTTATCGCAAACGCTGCCCATTCATCAATGTTCTCGACGCGTTTCATGCGTCCTTCATTGTCCCCATCTGGTTCATATGTTGTCACGTAAAATACAACGTCAGAACGAGCGATGATGCGTACTTTGTCTGAGGACACGACAACACCACTATCACCAGACACGGCAGATGTTAATTTTTCTTTATCTTCCCCTCTGTCTAAGATTGCCTTGCCACCGTCTTGTTCTGTGAAATTCGCCTTATTGAACTTGTCTATTTTGAAATTACGATCTATTAACGTCGTGTTTGCTATCAACACTCTAGAACGATCATTCACGTAATCAATATCGCCTTCGTTAGGCACGAGTTCTTGCGCAGCTTTTCCAAGTTCATCAAATCCTATTAGATTTGTGACGACTTTTCCAGAAGTTTCTGGTGTTTGCCCACGGCCCACAACAAGATCTAAAACGCCGGTATTCTTACCCGTAACGTCAGTTGTTGGTATTGATGTTGTGATACCACGTTCATCATCTTTTTCTGTTGTCAGAGCCTTATTCAAGCGATCAGTTCCAAAGATGATAGCTTGGTTATTTGACCCTTCGAACACAAGGTCGGCAGGGCGCTTACGAAAACGTGGTACTGCTTCTTTATTGATAAGACCACTTACGATGCTATTAGTGATTATATCTTCATACGCATCAGGACCGCCCGAGATGTATCTTGAATCTGCTAGCGTGAATGGCTCATCATTCTCGTCTTTTGCCGCGATACCATTGTACAGATGGTATATTGGGTCTGTCTTTCCAGACGCTAACGCTTTTGCAGATTCACCAAGAAAAAAGCCAGGATCGACGTCTCTTGGCGCATGTGAATGATTCACGTCATCAGTGTGTTGAAACGTCACTGCTCTCCACAACCACCAACATATTTCTATGCTTTTCACTTCTGGCGATTCAGCAAATGCCCAAACATGTTCGCCAGGTTTGCACGGCAGAGAAATATGTGAAGGCAAAAATGGAAAGAAGAATTGTGGTTGCGTTAGTTCTGACGCATCTAGTAACAGTCTCTGACCAACGATTGTATTTCTTGGTAACACGGCACCAAGATTTGCATTGATCACCCCAAGATCTTGAAAGTATGTCAAGGTAGCATTATCGATTACAGTTGGATCACAAATTACGTCTAACACAACGACGCGAAAGAAATTTGGTACGGGAGGTCCATCACCACGATGATACAATGCCTCCCAATTTCGAGCTACGTCAGCTTTACCTTGGGCAATTGCTCCAAATTTGTCGATAATGCCGGTCATTAATTCTTGCCTTTGATCTGATTGAAGAGATCTTCAGCGGACACATTCTCTTCGGAACTTTTTGCCTTTGCAACAAGTTCTGCTAGACGAATCAATTGGTCATTTGCCTTACTCATACGTTCAAGAAAAGACGCCATGGTTTTGCCATGTACGGCGTGTTCCGAGCTTTTCTTTTGGCATATCTCAACTAACACCAAGTAGTTTTGCATCGCATTCTGTCGATCAGTGATTGCATTTTCGTAGATTTCCAACCACAAAAGACGCTTTTTATCGTCCAGACTTTCAATGTCAGACAGCAACTGCCTGAAATTGACAAGCTTTTTGCCAATGCTGACTACGTTATCATTCAAAGAGTCTGAATCGGGCATCTGTCTTTATCCTTCGATAGTGTCGCTTGATTTGCTGCATGGTTGTTGTGAGTTGCTTTGGGCTGAGTCCAGACAGCTCTCTTAGATAGAGCAAAATTGCGCCCTTATTCAACAAATCAAGATCATCAATGTTTTCAAAAATAGTGATGATAGAATTGATGCATACGAGCTCGTTCTCTGTCTTTGACTTCCCTCTAATCTCATATAGCATGTCAACAATTCCTTGAGCCGAATTTTGTTGTTCAAGGATGACATCTTGGCTTGGAATAGTACAGTGATCTTCAATGATCTTCGTTTCATGCGCATTTAGTGCATCTGGATCATCTAGACTCACTGAGCGACGAGATCGAGTTGTCTTTTGTTTTGTCTTGATGACGAGCCAATTTTTTGCAACAACGTTGAAATAACTGAACGCATTTGTCCCACGGGTTGCATCAAATTTGCTGATCGTTTCGAACAAAAAGTTGACGCAATCATTCTTCAGATCATCGTAAGATTCATGCATCGCAGAAAATTTATGGATGTTTATCAGGTTCTCAGCGAGCTTCTGAAATGCTGGCATGATATCTGTGACATAAATCTTCTCACGCTCCTTTGCAAGCGTTGACTGCTGATACGCTACGATTGCCGCTTGCGTACCCGCATGAAAATACATCTTGTTAGGATTGGGCGCGGCACCCGTCTTGCCTCGACGTCGAATAACGCGAGGCTTTGCATCAACGACCTTTTTCTTTTCCTTAGGTTGTTTCTTGGTCGTTTGCTTGACTTGAGTTTTCTTGTTCTTGACGGGTGTTGTACTCATCTATTGCCTCTCGTAGATTCTCTAGCAGCCCTGTGATGTCATCACGCCCTTGTTTGACCACCTTTACCAGGTGTTGAATGATGGGATCGTCGCTTGTGACCGGATATTTGGAAACCTTGTCAATATCATTATGAATTCGTGATATGACAGTTCGTGTTTGATTGAGAAATTTCGCGCCGATATCATGCGCTTCTTCAACATCGCTTTCAAGCTGGATGACTTGGTTTGCTAGCGACAAGGCTCGCGTCAACAACCAAATTGATGTACCAAGAAAAAGCAACGTCGTTATTGCGAAAATGATCGTCCAAATCATAGCACACCTTGGAACGTAGATTCATACGTTTTTGCAATTTCATTGAATGAGTAACGTGGAACGATCTTTGATTGTAAGTCAAGAGCCCACTGTCGTGGTACGTCGTGAGATTCATAGAACTTACGAACTCTCTTCTTGAAGTCTAATGCTGACGGTTCAGCCCACTTTGCACCTTCCATGAAGATCTGATTATCAACTCGAGACTTGTGAATTGCTCGAAGGTCATAATACACTTCGATGAATTTGCCAAGCTTGAGGAAGTCCATATGACCAGACCACCCGGTTGCGATGATAGGCAATCCACTTGCAGCTGCCTCTAGCGTTGGCAAACCGTATCCTTCGCCACGTGTCAAAGAAACGAAGCACTTTACCTTTGGATGTTGGTATAGCGCTGCAACTTCATCATCAGACATTGCGCCGTGTAGCAAGTGAATGCGTGGATATGGGCCCTTACGCACTTCACCAATCAATTTCTGCACGAGGCGCGTGACATTGTGTCGATCGATGCGAGTATTTCTTGCAGTGTTTGTCTTCAAGATGATGCCAACGTCGCCGTTATTTGCAAACTCTTCGCACAACCAACGCAACGTGTAAAAGATGTTCTTGCGATCATTTTCTGGATTTGTACCCGTTATTTGACCGAACACAAGAAAGTTGAAATCAGTAGAAATGTCAAGATCAAGCTGCGGCATCTTCGTAGCTACGGCGTCATGATAAGCCTCTGGGATGACGTGCAGTGGAACTGTGATGTTACCCGTATTTGTCAATGCCTTCTTGACATGTTCCGACGGTACTACGATTGCCTGCATCTTGTTGCACGCATTGATCCACGCAGGATTGCACTTATCAGTTTCAACTGCGGCAGTTACACCAACATTGAATCGCGCCAAATTTGGATCCCATTCATTTGGTAACTGAACTTGAAAACTTACGTCTACAGGCTGATTGATGGGTTTTGATCTCTGCATGATCTTACCGATCAACCCATCGTTCAATGATTCATTCAATAACCAAGGCGTTGCACCCCATGGAAGCGCGCCCATTATGACATCATTATCGCCCGGTCGTTCAATCAACCAACGAGCGATTTGTCGAGAATGAACGCCATACCCAGACTGCGTGAGAACAGGGCCTCTTACAACAATTTGCTTCATTTTAGATCTCCTTAATTGACCACGGCTTGTAATTTTGACGCCAATTCTTCAACGTTGATTCGAGTGATTCATCCCATTTGGTTATCAAATCATCCATACGATAATCGCGTTCTGCGTGGGCTCGGCACTTCTTTGAAAGTTCGATCTTTTCGTCTACTGACAACGCATAAATCTTCATGATAGCGTCGCTAAACGTCTTGTTGGAAACAAAATCCTCGTAGATATAAGGGATTGCCTGATTTCCGGTACACACCCTGACCTCCGGATCAAGACCAATTCCATAGTGGACGCCAGTCTGATGATCAACAAGCTGGCGTGTTAGCCCACCTGTCTTTATGGTGATAGCTGGAACACCCGCTAGTTTTCCTTCCAGGATAGGCACGCCAAATCCTTCATTACATGATCTGTTTAGCTGCACATCAGAGATGTTGTAGAGCATATTCATCATATCGAAGCCAATACGCTCTTGCGAATAGACAACATTGTCAGTTATACCGTACATGTTGACAACTTCATACAGATTTGACCCTTCCTTGTCAAGAGGATCGGTATGCATCACCAACGTAGCTTTACGATGTCCATGCTTTTGCTGTAATTCATCAAGGAAGATCTTCCATGATGCTATGATATCATTCACCATCTTTCGTCGAGCGTTACGGCCTACGTACAACCCAATGAAATGATCTGCCCGTTGATCGCCAATCAAACGTCGCTTGTGTTGTAACGCTTCTTCTCGAGAGAACGGCTTGTAAATCTCAAATGGCACAGCATGTGGAATGTAGTTCGTACGTTCTGGTAACCACTTATGCACCATCTCGTACGTTGGATAGTTGATGCAATTGATCAAGTCAGTGGATTCGTATAGCACCTTATTAAACTCAGGGGCTGGGTCGTTATCCCACAGATGGTTATAAACTATTGGACAGACTTGATGTATTTCATCCTCCTGTTCCCAAACCCAATAGAAGAATCTAGGGTCAGTAAATAGAAAAATTGCATCTGGCTTTTCGATCGCCAATGCTTGTCTAAGCATCTGTGGATCGCCAAATCCATCCGTTGGCTTAATGATGAAATCCTCATTAACAACTACGGTACGATAATCTTCGTGCTTTACCGCTCCCCCAAAACAACGAAAGCTATATTTACCTGTCTTAACAAGTCCTTCTATCAACCAACGTGCCTGAACACCGACACCCGACGTTGATAAAGGGTGATCACTTAACATCAAAATCTTATGCTTATGCATAAGTCAACAATACTACGATCGTTAGCATTGTGTAATGCTATCCGGCAATAATGCTTTGATACGTAACAATTCGTAAATATCGGTCTTTAATATTTCAACGTCAGTAATACGTGTGAGATGCAACGTTGATTGTTGCGTAAACCAAATATCTTGTTCACGGTCTCGCAACCACTTTTTATAGATCGCCTTGTCAACACAAGAAATAGATGTCTTTATTGATGTTATGTCTCTGTTGAGGCCATGCCAATACACACCGTCTACTTGGACGTATGTGTTGAGTGGTACAATCAATATGTCCATTGACCACCCATTCAACATGGTGTGAATTAATATATTTGTGTTCCCCCATACATCAATTAATGCATTACGTAACTGAACTTCTGGACGTGATTCCAGCAGTTTACCTGTTTTTCTCTTTGTTTCATATGCTTTCAAAAATCGTTCACGTCTATTGAACTTTACGAATCTTGAGTTAGCTGCACAGTGACACCCAAAACGTTCGTAGATTGCAACTTGTGCTTTATTTTGTACGTCTTTACGCGTGAATGGAGAAACAAATGATCTACAATGAATATTGTGAATGTGACCGTATCGTATAAGATTTGTTTTAGATACTTTTTCACGCACAGCGCTCGCTTGCATTGCGTGCTTAACGCCAAATCGCATCCATAGTGTGGATGCGATTTTTTCGTTCAATTTTGATCCAAAAGAACCTACGTAACCATATCGTTCTTGCATTGTCGATTGATGTCGCAACGCAGTCAACAGACGATGAAATTCTTCTACTGGCACACTATCATGACATTTTTCTAAGCAAGATATCGAACAATAGTGGTATTTGTGATTGTTTTTCTTTCCTCTTACAATCTCAGATGAACAACAATCACAAACATAGACATATCTTGCATTTTTTCCTTCATGTCTTCTACATAGAAACAATTTCACACCTTTCTAAACACAGAGTCACAGTGCTCGGTGCCAAAAAAATCGCACCATTGACATGACATTCTGTTTTTTAGAGCTACATTTCTTTCCATACTTGTCAACATATTTCTCACAAGCTGCGTTGACTTTTGAATTGTCGTTTCTCCGACTGACACTGGAAATAACTCACAATGATTCCCAGGCTTTGCAGATCTTTTCAAAATGACAAATCCACAACGAACGTCCTTGATGGGCGTAGACGTCTTTCTTGTCCAGAAATCCTTGTACAAAATCAACTGATGTTTGGGCATCGGATCTTGCTTTTTCTCCCTCCGCCACCCAAACGAAGATGTCTTCCAGTCAACCAGCCACGTCAGTCGCTTTTTACCACGTGGAGCGTTGCATGTAATGATTCCATCAATGAATCCTTTAAATGCATACGGAAAGCCTGGCACGTCTTCATACAGTTGATGCTCGGCATCGACATACTGCCAATCAGGAAAGTTTTGATCCATGAACAATGGAACTTCAGTAAGAATCTTCATAGCCTCAATTTCGTATTGGGCTTGATCAGTTTCTGAAAATGCTTTGAGAAGTTCTTCTGTTCTATCTGGAAATCGTTTGGGCAATTCTTCACGCATCTCTGCCCATGACTTTTTGATCATGTTCACAGCGATGTCAATGTCCATTACACGAGTTCGTAAAAACGCTTCGTTAGCAGCGTGCACTGACGTACCGAACATCGGGACGGGTGAGGGAACGTACAGATCTAACTTGTCAATCTGACGTAGCTTGTGACTCCACGAGCACGACAACCAATTGCTCAACTCAGAAAATGAGATATGAGTTTTTCCTGTGGGCAATACCTTCAGATGAGTTTTCTTTGCATCAGACATCACCCTTAATCTCCTTGACCTGATTCTTGTCATCCATGATAAGCACTAATGGGTGATAACCGTTCTGCAGCTGCACATACGTCAATATCGGCATCTCCATGAATGTTGCTACGATGATCTTGTCACCCGGACTAAAGAGATGAGCCGCAGCACCATTTATCTCAAATGGTGGAATAGAATCATCAATTTTCACGGCATTTCGCACAATCGGGATAGCATATGTGACGATCCTATTTCCGTTCGTTACGTTCCAAACATGAACCTGCTCATACTCAAGAATGTCAGCTTCATCCATTAATTCAGCATCAATACCAATGCTACCTTCGTAATTTTGATTTGCTAGTGTGACAGTTGCACCATGAATTTTTGATCCCAATAGAGTCCTTGTTGACATACAACTACCTTTCGTGCCTCCAGCAGGAGTCGAACCCGCGACGTACGCTTTTAAAGAGCAACGTTCTACCGTTGAACTATGGAGGCAATTTGATCAGTAGATGTAATCTTCTGGTTTATTTGACGGTGGTGGGATCGAATTGGCTTGAGTCACTCTCATTAAATGAGCGACGGCATAAACCGCCACTCGAAGAGCAAGCTGCTTGCTATTCGATCCCATCTTTCCGTACAATTCCTCGGCAATTTCATCAAGCAAATGAACACGTTCGATACAATCTATGTTTGAGATCATATCGTGACGATTCTTTTCTATCAGATCATATACCTCTTGTGTATTCATGCTACAATTGTAACGCCAACGGGAGTCCTTTACAAAGGGAACGAGCAGCAGGTTCTAGCGCAAGCGCCGTCAACTGATCACTTAGATCTGGTTCTAAGAATCCTGCGTGTCGTATGCCTACTTCTCGTGCCGTAGAAGCCAACACGTGCAGCGCTGACTCGTTGGGAACTTCAAGTAGACATAGGTAGTTGCTGTTATTGAACCATTCATGATCGATATCAGGATGTTCATGTGCAAACTGTCTCATTGCGTGAGCAGCCTGCACGGCTCGTTGGCCCGGAGATAGGTCACTCCGGGTCACGAGATACAGCTTGTCGCCCTCTTTAATTCTAGCCACTGGTTCCCTCATTGAACCAAGCAAGAATTGTCTCGACCTTCGTGAGTGAGGCGTCAGCAACGGACTTCGCCAATTGACTTAGTTGCCAGGCAGACAATGACGTCTTCCTTTCAACCTCATGATACTTCTTGCCACGCACGAATGCGTACGCAAGACCTGCAACTCTTGCCTTGAAACGTCGAGCATGACGATGCTCGGCAAGCGAGCTCATTGCCTGTGAGTATTCAGACGACACCTCGTGGTGTGCCTTGATGCGAGCGGCCTTGAGAAGGCATTTCACCCGCTTGAGTTCAACATTCGTAGCAATTGCGCCCAATAGTTCAGCACGACGCAAAACAATCTTCATATTCTTCATAGATCCTCCAAAATTCATAAACGAAACAAGCAAACTGTGTGAGTTGGATTCGCTTATGGGAGGAGGGCCGCGAATTTACGTGTCTGGTGTTGCGCTCATGTAAATACGGTAATTCCTTCCTACCACATTGTACACTTAAATGTTGTTCAACAAGTAAGCAACGAATCCTGTGTTGCACAATGCCATTGGGCGTTGCGCCTGAATGAGAGAAATGATTTCTTGAGCTGACAAGTGAGTTAGCTCACGAAGCGCAAATGCAGTCACCATGCCAGAACGATTCTGACCAGCCATGCATGTCACAAGAACATTTCTACCTTCACGAACGTGTTCTGCTACGTGTATGCCTGCCTTGCGCCACGTACTTACAAAACGTGTGATTCGATCTGGGCGTGGGTCATCATCGCCAGGTGCGCCAATCACAGTAATGTTGGTGTATGCGCTGGCAGACTGCCATTCAGCAGCTGCCAATACTACGACATGAAATCCTGCCTTGCTAAGAGCATCGCCCTCAGGTGGAAGTCCTCCCTGATACAGGTGCTCAATGATTTTATTGGCGTGGTATTGATATCCCATGAAATCACTGTATCATAAGGCACGTGAATTGCATTATCTCCAAAATCACTATATTTGGTTGGCCAAAATTTGCGCTTCTCGATGAGAAATACCATGCTTTTCTTGAAGTTCTTTATACACTTGTTCACGTATGCTATCAGTTGTGTATTTGTGTGAAATATCTCGTATTAATGGATTCTTTTTCGTTGTTCATGTATCATCTCTCTTGCGATTTTCGAAAAATTGTTGCTTCTCTTTCAATATCAATTCCTACTTCTGCGAATCTTTGTGCATTGAAAATTTCAAGTCGAACATTAGGATTAGATTTTTTAATGAATGAGATTTTCTCACGTTGTATGTCATCAAAAAATGCGCCTTTTACGTCATAATACGTGTTAGTTTCTGGTACAAAGAAATCAGGATAGTAAGATCGCATAATACCTTTTGCGTCACTATAAGCGATACGACCGCGATGCGCAATATATTTCACGCCAATTTTGTCAAGATATTTAGCAAAAATCACTTCCCAAGTGCCTTGTAATTTCACAATGTCGTTATCTGGAGTTTGATGATCATACCATCTACAACGTCCAGTTTTAACACCATCATATTTGCCATCCGCCCATGCTTTTCTTAACATCTTAGATATTTTTGCTCGATAGTTTGGATCTGATGTGATACGATTACGTCGAGTTTTTGACATCTTGGCGGCAACGTCATGATTTTTCATACCATTGCTATCGCCAGAATTGATCTTTCGTTCTTTTGAAGTCTTTGAAATTTTTTCTACCCAATCTGGGTGGGTTGCCTTTGATCGATACGTTTTGCCAAACGCAGGATTTCCTGCGCCTGACATTCGTTTAGAACAACGCTGATTTGAACAATGTCTACTACAACATTTACGTTCAAGATCATGTCTTGGCAACAACATGATCTTACCGCATATTTCACAAGATTTCTCAAATCTTGGAGATTTCATTTCTTACTCACGGCACGACCTATAAGTTTCTCCCAATCACGTTGTGGTCGAACTTCAAGATTTTTCTCCCATGCGCCTCGCATAACCTTTGGATCAACCCCCAATTCTTTTGCTAAGAACATTAGTGCGTTCATGTCTTTAATGAAGCAACTTCCCGCAAAACCCTTCGCCGGCAACCCAGTGTCATCAGCAGGCATAGGACCAGGAACCTTCCAATGCGAAGTGCCTAAACGATCATCATACAATGCATATTCAATGCATTTGTCATAATCGATATTTGCGCCCTTAGTGTCTAACGCTTCACAAATTTGATAAAATTCATTCGCTAATGAAACCTTTGTAGCAAGGTGCACATTAGTAATGTATTTCACCATCTCTGCAGTTGTGCTAGACGTCTTAATGATTGGAACGTCTGGGTATGCGATTTCGTATACTTGTTTTACTACATTAATTTGTGGACGAGGACCGCCAAGAATAATTCGATTCTGATGAATGAAATCTTCTATAGCGCTCGCTTCACGTAAAAATTCTGGGTTGAATATCACTGCAAGTCTATCACCATACTTCTTATTCCAAGATTCGGTCGATCCAGGTGGGCACGTAGACTTAATGACTATGATTCGTTTGTCATTTATGCTACGGGGTTCGATATCGTAGAACTCCCTCAACACACTATCAACGATCGATAGATCAGCTGCGCCATCTTCATACATAGGCGTTGGTACTGCCACAAAGTAGACACCAGCAAAGTTGATGTTAGGATCTTCCACTTCTACACGTTTGACTAACGCAGCTACGCTAAGTTTACCTCCTTCTAGAGGATATCCCTTTTCAATCTTACCGCGACCTTGAGAATCAACACACTTGCCAGCAGCATCAAATGTGTACACATCAAATGCATGACACATACCGATTGATAGAGAACCACCAACAAATCCTTGCCCAATGACGGCAATCGACTTCTTAATCATGCGATGATTGTATCAATTGACATTTTGATGTACATCATTTGCAATTTCAAGTGATGTCGTATGCTTCTTATATTTTCAACTCGTCAACAAGCCTATGCGCCGTATGTCTCCACTCATCTATAGTTTTGACGAATGCTACAGTTTGTTCAATTAGATTCTGACGTGTTTGTGCGTCCATTATTTCAATTTGTCTCACAATATGTGGCACGTCACTAATGGTATCGTACAACTTGATCAATGTTTCGCCATTAGTTGCTGGCAGTCCAGAAAAATACGTATCGCTACCATCAGCGGCGTTACGAATGCTAAAACACCCTTGTGATACAGCTTCAATATCTTTGATCCACAACCCAACGTTCAAGTTGAATATTTTGCCATCAACGCAAATGCTAGAATCTTCGCTGTGCACGAAGATACGAACGTCTCTCAACAATCGCAAGAAATCGTTGTATTTCAACGTGCCTGGCACATACGTAACATTGACGCCAGCACGCATCAATTCATCAAATAGATGCTTTCGATATGAGTGTAATCTACCAATGAATGCGACATTTACAGGACGATCAATAAACGGTGTTCCCACATGACAATAACGTTGCAGTAACCACATCTTTACGAACACACCAGGTAGCCCAATTGTACGTAAATGATCTGCCCAAAACTTAGTAGTTACAGCGATAGCCTTGACATTGAACGCTTGCATGAAGCGAAAATAAGCGTCCTTGTATAACGACGAATCAATGAATGATTCCCATGGATCTTGATCATAGATCACCAGGGGCGTATCGCCTATAACGGAGCGTAGTTGGTTGATATTGTTGAACAATGTGCGTTGTTTCAACACACTTATGATGCCATCAAATGTACGTTTGTTCAGCAATAGTTGCTGAAGTTCGACAATTTCAATGTCAGGAATATCACGTATCGTAGCGTACAACTGATGTTGAAAGCAATTGTTACGAACGTAATCTACACTGTCAACGAGGTACGCTATGCGCATATTGTGCTCTCACTTCTGCGTCAGCTTCAAGAAAAGCGTCGTGCAATAGACTATCATTGTAATTGAATTTTCCATTGTGCGTAAAACGATAAGCGTATCGTACGCCTGCAAGCGCATATGCTCTGCAAGTCAATTTGTCGCCGTCAGACCTACAAGCCTTTTGTACCTGATGGATGATTGATGTTTGATTTTTTAACGTACGATGTACACCAAAATGAAATGCTTGAAGTGGTGTAGCATGATAACAATGTAGTCCTGCTGGACGCAATGAGTTGGGTACGTCAGCTGATTTTATCGTGATATCATGGCCAACGTCAACTCGTCTATCGCAGTATAAAGCGTCAGTTGAATCTTGGAAAATTACCTTCGGGCTAAAACAATTTAACCCGTTGATGAACGTATCGGTGAGAAAGTCATGTAGCGGAGCCTGTATGCCAGTGATTCGTGAATTGCTTGACATCAATTGCCAAAGCTGCGACAGCACTTCATCATGCGCAAGCACTGTATCTGCGTCTACCTTCACAAACATGCAGTGTTTTGATTGATTATCGCGCCATGAAGCCCATAAACGATTGTGAGCTTCACGTTCTGGATAATCCGAGATGACTACGTGATTGATAGTGACATGTTTTTGGCGTTGCAACGCAGCTGCAACGTGCGGCATATCACCTTCACGGCTGTACAGCGTTCCCACAAATATCTTTGGAAGAGCCATGGAAGTGTTCCTCTAACATGTACATCAAAATCTGATCGTAAAATTTGCCATCGCGTAGCAACGATCGTGTCAACTTACCTTCTTCACGAAATCCAAGACCAACATAAACCTTTTTAGCAATAGAGTTATACTCCGCTGTCGTCAATGAAACCCTGTGCAGACGTAAGACATCAAAACAATACCTGAGCATCAACGTCCACATGTGCTTTGCGTGCCCATTGCCACGGCAATCTTTGTGAATGTCGGCGCCTAAAATACAACTACGATTCACATCATCAATGTCATAAATCTTTACGAATCCCACCCTTGCGCTATTGACAGTAAAGATGAATCGTTTTTGTGTCTTACTGTCTTTGATTGACGACCACCATGACATATGTTGATCCAATGTTATTGGCATTGGATGAGTCAAATTTCGCAAGACTCCTGGATCGTTGTGAAGCTCAACTAACCACTTATGATCATCATCACTAACTTCTCTGATGCGATAATCATTCATGATGTAAGTTCTTTCACTCTATTGGCGATACGCGTTACATCATCTTCAGAAACCCACCACCCACATGGCAATGCGAATTGACAAGATGCAAAACGTCTGACGCCTACGAGTTTTGTCTTGTATTGCTTGAACGCCGTGTAGTCGTCGTTAGGGACATGTACTAGCCCTGCCATGATTCCATCATCATTCAAACGTTTTAGCAAATCATCACGTGAAATTTTGCTAGTGGACGCAACACGCATGCCATACACCCAATGGCTCGATTCGCTGTCGGCTGGTCGTTGTAGCGGCACGACATTTTTGTATGATTCAAATGCAACATCATACAACTTTGCGTTTCGTCTGTGAAGTGCTATGATCTCATCAATGTGATCAAGTTGTGATATACCGATGGCTGCAGCGATGTTGTTCATATTGAATTTGTAGCCTGCTTCAACTATGTCAACATCCCATTGCTGGCCCTTCCAATTTCCCTTGGCGTCTTTTGCGTGATCGCGGTCTAACCCAAACCACTTCAACGCCTTTGCTTTTGCGTTATCTTCTACAGACCTACAAACTAGCGCGCCGCCATCGCCAGTCGTAAAGTGTTTGATTGCCTGGAATGAATAGCAAGTGAAATCTGCCCATTCATGAATGAAATCTCCTGCGTAGCGTGCATCAAATGCGTGCGCAGCGTCAAGAATTAGTGGCACATTGTGATAATCACATACGTCGCGTAGTTCTCTTAGAGGTGGTGGTGTACCTCCCCATGCAACTGCCATTACGGCAATGGTATGATCGTTAATTTGCTTTTCTAGATTTTTGGGCAAGATCATCCCGGTTCTAGAATCGATGTCCGTCCAAACAATGTTGGCGCCAGTCGCAATGATCGGTGTATTTGTTGCTACACATGTCATTGGCGTTGTAATCACATTCATGCCATAATCATTGTATGGATTTGTTTTCTTCTTCGCCAAATGCAATGCTATTGTCAGCGCCGATGTGCAACTATTGGTCAATGACAAATTCTTTGTGAGCCATCGTTCTGACAGCTTGTTCGTAAGTTCAGTAACCTGTTCGCCCTCATTGATGAATCCTGATGCGAATACGTTCCGAATTTGCTCTAGGGCTGCATCTGTTGGGACGTGAACCTTGAAGAGCGGTACCTTAGATTGACTTGACATAGGCCTCCACGACATCATAAAAGGTGCTAGATAATTCGTTGCGTCTGAATGGGTGCTTCATTGACCCACGTTGGTGAGCGTTGAAGGGCACACCGTGTAAGTGGTACTCTTCATGGTAATCATTACCAGATTTTATTGCCACGGCGTTTTGCGATGTTGGTTTGATTTGTGGCAATGCGGTGTATTTGACAGCATTGTCATGTATGAATTGTGGAATTTGCCATCCAACGTCACATAAAATCTGGTAGCCGATTGGTACCTGATACAGATCAGATAGCTCTTGCGTTGTGATTCGTATGTTGACGTCCTTTGCCGGAAAACACCGTAGTTTTGTGGTATCATGCGTTTGTGTCGTTGCAAACCACACAAGATTCGGTTTGTTTTTGTAAGTTTGTACGTTAGAATTTCCTGAGCTATACCCACCCATTGATTCATACGTTGTACCGACGCAATCAACACGAGTCATTTCATCCCGCAAGGCTTCGTCCCAATTACGCATCAACATCACGGTGTCAGCGTCAGCTATGATGCGAATTGGTGAGCTTTGGCCACAAGCTAAAATTGATTCAATAGTATACGCATGTCCTGATGATCCACTACCATACCTGCCGGGTATTGGAATTCCATCTCGAACAAACGACATTCCATCCATGAAATGCGCGAAAAATGAAAGTTGTTCAGGATACTTTGCCAATGAGCGATAGTTCGCGACAAGGTAATTGTAGTACGGCACGCTCTGGGCCGTGACTGGTACACGTACTTCAATTTGAGTCATTGCGTTACAATTTCCTCAATTGAACGACCTTTGAATTGAGACAACGACATGTTGATGATCCCAAGATTCGATAGGTGCAGTTTCAATTGTCCTTTTGTCATGACATCATCTGCGCTAGTGTAAGTAAATGCAGTGTGAGTTCCCACTTCCCATGCAGGATAGATCTCATAGAACTTTCCATCAACATCATACGTACGTACAGATTCTGATTCATTCACTAGATCTTCGTGCATCTTTTCACCCGGTCGGTGACCAATGATCTTGATATCTTTTCCTGATTGTTCTGAGAATATCTCCGCGATGTCTCCAATTCTCATAGCAGGTAATCTCGGTATCCACGTCGTACCACTCCTTCCATGAGAGAACGCATGCAAAATAAGATCAACGCTGTTGTCAAGAGTCATGACAAATCGTGTCATATTTGGATCAGTAACAGTGATGTGAGGTTGATTTTCAGCTTGATACTTGAACAACGGAATGATGCTACCACGTGATTCCAACACATTTCCATATCGTACTGCAAGGAACTTAAACATTGGGTTGCAATTTCGAGACTGACTGATGACTACACGTTCAGAAATTGCTTTACACATTCCGTACACGTTCACAGGAGAACACGCCTTGTCAGTGCTTACGAACAACGTGTTCATCTCTCCCAACTCTTGACGAAGGTCGTTTATGGCGTTGACAACATTCTGCGTGCCTAACAAATTTGTTTTGATGCTTTCATCGGGGCTTAATTCACAAGTATCAACTTGCTTTAACGCAGCAGCTATGATGATGTGCGTAGGACGACATGAACGAATTGTTGACTTAACACGTTCAAAATCTCTAATATCTCCTACGACTGTGTTGAAGTGATTTACGTTGAACTTTCCAAGCAATTCGTTGCGAATTGTCCAATGTTTCGCTTCATCTCTTGAGTACACAGTAACATGATTTTGTGGCAGCAATCGTTCAATCAAACGTCGGCCCAATGAGCCTGTGCCACCAAAAATGAGATAGTGCTTTTCCATGTCATGTTTACCTTACTCTAGAGCTGCAGAACAGTATAACTTGCTGGATTCGCGATAGAAGCTACGCGGGTTGTTTGATAACCAATGGCTGACAGCTGCTGCACATCTGTCCATGATCCGGTTATCGTAGGAGACCCATATGCATTCAAGTCACAATTAAAAATTCCACGATCAATGATTCCAACTGATTGGTACAAATCATGGTACAATGCTTGAAAATCTGGTTCTGAAAATCGACGTGCCTGCCTCAATAGCTTAAACGTAGATGACATTGCATCAAATCTATTTAGCGCTGGCAGTTGCGTTAGAAAGTTGGTGATGTATATGTCAGACGGTGGATTAGTAGGTGTTAAGCGTACTCTGTGTTTTGTCACTCTATTGATGTGCGATTGCCAGATAGAACGTTTTGAATCAGCGCGTGGCATATCCTTATCGTAAAGGAACCAATTTTGCACAGAATACTCATGTAATCTGACTGAACCAATTGCGTGATTGTGATCCAGAAAATTGACGCATTGCCAAAAACGTGCAAAATCATAATGAATCATGTCAGATTCGATGATGTACGTGTATTTGGGAGGATCATTCTCAAGCGATCTCAACCACCAATCTATTGCCGTCCAATACCCAACGTTTCTATCACTTTGCCATACATGTTTAAATGAAGACGTTAAATTTTCACATACTCCTGGCACTGTTGATGCATTGTCAAATACGGTAATGTCATCTAGCACGTCTGACAGCTCAAGTTTCATATTGTCGATGACGTGATTTAGCAAAGAGGCGCGTGTGTCCTCAAGGCAACAAGTCACAAACAAAAATGCAACATTTTTCATAGTGAATTGATAAGGTCAATGTATGGCTTGTAACCGCCAGGAAGACGTAACGCATCAATAGAAGGTACTGCTGGCGTTGCAAAGGCAGGATGTTCGTTTATTGCTGTTGCAGGAAGTACTTGAGATGCCATACCAATATCTCGAGACACAACTGGTATGTCCAACAACCCACATTCGATCAATGATTGTGGGCCGCCTTCGTATCGAGCAGTGACTGGGTAGATGTCAAGCGTTTGATACAGTTCATTTATAACGTCTTGAGTTGGAAGTTCGATGTACGTAAATGGAATTGACATTCCCAATGATGAATTCTTCAAACGATTGATGACGTACTGTCGTCGCCATCCAGCCAACAACACATGTGCAGGAGCATCAGATTTTACGCACATTGCTTCGCAAAAATCAACGAACAGATCAGGCCCTTTTTCTAATTTGGGAGAGATGAGATCTGCTCCCTCCGTATCACGTTGAAACGACCCAATGATACGATCGTGCAGTGGCAACCCGTACTTCTTACGAAGTTCAAGCTTATCGCCTGTTTTACGCCAAATCTTGTCATTCGCCCAATAAGGAATTACAACGACGGGTTTGTTGGTCAATCCCTTTACGAAAGACTCGGTGTGTTTGTTAGGAACATGATAGACGTTCGTAATGCTGTCACGATACTTGAATTCTTGTAATTGGTGCGGGCCAAATTTCTCAGGCACGATGTGATGAATTGTAGTAATCACCTTCTTTGTGCCAAGAAGATTCATTGGTAATTTCGAAAAACACCAATCTGCAAATAACCAAATTACGTCAGCTGACGTTGGGTCATTCACGGTCAACGCGCCATTGTCTTCATTCCACTCTTTGACGAATCTATCTACGATCCAATTTTCTTGTGGCGCTAAGACGAATACCTTGTTCATTCAATCATGTCTTTCTCTTTTTGAGCCAAGGCAATGTCATGCTCTACCATGATCTTTGCAAGATCATAAATCTTCGTTTTTGGCTCCCACGATAAATCACGTTTAGCCTTTGCTGGATGTGCCCGGAGCGTATCAACCTCAGCAGGACGCATGAATTTTGGATTGCGTTTGATGTGATCGCTTTGCTCAAGGCCCGCGATTGAAAATGCAATATCAATGAACTCTTGCACTGAGTGCGTTTCACCCGTACCTATGACGTAATCTTGAGGCGTAGATTGTTGCATCATCAACCACATTGCCTCAACGTATTCAGGCGCATATCCCCAGTCACGTTTTGCATCTGTATTGCCAAGTTCAAGAGTTGTCTGCAATCCAACTTTGATTCTACCGATTGCGCGAGTTATCTTGCGAGTTACAAAGTTCTCACCACGACGTTCGCTTTCGTGATTGAACAATATTCCGCTAACGGCATATACGCCGTGAGCTTCGCGGTAATTTTGCGTGATATAGTGTCCAAATACCTTCGCACATCCGTATGGACTACGGGGATAAAATGGCGTGTTCTCATCTTGGGGTGTTTGTTGCACCTTACCAAACATCTCAGATGAGCTTGCTTGATAGAATCGTGCCTTTGAGCCAGAACGCTTGATGGCCTCAAGTAAATTCAGTGGACCCATCGCAGTGATTCCCACGGTATTGATGGGCTGTTCAAATGATAACCCAACGTGACTTTGCGCTGCGAGATTGTAGACTTCGTCTGGATTGATGTCTTCAATCAACGTACGACACCACGTTGCGTCTGCAAGGTCACCGTGATGCACGTGTAGCGCACCACTTCTCATAGCTTTTGTAAGATAGCCCCAACGATCTGGCGTAAACTGCGTTGATTGCCGAACTAGACCGTGGACTTCGTATCCTTTCGATAACAAAAGATCAACAAGGTAACTGCCGTCCTGGCCAGTCACTCCTGTGATAAAAGCAATTCGACTCATGCATACAATTGTACGGCATCCTGAAGAGCTTTTTC